TAAAAAATATCTACAGGACGATCACTAGCATTAAAATCTGTGGTACAAACATACTTAATAGGAACGCCATCTTTCTCAGAATAATGGCTTACAACAAAATCTATATTAGTGACCGGAAAATGCTTAATCATTTTTAGATTTCTCTAATTGTTCTATTAATTCATTTCGCCTATGATGCCATAACCTAGCCAATCCTAGACAGTTATCAGTATATCCTGTTGTGTTGGGATTGTCAAATACAAAATCGGCCAACGCCTCACTTAACTTTAAAATATCATCCTGTCCCAATCTGTGAGTAGTATATCCATCATATCCATAAATTCTCAAATCATATGGCTTATTAGTGATATTAGGATTATGATGAATTTCCACTAACAGATCATCAATAACTATAGTTTGTTTTTTATAGTCGCTCATTATGTTTTTTCCCAAGAACTTTTTCACTATAATCTAAAACCTTTTCTCCATTTTTAAATTCTATCAAAGAGTTAAAGTTAGACAATAATTTAATTTCTATATCTTCGGCTGTAATCTTGTAGTCTTTAAATTTTTTAGGATTCTTTTTGTTATAGACCCTAAAAAAATGACACTTATCAAAAGGACTATAAAGTAAAAAGCCCTTTACTCCTTTGGCAGATTTTTCTTTCATATAATTTTATTCTAAAACTTAGTTTGAATATTTTTCGGTGTAATACTATACTAGGGTGTGGGTAGACACTCTTATAACAGATCAATTTATGATACTGGACGCCCAAATGATTGTCAACTACCCTTGACTTTTGTTTGGGTTGTCTTGTTTATATAGATAAAATGAAAACAAAAATTTGTGGATCATGTAAAGTTGAGAAATCTATTGAAAGATTTTGTAAAGATAGTAGAAAAAAATCTGGATTATGTAGTCAGTGTAAAGATTGTCGAAAAAAATATAATGATAACAATAAAGAAAAAAGACAAAAATATTATGAAGAAAACAAAGAACTAATATCTTTAAAAAATAAAATATATAGATGTTCTAATAAAGAAAAATTAGATAAATACTATCAAAAACATAAAAAAAGACACAATGAATATTCTAAACGATGGTATCATTCTCATAAAGAATCACAATCAAAATACAATAAAGAATGGAGAGAAAAAAACAAAGATAGACATCATGCAAATTATATAAAATGGAAAAATAAAAACCAAAAATATTTAAAAAAATATAGAAGAAAAAGAAGAAAACAGCCAACAGTTAAATTGATAGATAATGTAAGAAGAAGAATCAATAGTATGATTAAAAATAAGAGTAAACATTCAATAGATTATTTAGGTATAGATATAAAATCATATAAGAAATATTTAGAAAATTTATTCCAAAAAGGTATGACTTGGAAAAATTATGGAGTTAAAGGATGGCATATCGACCACATTATCCCACTATCTTCTGCAAAAAATGAAAAAGAATTGATTAAATTATTCCACTATTCAAATACTAGGCCTTTGTGGGCTAAAGATAATCTAATTAAATCAAATCGTCATCCTCATACTTTTTAATAAGCCAACCTAATTTCATTAAATCAAACCGTACTTCATCGGTAACTTTCCCCTCGCAGCCACATGCATACCAATCCATATAATCTCCTTTTTTTATAAGATCAGATATAATTCCACCGGCATATCGCCATGAGCAAGTCCATTCTTTATCATTGTAAAAAAATCTATTATTACACAAAGAACAGTATAGGTCTTTACAATATCTAAATGAGTTTATACATTTATCTTGTATCTCTTTGCTATTAATCAAATCTTTTTCTAAGTCTGGTTGATTCATAAGTCAATATTAATATTATGTTCGTTCAATAGTCTATAAAACTCTTCACGAATTTTATCTAAAGCATCATCTGCATCTTTAAAATCATGATGATACTTGTACCAACTTCTTAATTGCTGACTAAAATCCCACAAAAAAGACTGTACTTTGGGTGCTTGAGTAGCAATTTCATACTCTCTTTGATCTTCTGGCAAATTAAATTCTAATATACTTTTCATGTCCAAATACTGTGTCTTATCTTGATTAATTCGATAAGTTTTTCAGTATCCTCGTTGTCGTATTGTTCTTCTATTTTTTCTAATTTAGCTAAAGCGTTTTTAAGTTTTTTAGTATCTTTGGTAGATTTTCTATCAAAACATTCGTCTACTTTAGTATATCCGCTCAAATCTTGAGGGTCTTTTCTTTTTGGTCTAGTAACTGTCCACCAAGTATAAAGTTCTTTAATTTGTTTAGCGGCTATTGCTTGCGGGGTTGGTTTATTATAATTTGGATCGGTTTTATCTTTGCACCAATCTTTTCCATAGGTCAATCTTGACGCCCAGTTTAAATGATCTAATCCGGCTTTTGGACAGCGACCATTAACGAACTTATATTTATTTTTGTTTTTGCTGCTCCATCTGCTCATAGATGCCAGTTCTACTTCTACATAATCAACCAGTTCATAGAAAAGACCGTGCAATATTTTTGTGTCAAAATCATAATACTGTCCCGGTTTGAGTCCTGTATTAACAAGATGACACTTATCTATCCATCGATTTTTTACATAGGTCTTTATGGAATAATAAAGATCACTAGGATAATAAACAATGTCTTGAAGTTTCTTGAAGCCGGTTTCAACAATCCAATATCGTATAGGATGCTTTTGTGCAGCGTCTTTGTGCCATTCATCCCACTCTGCCCAGCCAAGAGCATACGGTTTTTTTGATCCGCGAATATAATCCGCAAATTTTCCACTGTTCCAGTAATGTATTCGGCTTCTACGCATATTCATTTTCTTCAAAAATTATTTCGACAAATTCATTACCATCCTCATCCTTTTGGATAAGTTCATTGTCTATAGTCTGAACCATATCATAGTCTCGTATAACTACCTCTATTCCTTCTGGAATATTAATAGGATCAACAATACCACCATCAACTTTAAGAATAATTTGTTTGGTCATAGTTCTCGCTTTCGTTTTGACTGTTGATAAACTCTCTTATATCATTATTAAATTCTTCTTGTTCTTTACCTAAAACAACAGCAGCATGATACAAAATATGATCTCTGGGATCATTACCTTCCTCAATATATTCTTGATAACTAATTTGCTCACAATCGCTGTCAAAAATATAATGAGCACATTCTTCAGCAGCAGTTCTAAAGTTCATAATCTGTTCTCCAAGGGTTTAGGATTAGTATACCATACTTATCGGCTACTGTCAAGAGAAACTTTAAAAAATAGCGGGAGACAGTGAATCCCCCGCTATCTTTATTACAATACTCATCCTTCTTTAATTTTCAATCGCTTAACTTTACTTTGAGGCTGTTCAGTTGCGGCCAAAGCAAATGTTAGTGTTAATATACCATCTTTTAATGTGGTAACTGGATCTTTATTTTCTAAATCAGACGGCAATCTAACAACACGCCTAAATTCTTGACCACTCAATTCTCTAATTTGATAATCTTCTGTTTTCCCGAGATAATCTTCATGCAAAAATCCGCTAACAGTCAATAATCGTCCCTGTTCATCCTCTGATAATTCTACTGTCAAATCATCCAACTTCACACCGGGAACGGTATATCTCAAAATTAAATCAGATTCATTTCTTACAGCATCCATCAAGGGATAGCCCCGTCCCTTTTTGCTCAATCCTGCAAAAAAATCATGCCCAAAAATATTATTCATAGCATGATCTAGTTCTTTACTAATCTCAGAAAAAAGATCAACACGGCGAGGGGCAAGATAGCCGTTAGAATTAGTAGGACGATATAGCATATTCATATTAACCTCCGTTACAAACTAAAACTTAGTTTAACATTGTAAAATTAGCCCATTATTATGGCACTAATAGATTCACGCGAATCCGAAATATAATATATACTCAAAATACTTTGTCAAGATACTATCAAATTGACTTGACCATTTTTAATGGTAATATATGAACAATTCTTATCTGTCCATGATCCTGTATTATAGTATTCAATCTGACCATTAGTATTTACTAGAGGTAAATGAGTATGTCCACAAATCACACCGTTTACATTGTGTAATGATCCGTACAATTTAGCCTTTTCGCAAATTATTTCAGAACATCTTAAAAATGTTTTGCTGTTATTTTTTGCTAGAGTTGAATAATAAAAATCTGTAGAAAAATAAGCGTCTATATACTGTATCGCTCTATAAAAATAGTCAGCACATTTTGTTAATACGGGATGGTTAGTAATGAATCTATCGAAAATATCACCATGCAATATTAAAAAAACTTTGTCTCTGCTTTTGATTGTATATTCATTAACAAATAATGAACCTATCAAATGAGAAATATCTTCTGACCCATCGTGATTACCTTTAATCCACACTATTTTTGTGTGTTTAGAAATTTTACGAAAAGTTGCCAATATATCCCAATGGTTTTGTTTTAATCTTTTAAAGTTAAGGCTGTCAAACAAGTCTCCATTTATAATTAGTTCTTTTGTGGGCGGCAATGAGGATAAAAATTGTTGTATTTGCTTAACTCTGCAAATATTACTACCCAAATGCAGATCACTAATAATAATAGAATCGTACATTATTTATTTTCTAGAAATCTGCTAATAAAACCAACTAATGTTTTAAGTTCTTCTTCACTTAGTTGTATAGTTTCCAGTTTAGCAGTATCTCTATCGTGAATCCACAAAGTAAAATAATTTTCGCCTCTGGTTAATTTAATAACCTTATTGCATACTTCAAGAGTATCTAAGTATTTCATACTTTACAATTCTTAACGTAGATAATTCCACGCTTCTTAGGAGGATCAACAGGATTTTCAAATTTAGTAATATTACTAACTACCCACCCATATTTCTTTTTATCTTCATTCCAGTTATAAGATTTATCGTTTTCTTCTACTTTATGTCTATTATAGTCATCAGTCCAAGATTGTTTATCTGGATATTGAAAAGAATGACTAAAGGTTATAGTGCCGATTATTCTACTTTTAAATCGACCGTATTTCCCCGGAGTTTCTATTAGTGCTAACTCAATACCTTCCAGTCTTTTAGGCAGTGGGTACGAGCGTGTTTCAACGCTTTTCTCGCCATTGATTAAAAGGGATGACCACGGTATTTGAATATTTAAACCTGTCATGTTACCAGTGACGTATGGTATTGGCTATGATAAAACCACACGTTATAAAATTGATTAGGATTATACATAATTTGATCCAAAATGCCGTCCATGCTTCTATTTGTGTTAAAATAGGAACATCTGGAGCATCATCATCTGTCTGACCAACTCTATGATCTATTGCTCTTGCTAAAATCAGCAAAAACTTTTTTCTACTACGCATATTTCTTTTGTTTATTCAGATGATTGAGGATGTTTATATATTTTTCAGCATCTTCCCTAGAATCAAACTCCGTAACAATAGTTTGTCCGTTACTCTTAGGAAGAAGAATGGGCTCGCCATTCTTTGTAACCACAAACTTATTACCCTTACTAATCACGCCAAGTTTAGCACTCATTATCAACTTTCTCTAGTTAAAGGAATAAAATTAACCGAATTGGGTCCATCTACGTTCTGTAATAATATCTTTAAATTTTTGTCCGGCAGGAGTTAGTTGAACCATACCTTCGACACAAAAAATACAACCATCCTTATCGCCAGGATTATCATAACGGTCGCCACCTTCTGTATCATAACTATCAAAATACAAAGTCAAACCAGTCTTTTTGTTAAAGGACTTTTTTAGATTAGTAACGAGCATTTCATACTCTTGAAAAATATCTTCCACAATACTATCAATATCCTTTTCAAGTCTAATAACAGGCTTAGACTTATCTTCCTCTATAGAAATATAAATTTCTTCTTTAATTTGGTCAGGATCATCCCAACTCAACCATTGACCAATGCTTCCCCAACCAATATCTTTAAAATATTTAGCATTTTCAATAGCCTTAATTTCGTTAGGACAAATATTCTTCAAATCCTTATATTCAACAACAAAACTCCCAACTGCAAAACTTCCCATTCCCATAATATTTTACTCCAATTTACTTTGTAACTTCAATGCGCCACTTGTTGCCGTGCAATTCAGCAACAACGCCCATATTCAACTTAACAAGTTCTGCTACAATTTCAGCCAACTTTTGTGTCTCGTTCAGATATAGAAAAATCACTGATTATTCTCCTTAGTCCAAGCCCGACTATCTCGTATATAAAGAGCCACAGTATTAGCAGTGTTGTTTATACTATCATTTGCATCGTAATGAGCGGCTATAATATTCTTAATGGTATATTTTTCATCGTCTGTAATATAACCATCATCAATATTACCATATTCCATATCAATATAATCAGCCACTTGATACATATATTCTTTAAGAGATTTCATCTGTACTTTCCATCAAACGATTGTCCAAATTATGAAAAAGATTATTAACATCATCAATCAAATAAGGATACCGATTTGGCAAACCAAATGCTTCTGTATTTTTCATAGAAAGAGATAAATTGTCCAAAGCATCTAAAATTATTTCCATATCATGTTTTTCGATGTAGTAATTCATAACATCCTCCAAGGTATGCGTTCAAGTATACCACTCTTATCGGCATTTGTCAACTGCCGTCTTTAGGGATTTTCTCTGTCCTCTAACTCATTCAGTTTAGTCTGTAAACTCTGAACCACAATAATATTCATTTCTAGTCTGTGTTTAATATCGGCCAATCACCATAAACACAAACAAATAAGACCAAATAAAACTATATCAAATAGTAGTTGACTCATTCTCTCTTTTCCATTCATTAAAACAAATCTCTGCTCTTTCTGGGGTTTGACATTGATATATTACTTCATAGATTGGTCTACGTACTCCAAAATCACCTAGAGTAAAATAATTGGTAACTCTTACAATCTCACTATAAAAAACAGTCTCATTACCTTGATGAACCCCAAGTATTTCTGTCCAAGATTTACTCATTTCTTTTCTCCGTTAGGATTATAAAGAGTGGTACTCATTAGAAAATATTCTTTACTATCAAAATGTTCTTCGCCCCAATCTAATGCTTTTTCGCCATCGTCAAATGGACCAAAGTATTTTGTTTTTTCTTTTTCATCGACAACTATTAGTATAAATTTCATTTGTTTTCACCATATTTTTTAAAGGTCGCATAAATAGTAACACAAATAGCAATAGATTGAATAGCGTACCAGAAGTATAGTTCGTTCATTATCTCATCAAGGCCCATACTTACCATCGCTAAATCCCTCCTTATACCCATCATCGTATGCTTTTTCTATAACTATTCTGAGTAAAGCCAATAATTCTTTAGGAATAGTTAGATTCTTGTTTCCTACAACAATTTGATTTATATTATGCTTTTCTATCCAATCGTCAAATTCTTTATTATTCATTTATTACTCCAAACTCAGGATCATATATAGTTTTACCAAACCATTCATAAATTCTAAACCATCTCCAATTTTCTTTTCTATATTCTTTTTGATGAGCCGCATTATATTTTAAAGTCATACCATTGGGACCAAACTGCCAATGATAAGTACCAAATCTTATATTAAACCATAAATTACTCATAATGTATTCCCTATTTTATTGTCAAATTTTAGTAAACCCACTCATTTAAATTAATTATTTCATACCAATCATAAACTTCGCCAGTTGGAATATATACATAGGCTTTTTCATAATTATCATTTTGGCGAATAATTTCTACAACAGAATCTTGGGCTTCTTTTAGAGAAGAAAATGTTGATATCCAACTTTCACTTCCTAATCTTAGGTAACGATTTTTTCCCATAGTTAATAGATAAAGTTTCATTTGTTTTTCTTATAAGTTAGGGGTGCTGGATGCTGTTTCCATTCTGTTGCTGCAACCAATTCGCCCGCCTCATTAATTACCATTTTAGTTTTGTTGTCTTCTTCTTTCACAATATAAACTGCCTCACCAGTTTCAGTATCAGCCCAAACTACCCAATTTAATGGATAACCATTAGCATCAAAAACGGAATATAAACAATGTTCGGGAACTTTAAGTATCATTTTTTCTCCTATTGATTCACAGAATTAATGAAATTCTCAAGATTTTGAATATAATCTACTAATTCTGGAATAGTATTTAAATATCCGTGTCTAATAACAGCACTATACATATTAGTATTTTTTGCTCCTTCAATATCTCCAAATGTTGGATTAGCAGTAACCATCAATGTTTCTGTTGGCTTAAAGTTTGTGTCTTTTTCTATGGTCTTATAAGCATCAAAATGAGGTTTGTACACTTTGTGTTTATTTAAGTTAATAATATAGTTCCAATAAATATTGTTAGATTCTGATATGCTTTTGATTAAATCATAAGAACCATTGCTTAATGCTACACAATAATATCCATTACCTTGCAAGAGTTTTATTCCTGCTGCACTATCTTCGTGGGCTGTTAAAGCATACCAACTATTAGGGAAAGAATATGGGGAAAAATCTTTTTTATTTACATGATCTACATAGTCTTGTATTTCTTGTCTAGATATATTTCTCATATCAAAAACAGTACCAAAACAATCAAAAGCAATACATTTAATCATTATTTTTTTTCAACATAAAAACAGAATCATTAATTATTCCCTTGGTCATATAAACGGTATCACCGTTGTCCGTTGCAAAATGCAAATAGTCCATTTTATGGAGTTCTTTAACAAGATTCAACATTTCATCATGTGTTTTTTCATCATATTCTGCACTTTTACCATGAAACACACCATGCTTTGTATAAACTTCAAGTCTCATTTTTTCCCTTTTGTTGTTCTGGACTAAAATAATCACATGCTGAATCAATAATAGTTTGTGCGGCCTCTTTGGCAATTTCAACAGTAGCAAGTTTGTCTATAGTCTTTGATGCTTTCTCAAACGCAAGAGAATATATTTTTTCTGAAAAACGCGATACAAGACCATCGATCCAATCTACTGCTTCTCTGGACATGCGTAGTTCTTTAGTTTTATTGAATTCAGTCATCTATTTTTTCCTTTTAATCAACAGAATTTCTTTAAAATATAAGTTATAGCAGTCATATATACTAGCGCCCATAAAAGATTATATTCTAATTTAGAAATAGTTATTGTATTCGTTGGTTTATTCGTTGTTTTATACATAACACTTGATTTCTTCGCCATTTTTCATAGTAATTAGCATATAGTTTTCGGCTAATGGTCCGTCTTGGAAAACATAATGAACAGACTGAATAGGACAATTTTCTGTTTTGGTTAATAGGATTAGATAATCGTATAGTTCATTCATTAATAATCCTGTCTGTCATACAATTCTGGATATTCTTTAGTTAGTTTATCTCTAGGATCAAAATCTTGATTAAATTCTTCACAAACAAAAGCGTAAAATTCATATCCTTCATATTCGCTCTCTTGATAACGCCCTTCTTGTTTGTCATATTTAACAACAAGTTCTTTTAGTTTATTTAGGAATTCGTTTTGATGAATATGTTTTTCAACCTTTTCTCTATAAAGTTGTATTTCTTCTTCATTTAATTGATGCCAATAAATATCCGCCTCGTCCCTAATTTTGTCGGCTTTTGCACCCTCTAATTCTTCATCATTCATAGAGTATAATAGTTTCCAACATTCAAAAAGTTTATTTAGATTGCTCATGATTTATAGTATTGCTTTGTTTAGAGATGTTTTGTCTATGATAGATATATTACCATCGCTATCTTCCTCAATGTATAGATTTTTGGACTCATAGATTTTTATTGGATTCTTAGGTGGGCCATTGTTCAGTTTGTCCCACTCTTGTTTAAGTTTATCAATATGATATTGAACAGTTTTATCGATCATAATCCATATCCTTTAAGAATATTTGTAACATAATTTTGTGTTTTAATAATATCTATGGCTCTGATAGCATCTTCTAAAGATATAAATTCATATGGCATATCGGGCAAAACTATAGGGACGCCATTTTGTAAGACAACAAATTTATTGTCTTGTTTAGTAATAGATAGATTCATTTCTTTTCCTCTATTTTAGATTTTACCCACTCAAACCATTGATCTGGAGTAAAATTATAGTATCCTTATAATCTTGAACACAAGAGATAGCATAAGCAATATCTTCAGCCAGTGTTGGTTTAGTCATTATTTTCTTGCAACACTCCATTCAAATATTTAGCCAAATTCTCCACATCATCTTCAGTCCAAACATATTCATGACCATTAGCATTACCATGCTCAATATCAAGTTGGTAACTTTCCAGAGAGTCAAGAATTAGGCCAATTTCATGCTTATCAAGATTAATGTTCATTACTTTTCTCCATAATATTGACCATGATGTACCAACTGCACCCGTCCCTACAATTTATTCCACTAAAAGAGGGCCGCTTTAATAATAGGATATTTGGAACTATTATTTCACGATTCGGTCTGGTTTAGTCTCCCGTAGGTAAGTATATGACTTATCATCATGGAAAGTCCCATGCGACTCATCATAGTCAATATCTAGTTTTGGTCTGACGGCAGTTTACCATAACATCGGCACTTGTCAACACCAACCTTTAGAAAATATGCCAATATGGTGTATTTATTAGAGTTGAGAGTGTGGTCAGACATTTTCAATACTACAATATAATATCTATCAAACGCCCAGATAATTGTCAACTGACCTTGACGTTATTTGGGCTGTTTGTTTTAATGGGTCAATTATGACAAATAAAACTTGTAGTAAATGTAACAAAGAGTTTCCAGCAACAAACAAATACTTTCATAAAAATAAAGACCATAAAGATGGATTAAGAACATGGTGTAAGATTTGTGTTAAAACTTACCAAAATGACCACAAAAAAATTCGTAAATGTTTAGTTTGTCAAGATGACCTAGAACTATATTCCAAAAAACGATGCAAAAAATGTCAACAAAATTATACTAAACAATGTAGTAAAGAAAGAGATAAATCGGTTAAACGAAAACAGCAAAGTAAATTAAGAACAAAGAAATTTCATGAAAATAATCCAAATAAATTAAGTGAATATAATAAAAAATATAGAGAAAGATATAATAAATGGAAAAATAGTAAATATAAAAATGATCTCAATTTTAAATTGCAAAAAGCATTAAGAGACAGACTTTATCATGCTCTGGCTTCTAATATCAAATCTCAACACACAATGGAACTATTAGGATGCTCTACAGAACAATTAAAGGTTCATATAGAGTCACAATTTAAAGATGGTATGAGTTGGGATAATTGGTCTATTAAAGGGTGGCATATTGACCATATTCGCCCATGTTCTTCGTTCGATCTTTCTGATCCTGTTCAACAAAAACAGTGCTTTCATTACTCTAATCTTCAACCATTATGGGCTAGTGAAAACCTAAAAAAGAATAATAAATGGGTTTCAGACCCAATAGTATTTTGATTCTTTGATTTTGATGGGATTTAATCCCGATTTCATTCAATTAATGGTTTGATTATACTTTTTAATAGGAACAATAGCCCTTAGACGATTATGAATAATGGTCAAATTATTACGGTCAATGCTAACTTTATCGTTCAAAGTTTGACTAATAACAGACTTCAACAGGGCTATTTCTTTATCGGTCAATAAAACATTTCTATACATAAATCCCCTATAAAACACAACATTAGTACCATTACCAGTAGTATCCACTATACCAGACGATACGGTAGTTGTCAATAGGGTTTATCGACCATTCCTACTTGGCCCCTTTAATCAATTTTCACCACGGGCAAAAGCAATAAGTAAAAATCGATCACTTTTAACTAATAATAGAATCTATTAGCTTTTATTGTGATGCTTTCGCCTCATTGTAGGATGGTTGAGAGGTATATTGTGGGGAATTTGAGGGGACAGAAAAGATATTTACTAAAAAATAATGAACAGAAATCATGGAAACTATTGTTACCAGACCTATAAAAGCTAGATTTTTGATAAAAGGAATATGGAATTGATCATTTTTCATTTTTCGTTCCTAACTATGAAAATGGTAAAGATTGTACAGAATAAAAAAACAATACCTAATATTATCCATGTGCTTAATTCGTTGTTACTCATTTTTCAAACTCATAAATGGTGCAGAGATAAGAAAATAATAGGCCATAAAATATTAAAACCCCACTTAATATCCAATGACCATAATCCCTGAGATACCCCAACTCATCGTCCATAGTATTTTCCTATGTGGTATAGGACTGATAGTACTAATAGTAATCCTATTGCACAAATATAGATTCTTGTAATTGGATCATGAACCAAAGTTGGTAATAGTGGCTTCCTAACTATTGTAACAACTTGGCCGAATAACCCAATCATTGGGGGCCAAATCCAAATGTGGAAAATACCTTATCCTTAATACTCTTTAGTCGATCTATAAGTTTAAGATCAGTAGGAATAGTAACAGGAATACTAATAGGAATAGGGGCCGGAATAGGAACAACAACATTAATATCTTTTACTAGTTTAGTCGCACACTTGTTACTACAAGATTTTTTCCCACACTTTTTCTTGGGCGAAGCTTTTTTGCTAATTTTCTTTTTCTTTTCTGACATAATAATCTTTCTACTTTTGGCTGACTATTTCCATAATTTCCAAATAACTAGGATTAGATGAGACAATTATATTCCAAAGCAAATCTTGCTGGCTGCTTTAAAATGTTGATCACTTCCTATTTTAAGAAATTCTAAGTATGAATTAAACGCGCTTTCATTAACTTTGATCCATCTCATTTGGTCTTTACATACTTTTTCTATAAATGTAGGTTTATTGTCAGATAAAGAGTATGTTGTCCTAGGATCATAAATTTTACCATTATCTATTCTAACATAGTAGACATATGATAGATCCTTAGACAAAAAATCTTTCATATTTTTAGGCTCCAAACCTTTTCTAGCAAATACATATTCATCCCATTGATTTCTTAATGAACAACCGGACTCATCGGTATTCTCAGAATAATCGGATGTTGTATAGTAGAAATATGGTTTTTTACCAGTAGACGATGGCGAAAATATGGTCATGATAATTCTTTATAAGTTAATTTAGGTTGTAATGATATATCTTCTGTTATGTCCACAATATCTATAATTAAGATTTTATTAGTCAAATTTTCATTTTTAGGTATAATTTTTTGTATATCAGCACATAGTTTTTCGCACAATATCTGATGATCCAATTTGTAGGCAAGTTTCATGATATTATAGAAATAACTGTAGCCGGTAACAAGTGTTATCTCCAACTGCGTACTCTGTACCAACGTCCATTATTTCCTTGAGCACTAGCATCTCCTGTTAATTTCATATTATTACTAGGCACACAAGTATTACAGTTAGGACTATTACCATAACCAACTCCTTCAAAGTTTCCTATAGTACCCCAGACATGACCGCTGATATTATTAGCTGCCATATGATTTGCTTCTGCCTGACATCTTTCTTGGTCACTACCAAAACTATTAGTATACGAATAAGTCTTTACTGTTGGCTGACTATAATTGTACACTCTTGGTTTTGCTGCTTGTGCTACATTAACAAATAGTAATAGTACTAACAATCCATTTAATAGTTTCATATTTCCTCCTTGAGAGTATAAAATAAACCCCCGAGTTTTTTCGGGGGATTATAATGTATTGTAAATATTGGTTAAGTATTAACGCACAACACTACGGCAGCGATTAACTACCTTGCTACCAACATTACGGGTAGCCTGAACTGTGCGACGAGTTACTGTTACTGGAACATTAATAATTTCACGAGTAACATTAACAGTACGACTACGCAGCGTACAATTGCCAGTAGGACATTCTCCAGCAATTGCTGATGTTCCGGCAATCATTAGTAAAAGCATCATAACAAACTTAATCATAGTTTTCTCCTATTAAAGTAATGTCGCATCCCTGCGACCGATTTATCCTATACTAACGACTGAGACATAAGGGTCAACTTAGAATATCTTAAGGGGCTCGTATTCTCGCTGACTACAACCACAAAAACCAAATCCGGCGGATTAGCTAAGACTAATCGCCGGACCTGATTATCTCTAAAGATTGATAAAAATCGTTTATAGATTTTTACTACCTATATGTGGATTCCAAAAATAACTATACCAAACTCCTAACCCAATCAATGTTAGCAGAGTAAATGTTAATCCACCAATCCAATACCAATTAACTAAAGGAATGTCTATCATAAGTCACCTCATATAGTAATGTATTCAGTATCTTTTATTTTAGATTTACTAATTTTGGGTCTGTGACCAACCTTAGTAATCTTGCCTCTATGATCCTTATGTTCCAAAGACATAAAGCAACGCTCCCCGCGATCATCGTAGTCTTTGAAGTGAAAGTCATAATTTTTTAAAACATCCTCTGGTGATGTGTCGGAGTCATAAATCTCTCCCTCTACATCGAAAGCCAGAGTTCTATGGAAGGTTCTAGGCATGATGATACTCCTCTTCTGAAGATGGACTATCTTGATAGAATTTAGACTCTTTGTTTTTAGTTAAAGTAGCGGGTTGATTAAAATCTTCCCAATTTTCTACTAAAACTTCAGGAGCTTCTTTTCTTATCTCAGATTCCAAAGCATAATCAGATGACTTATCTTTTTCTTTAGATAGATAGTCTCTTAACCGATCCTTAATCTGCATGAAATCTAGCTCACCCAGAATTTGATCTATATACTTTCTCTGAATCTCTTTCCTATTAACCTCTCTGATATATCGGCTCTTCATAAATCACCTCATGGTTTCAAAGTTAAAAAACACTTTAGCCCATGATTCCATCGTCCCTCACAGTATGGTCTGTGATTGATTATCAGCCCCGTGGACAAGTGTCATTATACCACACGAGGTTATGGACGCAAATTTTTAAAAGAGAGAGTTTTTCGGTCAGACTATCTATTTAGAATCGTTTACAATCACTTTTGGAATGACATCATTAAGATCAAAAATATTTTCGTTGGTTATCAACTCTGTTTTAGAAAACCAAGCTTGTGGCTTATGAAAGTTTGGGTTGTTGTCAACGAAGTATCTTTGTCCTAACAAAAGATAAAAGCATAAAACTGGATCAAGAGGTATAAGCATTGTTATTTAAAAAAATAGTGTCTTGACCATACAAATGATAACCTTATATATTATGCAGAGGGGGTGATAATTACTAGTAGAGGCGGTTACTTAATACTTATATAACTACTATACTCTAGAGATCACCAAGCCGTCAATCATACCGCAAATAATACAACCTATAAAAATAGCATACAGCATCTGTAAAATTTCCTCAAGGTGTTGACAAGACCAATGTTGTTCGTATAATACTGCGTAGGCCGATTATCCTGTTGTTACATTCATATTTGCTCCTGAGTTGTCAAGTGATTGATACAAACCATCAATATAATCCCGGTCAGACTCAGACAGGGACTTATCATTCCAATGAGCATATGAAAGGGCATCAAGAATAATCTCCATATCTTTGGTGCTAAATTTATATGAACCGTATTCTTCGTCGTATTTCATAAACTAACCTCTCTTGTAAACAAGATAAATAGAACTAATGAAGCAACCGTAAACTAAACAGATCAGAGTAAAATATATCACTTGCACTCCTCCATACTACCAGTATACCAGACCTATCGGTCGCCGCAACCCCTTGACTATAAAGAACTTACATCATTCGGCCAGAATATCAGGATAAAATTCTTTGATCTCATTCTCCAAAGGCTCATTATCCATCAAGTCTTTACTTTCCACTAACTTTTCATAAGCCCAACTATAAAGAGTATCCAAATCCATACCATCTAAGATACTAGAAGCATAAACTCTAATAATATCATCACGATTTTTATCAGTAACAGTAATTATTCCCATTCTTTAATCTCCACAATATTTTCAGGACCAAAATCCCCAAAGAACTCAGGGTCGGTATATAGTTTATTATTCAGATAATTAGCGATCCTATCCTTATCATAGTCAAGATCATCGTCTACAATAAGTTCCATACTAATCTTAATTACTTTCATCAGGAACATCTCCAATTACTTCATCAATATACCAATCATAACCCTTATCATCCATCACCCGTAATTCCTCACTAAGAATCTCAATAGCATTAGTAGCCTCTTGACTATCAGGGTCTTTAATAGAGGGCTCGTCAAATATTACAACAATCTTCATGCTTTTTTCCCTTATTAATTTCAGTCATATAAATATTAGCAACCCTCAAATACATCTCACAATCAGTAAGATACTTCTCATTACCAGTATCCATATACCACTTGAGTCTTTGACTAGAACAATCTAAGGTATAATTAAGTGATCGAATAATATCCTCCATCCTCTTCCTTTCTGCACAATTAAGGTCCGTACAATAACAAAAACTGAACCCATAGATATACTATCAGATAGTACAGAAAATTAGGAGGGGGTTCTAATATTTTCATAATACATGCTCCTTAGAACATATATTATAATATACCCCTAAAACTCGCTGACTATCACTAAGACCGCCAAATCTGTAGGATTAGGTGAGACTATAAAAATATCTTATATTGAGAACTAATCTCAACTAATTATTTACTATATCTTTTACAACCTTGTTACTATTACAGTATACCACACTCTAAAGGTTGTCGCAAGTGGTTGACTCATAAGAACTTAGAATCAGTAGTTCTTGTTACTATATCAATATTCTCGCTGACTATCGCCAAGACCGCAAATCCGCTGGATTAGGCGAGACAAATTAAAAGATTCTACTCTTTATATTTATAGTTAAGATTTTAACCTAACCCTTTGTCCCATAAAGACTTACATCCACACACCTATCCATTATATCGGCACTGTGGCGTTTTGTCTATAACTTTTTTGACGTAACCCGTTGTGGCACTTAAACTTACGACAAAATTTCGGGGCCCGATTTGCCCTAAGTCCTTTGATACCAAGCACTTACGTCAAATGATGTTGAATCAAAAGAGAAAGCCGCAGCCGGTTTCCCAGCCACGGCTCTCCCCCTTTTCATCGTGACACGAAAAGATCAGACGGCGTTCGCAAACTCCACTGCGGTATTGAGTGCCTTGAGATTATCAACTCCGTTCTGGCCGAACCAGAGAGAGTCAAGGCGATTGCTCACATTGCGACCCTTAGTATAATTCAGGTATTCATTGTAGCCGTTATAAGCAGCCCACCATGTACCCCGAACCCCCGTTGCACTCTGCTTCGGGCCTTCAACAAGGGCGAGAATCTCGTCCATGATATTGCGGGTACGGGTTTTGATATCCTCGTCGGGAGTCTTATCAATACCCAGCACCACCTTCACATAACGCTTGATATCTGCTTGATTGAAGTCCTTACTGGCGAGGAACCGATACTGTTCCGCAGTAGCCTCAAACTGAGCATTGATATTGTCCATAATATCACGCACGTTTTCCAGATTGGTCTTGCTGGAACGAGTGTGACGAATACGAATCAACTGGCTATCCTTACTGGAGTGAGCAGCCGCAAGCGTATTCACGCACACGACGCGAATCGGAGTATATCCGACGCGAATCGACGTGGTGCCGTCATGGCTGTTCGACAGCAGAATGAACTTGCTCACCTCGTCACCGGGAACAATCTCGCTGTTCGAGCGGTTGAGTTGAGCCAGAACCCAAACCTTTTCACCTTCGGAGAGAGAGCCAGCCGTATGCAACTGGCACTCACCAGCGTCGAGAAACGGCTGGAACCAATCGAAAGCGGCTTGATTCTGGAGCGGCGTATAACGCGGCCCCACAACACCCAGCACGCGATTATCATCCTTACGATAGGTAGCCTTGGCATTGACCAATGTACCCTCTGCGGTAAACAAATCCTTTGTGCCAACTTCCCAATCCAGACCAGCAGCGGTAATCGCTTCGCCGATAGAGGGATTTTCGTCCAACTGCGTACCCTCACCATGCCAAGGGGTAGCACCAACAAACATCATCTTTTCAACCATAGCAGGCATAATCAACCCTTTCGTGTTATCGTTCTTCGTTCAACTGTACTGATTCTACACTATAGATATCGGCCTGTCAAGCAGAAAACTTGCGAAAAAATTTCGTGACGCAAACCCTTGTCGCACAAGCACTTACGTCAAAATCGGCCCGCCCGATTTGCCCTAAGTCTTTGCTGGGGCAGGATTTAGGAGAGGCACCCGGAAATCCTTCTCAAACATTTTAACCGTGTCTGAGCGATAAGCACATTCGTCTGGCATATAGCAATAAACACCTACACACTGTGCTTTGGGACAATCTTCATGGATAGTATTTTTAATATGCCTAATGGTTGAGCCAGAGCAAACTAGATCATCAACAATAATGTATCTGAATGGAGTTACTCCCTCCATAGGAAAATCGCTGTAGCATTTCTCATCTGGCTTACGAATAAGAACAATATGTTTTTTCAGTAATTCAGCAATTTGTGGAACAACAACAAGTCCACTCACACCACAACAAGCAATACTATCAAACTCGTTAGCAATCTTTCTTAGATCACAAACAGCCTTGATAATAACTTTGTTTCTGGCCTGATGATTTAATACCCTGCAAGTGTGGCTAGCACCTTGAATAATCTTACCATCTTCGGTGCGTCTAAAGTCTTCAACCATATTATTCATCACATTCATAAAAACGGACGGTACGATTTGAACGTACTAGAAAGAAAGGAAAGAAAGAATAGATACTTGTCCCACCAAGTTGCGTCCGTTCAGAAAAGATTCAATCGTCAATTAGTTCGTCTGTGATATTATGATAATAGTTTTCCCAGCCAGCATTATCCATAGTCTCAGTCTCGTCTTCATCAAGACCAGCCCAAGGCTCATCAGTGCCATCATTATAGTAGCACTCGTCTTCATACAATTCTTCAGAATTGTCTAGAATATTATGATAGTCATATTCAAAATCTCTACTCATCTCTTTTCTCCTTTGAAAACTATCATACACCAATCAGCCGGTTTGTCAAGTGGGGCCTGTGGGACTCGAACCCACGACCAAAGGTTTAAAAGACCCTTGCTCTACCAACTGAGCTAAAGCCCCTACTTTGTATAGTTTATCCTATCGCTTCCATATTGTCAAGTGACCCCAATGAGAATCGAACTCATATTAACAGATTGAAAGTCTGCTTTCCTAACCATTAGAAGATGGGGCCACTCCCGCAACTCAACGTCAGCCTCCGTTTTGCTATTGTACATAATCGGTATTCTGTTGTCAAGACTTGAGTTGTTTTTGAATCGAAATGGTGTATAATGACTTAGTGAGTTGTACTACAGGAGTTCCATTATGAAATGTATTAATTGTAATAAAGATACAGATAACCCTAAATTTTGCTCTAGATCATGCGGAGTGTCTTATAACAACAGAGTAAAACCAAAAAGAATTAAAAGAATGCAAACATGTATATTTTGTAAAAATCAATTTCATTCTTTACATAGTTATAATCAAAAATATTGTAATAAAAAATGTTTACAAAATCATAGAGAGCACAATATCCAAACCAATGGTTTTGGAGAAGGTCATTATCATAATAATTCTATTAGAAAATACCTAATTAAAAAACATGGTAATCATTGTATGATCTGTAACCAGTCTGGAGATAATTGGAACGGTAAGCCAATTACTTTAATTGTGGATCATATTGATGGTAAATCTAATAACAATAAACTAGATAACCTTAGAATTGTTTGTCCTAATTGCGATAGTCAACTACCTACATACAAAGCAAAAAACAAAGGAAATAGCACTCGTAGTTATTTTATAGTCCAAAAGTAAATAGGGCGTGGAGGAGTCGAACCTTCCCTTTTTTTCACCTTATAAGAGTGACTGCCACTACCGGCGGCAACGCCCCATATGAGTATCATACACTATCTATCGTCAGTTGTCAACCCCAATCTTTAGCGGAATCTGAGGGATTCGAACCCCCGGAGGATTTCTCCTCGTCGGTTTAGTAAACCGGTGCATTAGACCACTCTGCCAAGATTCCAAACTGGCGAGACAGGATTCGAACCTGTAACCTAGCGGTTAACAGCCGCTTGCACTACCGTTGTGCTACCCGCCATCAATTTCCGGAGCATGGGTACGATCCATGAATAAACGGACCAAAGCCGTTTGTGATACCAGTTTCACCACTCCGGAGCAAGCCCACAACTAGAATCGAACTAGTATTAGATGATTACAAATCAACTGTATTACCATTATACTATGCGGGCGAAGCCTACATATCATAGTCCTGACGCCAACCCCTGTCAATATCACGACGGGTACGCTGACGCTTGGGACGGTTATCAAACAACGTATTACGTTCTTCTCGGTGTCCAGTAGCCAACTCCCACGGTTGCTTGACCTTGACCTTGATCTTATTGTGGTTGCGTTGGGGTCGAGTATCGTCGTTGAGGTGGTGCATAGTCAAACCATTGTCCATTATCGTGTAAATAAAAAACCTTGTCAATATTAGGATCGTACGCCATTAAACAGTATTGTACCGGATAAACTGGTTTTGTCAACTGTTTTTGTGGAAGTTTAGGAAGTTTAATATCGCCCTTTTGATAGTCTTTTACACCAGTATAGGCTAAACCTAATAGTGCAACGATTACCCCAATCCATTGGATCATCAATTCTCCTTTGCGTCTAACTAGCATACCATACTTATCGGCAATTGTCAAGCGACTCTTTAGTTTTTCCTAAGTACTTGAGACATAAGCACTTACGTCAAATTTTCGCCGCCCCGTTCGTCCTAAGTGGTTACCCACAAAGGACTTAGGAAGAGTTTTATTCTTCTTCCAGGCTCCAACCGGCTTTTCTTACCACCTTAGTAGTTTTATATACTTTAGTATCTGGTAATGCAGTAGCGTAGTCTTTGAATCCTCTTTCATCAAGATAAAAATGTTCGTCGAGCGTGTCAAATTTATTAGTCTCCCATAATGCTGCTACAGCAGCGTCCAGAGGTTTTTGATTAGTAGAGTAAATAAGTTGTAGTGTGCCAGATTGTATATAATACTTAGCCACTATACCCTCCACCACATTTGTAGCATGAGCAATATTCATATTCGTCCCCGCCCGTTCCTTCGGCCCAACAAGGTTCCTCATACTCACCAATATCACCAAGGCTTTCACGACCAACATCTACAATAACCAATACTTTATGCTTACCTCTTTTTACATATCCAAGATTAGCATTATGAGCATCTGTATAGGTTATCCCAAACATTTCTTCAATATCAACTATCATTCTGTTGATAACTTCGAAATTTTCGCACAGGTCATTCTCATAACAGTAGCCATCGCATTGCCTACACTTGAGCGGTGAAGCAATTTCGGTCAAGTATCCCCACTCGCTCAGTACCAATTTTTCCTCGGCTTTATAACCACCCTTGCCGTCTGATACTGCAAAATAGTTAGGAATCCGTATTCTGCAAACTGGACTATAAACACGCGGAGTAAAAGTACACGGTTCAGATAGTTCGCTCTGTATATGATGAGCAAACTCGGCTAAACTTTTATTAGGAAAACTTTTGAATCCGTATCGGCTACCTTTCATTTTATAGAAAGAGTTTTTGCTTCCCCCATCGGCATATTTACCAATATATTTAGTAGTCATTACATTCTCCTAATGAGAGGGAAACAAAACATTAGCCAGACCACGAACACAAAGATCACAGTGTACGCTATTTTTGCTTTTTGTACAAGTCACAACGCCACGACCACGACGGATTTCCGGGCAAGTGATAAACTTCTCACCCTCTAATACAACGAGTTTAGGCAACGCTTCTCTCCATGCGGCGGCTTTAGCCTTGCCGCGAGGACGCTTGGGAGCGATTTTAGTATCACTATCGCACCATGCGAAAAGTTTGAAACCAGCCGCTTTCGCTTGTTTCATATCTTCACCGTCGTGGATACTAGCATACATATTTATATACTTGCCAAGTTGAGTAGACAATTTAGTATCATAAATATGGGTATAAGCCCACATAGTCGGCAGACTACCGCCACTGGCAAGAATACTCTCACAAGCCCACAATACATTATCTACATACTCATGGTCGAGTTCGCCATACTTGAAAAAGTCTCCACGCTCATGCCAGCGAACATCTTTATTTTTCTTGACAGCATCCACAAGCATGGCACGGATACGATTTTTTTCCGTGATAAGATTTTGCATACCGGCAGGACGCACACCGGGATAGATATTTTCCAAGTCCTCGGCATAGCATCCGTTCCCGAGAAAATCACAATCGCTAGGGCAAGTATCGCCAACGGGGCGACTCACTACGATGCAATTTTCTTTGCCCAACTTGTCATTACCATTTGCTGTTTTCATATTCTTTCTCCTGTGCTACTGATTCTACATTAGAGTATCGGCAGTGTCAAGAGAAAAACTTTGGCAAAAATATTTTGATGCAAGTCCTTGCTGCATCAGCAGTTACGTCAAAATCGGCCCCGCGAATTCGCCCTAAGTCTTTATGCTGCAACAACTTAGCGAGAGCGACGGGACTTGAACCCGCAACCTCCAGCGTGACAGGCTGGCGATCTAACCAATTGATCTACGCTCCCAAATAGCCCCAAGAGGAATCGAACCTCTAACCAGTGCTTAGAAGGCACTTGTTATATCCATTTAACTATAGGGCCATAATACCGATAGCCGCCAGTTATTCACCAGCGGCATCTCGGTTTATTATAGCATATCGTAGATGCTTAGGCAACAGCCTCGGCTTCCACCTTGGCATTGTGAGCGTCACCGGCCTGCTCGGCAGTAACACCCGTGACGCGGGCACGCCACACCTTATAACCCTGCTCGCTGAAACTCTTGATTTCGCCAGCCTTGACATTAGCATGAACATCACCAGGCAGCGAACCACTCAGACACTCACGAATCGAATCCACAACCGAGTCACGATCAAGTTCATCGGCAACAATATCAACCGCAAACGCAAACTTCTTCATGTTACATTCTCCAAAAGTGTTACAGTTCCAATCGTCATAGTATCAGTATACGCTACAGATACTTACTTGTCAAGAGTGCCATGAGGGTTTCTATTGTTGGCTTCGTGGCAGCGTCTTGCGTCGTACTCTATCATTCTACAGTATAGTATCGGCATTGTCAACCCAGCACTTGAGTTAGCCTCAAAAAATTTTTAGTCTTCCTAAGTCGTTGAGTATCAAGCACTTACGTCGAATTTTCGCGGCCCGCCTCGCCCTAAGTTCTTTAGGGACAAGGCTTTAGGTTACGAGAGATAACCCTCACAACCCAAACCCGCAAGATCACGCAGCAGATTTTCCGCCGCTTCGGGAGTCTTGAGCGTGATGCTCTGCTTGGTGTTTGTAGCAGCAGGATACCACCTATCGCCCTTCCAACCACCCACCAGAAAATCCGTCCACTCCTTACTTTCCTTCAGACCCCAGCCGGTGTGGAGTCGAATAGCCTTGATGCAAGGAATCCGGTTGTCAAGACTCATACCGCCCGTGATAGTAACGGTCTTGAGTTGATTCACGCCCAACGCAACCTCAAAAGCATTCACGATCCTGTCGTAAATGTCACGGTTGCAATTGTTGGACAGTTCAAAAGCCTCACGGACGCTCAGTTGCAGATTAATCATATTCCAAAACTTTCTGTATATTTAGGTTCAATCTCGTAAATGCCGTCAAAATTTCCGTTTCGTTCTTCTAGGACATATACCTGTTTACCATCAGTAATCAAGGTATCGTATTCACTATTGTCCCAAATGAACTCATTGTTATCACTTTCTCGTCGCCAGTGTGGATCACGAAGCGGATTATAATACAACTTTTCCAGATTGTCAACAGGTAAAGAGGGATAAAAATCCTTACGCAACATAAACTCATTACATCTAACCCATCCACTCACATCATGCACACCAGCCTCAAATACCTGTTTAGCCTTATTCGGCCTATTCCACAACTTACAACCCCGCATCTCCAATTGATATTCAGACGGATCAAAATAGCAAACCTCCACGGTTTTGCCACCTTGCTTAATTTTCAGTTGCCAAAACATATAGTTAGGCCCGTTACTCAAATGAAAGCGAACTTCGCCGTATGGTGGTCTAGGTTTCATATCGACATTCTACCTTAAAAACTTTAATTGTCAAGTACACCTTAGTCTGGCTGACTATCAGCAACGGCAGCAAATCCGTAGGATTAGGCAAGACAAGCAGATTGGGTTATGCCATACTCGGCCTTACATTTAACCGTGGCTTCTTTGATATCATTCTGCCAGCGGCCCTCATCTACTTATCGTGTTCTAGTATACCTCTATTATCGGATATTGTCAAGGTTAGTCTTTAAAAAATCCTAAGTGCTTGTCCCATAAGAAGTTACGACAAATTTTAGCCGCCGAATTTGCCCTAAGTCCTTATCCTACAATGAGTTACCGATATACCACCAATGGCATTGTTGGCAAAATATCCAGATTATACCATTTTTGTCATATTTCCAACACAATTCGTCACAAGCCCCACACGGGCAAATATCACTAAGAGTTTTCATATACAAACTTTATATATCTATCTACAAGTTCTGATACAGCAATCTCATGAGTACTGATTAGTTCTTTTACTTGGCTTACATTATGCTTATTTACAGCAGCCATCTTATTTCTGAAAAAACTCAGAATAAGAATCATAGCCTTATCACGATCATTAACCATGTGGATAATCCTTTGGGTAATCAGTCTCTGGACGTTGTGGCTTGGGTTGTCCCTCGTATGGCATCCACCACGGAGCATCCATACGATCTACTATACCGGGACTTTCTTCACAAATCAAGATATGTTCACTCACAGGATCGTCCCAATGAATCTCATATCTTCCCTGCCACACACCAATATACTCGCCAAAATAGTAAACTTTCTGACCATTAATAGGGCGACGAGGACCGAAAAAACTAATCCATTCCATTAAGATTTTACCTTATGATTAAAAGCCGTATCATATGCTTCCTCTGCCTCTTCGATTTTTTTCAACACGCTATTTTGCATCTTCTGAAACTGGGCTTTATTGCCCCAGTAATAACCTTCTTCAATATGGTCATGGACAAGGCTCAAGAGATAATCAAGTTCAGTCTTAGTAAATTCAATAGTTTCGGTTTTCATTACCAATTCTCCGGCATAGAAATCTCATCAAAACCAATATAGCATATCACTAACGAATTGTCAAACTGATCCCATTCCAAAGCACCATCATCATATTCTCCATGCCACCAATCACCCCAACCACCTTCTTCTTGATTCCAAGTAAGATCAATAGGAGACGAATATCCCTTCACGCAACAAAGATATTTCTGATTCACAATAGGATCACCATAATGCCAGTTCATTATTTCCACCTAAAACTAAAGTGAGTAGCCTCGTTATCACAAATAAACGTAAAATATGCCAGAAAGAACATAGTCAAAGATGGGAAAAATAAAATGATTTTACGAAAGATTCTCATCATGTTTCCTTTTCCACCATTATACCATTCTTTATCGTCAAGTCAAGTACCGACACACTGATAGTTTTACGAATAACACTCGGTACTATGTTAGTTCAACCTCAAGGTTTTACCTTATCTAAGGAAACTATCAGCAGATTTATAACCAGCGAATCTTTTACGCCCCGATTCTATAATCCATATTAGCCTAAATACTCTAGTGCGAATATCTTCGGGAATATGGAAACCGTCCACGGAACTCCTCCCTAGAATCGAGTTAAACTTCCGGAATGTTTTTCGATTCATCTGGCTCTTGGAAACGGTTACTGGTATATTTTATATGGCAGAGTTTTTAGCCTATCACAAAGGATGGGAAGGGCGAACTCTTTTAATCCTAACCTATTATCTAGGAACCATAATATTGTTTATGGGTGTCACCTATTTCTACTCATGCTATCGCATTTTCGGAGGCCACATGGAAGGATCGTCACCGGTAACTCCTCTTCGCTCTGTTGTGCTTTGCCTCGTCATACGGAAAACCGTCACCCATAAAGTATTGGTCGTGGTGAGGACGCTATCCCCCATAGATTGGTATTACTATACAGCATATAACCTTGCTGTCAACCCCGGCGATGATTACGTCTTCGCTGAACGGGAGGTTTATCGTAATAGGTTATCCAATCTAGTCCCTGAGCATGGACCCACGAAAGTTTGTCATAGTACGCTAGGTTTAGTGCTGCTTCTCTATCCTAGCACGGCTTAGTATGATGTTATCTCTGGCACTCAACCGCTATGATTTGTTTTGTCTTACTCAGTCATTCTACAATATATTATCGACTTGTCAAGAGGGTTTCTTGAAAAAATATTTTTTTGATGTAAGGTGTTGGAGGATAAAGACTTACGACAAATCCGGCGGCGCAAATTCGCCCTAAGTCCCCTTGGGCAAAGAACTTAGAGCGAACCGCGTTTAGGTAGTTGCTTCTTCTGTATCGTCTTTGAAGAATTCTTCCATACCAAACTCATTCCACAATGCGACAGGAATCATATCCTTACTCGGATATTCCACATAGTTATCAGCACCATTATCCCAAATACCACAGAAAGCCATGCCCGGCTCCCAATAACTAGCCTTTACATCATATCCCAACTCAACCAGTTTATCATACAAACCAATAGGAGGACTCCACGCACTATCAAACGAACAACTTACTTGGTTTCCTACCCTAGTAGCCTTCAAGCCGTGATATTCTTCCCTATCTGTACCCATATCGGCCCCAATATCCCATTTGGTTCCCCAATTATCTATTTGCCAGCCGTACCAATCTTCACCTTCTGGTAGAGGCAGAAATTCTTCACAAGCCTTACCCAGATTATAGGCTTTCTCAAATCGGTCAACCATAGAAACATCAGTATGCTCAACCGTCAATTTATTCAAACACCAATTAGGCATCTTTTTTCCTTTATTCTATTTCCAAAATCTCATAGACCCCAATCTTAGGATCCATACAATGTTCATCATATTCTTTTTCTTGACGAACCCACTCCCTAGCATCCTCTATATCGTCAAAATCATAGTTTCTACTTGACCCATTTTCAGTTCTAATCACACGATAGACCATACAGACCTCTCTTTCTGCACCAATCATATCATAATACAGACTATTTGTCAAGAGCCCATTATTTTGGCTGACTATCGCCCATAACCGCAAATCCGTAGGATTAGGAGGGACAGGATATACGTTCAACTAAAATATAGTCGCCATATTTTTCTTTGGCTTTTCGTAGAGCATCATATTCGCTCATAGCAACAACGTATCCAACAAAACGATTGTGTTGGAAAACTCGCCATGAAATACCGGAATAGCAAAATGTAGTGTTCATAGAGTTATTGTACCGTATTATCGGCAAGAGTCAAGAGCAAACTTTAGATTATTCGTAAAGTCTTGTGGTATAAGGAGTTAGATCAAATTTTGCGGCGCGCCCTCGCCCTAAGTGCTGCCGTAGCAACAACTTAGGGGAAGGGTTCAACTTTTTAGATTATGAATCAAGCAAACATAAGTGCCAGATTCGTGGAAAACAGTGCCTTACCACCAATTGGCTTACGCACGTTCGTGGTACGTTCTGCATAGAAGTTACGCACAGTACCATTCGGCATTTCGCAAGTCACAAGATGGCGAGTACGCTGAAACTGCGGATCGTTTGCACGATACCGGCTACGGACATTCAAACGGCGGATACTATTATCATCCAACGTGTGAACTTCCAGAACCTTAGCAAGATAACGCTCAGGATCGCCGTGATGGGGCTGCTCATAAATGAAGTTATAAACTTCGCCGGGAGCAGCATTCCCCAGACTACCATGAACACCACCATAGATGCTATACAGCGTAAAAGCAATCAGAAGACCAGCAACAACAGCAAACAAACCACCAACCAGAATAAAATCGTTCATATGAACCCTTTTTGTTGTGAAAACTTTCCCTTATGTCTCACGATTCTACACTACTTATCGGCAAGAGTCAAGTGCTAAGTTTAGAAAAAATATTTTCGCCATAAGTCGTTGCAGCATAAGGAGTTGCGTCAAATTTTGCGGCACCCGCTCGTCCTAAGTGCTTACACACCAAGGGCTTACGTCAGTACGACAGGCTCGCTCCTGAACGAACATACAGGCTGGCCGCTTGCCGCAACCAAAACGTCAAGCATTGCACCAACCTGTTCCATACGTTCAACAGGCTGATCCATATCGTACTCGGGAATCTCAAGAACAAATTCACGATCCAAACCCACATCACCATTATCGGTTTCGATCACAATATCAAAAAAACGGTGTTGCATCTAATCCTCTCTTTCGTATGCTAATCCTACACTATACTTATCGGCTTGTCAAGCGGGTCTCTTGAAAAATTTTATTTGACGTAAAGCGTTGAGACATAAGGAGTTACGTTAAATTTTGCGGCGCCCCCTCGCTCTAAGTTCTTTGGCGGTAAGGGTTTGCGACAGGAGGATAAAACTTCATAAAATTCTCAATATGATCGTCATATGCCATATTCATATTGTCACAAGTTTCATCAAAACCAATAGAATATCCTTCCTTACCTCTCTTACGGCTATATTCCTGAACATACCTAGTAACATACTTGCTTTCTGTCCATTTGAAAATCGTACCTTTTGGAGTAATAAAAACCATGAACAAAATATCAAAAAGTTCAGGTTTGATTTTTTGCAAAGTATAATACTTATATTTGTTTTGATGCAAAGTCAATTTAGCGGTTTTTACTTCGCACCTAATACTATCATTCAAAAGAATATCAAAAATTTTACCGTGACCGTGCCGTTTCACATCATACTTAGCCCTACTCAAACGATCACACATCAGGCACTCACCAGCATCCCCCATTCCGGTAGAATCCAGATTGGAGATTTTCCAGCATAGATAATTTTTCTTACGCGAATAAAAATTGTCTGGACGGGAAATTTTGAGATTATGCTTGATCCTGTTGAAATCTCTCATCGTAAACATTGCTTTTCCTCCTTATTGGAATACGCTTAGTCTACAATGCTTATCGGCTAATGTCAATAGATTTAGCCATAAAATTATTTTTTGATCATAAGTCTATATCCCATAACAACTTACGTCAAATTTTCGCCGCCCCGCTCGCCCTAAGTGCTTACGCACCAAGGGTTTGCGGCGAGTTTTATTCAAAGTCTACGAAAATAACTTGATTATATCCACGAGGCTTAATAGTAAGGCTCTCGCTGTAATCGTAGGTATCGGCCTTTACACCCGTCATACCCGCGAGCAACTTGGCCTTTCGCACAATATTACGCTGAGACGCCCCGCTATTAATAGCAAACTCATAACGGTTAGCCCAAGAGTAGTTTGCCTCACCATTAAATGTGTCGGTCTGCGTAACGGTAACCTTCATCATCTTATTATTCCTTTTAGAGAGAAAAGTGTCGATCCAATTTTTAACGTTTTTAGTAAGCATTTTAACAATTCTGTGTATAATATAGTATACATCAACTATCAGGAGATGAATACTATGTCAAAATATGATCCTCAAGAATACCAAAGAAACAAACAGGCCTATTTAGAAAGACAGAAACGATACAAGAACAAACACAAGGATACCATCAATGAGCGTCAACGTCAATACCGTGAGTCAAATAAATCCCAACTCAATGTTTATGCCAATAGGCGTAAAAATAAAATTAGAGAAAAATATGATGAATATATGCAAGATAAAAAATGTAGCCATTGTGGATACTCTGATCCTAGATCGTTAGTTTGGCATCATACTGATTCGTCTAACAAAAAGAATGGCGTTGTTCAATTAGTTGGCAAGAAACATGGATGGGATACTATTTTAGCAGAAATTAATAAGTGTATATGTTTATGCCATAATTGCCACAATATATTGCATAATCACCAATCATCTCCGTAGTCGGAATCGTGGTTATAGTATTCGTCCACACCCCATCCACATGAGCCGAACGCAGATTCAGCATCACCATCCATACTATCATCGTACGAATCATCCCAACCGTTCTCCAAATCTTCGGCGGTAACATCACCGTAAAAATCTTTATGGTCATCATACAGGTACTCGGCCAAAAGGGCGTCACTAGGATCATGCTCAACAACCATATCATCATCCTCATAAGCGTTATCGGGATCGAACAGTGGATCAGGGTGGCTCATTTGTTTTCTCCTTTTCACCAATCCTACCAAATAAAATCGTTCGCGTCAAGAGGCTCGGGATACATTTCTTCCCACAAGCCAGTAACTTCTGCGTAATCAAACGGACTGCAATCGCTAGAGTCAATCGGCTCGGCCAGGGGCTCCAAGATACCATCTTCGGTCATCTCGTTCAGAATCCGGTTGATTTCATCAAAATCGTTCAGCATAATTGATTCTCCCTTGTGATACGCTGATTCTATACTAATTATCGGTCATGTCAAGCCCGCTCTATAGAAAATCTCTAAAAAAATTTCTTGATGTAAGTCTATGGCAGATAAGGAGTTACGTCGCGGCGGGCGGCGCCGCCTTGTCCTAAGTACTTTAGGCTCAAGGCTTTACGTCAATTTCCCACAACCATACCGTCTATAAACGGATAGGATTTATCGTTGATTTTCACAAACCATTCGAAATTCTTTTGATAAACATAACGTGGGCTATACTGGTTAATTCGATCTTTAGTAGTCAGAGTTTGCCAGCCACCACTATTCAGTGTATAGGTATCATCCTCATGAATCTTCACCACATAGGTGCTGTGTAGTCTAATTCCTACGCTACCATCATGCAGAATTTCAGCGTAAGTATTATTACCAACCTTGCGAGTATCCCGATTAGTCTTACCACGAACCATACTAACTGCTTCGGAATGATTCATTACTTGTTTTCCTTTTTCTTGGACTCGACCATCTCACGATACAGATTTTCCAGAAACCTAACTTGTGCAACTGCACGGCCAGTTTCTTGCTTCATGCGAGTTTCTGTTTTCTGGTACTCGCTAACCGGCTTTCTCTTGGTTTTCATCATCTTTCTCCTGCGATTGATTCTACAGTATAGATCGGCAAGAGTCAAGCATAATCTTTAGCAGATTTTTATTTTGTTCTTAAGTCGTTGGAATATAAGGAGTTACGTCGAATTTTGCGGCGCAAATTTTCCCTAAGTGCTTATGCAGTAAGGGTTTGCGTCTCTTTTATCCATCGCCTTTTCAACTGTTTTGCAAGATGTTGTATTCGGTTCATAATAGCGGCCCGCTGTAACGGATGTTGTACAGTGGACAAACGTATCTGTTCGATTCGCAGAATATCTTGAAGCACTCGCGTTTTCATTTTTATTCCTTCCAAGCAAACGGAGAAATTTCCTCACCACAAGCCAGAATCGCAGCGTACTGGTGAGCAAGAGCCTCAACCCTTTCACGAGAACCCGGCTTGCCAGCCTTCACGATCATACTATCCTCACCACCCACAAATCGCGGGTCGTTGGTTTCCTTTTTAATCTTGCCCAGATTCTTGAGAGCCTTACGATTAAACTTGAGCACCTTTTCGCTCACAACATACCTACCATGATCCTGCACACCGGACACATAGTCCACACCTTCCACAACCCGAGAGTCAGGAACCGGAACCAGAGTAGGAATCGCAATTCCCTTGAAAACCATTCGTGCTTGACGCTTCGCATTTTCGATAATTTCAAACTTCATTTTCTTTCTCCTTTGGATTGGTTGGATTCTAGCAAAATTTCAAGAGGCTGTCAACTCCATTTCCTCGATCATTTCCGCAAACGGAATCATCTTGGAAACGAGCGTCTGCTCAGTATTGTCATCATGGAAGAACGTTTGTACACTGTCGTTTTCCAGAAACACCGTAACTTGGAATCCGCAGATACTAGCGAAACCGCCGGTCGTGCGACGAATCCACATATCCTTCTCACCAAGAAACCTAGCAGCAACCTTTTCAACCATCTCTTGCGTAATCATCTCTTTCTCTCTTTCTTATACGGGAATTATACCTTAGTTATCGGCAAAAGTCAAGCAGAATATTTAGAGAATTTTTAAATCCTTATTTCTCAACACTTTACGTCAAGACCGGCCTGAATGGACACTTAGAATCTTGAGAAACTGATCGTAAACCCTTGGCAGATAAGGAGTTACGTCAAATTTTGCGGCGCCGCCTCGCCGTAAGTGCTTATACAGCAAGGCTTTGCGTCAACTATTTACAACCCAGGCCGCTATACATCCGATCACGAATGAACAAAACAGCATAATCTGATCATTCTTTATCATTTTTTCTATGATCCTTTGAAGGGTAAACCAAATCAGAAACAAGCCAACTGCACCCAATACCCACCACAAATCCCACAAACATCCAAATCCATTCTACATTTAGATCGGCCATCCCTAGCACCCCTCTTTAGTTTTTATTCTACAGGAATTTTACTGATCATGTACCCTAAGAAAAACCCTAGAGTCACAATAAAATTTAGACCCATCAAATATACAAGAATATTCATAAACCTTCACCTCTCTTTTCCACATTCTATACTATTATCGGCCTGCGTCAAGCCCAAGGTACAGTCTTTTTGGCTGACTAAACCCACTCAGCCCAAATCCGCAGGATTACCTGGGACACTTATCCATCACAGTATCCAGATATATCCCATCTTTACTCACAACCCATCCATATTCTACATCTTGCCCATAGACCCCAATATAACACCGACCTTTATCACACCCTTCGATCTTGCACTCATAACCCACCAGACCCATCAACATAACCCAAATTGCCATAGTTATCCAGAATCCTTTCTTTGACCAGACTATGTTTTTCGCTGACTATACCCAACCTACCCAAATCCGTAGGATTACGTGGGACAAGAGAACAGTTCTACATCCGAAATAACTCGCACACACTTTTTGTTTTCGTCTACTTCATAGACTGAGCAATCGTACTGATATAAAAAACGATTACCGATATCTCTTTGCCAGACTACCCTTGCTTCATCCAGACTATCATACAGACGGTAATCTTGAATGAAACCATCAAACACTATTGCAAACTTATTTTTCATTTTCTAACTTTCTACGAAACCGAAACCATAGAGGGATTCTTACGAAACTCCATAGCATACAATTCATCGACCACAACCCGGACTACAGTATCCATGTTTACGTTTTTATGAGTGTGGTATCCGATCACGTTTGACCAGACATTGTATGTTCCATCCAAATTGTGCATGATAGTCATATCAGCCTTTTTTGCATAGGCATGGATTTTGCTACGAATCGTACTAGACTTAGGAATTTTCATTTTCTTTTTCTTTCTTTCTCTTTCGACTATTATACCAAACTTTTTCGCCGCCGTCAACCCCCTTATCGGGGGAGACACTAGATTTTCCAACAGGCAAAAACCAGCGTAAACTGTGCATTCGGATACTTCGACCGAATGTACGCTTCTGCTGTAGACTTCCTATTGTCCGTAGCACTCACACCTTGCACAGTCTTACCATCTATCACAACATTCCAGATTCGACGCTTGCGAATCTTAGGGAGACTACCGATAAAACTGTTGACACTGATAACTTTTTCCATTTTCTTTCTCTAACTTTCTAAACTTACCTAACTTACCAAAATCCCCCGGATAGAGCAGACTATGCTGCTTCACCATCATCGTAACCGGGAATATAGTCGGCATCGTCTGCGACTAATTCACAATGTTCACCACAATCGGGACAAATACCGTAGTCCATTCGGATACCGGTCATCTCAACTCCACAGCAATCCGAAACGTAATCAAAATCAGGATTTCTCATTCTAACTCTCTCTTTCTTATGCCATATATAAATGCACTTCCCGTGCCAAACCCAAAAATATTTTTTGTGTCGTAAAGTGTTGCCCCATAAGGGTTTACGATTTTGCTTAGTTCGTGAGCAGCGTCTGCCTATGTAGCATTATGCAACAGTGCTGTAGCATTTTGCGTCGCGTATTTCGGCCTAAAACATTAAAGTGAAGCAAATTGCAACACCACAATATATAGTGTGCCTCAAAATTAGGCACCACAAGGCACTTGCCGTAAGTCGTTACCACATAAGCACTTACGTCAAATTTTTGGGCGAAAATTCGTCGTAACTCCTTACATAGCAAGGGTTTACGTCGAACTTTTTAGGCTTTATTACTTATTCCAATTAACATACCACTCTTGCCCATCTTGGCTCATCGTGCGAAGGAACCCACGCTTCCTCCAGTACCTATCTTGCATATACTGGTCATATATTCCCCATACCTTAGCAAATACCCAAAATCCCACATTACCCACAAGGTATAGAAACCCAAACATGAGAGAGATGGTCACAACCCACATACCCATAATCCAAAGCGTAGTCATTTGTTTTTCCTTAGTTAGTTAGCAAAACCAATATAGTCGCAAACCACACACTTGTCAAGATACATGGATCGGAAACCCACATTCTCGATTTCCATGGTAAACAGGAGACGGTTTCCATTCATATACTTGAACGAAACCACCTTACCCGTAAACTTCTCACCCGTACCGTACTCAACCGAAAGAATGTTTCCAATCGTCATTTTCTTTTTCCTTTTCTCTTGTGTGTTTCTATTATACATACTTAATCGACCAATTCAAGAGAAAAATCCAGAAAATTTCAAATATAATTTCATGCCAAAGTTTAAAAAAATCTTGCTGTAAGTCGTTACGTAGCAAGTACTTACGTCAAATTTTTGGGCAAAAATTCGTCGTAACTCCTTATGCTGTAAGGGTTTACATCGAGTTTTTTGTACAGTGTACAGAAGATTACCCCTCTGAGAAGGGGGATACTTCTTCTCCACACTCCATAATCGCGGCATATTGTGAGGCGAGAGCCTGCACACGCTCAGATGAGCCAGGCTTTCCCACACGCATGATCATATGATCAGTACCCCCCACAAAGCGGGGATCGTTCTTTTCCACCTTACGCTTGCCCATATTCTTCAGGGCGGTTCGGTTGAATTTGATCACCTTCTCAACTTGGATATCTTCACCATCTATGTTTTTCACTTCGGTAGGGATTGCTATTCCCAGGAAAACCATTCTGGCTTGTCGTTTTGCATTTCGGATAATCGGATACATTTCTTTTTCTTTCTGTTTAGAGTGTAGGATTGTTGGATAACTTAGGGAAGCCAGGCATCATCCACAACATAGCCCATCTCGTCAACTTCAATCCAACCACCATCATCACAGAATCCAATTTCCTCATCTATGTTAATCTGGTTAAACTTATTAACCCTTGCCAGAAGATCACCAGCAAAAGCAACCCTATTCACCAGAGTATCGAGCGAAGTCTTATTGAGGAACTCGGTCAACTCAGTCACAGTATTCAGAACAATCAGGTTAGCAAACATTTTTCTTTCTCTCTTTTTTCTCTTTTTCTTATATCGACATTATACCATGCTTTCTTGAAACTTCAAGAGAAAAATAGGAATTTTTATGTCAAGAGATTTTGACAAAACTTTTACGATTTATCGGCCCGATTGGCACACCTTTTGCTATCGCAAGAGTCATGCCAAAAAAAGTTGTTGTAAGTGCTTGTGGCATAAGGAGTTACATCAAATTTTTGGGGGCAAATATACCCTAAGTCCTTATACCACAATAGGTTAGGGGGTTTTTTCGTTTATGTTACCCATTTCCCCCAAACTTCGAAAATCGCCCGGTGGTACAAACATAATAAGGACACAATAAAGTAAATGTATCACCTAAACCACCCCTATAGACCCACTTTAATGATAAACTTAAATAATTTATGGGTTGTTGCTAGTAACCAGAGTAGCTTTTATTGTCTAAAAATACAGTTAATATACAACAAAAGGCGAGTTTCCCCGCCTTTGCTGCAACACACATTAGTATTTAAATTAAATTATCAAACTGTAGTAGAAGACTTAGTAGTATTAATCTTTTTTGGTCTTCCCCTATTCTTTTTCAGAGCCAACTTACGACGCTGTCTACGAATCATAGATGTGCTGATATTTTGCCCTGTCATTTCTGTTAACTTGGCCGCTAGTCCGTCATCAGATAATGCAGCATGATTATTCTGAATGTAATCTAATTCACTACTAGACCATTTTTTATAATTAGCCATTTTTTATTTCCTTTGTAAAGTTGACAAATTGCCACAACAACCTATTATAATAGGTATTGACCTATTTTGCGCAAGGTAAAATTATGAGTAATTCCAAAAAAATCACCAATGTTGCTTCTGTGCTGTGTACTAAAGCTTCAGGATGTATCGAAAATATAGCGGATGATCTTAACCAACCAGATGGAAAGTGTATAGCAGAGCTTATAAATGACCAAGAAAAATCTCAAGCCCAAGAAATGCCCATCAACACTTCCGAACAATGTAAATGAGCAAGAATTTTTGACAGTATTGGATAATATTAGTAAAAGATTGGCCTATAAATTCCAGTTCGGCTATCATAGTTTTGAGGATATGAAACAGCAGGCAGCCATATTTGCTCTAGAAGGCCTGGAAAAATATGACAAAAAACGCCCCTTAGAAAACTTCTTATGGACCCACGTAAGAAATAGGCTATTTAACTATAAACGAGATAATTATCAAAGACCCGATAAACCCTGTATTAGTTGTAGATTTTTTGATAAACATTGTAAGAACTCTACTAATCAGTGTTTAGAATATACAAATAAAGATGACTGCGAAGAATATGCAGCATGGAATAATAGAAACTCTAGAAAAAAGAACATAATGAAACCGGTAGGAATAGACGATCTGTCTGAAAGTCTCACCAGTGGAAATGCCAAACATTCAATATTAGATATTGTAGCTAATGAACAAATAATCACCCTGTTAGACAAACATATTCCTGCACAATACAGAGAAACATACTTGAGATTGAAGCATGGAGATAAAGTCTATAAGTCAGATCTCGTTAAATTAACCAAAGTTATTAAAAATATTTTATCTGAAAATAATTATGACATCTAATTCTAAAATACCTAAAAAAAGAGGACAATTAAGTTTAGATGAAGAAAAATATATTAGAGATAATATTACAACATTAAGTATTGATGAAATTGCTCAACATTTAAATCGAAGCTCAACTCCTATCGAGAGATACATTAGAGAATCTAAAATCAATTTATCGTCTCACGAAGAACAAATTAATGATCGAATACTTAGACAAAAACTATATACAAAAACATTTTGGCCAGAAATAGAAAAACAATTTGATAAAGATAGCGGAGAATTAGCATATTTTGAAAATACATGGATAGGACTCATCAAACAATTTAGAGAAGACGTTTTAGCAGCAGAAGAATTACAAATTAAACAGTTTATTACAATAGATATTCTCATCAATCGCAGTATGAAAGAAAGAAAGCGACACATAGCTGACACTGAAAAGCTTCAGGTACAAGTCGATAAAGAATATACTAAACCAGAGGACCAAAGAGATATTGCTAAATTGTCTAATTTAGAAACACAACTAAGTTTCGCTAGAAATAGTATTGCTAATTATACTAATGAATATACTAAACTATTAAATGAACAACAAAAGATAAGCAAAGATTTAAAAGCTACGCGAGAACAGCGCATAAAACGCATAGAAGATGGTAAAAGCTCTTGGATAGGCTTAATACGAATGTTAGAAGATGAAAATATTAGAGAAAAAGAAGGAAGACAAATGGAAATTATGGCTATGGCGGTAGAAAAAAGTAAAAATAAACTAGCTGAATACCACGAATATGCAGATCAAATAGTAGACAGCCCATTACTCACACCAGAAATCATTTTAGACAGAGGAGAATAGTACAGATGAAAACAGCTATTATTACAGGAATAACAGGTCAGGATGGATCATATTTAGCTGAACTACTACTAGACAAGGAATATAAAGTAATAGGATGTTATCGTAGATCTAGTATTAATAGTTTTGAAAGAATTAAGCACATAATAAAAGCCCCCAATTTAATTTTAGAAGAATTTGACCTCACAGACTCATCATGTTCTCATACATTAATTAATAAATATAGTCCTGATGAGATATACAATCTTGCAGCACAAAGCCATGTAGGAACCAGCTTCAAGCAACCATCTACCACTTTCGAGATAGATACTATAGGAGTTGTACACTGGCTAGAAGCCATACGAAGTCATGGCTCAGCCATAAAGTTTTATCAGGCTAGTACTAGCGAAATGTTTGGTCGTAATTTTAGCATATCTAATGATGGGAAAAAATATCAAGATGAAAATACCGAATTAATACCTCAGAGCCCATACGGAGTAGCCAAAGTAGCAAGTCACAGAATGTTGCAGATTTATCGTGAAGCATATGGTATTTTTGCTTGTTCTGGAATATTGTTTAATCACGAAAGTCCACGACGCGGGGACAATTTTGTTACTCGTAAAATCACAAAATATATAGGAGACTTAGTGAAAGGTAAAACCAATGATACCTTAAAATTAGGCAATTTAAATGCTAGTAGAGATTGGGGACATGCTAAAGACTATGTATATGCTATGCATCTTATGTTGCAACATAAAGTAGCTGATGACTATGTTATTTGCACCGGCTCTACATATACTGTGTTAGACTTTTTAAAGAAAGCCTTTGAAATAGTCAATCTTGATTATAAGAAGTATGTAGATATTGATCCTTCATTATATAGACCAGCAGAGGTTCAGTATCTTAGGGGAGTCAATACTAAAGCACAACAGCAATTAGGCTGGAAACCATCTACAACTTTTGATGATTTGGTAAAAGAAATGGTTTTACACGATACTAATTAGCTATGTTTAGAAATTTTAAAGATCCTGCCTATAAAAAATGGAGAGAACAAGTATATCAAAGAGATAAGTATAAATGCAGATGGCCTAATTGTAATATGAAAAAAAAATTAAACGCCCATCACATCAAAACTTGGTCAAATTATCCCGGTTTGAGATTTAACACAGAAAATGGTATTACATTGTGTAAATATCATCATGATTTAATTAAGGGTATGGAAGAAATATATGCTGCAACTTTTTTAAGAATTTTAGCTAATGATAGACTTCAGTAATTTTCATATAATTATAGATACCAGAGAACAACATCCATGGTCTTTCGATCACATGGAAAAAAGTATATCTAAATTAGATACTGGGGATTATTCCTTAAAAGGATTAGAACATATTTTTTGTATAGAGCGTAAAGGTAGTGTAAGTGAATTTGCTAATAATATTACAGAAAAAAGATTTAAAGATGTTATTGAAAGAATGAATAAAATACCTAATTCTTTCTTACTATGTGAATTTGATCTAGAAGATGTTTTAATATATCCTGTGGGATCTAATGTTCCTAAACGCATGTGGGATAAGTTAAAAATATCGCCTAAATTTATTTTGAAACACATGATAGAATTACAAATAATATATAATATTAAACTGGTATTTTGTGGTAATGCATCTAATGCCGAAAAGATGGCTATCAGTATCATGAGAAAAATTTATGAATATCACGGACAGCCAAAAACAGATCTTTGACGATGCTTGGCTAGACCTAGGAGATCTTAATTCTCTTAGTATAGCAAGCAATCCAATGATTGGTAGATCAGAACAGGATATAGAAAATCCAGATTTACATCTTATAAAGTTATTAAAAAGTCCTAGATACATAGCAACAACATGTAAATTACTATTTAATATAGAATTGCATCCTATGCAAGTAGTAATTCTACAAGAATTTTGGGAAAGACCATTTCCTATGTATATCGCTAGTCGTGGTTGGGGTAAATCTTTTCTTTTAGCTTTATATTCTATATTACGATGTATTTTTAATCCTGGTACTAAAATTGTAATAGTTGGCGCAGCTTTTAGGCAGAGTAAAATTATTTTTGAGTATATGGAAACTATCTGGAGAGGCAGTCCTATTCTGAGAAGTATTTTTAATGGTAATGATGATGGTCCTCGTCGAGATGTTGATAGATGTACTATTAGATTAGGAGATAGTTGGACCATAGCTGTTCCTATGGGAGATGGTAGCAAAATCAGAGGTTTAAGAGCTCATATTATTATTGCGGACGAGTTTGCATCTATATCTCCGGATATTTATGAAACAGTAGTCGCTGGTTTCGCAGCAGTTTCAGCTAGTCCTATCCAGAATGTTAAAGAACAAGCCAAAAAAAGAGCCATGATCGAAGCAGGAGTATGGAATGAAGAACTAGAACAGCTAAGTCAAAAAATGGGTAATCAGGCTATTATATCAGGAACAGCAGACTATTCATTCAAACATTTTGCTAATTATTGGAAACGATATAAAACTATTATAGAAAGCAAAGGAGATAATAAAAAATTAGAAGAAATTTTTAATGGTGAAGTACCAGAAAATTTTAATTGGAAAGACTATAGTATTATTAGAATACCATATGAACTCATACCTAAAGGCTTCATGGATGACAAACAGGTTGCTAGAGCAAAAGCCACCATTCATACTGGCATATATAATATGGAATATGCAGCATGCTTTACGGCTGACAGCGATGGGTTTTTTAAGAGAAGTTTAATCGAAAGTTGTGTCACTAGCGATACACGACCCATTATATTAAATAACCAGATCATTGTCTTTGATTCTGTTACTACTGGCAATAATTTTAGTAAATATATCTATGGTATCGACCCAGCCTCTGAAAGAGATAATTTTAGTATTGTAGTCTTAGAACTACATCCTGATCATGCTAGAATTGTTTATTGTTGGACTACTAATAGAACTAATTTTAAAGAGCGTCAAAAAACTGGTTTAATTAATGAATATGATTTTTATAGTTTTTGCGCTCGTAAAATCCGAAACTTAATGAAAGTATTTCCTCCTTTGAAAATAGGAATGGATGCTCAGGGTGGTGGTATAGCTATCGAAGAGTCGCTGCATGATCCGTCAAAATTAGAAAATGGAGAAATATTGATATGGCCTACTATCAATAGAGACAAGCCTAAGGATACAGATGATCAGCCAGGACATCATATATTAGAGCTGGTACAATTTGCTAAAGCAGACTGGACTAGTCAAGCTAATCATGGCTTACGAAAAGATTTAGAAGATAAAGTATTATTATTTCCTAGATTTGATCCTCTTACATTGGGCTTAGCTTTAGATCAAGAGGGCAAAAATATTCTAGACACCGATCTTAATCCTTTATATGATAGCTTAAGTGAGTGCATATTGGAAATAGAAGAATTAAAGAATGAACTTACCACTATTGTAATGACACAAACAAGTACAGGATCTGGAGGTCGTGATCGTTGGGATACTCCAGAGGTTAAATTACAAAATGGAAAAAAGGGTAGACTACGTAAAGACAGATATAGCGCACTATTAATAGCTAATATGATAGCTAGACAATTAAAGACATATTTGGTAGCACCATCTTATGATGTTATTGGAGGAAATAGAACGGAAATAGTGAAACAAGATGGTCAATTATACAAAGGCCCTGAATGGTTTACTTCTGGAGCTAATGAAGACCTATATAATGGCATATATCGATAATTAGTGTATGAATAGATAATTCAATTACAATACTATTACATTTAGAATATAAATTATGGCCAATAAAAAGTATCCAAAAAGTTCAGCTATAGACGATCAATCTATTATCGGCCAAGAAGCATATGTTACATGGGGAGATGATTTATCGTCAAAAAGAGAAGCTCTAAATAAATCTTCTGAATCTATGTCAGAATATACACTTATAGAGCATCAACATGCTAATGCTAATAGACGATATGGGTTAAATTATTCCAATCTAGATGGTAGCACCGGCGGCCGCCCAGGCTTAACCAGATCTGACTATGATTTTTTTCGTCCAGACGAAGCAGTACCCAAACACATCAAAGGTATTATCAAAAGAGCAGAAGATATTTATCAGAGAGTAGGACTAGTTAAAAATGTCATAGATCTTATGGGTGATTTTGGTTCTCAAGGAATTCGATTAGTACATAAAAACAAAAGAATAGAAAGATTCTATAGAAGTTGGTTTAAAAAAATAAAAGGAAAAGAACGTAGCGAAAGATTTCTTAATAATCTGTATAAAACAGGTAATATAGTAATTAATAGACAAACAGGTAAATTAAGCTTAAAAGTTTCTGATAATTTATATAGAGCAGTAGGCTCTCCTGATTTAACTGTAGACGACTTGGATTCTATTAAACTAGAAAAAAGAGAGATACCGTGGAAATATACTTTTATAGACCCATTCTATGTTGATGTGTCTGCTGGTGCTCTAGCATCTTTTAGTTCGCTTAAAACTTATGAACTATCTTTGCCAGCTAATCTTAGAAGAACTATTAATAGTCCTAAAAGCACTCAAGAGCAAGAAATTGTAAATAATTTACCATCACAAATTCTGGAAGCAGCTAAAAGTAAAAAGCCGTTTCCTTTGTCCGCAGACAAAACACTTGTTTTTCACTACAAAAAAGACGATTGGCAACCTTGGGCTTATCCCATGGTATACTCTATCATGGATGATATTACAGTTATCGAAAAATTAAAATTAGCTGATATGGCAGCGCTCGACGGAGCAATATCAAATATCCGTATTTTTAAATTAGGTAGTTTAGAGCATAAAATAGCTCCTACCAAAGCAGCAGCTGGTAAATTAGCTCAGATTCTAGGAAATAATGTTGGTGGAGGCACAATGGACTTAGTTTGGGGGCCTGATATAGAGTTGTTAGAATCCAATACTAATGTTCATCAATTTTTAGGCGAAGCTAAATATATACCACATCTTAATAGTGTCTATGCTGGTCTTGGCATTCCTCCCACCCTAACAGGTACTTTTGGGGCAGCAGGAACAACCAATAATTTTATTAGTCTAAAGACACTAACTCAAAGATTACAGTATGGAAGAGATTTATTGACAGAATTTTGGGATAAAGAAATTGCATTAGTACAAAAGGCTATGGGTTTTAAATATCCTGCAAAGATAGAATTTGATAGAATGGATCTTAGTAACGAAGATTCTGAAAAAGCATTATTAATTCAATTGGCTGATCGTAATCTTATTAGTGACGAACTCTTACAAACTCGTTTTGGTTTTGATCCAGATATAGAAAAATCTCGTCTCAATAGAGAACATAGAGATCGAAAGGGTTCAAGAATGATAAATAAATCTGGTCCGTGGCATGATCCTCAGCCAGACAATAGTTTGAAAAAAATAGCTTTACAAACAGGTATAGTTACGCCGAGCCAGGTGGGTTTGCAACTCGATACTAAAAAAAATGGAGAGAAGAATTCTCTAGAACTCAGACAAGCTTTTAAACCAACCCAGTTGGTCAAAGATTCGCCAGAATCTTTGCCAGGCGAACCACAGCAAGGCCGACCCCCATCATCTAAAGATTCCAGTAAAAGATCTCCCAAAAAATTTGCCCCACAAACCGGAGCTAAATTAATCTTATGGTGCGCCCAAGCTCAAGAACAAATCAATAAAATTGTAAATCCTATCATGCTAGAGTTTTTCAACAAAAAAAATCTACGTAGTTTATCCAATCAAGAGATCGAAGAACTAGAAAAGCTTAAAAGCTCCATATTCTTTAACTTGGATCCTTTCTGCACCATATCCCAAGAAAAAATCTTAAATACTATTAATTCTCCGTTAAATAACACAATTATTAATGAATATAGTGTATGGTTAAAGCAGTTGTCTTTATCTATTGGTAAAGAAATTAGTACTGATGAAATTAAACACGCTAAAACCTCATTTTATCATTTTTTATACAGTGATAAGGTTTAATATTATATGATTATATATGACCAAGAAATTAATGATGGATTAAATAATCAAATTTTATCATCCTCTACTATAGCATATGCTTCCATAGCATGCCCTCTGATAAATAACGACCCGTCTACTCGTATTAAAGATCAATTTATTAGTTTAGCTTCTTTAGATGATGCAGACTTGTATTATGTACAATCTATATTAGTTAGTTCATCATGGAATAAAAATGATGATATTTTTGATAAACTTGAAGTATGGAAAGCTAGGCACACACCAGAAGATAAGCCGACAAATCTTGAACACGATGAAAATCTTATTATAGGTCACATTACAGCTAATTGGCCGATTGATGAGAATGGTAGTCGTATAGATGAAAACATAGATATTAATAGTATTCCAGATAAATTTCATATTCTAACCGGCTCTGTAATATATCGAGCTTTTACAGATCCTACTCTCAAAGAACGTGCTGAAAACCTCATCACAGAGATAGAAAATGGTACCAAATATGTTAGCATGGAATGTTATTTTGATGGATTCGATTACGGCTTAATTCATAAGAACACTGGAGAATATAAAATATTGCAGCGAAATAATAGTACTGCATATTTAACTAAATATTTAAGATCATATGGCGGAGCCGGTGAGCATGAGATCTATAAGATTGGTCGTGTACTTAGAAATATTACTTTTAGTGGTAAGGGATTTGTGGACAAACCCGCTAATCCAGATAGTATAATTTTTACAAAAGAAAATATTTCTAGTTTATTCGATAAAAAAAATGATGATTTATCAAAATCAGGTGTAATATTAAATCAGTCTACTTCAACCGTGGAGAATATAATTATGAGCGAAATTTTAGAAAAGCAAGTCGCAGAACTAGGCGCTAAAATCGATACAGTATCATCTGCTTGCGCCGAAACTGTTAAAGAAGCATACAGTATTGCTTCGGAACTTAAGGATTCTAATCAGAATCTTTCTAGTACACTTCAGGCCAAAGAAGAAGAACTTGCTTCACTTCAAGCCGCCAAGAAACTACAAGAAGAAGAAACAGAAAAAATGAAAGCATCTTTTGACGAACAGCTCGAAGCAGCTATGAAAAAATGGCAAGCAGAAAAAGATTCTATGGAAGAAGAATCCAAGAAAACCAAGGCAGAATTAGAAGCCTTAGTCGAAACTTTAGCGGGCTATAAGTCTAAAGAAGAAGAAATGCTCAAGAAAGAAAAGAAAATGAAAAGAATGGCAGCATTACTTTCTGCTGGTTTAGACAATGATACCGCAACTTCCACCGTCGATAAATTTGATAGTATTGACGATGAGTCGTTCGAAGCTATGACTACAATTCTGGCCGCTGTTAAGCCTTCAATGAAAAAAGAAGAAGAGGCCATGATGATGAAACCTTCTAAGAAAATGGCTGCAGAAGAAGCTGTTGCTGCTCTTGAAACAGTAGAAACAGAAGAAGCTATTGAACTTAGTGTTGGTAGTGATTCCACAGAATCACCAGTAGAAGCTATTCGTTCTGAACTTGTAGAATTTGTTAGTGCTAGATTAAGTAAAAACTCAAAATAAGGGAGAATAAAACATGGCTCTTAAACCAGATCGTATTGAACTTCAAACAGATATCTCTTACTTCATGAACAATTCTACTACTTCTACTATAGAACGTGGTGGTGTTGCTTCTATCAGCACCGGTGGTTCGGGAGTAGCTATGGATGATAGCTCGGCTGTAGTAGCATATGCTACCACTGCTAGTGGCTGCAAACCAGTAGGTGTACTCTTAAATGACGTAGTGAATATTGATTTGACTAGACAACACATCAATTGGCACAAAGATGAAGTGCAAGGTGGTGGCAAAGTTACTTTGCTACAAGTTGGTCAAATTACTACAAATAGAGTAGTAGGCTCTCCAACTGCTGGCGCTACCGCTTATGTTGGTGCCAGCGGAAACTTCTCTGCCACACCACCCAGTGATGCTGGCACAGAAGATGAAGCTTATCGCGTTGGTCGTTTCTTGAGTGCAAAAGATGCAGATGGTTACGCAAAAGTAGCAGTCAACATTGCCTAATAACAAACGGAGAAAATAAACATGTCAGCAGTAAATAGTAAACCTTTTCAAGCAACACCAGAACTTACAGATCTTTTGATCAAGTCTGGTTCACAACACAGAGAAACTTCTTTAGCTGCCAACGCAGAATTTGCCAAAGCTCTAGAGCAGCCTCTTCGTCAGGCCGTACTTAGCGGCAATATTCTAGACGGTATCTTTGAACCTATTCGTTTAGCTCAAAGCGCTACTCCAGAATTTCCATTAGATTTCTTGGCTCCTGGTACAGAAAAGGACTTTGTCGCCTATACTGTACCCAACCACGGTTATATCCCAGAGCGACATGTAGAAGGCGATTACGTTATGGTACCAACATTTGATATTGGTGCTAGTATCGACTATCTCCTAAAATACGCTAGAGACGCCCGTTGGGACGTTGTTGGTCGCGCAATGGAAGTTCTAGAAGCTTCATTTGTTAAAAAGATGAACGATGATGGCTGGCATACTCTTCTAGCCGCTGGCGTTGATCGTAATATCGTTGTTTATGATAGCGATGCCGCTAGTGGTCAGTTTACAAAGAGATTGGTTTCTCTTATGAAAACAGTTATGCGTCGTAACGGAGGCGGTAACTCAGCTAGTAACAATAGAGGTCTATTAACAGATCTTTATATTTCTCCCGAGGCAATGGAAGATATCCGTAATTGGGGTCTCGATCAGGTTGATGAAGTAACACGCAGAGAGATTTACACAGCTGCCGATGGCACAGTAAATCGCGTTTTCGGCGTTAATCTTCATGATCTAGATGAACTTGGCGAAGGTCAAGAATACCAGTTATTCTTCAATAACACACTCTCAGCTACTTTACCGGGTGGCGACAATGAGCTTGTTGTTGGTCTTGATCTACGCAAGAGAGATAGTTTCATTATGCCAATCCGTGAAGAAGTTCAGATTTTTGAAGATGATACTCTTCATCGTCAAAAGAGAGCTGGTTTTTACGGCTGGGCAGAACAGGGCTTTGCTGTTCTAGACAACCGCAGAGTGATTTTAGGCTCTCTATAATAGTTCTTGACTTTGATATAGCTAAAATAAAAGAGGGACCAGTTTATCTGGTCCTTCTTTTTTTATATACCTAGCAAAAGGTGTATATCTTCTATATAAGCAGCATTTTTTCTTATAGGAATTATTATTATGTCTTGGCAAACAGAAATACCTATTATTGTGCGCACGCTAATCAACGATTTAAGTGATCAACCTACTTATAGCGACGAAAGGATACTGCAAGTTATAACAGTAGCAGCAAAATATGTTCAATTTGACGTGGTTCTTGAACATCAATATCTGGTCGATGTTACCAATCCAAACATTAGTCCAGATCCTACTTCTGATAGAGATGAAATTTTTATTAGTTTAGTCAGCTTGAAAGCTGCTTGTATTGTTGATCAAAGTACTTTTAGAACCAAAGCTGCCAATGAGGGTATAAGAGCAGCACTCGGTCCAGCTCAATTATCTATAGCGGGCAGTTTAGCGGGATGGAAAACTATACTAGAACAAGGTCCTTGTGCAGCATACGATGAACTAGTTTCTCATTGGGATGTTGGGCAAGCTACCACTGCTAAGGCTATTCTCAGTCCATTCGTTGGAAATAATTTTGATCCCAGATATTTACAAACCTATACTGATAGATCACGATATTTCTATTCTTGATCATAGGAGACAACCATGGCAGCTGCTGAATACAGTTTTACAATGGAAAAAGGAACAGCTTTTGTTATTGCTTTTGAATATAAGAACGATAATAATACTGCTATTAATTTGACAAATTGGTGTGCAAGACTCAGATGGATAGAAGATCAACCAGAAAATCCCATTATACGTACTTTTGTGACAGATACACGAAATAGTCAATATGAGTTTTATATAGATCCATTATTAGGTAAACTAATTTTAAGAATACCAGCTAGTCAAACAGCTCAATATACCTTCGGTGGTGCAAGATATGATCTAGAATTACAAGAGCCGAACGATTTATATTCTGGTGGAGGGAAAAAAGTATTTAGAATTTTACAAGGCTCTATTGGATTGATATCAAGAAATGTTCCTGGTACTGAAGCATTTCAGTGTGATATTAATACGCAAGATGATTGTGGACAATGTTCGTCATTAGGCAATTAATAATCAAATGAGTATAGTATCCGTTCAAGAGCAATTTCAACCATCTAGATATCTTGTAATATCTAATTTATCTAATTCACAAGAGATATCTACAACCAGAGTTCTAGTATCTGATTTAAGAACTAATACTATTAATTTGGTCACCATAGAAAAAGGTCCAGTCGGCGATACTGGACCACAAGGACCTAAAGGAGAACCCGGTAAAGATGGTTTAATTTTTAATGTATTGCCAATTACTAGTGGAGGTACCAATAATACTAATTTTGATACCAATTATTTGATCTCATATGATGGAAATAAACTTGTTAGCTCTCCGTATACCGTTAATGATATAGTTAATCTGAGTAATGCTACTAATAATAGTATAACTGGTATAATAGCCGGTTCTGGAATACAACGCACAATCGGTCCCAATAATACTTCTATTTTAGATGTAAAAATCGGAGATGGTCTAAGAATTTCCAACTCTACTATTGTAGTAGATGATAGTGTCGTTAGAGCTACTGGCGTTAATATAAATCAATTGATCGGCACGCTCCCAATTTCTAAGGGAGGCACAAGTAATTCTTCGTATTCTGTTAATAGATTAATTTATTACAATGGTTCTAGTTTTAGTTCTTTTCCTTTGAATACTGGAAATATTGTAGTTAGCGGATCCACTATAAATATTGTAGCTGGTTCTGGTCTTATTGGCGGAGGACTGACCACAGTACCAAACGGCACGGTGGTTTTGGAAATTGGTCCTTCTTCAGATATTTTAGTTGAAGAAAATTCTATATCTTTAACTCCTGTAGGATCTCCAGGAACATATACCAAAATTACGACAGATGATAAAGGAAGAGTCATATCTGGATCATCATTAACTATTCAAGATATTATTGCATTGTTGGGATATACTCCTTGGCATGCCGGTAACGACGGAGAATCATCCGGACTGGATGCTGATTTATTAGATGGGAGGCATGGATCTTTTTATCAAAATGCTAACAATTTATCTGGCACATTAAATTTAGATAGACTGCCCAATTTACACAGTCAATCCCAAGTAGGAACCAAATTTGTTATCAATACCAAAGGCCTGATAGAAGATGTATATCTCGCTGATTCTCAAGATATTATTTCTTCTCTTGGCTATAGGCCGCTAAATGCTGAATCAGATGACACAAAATTAGGATCATTAAATATTATTGGTAATTTAATTACTAGTGCTGGAGATGTTAGCCTATATGACAATCTTCCTCTGTTAGGTACAAACAGACCTAATATATTACCCTCCGAGCCAAGAGGATTTACTTTTAATTATGGTGGATCTTTTACTAATAAAACAGGTATCTTAGCATATTATCCTACAGATAATCAACTTAGATTGATTACTAATATTTTTGGATCGGGTTCTAGTATAGATGCTAATGATATAAATCAGGACGATATTAATGGAGGAGATGCTCAATCTATTTATATAATAGAGAATCTACAGGGAGATACTAGTACAGTTTTATTTAGAGAAATTGCAGATCAACTATATATTAGTACAAATACATCTCAAACTATATATGGCTTTAAAAGATTCTTAGCAGACTTAGAGGTTGCATCACAATTACGTATACTGGGAGACAATGCTACTCCTACTAGACCTCCGTTGTCTGTTGGTAATAATAATTTATTAGTAACTAATTTAAATGCGGACTTATTAGATAATGCGCACGGATCATTTTATCGTAATGCAGCAAATATCACTGGGTCTTTTAGTTATAATAATGTTACCTTTGATCACATTCAGGGCGAAAATAATTTTATACCTAAGTTTACAGATCCCAGAGAACCTTCTCGTCAAATCACAGCATCTAATATTTTACAAAGATCTAATGGCGACATAGAAATTAGTAATGAAAGGAATCTGATTGTTGGACTAGATGATAATGTTACTGATAGTGCTTCTATTAATACGCTCACTGTTGGAGAAAACAATTTCACCAGTTCTGAAAATAGCATATCAATAGGTCAACATAATATATTAGCCGGCTTTAATTCTGCTACTATCGGCAGTCGCAATATGGCAAGTGGCGATAATTCTATTGCTACTAATTTAGGTTCTACTACCAGAAGTGATCAGTCAGTAGCTATGGGTTCTTATGGCATAACAGAGGTGCCTAACCAGTTTGCTTTTGGAGCTTTTAGAACAGTGGGTTCTGGTAATCAAATTTTGGAACACGGACAGTATTCAACTGTTGCAGCTTATTTAAGGGGCACAGAGACGGATGGTAATTGGCGCTCTATGACACCTATTATTAATTTACCTAAAGATAAAACTATAGCATTCAATATAGAACTATTAATTAATAAAGGTCTAAGTAGCGGTGTTGGACATTTTCTTTTTGAAAGTGGTATTATTAATAATGCAACCTATCGTAATCCTTTAAATATTACAGAAATACTAAATAGTACAACTGTTCCCAATAGCGGAACTAAAATACAAGTATTTAATAACTCTCAACTACGTAGACATTATCATTTTTGGAACTATACAAATCCAGTAAGACCAGAATCGCCAACCCGAGTCGGACAATATATAAATTGTCTGGATGCTCCTAATAGAGAACTTGATATATCTATTCGACATTTACCTACTTATCATATGTATACTCCAACACAGGTACATATAAGTGGCATATTCGAAAAAACTTTTGATGGTAATCTCATTCTAGATGTATCTAAACCTAGATATAGCGGTATTTTTACCCAGTCGTTTACAAGTCCTCATATCTCCATATACAGTAAAAATCATGGCGTGGTACAAGACTCAGAAGTAGATATAGAATTTGTAAGCAGCTCTAAATATTTTTTACCCAAAAAGAGATATAAAGCTCTGCTAAGTGGTCAAGACTCCTTTTTTGTATCATCACCAGAATGGAGAGGAGTCAAACAAACACTAAATAACGAAACTAAAATTTATATTCAAAATACTAGTGAATATAATAAATTATTTGCATTTGATTTTATTGCTTCTATTAGTAATAATATCATTACTTTACCCATCGGTACGGTAAATAATGCCGGCTATAGAATAGATCAAATTGCTAAAAATAATATGAATATTAAGCTTGTACAACCTTATTCTAATATAGCCTATAATCGAATTATACAATCTATTAGTGGCAATAAATTATTTATTAACTATCCATTATACTCAGATAGTCCTAATCCACAACAATTTACTGGAGATATTCGTGTTATTCTAGATAATTACTCTTTTTTTGTATATAAAGAATGCGATAGTCTTTATATTAATTCTGAGTTTCAAAATATCAAAGATGCAAAAGCCACAAATACTGCGCAGTTTTTCCCTGATGCGAGATTTTCATTTGTAAATGACGGCGGATCAGGCACGGTGATCAATCCCCAAGATGCTCTTTTATACAGCAATCAAAATAATTCTATAGAGATAGCTGTTGATGATATTGATCAAAATGGAATATTTGATTTAGATGATGTAACAAATGTGGCCACAAACAATAATCCTTTTATATTTTCTATATCTATACCATACAACATTACTAATATTTCAGATGGCTCCGTTGTTTCTGTAAGACCCGTTTTTAATAATAATACAGGAACATTAAATTTATATCATAGAAATACATATAATTGTAGTTATAGCTCTACATACTCTGATCTCAATAAACATAGTGGCTGTTATATTAGATGGAAAGATGATAGTAATTATCACAGAATATCTATTTTTGATTCTGGAAATAAACCTGTCAATTTTATATCCAATCCTCCGTCATTTGAGTTATCTAACGGATATTTATCTGATAATAATAAATTTTTTAATATTCAACAAAGTGGTAATAGATATTATTTATATACTAATACATCTTTTGATTATGAAACTAATAATATAATTCCCATTAGAGTTAAAGCATCATCACACAAAGATAATATTGCTCCTAATTTTGAAAAAATTCTTTATATCTATATACAGAATCAACAAGAAAATCCTTTAGTAGCTAAACCTATTGGTAATTTTAATATTTATGCTAATGATATTTTTGAATATAATGTTCCTAGTGATACTTTTTCTGATTCAGATCATGGAGAACTAAAATATTCCGCAGAGATAAAAGGTGGACACTCCTTACCAAGATGGTTAGTATTTAATAGCCAAACTATTAGTTTTAGCGGAACGCCGGATATATGCGATATAGGAGCTTATTCTATAGATTTAATAGCTACAGACGAAGATGGCTTGAGTATTACAGATAATTTTATTATCGAGGTTGCCGATAATCCTGTATCAACCATGGAAGTCTTCGCTTATGACGTGAGCAATATTCTAAGAACAGAAAATATTTATCTTACACAAAATCATTTGGAGGAAAACGCACCTCCGGCTACACTTGTTGGAGAATTGCGTCATATCGGAGGATATAATCCATACATAACATTTTTGACTGCAGAAAATAATTTTTCCGGCATCTTGAATAAAAATAGCGATATCGTCACAAAATGTAAGCCCATTTTACAACATTATATCCCAGCATCTATATCAGGATCTCCAGAGTTTCTATCTATTTATTCTGATGTATCTCTTAAAGACAATCTTAACAATACTTTGGGATCTGGATATAAAGTAAAAAATGTATATAAGCCAACTATTTTTAGCGGAACACCTATTAATAATGGCAAAATTATTTTTGATAATACTAATTTTGATTATTCTGTATCTACATTATTTACAAATCAGTTATTACCCATGAGGAATGTTAATCCGTCTTTTGGTTCTAGGATGAGAATCGGCTCATTTAATGATTATAGCGCCACGTTGACGAATGGATTATTACAAGAAAAAAGAGGTTCAGATATAGAGCTTATTTTGACCGAGAATAATGAAGTTATAAATCATAATATGAATGAACTTTTAATTTCTTATTATATTGAGGAAGAAGACCGATTTAATGATATATGTTCAGAGAATGAAGTAGATAAATTAATATATACTAACTATCATGAATATAAAAATATTTCATGGTCCACCAAAAATATGTACTCTTGGTTATTCACAGAGTCTGAAGATTCTAATTTGGTGCCAGAAAATAATGTTCTCCAGAACCTACAAAGCGAAAATATATCTAACCTAGAGAGTATTTCGTATCCACCCACTTATACAAATATAGAATTATTAACAGAAAATTACGAGAATATAAATGATGAAGCTTATTTTTCATTAACGGATAATATTGTAGATTATGTGTGGTACTCTGATGATCCTATAAAAATTTATCGACAATTTCATAACAATATTGATAGATCTTTTATAGACAATAAGAGTCCTAATTATCCGCTAAATCCATTACAACAATTATATTACAGTAATGATACTATAGGATTATTACAGTCAAATATAGATTATACTAGAGATAACAATCAATTAAATTATGCTCATGACTACTGGTATTTTGATAAAGAACTTAATAATGCTGTCTTATATGTCGATAAATTAGGTTCTGATGATAATGCTCATTTTATTACAGAGCAACGCATTTATGCTGGAGCCTACATTGATAGCGCCCCATATGAGTATGGTTTATTAATCACAGAGGATGGCCATGGAATTATTTCTAATACAAAAACTCATCATGGATCAAGAATAGAGTTATCTGATAGATATGAAATTTTGGAATCAATTAATATATTTAATGATAATGGCAAAATTTTTCTCGATTCTTCTATTGACTCTCTTCTTTGTGAAAATAACGATCTTGTAGTACACGACTATGCCATTAGCGCTAAGAGTGGTACGGCGTACATCCTATTTCCTGGTAAAAATAATCAGATTAAAATTAATTATCCTAATAGAGCATCATTATCTGCTAATAGAATAGGTCATGGTCAACAGGGATATTATGAAGATCAACTGTCTCTATTACCCACAAGTCTAAAATTTACTGAACCAAACTTTTTCTATACCTGGGGTAAGCTTATTCCGTATAGACTTTATACAGATGAATATGCTATAAGACTTGATTCTGCTTATAGCGGAATATCTCAAAATGGCAAGATTTGCTATTCTGGTAATATTCCTGATTCTGGACATTATTTTCCAGAAATTTTTCAGACCTATAACTTTACTACCTATACAGGTATTTGCCCGATACCTTCATTATCTGGAGGCTTTAACGGCTTTGGTATCAGAGAAAATTATAATGATAATGGAGAGTATGTTACGGGACTAGTTACTTTTTATACGGATGTAACATCTTCTAAGATTTCTATTAGTGCTATAAATGATGAATTTAATTTAGATGAACGAAATACCGATTATCTCAGGATCTATAACCCGGTCACATCCGCGTATAATCCTCAATTGCCTAGAATAGATACTTATTTCGATATCGATATTTTATCTGACAAAGCTTTTTCTGTAGAAAATTTATTTTTATACCCATCCATATATAATATTGTTCATTCCGGTAATATTTCTGTTAATCTAGATCGTAATCATAATCGTAAGAGCTATAGTCCTAAAATAGTAAATAGAATACCCATAGTTTTTGATACTGTCTATAATTCAAATCAAAATCGCTTACCAAAAAATAACTTTTTTGATATAGAGAGTATCAGCGGAAATAAAATCTACGTTAAGGATGACAGAAGCTATCTTCTTAAAGAAAGTATTTATCCTGATTATTTTAATCATGCTGTACGAGCATCCTATTTGACCAATGGTTGTTCATTTTTAGGATCTTTATTTCATAATAATAATAAGATATATGATATAAGACCCAATTTAAATTTATTTGATCAAGTCTATAATAATGCTACTTTCGAATTTGACAAGAACAAAAAAGAACTCGCTATAAATTTACCTACTGGTCTTGTAAAAGTATTTGACAATATTGAACTATTCAATTTTGCTGCATTATCTCCTTATATGATTTTTGATACGTCTAAAGTCTACCACACAGGCTTCACTGTATTGCAACAAAATATGTCTATCAGAAATACCGATCCCACTCCGGAACAAGATTTTATATTGATGGAAAGATCATTAACAGTTCTAGCTCCAGATAATATCGAAAGACTAACCTTCAATAGTGATATATTCAGTAATTCGGTGTCAGGGACATGTTCTATTTCGTCTAAATTAGCAAATAGACTTGCTACCGGATATTTATTAAACTACACAGACAATATATCTAATCAATCTGGTCACCAGGTGTTAAGTATTCAAAACGGATATCAATTATCTGGAGTTATTCCTCGTAATCATAATATTCTATCATCCACTGGAATTCTTCTAGATGACAGGCTGGGTTTTTCTAGTGTAATATCTACCGGATCTCCGATTCTACTTAGCGGAGTGAAAACACACAAGATCGTTGACTCCGATGATATTGGGTATACAGAATTTTATAGGATTAATGCCTCTGGATTCCCTGTTCATCACTTGTTATCTAGTGGTATTTATGGTAAAGGAACTGTTTCTTTGCCATATAAGATTTTTATAGATACAAGCGGATCCAGCACAAATACGAGAATGGTAGAACTTTTATATCTTGGACATAACCCTAATACTCTAAATTTTTATGGAGTATTGAGCACGTCCGGATCAATGGGAGATTTTTCTATCACACAAATAAAATTAGCTGATCAATTGCACATCGATTATTTAAATAAATTAGGTGTTGTTTCCGGCGTAACTCCTGTGATAGATACCGGAACACTAGGCTATGATTCAAATATTAATTGGTCTATACCAGTTGATAGATATGATATCATTCAGTTGAGAATTGATCCTAATAATATGCCTTCTGGTAATAATGCTTGTTATTTATATGCATATATGCAAGATCCGGCTGATCCCTTACCTCTTAAGCTAGATCATCCGTCGCTAGTTAATACTGGCATAGCATACTTTCCTTCTTATAAAGAGATAAATAAATCTTTATTTTATATTTTACCAACTATTAATACTACAGTTAAATATTGTAATCTTAATCAACCATATAATAAAAATAATAATATATTTTATAATGGCAATATTATTCAGTTAACTCGCTTAGATTCTATTAAAAGTTTTCTTAATAAAAATGATCATATTAAATTACAAAAAATTAATGATGTAAATATTATTGGTGGATCGCATATCAATAAAATAAATAACAGCAATGAGACCACTCATATAACAGGAATATCTATAGACGGAAAGATCGCCATACCTCCAAATCAATATATGTATGCTAGCAAAGCTTTGTTAGAAGACACAAACAGACATGTAGACGTATTCTCTACTGGTATTAACACTCGAACTCCTATATCTGGATACATCGATTTTGTAGGGTATAATTCCGGATCGTTTAACTTAATAGACTATAACAATCTTATAGTGCAGTCTCATGGAGGTTCTACTGCTAGGTGGCCCCAGGATACTGATGGGCATCTTGTTCCTCCTATATTTACAGGTATATATTCTGTAGTAGATAATGGTACTTCATCGTGTACCTCTGGAAGATTATGTGTATCAATATCTGGATATAAAAATACTCCTATATCTGATTATATGTTATTTGATAAATATTATTATTTTGATTTTATTGATGGTATGCCATCATCTAGTAATCTTTATAAAATTAAAGATAAATTATCATATCAAAAAATATCTATAGATATACCATATGATACTAGTTTGATTAATAATTCTGGTCTAGTTTACATAATAGATAGTCACTTTAATATCAAGCCCCACCTGGATCCTAATTTAAATAATGCCTTTATAAGAAATGTTGCCACGCTTTCTAATGTAAATAATATTGATCTGCTGGAACATACTATACATGCATTTGACGACAGTACTAAAAAATGGAACCATATCTTCCATCTGCCTCAAACATTACCAGCATTTTCATCTTATCCCATCTCTGTGTCCATAGGTTCTGCGTTACAATCTGGTAATATTGTCAATTATCCAGAAATTCCCAAAATAGGCATTCGTGATGTGTCGGTATTAAAAAATAGAGATTTTGCTATATTTAATCCTGTAACTAATAATATGTCGACCTATACTGATACTGATGCGCTTACAGTGAGAGTTAGGATCAGCGGAGGTACTCCTCCATTAAATAGCAATATTTCTATTAATACTCCTAAGATATTTATTAGCGGAGTAGCGGAATATAGTTTTCTATATTTTGATAGTTTATATGGATATACATCATCTGGCTGGAATATAGGCATCAATATCTATCCGTTTAAAAATACTGGGGTGTTTCCTATAGCGATTGGTGTCTTTGATGAAACTGGTTCAGATTATAGATATCTTAATTTGAGTATTACTGAAAGACCTATGATAGTACCTACCTATCCTACTGGGTATGCATCAGTAACTTCTCCTTATTGGAAGCTATATTTTGATGTTAAAGGTATAGATTTAGGAGTTAATAATCCTAACGATCAAGGATTATTCGTTTACGGATCACCCAATGATTTCAGTTATGATTTTGTAAGACATTCATCTTCTGAGCTAGAGCTTATAGGCTATCCAGCTGGTGGTGGATTTTCTACTGGTATTTGGAATCCAATAGTTATTGTCAATGATTTTAATAGCGGTCAAATAATAGCTTCGGGTAGTGGTTCTTTACATATATTATCTAGCTTAAATGATAGACCTCCATATACTCCACATATTAATAATTTAAATACTAACACATATATAAATTTAGCAAAAGATGAAAATATATCATTTCAGGTGCCGGTTTACGAAACGGATCAGCAACACTCTTCTATCACCACATCAGTAAATGGAGGAGTATATTTTGGAACAACACGAATCTTTGCTGGTTTTGATCCTGGCCTAAACAGATTTAACATAGAATATGTGCCGACTAACACCGGAAATACATCGTATTTATCAGAAACAGCTTATGCTGCTGATAGACTGGTCAATTTCTCGGTATCTCAACCTATATATACAAATGGCAATCCGAGTTGGACTACTTATACTTCAGAAAATTATTTGACTAATTTTACTTTTTTCAGACCATTGCTTATAGATACTACTTTTACCAATACAGTGCCCGAATTTGAAATTGATAAACCGTGGGTATACGAATTTGCTATAGTAGAGGGAGTTTGCAAACATAGGCCCAATCTACCTCCAAGAGTAACATTATTTAATACTCCTAATTTTGGCACTATAACACACAGATATTTATCTTATAGTTTGTCTTATAGATATGATAATATTAATAAACTGTGGATCGTAACAGCGCAAGGTAAGCCAGACATATATGGTAAATATGCTCCGTCTACCGGTATATATACTATGAATATTTTTGCTGATGATACATACGGGAGCTATAGTCGTTCTTCATTCAATATCAAGTACATTCCCACTAATTCTATACAATATATTTTTCCTAATTTATACAATACTCCTAACAATGAATTTTTTATTCAAGCTGATATCAAGGAGCCAAATAGTGGGGTATACCCGAATATTACATTTGATGGTGAAAATACTATCGATATGAACTATGCTAATATGTACAAAAAGTATAATAAAGATTTGAATATCTGGGAGGTAGCTGGAACAGGTAATAAATTTGTACAGAAATGGGATTCTAGAATTTTAATAGATAAGACATCTATTAATCCTTCTATCACTCTTCAATGCAAAGGCATAGCTACAGATAAGATTACGGCTGTGGCAAAAGTTAATTTACTAGAATTACAAAATACTAATAGAGATATTGTTATTGATCAAGCAAAATCAATAAAAATTAGTGGCATTAAAAATTATACCAATCCAGAATCTGGAATTATTATTAAACAAGGTGACGAGCCGTGGACACTGGAATTTGATACTATTTTTGGTTTGGAGTCACCATTACATCCTCCTACTATTATTTTACAAAACACTCCAACTTTTTGCACAGGATATGACCCTCGTTTAGATCCCAAATATAGCGATGTAATCGATCCGAATTTACAAAATCCATGCTTGTCTTCATCTAGTCCATCTTTCAATGATAATCTTAAAACTTGGCATTTTAAGTTTTCTGGAGTGCCGTCGTGCTCCTTGTTGGGATCATTACCATTCACGATTACTGCCATAGATACAAATTTGGTATTAGAAAATCCATATATAGAACCACCAGATATTGTAGATACTTTATTTACTTATGTTCCTATAGATATTCCTCATCCTGATCCCGTTGTACAAGATAAAGAGGATCCTCAGGAGCAACTATTACTCAAGCCGCTGTGTGATACATTTTATTTTCGTAAATTAAAATTCGGCCCCAAAGCAAGAGAACAATGTCCACAGCCAACTGGTTTAACTGGGATAATTATTAGCGGCAGTTTACCATCTGGCTTAAGCTATACTATTAATTATCCATCTTATTTATTAGATAATCCTTTTAACGCTCCGCTATATAATAACTTACAGAGTGGAGAAGTTATTATCCAAGGATATCCTTTGTCTTTTGCTCCCAATGGTGCTGCATACGATGAAACTTTCGGCATTACAGTGGTAGACGCAAGAAATAATAGCGGATCTAAGGTTCTAACTTTTAATCAGACAGTTTCTATCAATGATCCTAACATTAGCATAGCAGTTTACTTCGATAGTGATAAGCCGGTATTTACACCATCTACCGGACTACAAATTTTACCACTACAGGGAACGTATAGATGGAAACCAGAGCCTATTGTTGATGAATTAGAATGTCGTAGTATATTACCTAATAATACATGTCCAACTAAGATTATCCCATATAGTGGACAAGAAGAACCAGACTCACTTCTATTTTTGCTGATGAATGAAACTAATAATTTTGGTATCCAGTCAGAAGATCTTGTGATAGGGAATGAAGTTTATATCAGAATAAATCAAGATGTCAGTAATTCGAATAATGGAAGATATTCTTTAAAGAAAACTACTTCGAGTTTTCCTGGATCTCCAGTTCCATCTAATCTGTGGTATGTAAATACAAAAGAAGCTTTTCAACCCAGAACCGGATTAGTTGATATTGTAGTAGGAAATTATAAATTTGAAAATATCAGTGACTTGAATAATTTATTTAATGGAGATATACAATATAATTTTGGATGCTTATTGGGTAATGGATCCATAGGAAACGATGGACTGAACAATAAGCTGGGCATTAAAGGATATCTAAGTCCCGGTTTTAGCGGATATCTGCCCACAAATGGAGCATGGAAGTCGAATGATGTTAGATTAACAGGTCTACGTTTTATAAATATTGATTCTTCTAATACTAGAACCAATATAGCATATACTAATTGCTGGGAAACAGGATATTTAAGGATCAGCGGAGTTGTATTGCCGAGGCCGTATGTGGAAATAACGGATCCTCCACCAGCGGCTAATAATAATTTTAGTTGGGATGGTTCGTCTTTTGCTTTAGATACTAGACTATCATTTGGTAATACTCAGCTGGAAAGAGGCATCGTAGAAAATCTGCGTAATGGAACAGCAAACTACTTATTGACCAATATGTATACCAATCAAACAGAATTATCCGGCTCTCAGTCGATATCCCTGACTAGCCCAGTGGCTATCAATTTAACATCTGCTATTTTGGGTAATGCCGCTCGTGGCACAGGCACTGTATTTAAATTAGACATAGAATCACCATCTAATTCTACTTTTCCAACCTTTAATGTTCAGGCTAGGCCGGGTGCTATCCCATCCACATATTTCTGGGTACATAAGGCTACCGCTACACCAGTTACAAAACCTTCTCAATCATCATTACCTCCTATTATCCCTTGCATACCTGAATATATTAGTATAGTTAGTGGAGATATTATTAATAATATTAGTCCATCTATTTATGGCATAGATGGTTCTGCATACGGAGGATACATTCCTCACGATATTTGTTTTCCAGAGCCTCCTACCTGCTCTAATAACGAATTATATTATACTAGCGGAGGATCTCCATGGTTAGCTAAGAATTATCTTCCCATTATATCTGGCATTATACTAGAGTCTATAAATACTAAAAATAATTTTAAAACCACAGGTAGTTACAACTCTTCGGCTCAAACTGTTTTAATTAGCAATATCAATAATGTATTATTAGAGGGAAATCTAATAAATATAACAATTACCAAAACAGAATGGAATAACGAGATAACTGTCGTTGATTCATTTATAACAGAGCTATCTTCAACCAATATAGTCGGAAATAATGTTGTATTCTATAATAAAATTTATACTAATATAGGACAGAGCGCTTTGATGATAGATATTAAATTTCTAAATCAAATTAAAGATATAGATACTATTAATAATTTAGTTACTGTTTATCATAATAATCTAAATCTATCAATTAATGATAATATAGCCATGAGTTCTGTTAGTGGATCTACATCATTAAATGCTATCGATTCTCCTGGAGTGCCCTATATTGCCGTCATAGATAATACAGGATTAATAATTAGCACTAATCTATATAATAATTTCAACATAGGCAATTATGTAAATATATACAAAATCATAGAAGATAATATTAAAATTATGCCAAATAATATATCTTCAGATCAAGAAGGTGTTTATGATTTCAAAATCTCTGGAAGAGCCAATATTTTATATGGTAACTATTTTTATCGTATTATGACTAAAGAAAATATAAATATGCCTATATTTAGTAATATTAGTACAAATATTGTTCCTAAAAAATATGAAAAAGACATTCCTATGGTGGTTAGTAAGCCATTAGAGATACTGTCGGCCTCTGTTACTTGGCCTTCAGCATCTAATAGTTGGACTGTTACCCTAGAGATAGATGGGGGCAGACTGCCAGCTCTGTCTGAAACTATTGATGTCAGAATAGACCTAGATGGTACTGAAAATTATGTTCGCTGTGGGTTTAGAAGATTTCCTATAAATAAAGATAAAGATATATTTAATCCGATAAATAATACTACTATTATTACTTTATCTTCTATTCCTAATACGGTGGATTGGGGTAACCAATCAGCATTTCATATTAGGGTTTCCGATAGCACCGGCACAGATACCGTACTTATATTGAAGGATACATGATATGCCTACTATCAATGTGATTACTCCAGAAAATAAATTACTCATTATCAATACTACAGAAAGCTCTGAAGATGTTCGTTCATCCACAGTAAATATAAACGATAATTTTACTAGGACTATTGCTATTGTTGATATAGAAAGAGGTTTACAAGGACCACCAGGATCCGGCCTACCAGGTCCTCAAGGAGATAAGGGAGAGAAGGGAGACAAGGGTGATAGTATAGTTGGGCCTATTGGACCCATGGGACCACCTGGTTCCGGAATATCTGTGTTAAAATTGACTGATTTTATTAATACAATTTCTTTAAGCGGAATATCTGATACATTACGAATAGCTGGTAATAATGGAACATCTATTGCTCTCGACAGTAATAGTAATACATTGACTATTTCTTCACCAAATATAGTTGGGATCTATGCTCCTGTGAGTCATCAACACAATGTTGCTCAAATTACAAATTTTAACGAAGGAGTCGATGACAGAGTTTATAATCTTTTAGAAAGCGGAGATTATATATCATTATCTTATCATGATGATGATTTTAATAAACTACTAATAAGTGTTTCCGGATTAGATATTGGCACAGACGTACAAGCCCACTCTTCTGCTCTAGATTCTATATCTAGTTTGTCCATCTATTCCGGCGCTATGTTGTATGGAAATAGTAATACAGGCTTCAGATTAATTACAGCTACTAGCCAAGCAGTAAAACTATTAAATGATGGTACGGCTCAAGAACAACGCAATACACTCGGCTTAGGCTCGTCCGCGATATATGACCAATCATATTTTGCAAAAATTAATGGCGGCAATAGTTTCACAGGAACTCAGTCTTTGGGCGACGGTGAACTAAATAGATTTTCTGCCAGTATTAATTATCAAACTACTAATAATTATATTGTCGAACAAAACGATAACGGTAAAATTATAGCACTAGACCACAATGATAGTTTTATTAATGTGAGTTTTTCAAATAATATTACCAATGGATTTAATTGTCTGGTAGCCCAATTAGGGTCGGGGCAAGTGAGATTTTCCGGCACCATATTAAATAGATATAATCACACCAAACTAGTTGGACAATACTCTATAGCTACTATTGTTAAAATTGCTACAGCTAAATTATTATTATCGGGAGATACAACAGCATTAAATAGTGGACCATAATTATGATTCTTCCTCCATTCTTTGGTTTTATCAATAAAAGAGACACCAGCGAGCTTGAACAGATATTGCTTTCGTATCTTTCTATCGATACTGTATCTTATACTATTCCAACAGAAAAAATTAATTTATCTTATCTTGCGGCTGATGTTATTTCATATAATAAAAAATCACCTATTATAAATTTAACATATGTCTCTAGCGATGTATTATCTTATAATACTCTCAAGGAAGAAAATCGAATATCTTATATAGCAGCAGATGTCTTGGTATATAATTTACCCCCTACTCCTCCTGGTCTTATAGAATATATTTTTGCAAGAGACAAGGATTCATTAGGTATTTTTAAATGGCCAAAACCTTTTGATGGTAAATCACCCATTACAGACTATTTAGTAGAGTATAGTGACGATTCTGGAGCTTCTTGGAATACCTATTACGATGGCACTAGTACCAATACAGGATTAAATATTTCCATAACAAATAATGTTCCTTATCAAATTAGAGTAGCCGCAATTAATAATATAGGAACCGGATTGTTTACTACTAGTGATATTATTATTCCATCTGGCGGAATAGATAATGATAATGATTTATTGTTCTTTGCAAATATGGATCAAGCAGATAGAAATCAAATTGTGGATTATTCTTGTTTAATTAATCAAATTGATACAATAGAAAATGTCGAGCCAAATATATCAGATGGAAGCTGGTATTTTCCTGGAGATGTTTCATATAGTGACGAATCTTTTATTACTCAAACTTATCCTCATATGAGAGCATACGACCCGGATGGTTTATATAATACACTCTGGTCTCTTAGTGGAAACTTTACCATCTCAGTATGGTTTAAACCAGATTCTATTGTAGACAGTCAGAATAGAACTCTGCTGTCGTCTTGTTCAGAATATGGTGGCAATGATAATATATGGCAATTATATCACAATAATCAAAATATTTATTTTAATATCAACGGAGTGAATATTTTATCTAGTTCTCCGGTATTAGCTACAAACTCATATAATAATATTACTATATGTAGATCTAAAAACTATATATCATTATTTTTTGATGGTATCGAACAACAAGAGATTTATTATCCTAATAATATTATCATAAATAATCCATATTTAATTATTGGAGCATTACATAGTCAATATTATAATTTTGATAATCTGTATAGCAGAGGTTATGTAACAGAAGGTTTTAGTGGTTATATTGACGATATTATCGTGTCACGATCAGCATTTTATCGTAAAAATTTCACTGTTGTAAAGAAATCTCCGTTCAGCATAGATTGTACATAACAAAGGGGTATATACTTATATTATATCTTTCTGGAGTATTAAATGGCCACATTATTTTTTGATGGTTTTGACAGAGCCACATTTACTAAACAATTAGACCCAAAATATTGGTCTACCGAATATTCTAAGCCAGGATATCCACGATATGCTTTTGGAGGATATACCTATAGCAACGAAACGATAGCATCAAATGGAATATTATCGGCAACATACTCTACATATTCTGTAAATAATGGAATTGTCCCTAGTGGTCAACATTATAGTACTATTTGTTCAGACAATAACTGCGGTACTTATATACTGAGTAATGATTATCCTGGTTTTGGTAGTCCTCCCGGATTTTTAGCTCTTACGAATGTTCCTGTTAATGATCCTAATAATCTTGAATTTATAAGTTATATTCAACTAAGTGGCTTTCCTTCTATAAGCGGAACAAAATCTTATTTTGGTATCAGAACTTTAGGAATAGAAACCAAACATTTAGATTACCACAATGTAGACTTTCCTGCTGGAAGATTTGGAAATAAACATCCATTTTTAGCATTTTGTAGTGGAAATGTTACTGGTTTGTTATTGAACATAGTACAGATTAGCGGAGATCATCTTTTACCACTTAAGATGTACAACCCCCCACAAAATACAGGGGTGAGACAATCTATCGGTTTACAGGTGGAACAAAATAATGGAATTAGTGGAGTTTTTGATTTAAATTTATCAGATACTTTACCTAATTATAGAATTACTCCTTTATATAGTGCGCAGGATACTAATGGAATCCCATCTCTTAGCAATCCTTGTAAAATACTGACAATAGCTAATGATGATACGATAAGATCCCAAGGTAAAGGTATCACAAGAGGAAGCGATGTTACGTCTAGATGGACACATTTTGAATTTGAATTTGATCATATAGGCGGAGGACTAAAGCTAAAAGTAGAGGGAACAGATGCACTAGTAGAAAATACTGATATTTATACCGATAGAGATCTATGGGATATAGAGATACAAATTAGTGGTTTTAAATATGATAATATTAGATTGTTTAATAGAACATATGAGCGAAATGCTCACTACTATGATGAAGGTGTGCTACTCTTTCAGTATCTTTCTATGGTTCCGAGACCCCGCAATCCTGTTGACTCGGCATATTATGCTAGAGGACAATTAATATTATTTGATGATATAACTTTGGTTGATAACACAGGTAATGACCCTAGATATTTTCTAGGTGCAGATTCTAAGATATTACCACTCACTCCAGGATTAACTTTCGTCATCAATAATAATGATACCCAACAGGCTCTTAATAATAATCAAATTATTTCTGATGGACTAACAGAATGGAGTAAGAGTACATCGTCTTCAGATAGAAGACTATTAGCATCTATGGATAAAGACTCTTCATATATTTTTACAGATAAAAAAGGGGTCATCAACAGCATTATATATGCAGCTAATAGCAGAGGTAGAGATAACTATGGCAACTCCTTATCATTTTCCGATCCTCTGTCACGTTGGAGACACAATCCTGGTGAAGCTGTCGCAGGATTAAAAGTGTATAATAGTGCTCGTAAAAATTTTCTAGATTCATCTTTTATAAACGTTTTTGAGACAGGCATCTCCGATCCTCACAGAAATAATGTTATGCTCTTAATACATGGTGAAGAGGATCCTATTCGAGATTATTCTAAATACAATCATCCTATTATAAAGGATGGTTCAACATATTATACCTCTAATCATAGATTTGGCTCTAGTGGAATTGCTTTTTTGAGTGATAATCAAAAACAATCATCATTAATAGCAAATATACAGAAGCATCCCGAGGAAGAAAAATTTACGATTGAGTCTTGGGTAAACTTCACAGGACAAAATGATACTATTGTACTTATGGATACTTTTCCTAGGACATTACCTAACATAATTCCAGCATTTAATTATAATAGCTACTCACAATGGTATAGAATATCCTGTAATCCATCTTCTATAAAAATAGAACATCCTATAAAAATAAATCCAAATGAAGACGGTCAGAACACCTGGGAACTCTCTTCTATAACGTCTCAATTAGTTTTACCTTTTCCTGTTATTGCTAATACTGGAGAATGGCATCACGTAGCTCTTGTAAGATCCCATCCATTGCCTAATACCGGTCAGTATATTGCGTATTTGAATGGTGTTTCTGGTACAACATATCAGAGACTATCTTTCCCATCCGGACGTAAAGGTCAAGGATGGCAATTTTTCGATGATAATAACAACTCCATACTAGATCATAACGGTAATTTTGCCATCTGGTATCCCTCTAAGTTAAAATCAAGTGATATTATTGATGGGCCAGTTCTTTATAGCTTAACTAATTCTTATCCGTATGTATCAACAGATACTTCTGGTTTGCCATTTTTACAGAATATTTTATTTGGTGGAAATGGACTTTGGTATGGTTCGTACTGGGGCTCAAGAGACCCTTATCCATATATTTTTATAGGCTATAGTGGCATTATTGATGAATATAGATATAGTCAAAATATTGCAAGATATACTAGTAATTTTGATCCACCAACCTCAAAGTTTAAGGCTAATTATGATGATTATATGAGGTTCGGACCAATCCATACAACAGATAGAGCATCATATAGGCTATTTCAATTTTACCAAATGACAAATCCAGGTACCAATCAACCCTGGACATCCGGAGAAATTTTCACCTCCGGAATCAGATTGGGAGTAGAAAAATTATGAGCTTTAATTTATCTATTCCATTATCTTCTGGTATATTACAGGGTTTTTATATAGAACCAAATAATTCTCAAATTATAGAGGATATAGACGGAAACTATCAATTAATAGGATATAATCCATCTGGTTATAGAAATAATAAAAATATCATAGAAAGATTTTGTGTCAACACAATAGATTTATCTTTACCTATCCATAAAGGAGCACTAGTATCTGCTAATTTAATTTTAAATTTATCTAGTGGGATAGATGACAAGACTCTAACGTCTGCTCCTCAATTGGGTTCCGACCCCAATATTAATGTAAATATAAGCGTTCCTGCTTTAGAGAGCGATTTCAGAAAAGCACTAGTTTCAGATTTTGGATCATCTACAAATATACATATAGCATCGTGCTCTCAATCAGGCGGATATTTGCCAAGCAATAATTTCTCAACTATCCGAGATTATAAAAAAACTAATATATCGATTGTCACAGTAAGCGCAAACTCACAGGTATCCATACCGGTAACCGAACACTTATTACCTCATAATAACTCTATATCGTGGCAAAAAAATAATAGAATAATTCTGATACTTAGCGGAGTAAGATCCGGCTTAGGAGCAGGAGGCGTGATTAATATAGGCAACGAGTTTGCTCTTAGTCCATCTCTATTGAATTTGGTATACGATCCGGTTCCTCCTTTTGAGCCACAGTCGCTCGTTATATCCGAAACAGCATACAAACAAGTTAGTTTAAACTGGAATTATCCTGCGGATGACGGAGGTGCTAATGTAACAGATTACACTATACAATACGGACCCGTGTCTGGTGATGCTATATACTCTACCAACTGGTTAGTTGCTGGTATTACTAGTTCAACATCATTTGCTGTCGATAATTTAGAGTTAGACAAAACATATATTTTTAGAGTAGGTGGTAGAAATTCTGCTGGTCAAGGACAATATACTACACCCAGCATACCAATTACCATATCTCGATCAGGTGCTCCTGTCACTCCGTTATCCTATAACGACAGTAATTATACTAGAATTAGGGTTAGAAGAGACACCCTGTCTCAATGGACAGGTATTAATCCTACTTTAGCTATCGGAGAAATAGGATACGAGCTAGACACCCATAGGATGAAAGTAGGAAATGGCACTAATTCCTGGAATAGCTTAGCATACCTAACAGTAGACGAATCATCTATCGATTTTCCTACCCCACCAGATACTCGTTTGATCATAGCATCTTCACCAAATAATATTTCTAACAATGATAGAATAATTATAAACTTAACAGATGGAGACAGACTCAATATAGTAGGAGAAGAAGGAGTTACTATAGACTATAGTAATAGTTATAAAAGACTAAGTATTAAAACAGATAAATTATATAATCCTGTTAGTTCCGGGACCATATCTAATCCCACTAGCTCTGGCACCCCAGGCTCATTGCTATACGATAGCGACTGGTTTTATTTTTGTGTACAAAATAATTATTGGCAAAGATCTCCATTAGACAAAAACTGGTTCGATTTTTCTTTATTAACTATTTCTAATAATAGTGGATCTTATCCGAGTAATACATCTATGATTTTTGATGGAAATAAATTTGCAATATCTACAGATGGTGATCCTTATCCGGCTTTAGCAGGGCGCCCTCTTAATAATAATGGTACTTCTGCCAGAATAGGTTTCAAAAATGGAGCGGTGATTGTTGATCAAAATTATACATTTAGATTGGATTATAGAGGCGGTCAATATACTCATAATCCTATGAGAATCAATAATACTGGTATACATGGAATAATGAATAATGGTGTTCCAATTTTATCTATATCAGCTGGCACAGGAACACTACCCGGATTCGTATCGGCACCATCTGGTTTTACATATAATCTATCTTTTAATAGTCATTTTTTTGGAGCAGATGATTGTGGTGGTTATGTGAATGTGGATGGTTCATATAAGTATACAGACGGTAAATTTTTAAAGAGGTGTTGGGAAACAGATAAATTAATAAAATCTAATAGCTATTATAGCGGTAGTCACTATAATCATGACTATTTTAGACACTCTGATGGACATTCTAAGATTCTGGGTTTTTGCACAGATGGCTATCCTATATATGGTCCTTATGCTTATTCTGGAAGCATGAATATAGATAGTGCTATTATTAAAATGCGACCGAGCTATTCTGGTATTACGGATAGTACCCATAGACCAATAAACTGGAAATATTGGAACACTATGGTTGTTGGAGATACTCCATATTCTTTGCCTATGGGATTATTTATAGAAGATTATGTATATGTTTCTGGATATGGAGACTTAGATAATTTCAACGGAAGATTCGGAGTCACCCCAGAATATCCATCCGGAACATATGCTTATTATTTAACTTTTGAGGATAATAATTTATCAGTACCAGCATTCCCGTATGTATTCGGAACCGGTACTAAAGAACAAAGAATCCCATATAGTGTATAATACTTTATTTACCACATAGGTTTTATATGATAGACAATATTAATTTCCCAGAATTGAAAAGCATTTATAATAGCGCTATTGATTCGCTGATTGGTAAGAATGGTTTGTCTGTGCCATGTAAAATTATCTATAGTTCATTGAAACAGGCCATCTGTAGCAATTGTATTTTTGATCCTATTAATCAAAGATCGTCTAATATGTATAATAATACCGGCCCTGCTCCTTTTGCTCCTATGGGCATATGTCCTGTATGTAATAGCTATGGTATTATTGATCTTAGTCCAGAAGAAACTGTTTATTTAGCTATGCTGTTCGATAGTAAGTACTGGTTTAATTGGGATTCTAAAAGTGTAAACATTACTAATAATATGGCTCAATCTATATGCAGCATATCGTTACTACCTAAATTACAAAATGCAAAAGAAATTATTATAGATAGTACAATATCCGGCTACGGACATCGTAGATATAGTAGAGTTAATGAGCCCGAACCATGTGGACTAGGACATAATAACTATATTATTACTATGTGGCAAAAAATATTATGAATATTCAATTCAAAATTCTAGATACCGACTCACAAATAAATAGTAAAATTTTATCTGCTATTATAGCTTATCTACAACCTATTTTCGATAAAGTAGAGTCATCTACACAAAAAATATTACCTACCTATGTTAAACAAGCACTTTTTGCTGAGCCAGAATATGTATCTTTATTAAGTGGGCAACTACGATCAGAGTTGGGTGTTCCAGATGCAGATTCTAGAATCAATAGGCTTTTTGATGCATGGTCCTCTAATGTTAATCTGAGAAAATCTCCCCTATCAGCCAGGGCCGGAAGACTCAGTGGTGGATTTAGTTTGGATATTATTAAGTCAGATTTTTCTGATGTTTTATCATTACCTGAATCTATAGTAGTTGATGATACTAGCGGATCAACTATCCCGTGGTTAAGATGGTTATTACTAGATGGTAACAAAATTTTAATTAGAAATTATACAGTACAAATGGGTAACAATCCAAGATCCAGAACAGGTTCTGCTATCATGGTATCTTCTCAAAAAATTAATTGGAGAGTTCCCGCTCAATTTGCTGGTACTGTTAACAATAATTGGGTTACAAGAGCTATAGAAAGATTAGACGACTCCCTATTGCAACAAATAGAAAAAGAATTGGAGAGATATATATGAGTTGTAATCATTCAAACACATTTAATAATATATCAAATATAGGAGAAAATCAGCTACTTAATCAGCTTGAGGCCAATCTGAAACACTTCTTAGACTGGGGCTTTTTGAATATCGGGGGTTTTGTAAATATTAATATTCCAACTTCTGGTTTATACGGAGGCTCTTTCAGCTCATTAAAGCCAGTATCCCAACCAGGATATAGTAATGGACAAGTATGGCAAACCTTTAAAAAAGACTGGATTTGGGAATCCGGTATTACATACAATAATTATCAACCAATATTATTTTCTGGTTTATATATTGGTAATACATTTTATCCTGGACCTACTGGAAATAATGCCATCTCATATAGCATCAATTATCCTATGGGACAAGTTATTTTTAATTCTTCCATCCCCATAAATAGTAATGTACGAGCCAATTATGCTTATAGATGGTGTCAAGTATATAAAAATAGTTCTGATCCACAATGGAAAGAATTACAAGAGTTAACATACAAACCGGTCCCACAAATTAATCAGGCAAACTCTGGAGAATATGCTATAGGAGCTTCTCATAGGGTTCAAATGCCAGCAATTGTTATAGAGCCTATTTCTAGAAGCTATTCTCAACCATGGCAATTAGGATCTTATGATTTTGCTGTAGATCAAGATATTTTATTACATGTATTTACTGAGAATGCGATAGACAACAATAAAATTATAGATATTATTCGTCTACAGAAAAATAAGACTATTATTTTATACGATATTAATAAAGTGGTCAATAGTGGAACCTATCCTTTGACCTATAATGGATCTCTCAATCCCAACGGATTATGCTATACTGACCTGTTAGAAAATTATCGTTGGAATTTGTGCTATTTCAAAGAAATCAGTGTATTAAATATGGAGAGCGCGAATAAAAATTTATATTGGTGTACATTAAGATTAACCACGCAAGTTATTATCTGATAACCAATAACACACAATATTTTCTGGAGATTAAATTATGGCTAATAATAATAGAATTTACTACGCTTGTCAATCTGTAGAAGTTAACGGCCCATCGGGCACAGCAAGTGCTCAAAATACATCATATGATATTGTTAGAGGCTTACAGAGCGTAGGTATGAACACCAATTTTAATCTTGAACCAGTTTATCAGCTTGGACAGCTAGAATTATATGATAACTACGAAGAAATTCCAGAAGTTGAAATTACACTTAATAAAGTATTAGATAATAACCCTACTTTGTATGCTATGACCATGGGCACGGGTAGTCTTAGCACATTGGCTAATCATCGTTGCGGCGTTAGATTAAATTTATTCAAAGATACAGATTCAGCTAATACCGGCACTCCGGTAGCATCGGTTGAATGTGTCCCAGCATACTTATCTAGTGTAACATATACTTTCCCAACGGAGGGTAATTTTACAGAAGAAGTTACACTAGTTAGTAACGACAAAGTTTGGCTTGCATCCCCATCCGCAACTGCTAATGAGAACAAGCTTGGCAGTGCAGTCCCAAGCGGCGTTGGTATTTTGCGTCGTGGTTTATGGAGTTCTTCTAGTGTTTTACCAACAGGAGCCGCTAATGCTGCTTCTACCCTATCTTATCTTAGCGGAGGCATTCCCTCCGGTATGAAAATTCAAAATGTTAGTGTTAGTATGAATTTAGGTAGAGAAAGTATCTATAGACTAGGTCAGCGTACTCCATACTATCGCTACGTGAATTTCCCTGTTGAAGTAACATGCGAAATTGAGTGTGTTGCTGGTGACGGCGATTTAGTCGGTGTTGCAGGAAATACCGAAGCTGTATGTAACAATCCTAAAGCTCTCACTAACAAAGAAATTGTGATTAGGCTTTGTGACGGTACAACAATTGATCTTGGTAAGAAGAATAAATTAACAAGTGTTAACTATACCGGTGGTGATACTGGTGGTGGTAATGCAACAGTAACTTATAGCTATCAAACTTACAATGATTTCACCTATAGCGCACCAACAGGTACTGTAAACTATAGTACTGATATTTATGAGAGCGATAGCACGTTCCCAATTAGTTGATAATTAGTTACAGAGATTCAAAAGGAAGGACACGATGGAAGAAATTTTTACTATAATAGGTAAAATGTATGTAGATATTGTTCAGTCTCAAAAAGCTATTACAGAATTACAAAAACAACTAGATGATAAAGATAAAGAGATATCTAGTTTACAAAATTCTATTATAGCTAAGCAGACAGAATAATGTGAAAACAATAGAACTAGAAAAATTTGTAAATAGAATTTTATCTGGTAAGCAACTTATAGAACACAAAGATGTGTTATACGAGTTGAGGTCTGCTAGTATAGATATAAGACTTCAGGCTAATCTATTATACGACAATACATACGAAGACAATTTATATTCTAGTTCATTTATTTTAGAAGATAATATAGAAGACTTATTATTTGAATTAGACATAGTATACCCAGCATATAAAAAAGATATGGAAATGCTGGAGAAAAAAATTGAAAATATTAAGGTAGATTTATACTATCATTTTTTTGATAATACTAAGAAAACTAAATATAGAAAAGAATTAGCTTCTACTAGAACCAGATATAATGAGTTATTTAATCTATCTCATAGTTTAGATTTTTTAACTTTAGAAAATTATTGCGCTAATATTAAAAACGAATTTATTATTAGTAATACATTATATATTTATCAAACTAATAATTTAATATTTTATAACAATAATAATTATCAGCTATTTAATCATTTAATTCATAAGATTAGCTCTAATATTATAGATATATCCACGTTAAAAGCTCTTGCTCGTAGCGACTATTGGCGTAATTATTATGCTATTAATAAAAATCATTTATTTCCATATAGTATTATAGATTTTAATGAAGAACAAAAGGCTATTCTTAGTATATCATTAATGTATGATAGAGTATATGAACATCCAGAGTGTCCTGAAAAAGAAATTATAGAGGATGACGATGCTCTTGAGGGATGGATGATTCATAACCAAAGAGAAAATAAGAAACAAAAACAGGAAAAGAGTGTAAATAATATATTGGGATCTGATCGCATGAAAAAAGCTAACGAAGTTTTTCTCATGGCTGATTCAGCAGCTCAAAGAGATGATATTTTAAAATTGAATAGTCCGGAAAATCTCTTGAAAAGACAAAATAAAGTTAGTACGGTATTGAATGCAGGAACTATCAAAGACGCGGATTTACCGGATGTGAAACAAAACATTAGAGATCAGCTCAAAGAATTAAATTTTAATAGGAAAAAATAATAAGGAATAATACTATGACAGATACTGAACGACTGATATTTCATCTTAAAAAAAGAGTAGAAACAACAATGATAGGAGCATTAAGCAAGTTTGAAAATACTTTTGGATTTTTGTGGGGGCAAGATATTGAAAATGAAGATAACCTTACCTCGGAACAAATAGAATTTTCTGATATGTGGGAAAGAACTAGAAATCAGATTCTAAACCAAGGAAATGCTCAGATCAGAAATCTTGAAGATGATTTTTATAAGTATGGTGGATTTTTTAAGCAAAATTTCAATTATTCTTTTAGAGTACCAAAAGATAATACAAAAAATAATTAACATAGAAGAAAGGACAGTATAATATGAAAACTGAGGATTTTAAAGTTGTGGTTGGTGAAGAGACGAAAACATTTATGGTGAGGTCGCCCTCTTTAACGGATCAAAGAGAAGCTCAGAAAGTATATAATCATGCTTTTACAGACGCTATTAAAAGCAAGAGTGTTGTAAGAGCCAAAATGGATGATCTACTCGAAGAGCAAGGCTTATGGAACGAAGATAAGCAAAAAGAATACAATGATTTGCAAAAAGAATTATTAGAAGGCGAAAGAAAACTAGCCAAGGGCGGTTTTGCTCTTAGTGAAGCTAAAAAAATGGCCATTAAGATGAGAGAAGTACGAGGTAAGATTAGAGAATTAATTAGTGTTAGGACTTCCCTAGACAATCATAGTGCCGAAGGTCAAGCTGATAATGCTAGATTTAATTATTTGGTGAGTGTTTGTGTGGTGTATAAAGATAGTGATAAAAAGTATTTTGAGAGCCTGGAAGACTATATGGGTCGCATAGATGATCCCGTAGCTCTTGCGGGAGCACAGAAATTGGCCAATATGATTTACGGTTTGGATAATGATTTTGAGAAGAATTTGCCCGAGAATAAGTTTTTACGTAAATATAAATTTGTTAATGACAATTTAAGATTTATAGATAAGCAAGGTAGAACTGTAGATGGCGAAGGAAGATTAGTAGATGAAAATGGTAGGTACATTAATGACAACGGAGAGTTCATTGATAAAGATGGTAATAGAGTAGATGCAGATGGAGAGTACTTAGTTGATAGTCAGCCATTTTTGGATGACAACGGCAATCCAGTAATTTTAGATGAGGAAACTAAAAAAAGTTTAGAAACCAAAGAACCTACCAATGAAGCAACTCCTGCAGCATCAGTATCAGAGGGAAATAAATCAACTACATAATAGTTTATTGTTTTATTCTAGCTTTGTTTCATTAACCAACGCCATGCTTTTTAGTGTGGCGTTGTTATTTTATGGGAGTAATTAATGGCTAGAGGATTTAATCTTACAGCAGAAATCAATCTCAGAGGTCCGTCTAATATTAGGCAAATAACGTCTAATATTCGTAGACAGCTAGGTAATATCAATGCTAATATCAATTTAAATATAGATAGAAATGCATCTAGAACAATTACTCAAGTCAATAATAATCTAAGAGTATTAACACAAACTTTAGGAGCTACGACAACAGCTGCGACAAATGCTACTACAGCATTTAATAATTTGGCGGCTGCGATGAGAGCGGTTGGAAATGTGAATTTGCCCGCAACCATCAGTACTCCTTTGGTTAGAACAGCCGGCGCCGCCAATAACGCCAGCAGAGCCATTGCGCAAGCCAGAACAGAATTTGAGGATTTCGGTCGTCAAGCAGGACTAGCCGTACGACGTTTTGCTGCGTTCGCTTCTGTAACATCTGTTATTTACGGCGTTACAAACGCTCTGGCCAAAGGTGTTCAACAGTATATAGAATTTGATAGACAAATCGTTAGATTGTCACAAGTTACTAATGAAAGCAGAGAATCATTATCTGCTATGGTACAAGAGATAACAAAATTAGCTACAAATTTTGGCGTCTCATCATCGGATATTTCTCAGGTTGCTGTAACATTGGCGCAAGCTGGTTTAACAGCTAAAGATACGAGAATCGCGCTAGAAGCATTAGCTAAAAGTGCTTTGGCCCCATCTTTTGATAGCTTATCAGATACTGTAGAAGGCAGTATCGCGCTTATGAGACAGTTCGGCATTAGCGCTGGACAGCTAGAAAATGCTTTAGGTAGTGTAAATTCTGTTGCTGCGGCTTTTGCCGTAGAAGCCGGAGATATTATTACTGCTATACAAAGAACTGGTGGTGTATTTGCTGCTGCTAGTAAAGGTGTCAGTGAAGGCACAGATGCGTTAAATGAATTTATTGCAGTATTTACTAGTGTTCGTGCGACTACTCGCGAAAGTGCTGAAACTATCGCCACTGGATTAAGAACTATTTTTACTCGTATTCAAAGAGGAGATACAGTAGAAGCCTTAAAAGAATTCGGAGTTACTCTCACAGACTTAGAAGGTAAATTCGTTGGGCCCTACGAAGCTGTGCGCAGACTCAGCGAAGGATTAAGTAGACTAGATCCCAGAGATTTAAAATTTAGTAGCATAGTAGAAGAACTTGGTGGATTCAGACAAATCGGTAAAGTGCTTCCGTTAATCCAACAGTTTTCCACCGCTCAAGAAGCTCTGAAAATTGCACAACAAGGTCAAGGCTCTCTTGCGATAGATGCGGCTAAAGGTCAGATGGCACTGGCGGTTCAAATACAAAAAGTAAGAGAAGAATTTAGTGCTTTAGTTAGATCTCTAGGAGATAGTAAGGGTTTTCAAACTTTAGTGAGACTTGGTTTGGATTTAGCCAGCGCACTAATTAAAGTAGCTGATGCAACTAAAGGTGTTTTGCCATTAATAGCTATTATGGGTGCTTTTAGAGGAGCTAGTGCCCTCACTCAATTTGCTGGTGGTTTTGGTGGAGGTTTTAGGGGTAATCGTCAACGAGCCAGAGACGGAGGTGTTATAGGTTTTGCTAGAGGAGGATTGGTTCCCGGCTCAGGAGATTCTGATAGCGTCAATGCTAGATTAACTCCTGGTGAGTTTGTAATGAGAAAGAGTGCGGTTAGAAGTATCGGTGCTGACAATTTAAGCAGCATGAATCGTGGAGGAGGTATAAAAAAATTACGAGAAGGAGGATATACTGTTAGAGAGCTTGCTGATAGTCAGAGAACTATCATAAATAACTATTTATATCCACGTAACAAAAACTCTAACTTAGAATTAAATGATAAAGTTAATGCTCAAATTATTAGAGTTAAAGAGAAACCGCTCACTGATGCAGAGATACGTGAGATCAAAGGTGCATATCCTACGTTAACTGGAAAATTAAAGACAAAAATAAAAGATCCTAAGAATAGAAAATTATTAGTAGAATCTCAGCGACCAACCTATCAAGGACCTGAATCAGATTCTATAGATGGTCTAGAGTATTCTCGTGCAGAAAAAGCCTGGGCTACTAAGTATGAGGAAATAATCAGGAAAAGACATAATCTTGAAGCAGCTAATAAAGACAATCCCAATTATCCTGTAGACACCGTATCATCTCGTAACGTATGGGGGGAAGTAAAATTTAAAACTACCAAAGAACCAAAACGAGCTTTAATAGCTAAATTGTTGGCTAAAAAATTATTAGATAGATCAGTTAATAGGTTTTTTAAAGAAAATTCTTCGGACCAAGTTGACGGATCCATAGAAACAGACCCGCTTGGTCGTAATACTGTCAATCTAGGCAATCTTGAATACTATGGAGGAGATACAGGTCCTGGATTAGAATCTCATAAAAAGCAATTTTATAGGAAATTAAGATCTGGAGGTATTGTTCAAAAATTTAAAGAAGGGGGTGAAACCCTTACTCTTGAAAAAGCAAGAGGCATGAGTAGAAAAGATATCCTAGATATTTTATCTGGCAGAAAAGGTGGCATAAGTACAACAGAAAGAGAAGTTGGAGTTAGTTCAGGTGAGATATACACAATACTAGGACAAAGAAATCCAGATGCAAAAACACAAGGACTTAAAGAAGCTATTCTTCAAAAAGCTGTTACAGCAAACAATAGGCAATTAGGAGCAGCAAAAGCTCAGATAACTAAATTACAGAATAATAATCTAGAAGTTGCCGCAGCAGGCTTATTTGGATCGAAATTTGCCGATCAAAATATGGATATCGAATCTCCGTCACTTTCTCAGTCCGCAAAGGTTAGAGTTATTAGCGGAATAATGGATAGTAAAATAGCTTCTTCTTTTAGCTCTATTGTATCAGAAACAACAGATAAATTAACCACGAGATTAGCAGAGGTAGCCACAACAGGCGATATACTAGCAAAACTTGGGCTAGGTAAAGAACTTAATACGGATTTTGACCGAACACTAGTTACTGGAGCCGACAAGATATTATCCGATCCAGGCAAACCAGTGTTTTCGGAGTTTAGTGACCCAAATAAAGTATCTGCAGCATTACAGGGAGCAGAATTAACTTATCTTGGATCATCTTTAGTAGAGTTGATAAAACAAAGAAAAGATTTATTACAATATATACGAGTGGTGACGGCTAGACCAGAATCGACTTTGGGTCTTATACAAGGATTTTTAGCCAGTAAAGATCTACCCATACCACGATCTCAATTTAAAGGCTTTGGTGGCGAAAATATTAGTGCAGATGAAATTGCCGAATTAAAGGCTGCATTTTTGAATCCAGATTCATTATTTGTTGATGATGATCCGCGTAATATAGCAGCAGCCAAAAAACGATCTAATGAAGGTATCACTAGTTATTTATACGGAACTGGCAAAAGTTTACCAAATTCGCAAGCACAGGGAGATATAGAGGGGTTATTACTAGAACAGGTTGTACAAAAACTTGGTGGTCCCGGAGCCCTCAAAGGCATGGGATTTGATTTTCCCAATGGGTTAGGCGATGCTGCTAAATATTTTGGACTACCTGATGATATACCCACAGATGTTAAGAGAACTATTAGTGGGCCATCCACAATCAAAGATAATATCGTTACATATTTAAAGAACGTTATGGGCTATGCTGGTGGTGGGACTGTACCTGCTATGGTTAGTAATGGTGAAGCTTATGTTCCTCCAGCTATGGCTAAAAAAATTGGTTATGGGAAACTCCATAAAATGAATCAGGCTGATCGAAATGGGATGAATAGTTTTGCGAGTGGAGGGATGAGCATATTTAAAGGATCGGGCACTGGAACCAGTGATAGTATTGGTCCTATAGGATTGCCTGTTGGCAGCTTTATCTTAAGAGAAAAAGCCACGAAGGCTTTGGGGTTGAATAGCGGAGGCAGGGTACAGAAATTCTTATTCGGAGGCAGAAGCAGAGGGCCAGCAGCAAGACCCGATGCTATTTCTGTAGATACAATAGGAGCGAGTAATACTGCTGTCAGATCTCTAGGAGACCTAGCTACAGTACTTAATGATTTAGGAGTTGCATCCTCTAGATCCTCTCAATTATTGAGTCGTGGATATCAGGCCACGGCAGCAGAAGCACAAAGAGCATATGAGGCCGATCTAGTTATGGCTCGCGCAGCCGGTGCTAGTGCAGATGTATTATACGATCTAGAACAAGCTTTAATTAGAACCAGACAAGAAGCAGAAGCAGAAGTAGCAGTAATGCAATCTTTAGCAAACATGAGTGGAGTAGAATTGCAAGATACTCTAAGCGACATGGAAGATGAATTAAGAAGATTGACGGACGCCGCTAGGAATGCCGCGGCCGCTGCTGGACTAACCGGAGAGGAACTAGAAACAGAAGTTAGAGCAGGAGCTGGAGATCGTCGAAGACAAGCTTTCGAAACTGTTGCGGCCTCTGGAACTGGTCCACTTCGTGCCCTTGGTGGAGGAACTGGTTTAGATTTAGCTGCTATTGGCGCTACTGGAGATGATCTGGGTAGGGTTATTAATAATTTGATGAGAGACGCAGAAACTCTAGAACAGATGAATATGCGATATACTCAAAATCGCAGAGAAGAAGTAGCACAAGCCGCTATGGCTGCCGGTAATATAGCTAGAGCAGCTAGAATACGAGCTGGTAGTGAAAGAGATGTAGAAGAGACTATACAGAGAGAAATAAGAGCTAGAACAACAGCAGTAGAACAAAATGCTAGAAGTACTGGAGCTAGGGGTCCAGATGAAGCTAGAGAATTTAATAGGCAAAATAATATGCTAGCTTCTTTTGCCGTTATGACCGTTGGGAATATTATTGCTGATACTATCAATGCTAAATCTAGCGCCACGGAAGCTGGTGTTGCTGGAGGTATCAGAGGAGGAACTCAGGCTTTTGCATATGCAAATCAGATTAGTGGAGAATTAACTAATTTTGCAGATGGTCTTAGTCGTACGGGGAATAGATTTGCTGGCCTAGCCAGTAATATTGCTAGATTTGCTGGAAGAGTTCAAATTTTTGCTGTGCTAGGAGAAGCAGCTATACAAGCATATAATGGGATTAGACAATTTGGTATAGAATTAGAAAAAAATAGAGTTGAGCAAGCTCTTAGTGGCCTTACCGAACAATTTGATAAGTTAAATAAAGATCTGAATCAGTTAGATCTTAGAAATGCTATTCAGTCAAATATTATAGATGCTAGCAGATCTTCGGAAAGACTAAGATCACAAACATTAGATACGGCCTCCGCTGGATGGATCAATGGTATAGATGTTTTCATATCATCTCTACAAAATAGTGAAACCAATAATACCAATAGGAGGGCTGCTTTAAGATCACAAGTATTGGAAAAAGAAGGTATTATGGAATATATCAACACTAGTTTTGGAGGTGCTGATACTTATGCTGCCAAAGCAGCAAAATATAGTGGACAGCAAGCTCTAGAATCTAGTCAATCCTTTAAGCCAGTAGCTGATAATATTAATCAATTAATTTCTGCCCGTATTAGAGGAGGAGAAAATATTGGAGATATTCTTGGCGGACCGGAATTTAAAGATTTTGCTACATCCTTAGTTTATGCTGATAGTGCTTTAAATAAGCATATTCGTGAGATAGAATTATCTACTAGATATACAGAAGAAGAGAAAAAAGCTCGTATAGATGAGATTATTAGTATACAAGGAGCTAATAAAATTCGTACGCAGGCCGCAATTGCCCAGAGAGAAAAAGATCAAAGAGAATTAGGCACAGTAGCTTCTGTATATACAAGATCATTAAAGAGAATGTTTACTAATATGGAACAGGCTATAAATGCTGCTGCATATTCATTAAAACAAATGACGGACAATATAGATTTAAATGTTAGCGCCCTACAAGGACAAGCCAAAGTAGGTTCAGTTGATTTACAAACATCTAATATTATACAAAATCCACGAGCCTATAATCCCGGAGTAAGATCATCTGCTCAGGCATCTGCCTCTTCGTTATTTGGTACAAGAGCACCAGAAATGGCGCAGCTTATGAATCTTGGAGAAACAGTAGAAAATACTGTTATGTCTACTATCAATAAAACATTAGAAGACAAAGGTCCAGATGCCTCTAATGAAGCTATAGCCAGAGCTGTAGATAAAAGCGTACGAGACGAACTCAGTGGATTAGGATTACCTCCGGAGCTAGCGGATAAATTAGCTAAAGAAGTTGGTGATACATTAGTAGATTTAAGAAAATCTGGCGACGAAAAAGTTGATTTTGCCAAGCTTTCCGAAAAACTAGGATCGTTGTCTAGCGTTATAGATACAGCAAAAGATGCACAGCAAGCAGCTATCAAAGCTTTAGAGAATTATCAGAATGTTTTGAATGCTTATGCTAATAATATTAATCGTATTATTGACCTGGAAACCAGTGCTAGAGATAAATTTAATAAATCTGTCAATATCGCTGCTGATGGTAGTACCGCTTTATCTAAAGCTCTTGGCAGAACCATCACTGTCGCAGATGCTTTTGCTAAAAGAGATGCTTCTATTGCTAGACAAACAGGTGGTCTAACTGATCCAACGGATATCTTTAATAAGATCTTAAGTCTGAATAATAATAGAGATATTTTACAATCATCTAGTAGAGAAGCGGCTGATAAAGGTCCTGCTGGTATTCAAGATTTTATCAAATTTAATAGCGAACTTAAGAATACTAATATTGCTTTAAGAGAAAATAGAGCTGCTTTAGAGGATATGGCTACTAATACAGAAAAAGCAAGCTCAGCTATGGATGCTATACAAGAAGCTCAACAAAAAGCAGCTGGTAGAATTGGCTTCTTAGAAAAAGTAGTTACCAGTACTCCTGATGAATTAGATTCGTTAAATCAATCTTTGTATAGACTGCAAAGAAATATGAATGGTCAACAAAATACTATTCAGAATAGCATAGGTGCTCAAAAGGCATATAGGGATGCATTAAATCAGGGAGCTTCTGCTGCTGAAGCTATGAGAGCTGCTCAAACAGCTTTTGCCAACGAAAGAAAGGAAACCCTAGGTACTCTTCAAGATATTATGCCATTTTTAGGAGACAATCAACAAGCAAATAATATTAAAGCAAATGTTCTAGAGACAATGTTAGCCGAGTCCGGCATGGGAGTTTCTCCGCTATTCCAACAGATACTCAATACTCTACGAAATCCCGAACAAGATCCCGCCACAGCTGCTGCTATACAATATTATAATCAGTCAATAGCGGAACAGTCAACAGCTACTAGATTATTAGGACAATTAGATCAACAACTAGCCAATGATATAGCAGTACAAAATAGTAAACTAATAGTAGACGGCTTAACTAAAACAGTATTAACTTTCCAGAATAATGAGCTTAGAGATATAGCAGACAAAGTCAATACAATGGTTTCTATTATGCAGAAAGCTCCTGGCGCTGGAGGTTTAGCTAGCGGAGGCATGGTTTATGCTGCTGGTGGTCAATTTATCAATTTTCAACCAAAAGGTACAGATACTGTTCCTGCAATGCTAACACCGGGAGAGTTTGTTGTCAATAGAGCCGCTACTCAAGCGAATCTTCCGTTATTAAAATCTATTAATAATGGATATTCCAGAGGAGGTAAAGTATCTTATTATGCTGCTGGTGGTTTTGTTACCAATTGGGGCAGTCAAACTAGTATGGATGAATTTGGCATGATGAGTGATAAAGAGATTATTGATCCTAGTGTAGAAGCTAATAGAGCCATTTGGAGTGCTGGATACAAGCAGAATATTAGATTATTACCTAGTTATTATACTTTAGATTTTTCTGATGATAATACTACGATCCCATCACCGGGAGCAGACCCCGATAGTCCTAACTTTAACTTAGATCAAATTAAACCAACAAGTGGTAAAGTTAGAGTTGGCTCAGCAGTTGGTATTTCCAGGGTTGGAGATGATCAGTATGCATATATAGACAACCAAGGTGCTATCGACGCTAGTAGCGATATGCCTATTATCAAGGCTGCTGAGACAAATTTATATTTGGGTTTAGACAAGTTCAAATCAACAAATTTTGCTCAGTCCAAGGCTACAGAATACAAAGATCGATTTCGATCATTTGAAGCATTAGACTCTACTCTTCATAAATCTATAAGTATGGATCCTATTGCTTTTGCTGATGATCTTCCAAAATTAAGTGATTTTACTTCTAATGCTAATGAATGGAATCCTACACTAGCTGGTAAATCATACGGTATAGCGTTTGATACTTCTACAGAGATTAGACCAACTGATAAAGATGTGTCTGCTGCGCCTTCTTTTAAAATTTGGTACTATAAAAGATCCCCATTGAATTATGCGGGCTGGGCTCCAGGACTAGCGATGGGAGTTTCTGTAAAGCAGCCAAATTTCGATATTGGCACTCCATATTCCTCAAATGATGGATTCGATAGCAAAAGCTGGGTCGTTTTCGGATCTGGTAAGTATAAATCCGCTATGTATCCTGACTTAGAAAAAATGAATGGTGTTATTACCGGCAAAGGAATAAAAGACGCTAATACTATTAGTTCAGAGAACTATGAGCTATATAAAAATACAGTAGATTTTTTAAGTGGAGCTTCCACATATAAGGATACCGGCGGCCTTGGTGCAGCTTTACAACAAAAATTATCTAGTTTATATAATGGTCTAGCACAATTTATAACTCTTGATCAAAATGAAATAGCCCCCTTAGATGAGCTAGTCAAATTGAATGCTACTAGCGCAATTATTGCACAACAATCTTTAGAGCAACAATTTAAAGATGGCCTTCAGTTTATAGATACTAATGCTGCTAAATATAATAAAGTAAAAATAGGATTGACTGGTGCCAAACCCGCCATCAAAAATCCAGATTTCTTAGCCTCTAAGCCTTTTGATATAGAAAATACAGCAACAAAAATATCCAAGTCTTTTCCGTTCATGATAAATGGAAATATGCGTGAGATTCTAGGTAAAGATTTTGAGGATGTCGCTGCTCAACAAGCTGCTGCTACTAAAGGCAAAGTACATAGCAGATTACTACCGGTTGACGAATTAAAGGTCAATTTACCAGTGAATATACAGGGTAAACAACCTCAATTATCTATACCAATAGCTTATGAAGAATATACCGGAGAACTATTTGATCCATCAACTAAGAATTTTGATGGTAAGCCTTTTACCACTTTGTTGCCTAATAATATTTCAGAAACTCTTTTTCAAAATTTGGACGAATCACGAAAAAGATTATTTACAACTAAAAAATATACAGTACCAGATATTTTAAAAGCATCGAAACTAGATGATCCTACTAATCCGATTTTTACTGATATAATAGACTTATTCAAGTTTCAAACTAATAATGATCCTAATGTAGATGCACAGGCTAAAAAAGTAGCAGCAAATCTTAATTTAGTATTCGATCATCCTCAAAATTCTTTAATTAAAAATGTAGGCTTAGCTGGAGACGGCGGGGTAGATGTGTTCTCTGCTATGAGCGATGAGCCCACCACAGTTAATGTAGGAGAATTTTTACTCAAAAAATTCCAAGAGTTTAGAGGCCAGCTAGCTTCTGGAGCAAATAAAGTAGATCCAATTATGCCGAAAGGCGCTGTATTTTCTGATGCTGAACTTCCTCAAGCAACTGCCGCACTGATTCGTGGATCGATGGCATTATTTGGGGGCCTAAAATTACCGGGTGCTCCTTATGGATGGCTTTCTAAATCTGGTGGTCCTCAAGCTCTCAGAGCTGCTATATCAGGTAACCCCGTAGCAGCAGCGCAGCATATGGCAGGAGTATTAAATCAAGCAGGAGCTTATGTCTCGCAATTACAAAATAGGGCTCCTAATGTATCAGCTTATAATGCTCTAGATAATGCTATGACTATGATTAGTGGAGCAGCTAATGCTTTTGGTTCCTTAGCTGGTGGGGATACTAGTCTGTTAAAGCAGTTTTATGAGAATAAGGTGCCTATCGCCGCAGTATTTCGTAGTTTAGGAGCTGCGTCTAGATTTGGTAAAATATCGGGTATGAAATTGAGTCCGGATTGGCAAAATATATTAGGTAATCAGCTTCAGGGATCCAAATTGAAAACTGTTGGACGAGATGGTTCATTATCAGACGCCACGTTAGTTAGTGCGATACCAGAAAACGCCACTGTTTCTGATTTAGTCAAAGTAATTTTTAATCCATATAATGAATTTGCTGGTAAAGATATACGAAAAGGTCTTATTCAAAAATTTGGTGATGATATATTCAATCTGAGAGGACCAAATCGCATGCCGTATTTTGATCCTCAAACCTTATCTTTTATTAGAACGGGACTTTATCGTTTGATGGATTGGTATGGAGGAAAAGGAAATTGGGTAGGACAAGACTATTTCTTTGATGAGAAAAACGAACCAGATAATGCTCTTCGTATGGCTAATTTTGCTCAATCTTTAAAAACAGATGGGTCTCAATTCTATAAAGACGCTATGGAAGCCCATACTCTATTTGGTTTGTCTAATGCTTTTGGAGCTTTACCAACAGATCAATGGTTTATGTCTCGTGGCGCTGTATTGCCACAAAAGAAGGCGGCTGGCGGAGTTATCTATGCTCAAACGGGTGGAAACTTAGTCAACTTTAAACCCCAGGGCACTGATACAGTTCCCGCGATGTTAACCCCAGGAGAATTTGTTGTTAATAGACGAGCAACACAAAAAAATCTACCACTACTACGATCCTTGAATAGTGGTGGATCTACAGGATATAGTCAAGGAGGGGTGGTTTATTTAAGCGGCGGAAGTGCCGACCCTGTTGTAGACGTTACCGGCAATGGTGTTGGAAACATATCGCCAAAAGTTATTCAACAAGCATTGATTACAGGGATTAGAAATGACCAATTATTAGCCGGTAATGCATCTAGAGAAGATACTTTGGACATGACGGTGAGAGATTATACTAGACGAACGGTTTTCAAGGACCATCTTTTAAATCTTGGTGTTACTCCAGAACAGCTTAAAATAGCAGAAGATGATCTACGAGAAAGATCGGAAACCGGCGTAGACTTACCGGCAGGTGATATGTATGATAGACAAATTGCGGGTACTTTAATTAGACAAGGAATATCACAAGATATTATTGATAAAGCTAAAAAAGCTAATTATGAAGCACAAAATAAGACATTTCGTATACAAAAAGATTTGTTTGATAAGAAAAAAATGGCATTAGCAAGATCTAATGTTTTTGGTGTTGAATATTTTATGGGAAACTTAAGCATTTTTGATGCATCTCGTGGGGCACGTAAAGATAAAAAACTATTAGAAGAGCGTTTTAAATTAACAGATATGACCAAAGATAATACTGTTAATGTACTAGATTTATTAACATGGTTATCTAGAAATCCAGATGTTCAATCGGCTGCTAATCCATATATCAGCTCATCCGATGCCTGGATGCCCAAAGGCTTTTTATCTGGTAGTGGCGGTGTATTTTCTGATACTACTCGTAAACAAGACGAAAGAGCCGAAATAGAACCGCATATTCGTACTCTCTCTCCTCAACTTGATACATGGGCGAATGTTCTCAGGTATAGACTAGATTCTGCCCGACAAGCCCAAGATCTAAGAGATGCAGAAGCTAAATTAGCACAAAATCAAACAAAGGAAAAACAAGGGGTTGAAGCTTGGGGTAGCGGTGGAGCCGGAGGGATAGATCCATCTGAAATTAATACGCTAAGAGCCAAACAAAAAGAATGGGGACAGAAAAGATTACAGTATATGGAAAGACTAAATACTTTAGAAGGTCTTATTTCTTTAAGAGCTATCGGCGGTACAGGAGTGGGGTCTTTGGAGGAACTTGTCGCCAATGAACAAGGTATGTCTACAAGTATTAGAGATAATGAACAATTAGGTTTGAGAGAAGATATTATAGATGAAGGCAATAGAGAAGGTTTGCGTAAAGGAGCGAGAAATTTAGTCATGACAGCAGCAATAGGCGCTGCTTCACCATTTTTATTGCCCGCTGGAATAGCAGCTGCTGGAGGAGCAGCGGTATTAACTATCGGAGGTTCGCTTGGAGCAATGTATTTGGCTGATGCTGTTGAAGAAAAGAATTATCAAAATCTAAAAAATACCGATCCTAAAGAATTTGCTCGTCAACAGTTATTAAGAAGTCAAAATTCGTATCAGGAAGCTGCTGCTTCTATGGAAAATATTGTAGACATTGCTGATATGGCTTTGGGTATTGGCGCCGGCGCTGTAAACACAAAGGGATTATTTAAATATAGATTTTTTCAAGAAGCTGCAGACGGTCAGCCTGTCAAGATAAAAAATACTGCTGTTAGTCGTTCAGCAGAAGCTAAGGACATAGCAGATAAAAGTAAAGCAGCTCTCAAAGACATGTCCGATGATGCAAAAGCTAAACCAAAAACAGCTGATGATGTTAAAACTGATACTGAAGCTAAAGCAAAAACGAAAACCGAGCAACCGGCAACACCAGAAAAACCCATTAAATTTAAGAGTCCAAAAGTAGCAGAAGCCTGGAATAATGCCGTAGCCGAAGCTAGAGCCAAATATAATAAGTCTATAAATGAATTTTCAGACCAACAGATGAAAGATTATTTTGAGACCGGACCAGGCTCAGCTGCTAAACAACAAGTTAATGCTCAAATAGAACAATTGAAACTTGATGCTGGTGCGACAAAGATGAACGATGCTGATGCTTGGAATACCATAGCAACACAGTATCCCGATAGATTTGGACAATTTGCAGATGATCTGAAGAAAAATGGATATATGATAGATGATGATGGAAATATTATATTTGGTCCTAATGCTAGAGGTATTGTAGATTCTGATCCCAATATGGCCGGGGCTTTTGAAAATGCTCGTACAAAAGCTAGACAACAGGGTATAGACGAGGCCGCTGATAAATTAAAAATTAAAAAAGGTAGTAAAGATTATGATGATTTAGTAAAAGCATATGATGATGATATTAGTATTAAAGGAAGAACATGGAGAGGATATGTCAAAGATAAATGGGCTGCTGTCACTAAGTCCAAATGGGCAAGATTAGCAGCGGGTGGTGCCGCATTACTGGCTGCATGGCAGGCTTGGATGATGCTTAATGCAAATAAACAAAATCAAAAACCCCCAGGAGGTGCTCCAACAATTCCACCAGCTCCTGGTACTGGAGGTTCTGGTGGTGGTGGCGGCGGCGGTAGCGGTGGAGGTAACACACCAACTGTTCCCCCTCTGGAGCCCACTGTTGTCGATCCTGCTGGTAAAACTGTTAAAAAGATAGAAACTCCTAATTATTATGATGAATTAACATATAAAGAATATGTAAGTAGACAACTAGTGGCCGGTCATGCTCCACCAGAGCCGATCAAAAAGTTATTTACTACGGCCGCTGTTTATGGCTATCAGACAGATGCTACAGGCAAGAGAATTAGAGGTAGTAATAGAAGAACCACAGCATATGATCAAAGAGATACTAGTGGCTTAAATAAAGGTATTGGTTTAGAAGGAGATGAAACCGGCGGCGCTATGCGCGCTAAAAGTCCTGTTGGAGGCAGAACTGTTTCGTCTCAAACCCACACTACTACCGCTCCATTTGTCCCTAGTTCTACAACATATGATGGAAAGGGCGGGTTTAATTATAAGCCAGGCGGTGCTCCTCAAGATACTAGAAATTTATCAGAAGAAGATAAAGCTAGAATAAAAAAACAAGGAGGATTCTTACCATCCGGCCAGTTCGGTACTGACCAAAATAATAAAGAAGGTAATGCGGGTATACGTCAATCTGCGGGGGCCGCACCAGCAATACCATTTGGTGTTCGACCCGTGCCTCCAGAAAAAAAACAGGGAGCCGCAGATGAATTTGTAGAGTCTGCAAGTAGTACAGACGTTGCTAAACAAATGGAAATAGCAAATCGACCAATGAGTGTTCGCGGAAAAACAGTTATGTGGGGTAGAACAAGCCCTCTTACTCAATATAAAACAGCTTATGCATTCTGGAGACGTAAACTAGGAGAATATAATTATTTTAATAGTATAGCTTATCAAAAGAAAGATAGATGGAAAAAAGGATTTGGTAAATATGATAGTGTCTTAAAACAAGAAAAAGAAGCACAAGGATTGTCTAGGGGTGGTGTGGTATATGCTCAAAATGGCATGCTTATTCCTTATCAACCTAGGGGTACTGATACTGTTCCGGCTATGTTAACGCCGGGTGAATTTGTGGTTAATAGAGCCGCCACACAAAAACACTTGCCTTTATTAAAAACTCTCAACCGTAGCAAAGGCGGAACTGTTTCATATTTATCAGCCGGAGGACAATCTGCTCCCGCGGCTCCTCCTTTGTTTGTATCAGACAAGAATGCTGCAAAACTCAGTAATGTTGGTAAAGATGTAAAAAATGTAGAGATTCTTGGCAAGGATATCAAATCATTATTAATTAATAATCCTGTTCCTAAAAAATTAGATGAATCAACAGGTAAAATTTTAGATTGTTGTAAAGATAGTCAAAATAAAAACCAAAAAAATGCAGAAAATATTTTAACGCTACAACTACAAAATAGAACTAATATGGGTATTAGTACAAAACTCATTATGGGCGCCATAGAATATACTGGAATGAAAGCCGAGGCCGCGATAGCCAAAGCTTCAGTTGAAAAACCAGCTTGGGTAGACGAGGAAGTTAATAGCATACAATCAAAAATAATTGTAATGATTAGTCAGAGCATAGACTCGGCGAAACAATCAGTAACCGACACCATTGGGGCGGCCAAAGATGCTCTTGCGGGTATGCTCGGAGGCGCCGCTGCACCTGCTGGTGCTGTTCCTGGTCCCGCTGCGGCCGGTGCCGCCGCTGCTCCTGCGGCGGGAGCCGCTGGTTTGTACAACGGAGGTATGGTATATGCTAGTAATGGAACTCTTATAAATTATCAACCAAGAGGCACAGATACCGTACCAGCAATGTTGACTCCTGGAGAATTTGTAGTTAATGCTAGAGCAACAAAAAAACATTTACCTCTATTGAGTGCTATTAATGATGGAAATTATAAAGCTGATGGTGGTATTATCACACCGAGTTATTATGCGAACGGGGGTCACAACCCAGATCATAAGCAATGGGCTGAAGCGAGACAAAGACACGAAGAACGTCAAGAACAAACTCAAATATTAAGCGGATATAAAAAATTTGGAAATAGAGCGCCATTATTTTTTGAAATAGATAATCAGATAAAGCAAGCTCGTAATCTGTTTGATGCACTTGATGCAAACGCTATTAACGAAGATCTAACTAAAGATCAAGTTATAACTATGGTTGAAGATAAAATAGCAAAAGCATCGTCCGATCAAAAGGCTGCTCTCATAAATGCAGAAAGAGCAACGGCTCAACAACGCTTTCAGTATTTATTAGGTGTCGTTCAAAGATCTTCTGTAGCTATACAATCTCTAACAGGTAATGCTAGAAATTATGAGTCGGTACAAAATCCTGGATTTACTTACTATGATATTCTAGATGCTCAAATAAAGCATGGCCAGGCAGAAGGAAAAGCGCTATACGAAGGATGGTTAGAATTAAATAAAGAAGTGGGCTCAGTATCTTTACCGGGCTCAACAGCGGTAGGTTTACCAGCACCAGGAGCAGGAGGAGCGAATCCGCCTGTTGGTAAACAGTACGGAGGATTAATTTATGCTAATAATGGCATGTTAATTCCTTATCAGCCCAAAGGAACTGATACTGTGCCTGCTATGCTCACTCCTGGTGAATTTGTAGTTAATAGAAATGCTACCAGGAATAATCTTGCTTTATTACAAGATATTAATAGTAATAGATTTAATAATGGTGGTCCTGTAGTATATAAGCAAGCGGGCGGTCCTATTATGTATAGGCAATATGGCGGAATGACGGATGAATCTGGCGGAGGCACTAGTGGTGTATCTAATAGTGGCGGACCTGATTTTGATAAATTAGCCCAATTTACCGCCACCTTTGATAGATTTATTGGCCAATTACAAAAACTTAATATTCCACCACAAATTAATTTAACTCTAACACAACAGAAGCCATTGGAGATTAATGTTAACGGAGCAGAAGCACTACAAAAACTATTGGAAGGTCCATTAGGAGATATTGTAAGAGGAAATGTCAATACAGCACTTAATCAAAATCGCGTAGGTAACGAAGAACCACCACAATAAAGAAAGTTAAAAATGTCAGACAATATAATTTCCGGAATATTATATCTAGGCTCTGGTACAGGATATGATAATATTATATCAGATACTTCCGGTGTTAATACTGTTTTTAACAGAAACGGACAAAATATAGATTTCGCCGTATCTGGCACAAACAGCTTTTTATATTATGATGCTTCGACCGGTCGCTTAGGGTTGGGAGATAAAAATCCCGATGCTGCTTTGCACGTTATAGCTCCTTGTGCATATGACGGCCTCAAAATAGAAGGAACCACAAACTGTCCTACTGGTGTAAGACTGCTGCTCTTGCACAATCCCGGTATTTCTCCAGAATCCGGCAGCTATCCTTCTACTATAGATTTAGCTGGTCATGATACTAATAGTCAAACTATAAATTATGCTCAGATACGATCAAAAGTTTTAAATCCGACTACATCAGCTACTAGCGGCGAAATTATCTTTAATGTTGATCATACTGGTACTTTGAGTACAGTTTTTAGAGCTAATACTGCCAATACTGTTCTTGGTGGATTAAATATTATTAATGGATACTCATATAATGTTCTGGGGTCAAATAATACTCTATCTGGTTTACTATATATAGATCTAGGTTCTAATAACGCTGGTACTGTTTATTCTGGTTTATTATTAGGAAATAATATTGATATCAACGCATCTAATGCTATTTGCGTATCTAATACTGCCGGGTTATCTGGGATTAATATCTTGTTGCTAGGCAATAATACATTTGTAAGTGGATATACCAATGTTGTAGTAGCAAATAATTCAACAGTTTCTGGGTCAGAGAATATATTATTAGGCAATAATAATACATTATCTATAAATACAAATAAAATTATTGGTTTATTTAATAATGCAAATATAGGCGGTTCATCAGGCGTAGGTATGGGATCTGATGTTAGAGCTACTGGCATAAATAATGTATTTATTGGTAATAATGTTACTATAACAGGAGCCAATAACTCCGCTATAGGCACCAATACTTCTATTAGTGGAAATAATAATTTAGTTTATGGTGGTTCATCTAGCATAAGCGGCTTTAATATAGTATCTATAGGAAATAGTATTAATCCTGTCGGAGTTTCTAGTGGTTTATTCATAGGTAATGATATTGATGTATCTGATAGTAGCAGATCCGTTGTTATGGGTCTTGGTAATCAGATTGATAATATCTTAAATAATAGTACTATCATAGGTTTAACTAATGATACGTCGAGCGGAGAAGCCAATGATTTAGTAATTGTAGGACAAAACAATAAATCATCCACTATCACTAATACTCTGGTGATGGGTAATAATAATAATATAAGCGGTACTGCTAAAAATAATATTGTATTAGGTCCTAATAATTTTAGTGCTTTAACTAGTAATAATAATATTATTATTGGAGCATTAAATAATAATAGTGGTATGAGAGTTACATCTGACGGAAATATCTCGGGCTCTCCTTCTCGTAGTAGTAGCACCGTGACTAATAGTTTGATGTTAGGCATTAATAATATAGGCTATAGTACCACTAATACTACTATAGTAGGAAATAAAAATTATCTCAATGGTAGTAATTTTAATTCTATTGGTTCTTTCAACAACATAAAAAATACTAGTAACACACAGAATATCGGCAACAACAACTTTATTTTGGGCGACTTTACTAATATATTAGGTGGCAGAGTAACATCGATTGGCTCATCTTCTATTATTAATAATCCCTCTAAAAGACCAGTATATTCTTTTGGAGATGGCAATATTTTATTTGGAAATAATGAGATTGTAGTTAGTGGCTTATGTATAGGAGACAATAATGATCTATTGGGTTTAAATAATATTGTTTATGGGAAAAATAATTTTATTGGAAGATCTAGAAATCCTTGTATTGTAGATGCTGCAACTGTCATCATCAACGGAGATGTGACAGCTAACTACAAAAATGGAGATAGGGTATTAGTATCTATTGTAAATCCTGCTGCTACCGATAATATCTATATAAGACTAGTAGATTCAGTATCATATCAGAATGTAGATGGCCTTACTCTTATTAATTTAAGCGAAGGTATTGCTCCAGTAGGTGTTGATTATGGAGTTCAGTCTACTTTCGACGGATCGTTACCATCACCGTCTGTTACAGTTAGTGGTTGGGTAATGCCATATCAAAATGGAAATGATTTGACAGATCCTGTTGGAGATCCGTTATATGGCGATAGTAATATTGTTATAGGAGATAGTAATAGGTATCCCAATACTAGTGGATTAATATTGGGCAGATCTAATAGTGTGACAGGAGTGAATAATATAGTTATTGGTTATGGTATTACTAATTATACTAATAATAGTGTGCAAATTGGTAGTAATAATGCTAATAAAATTTATTTTGATGATGATACTATCGTTTTTAATACTGGTCTTTCTCAAAGCACAGTAATACTTAATAGTAGATTAGCTGGCACTACTCTATTAGCAAATCTAGCTCAGAATAGAGTTGGTATTAATACTAGCGTACCACGATCTACCTTGGATGTTAGTGGAACATTAACAACCAATACTCTACGAGTAGGCCTAAGCGGTATTCCAGGATATACTCTGACCTCTGATGCTAGTGGAAACGCCACATGGCAGTTCCCTGTTAATTTATCTGGTATTAATAATGGTATTTTATATCGCATTAATAATAAGGTTGCTAGCGGAATTAGTGAACTAGTATTTAATCCGGTTAGTAAATTTTTAACATATCTCAAACCGTCTGCTACTAATATTGGCGATTTTGAAGACGCATTCATACTTACTCCATCTGGCTTATTTATTAATGATACGGTCGATGATAATAGCTCATACAATATTACAGTGAAGGGGTCCGGTGTCGGACTGATAGAAGGAGTAGAAGGCTATGATCTTCGTGTTAATCTACTCAAAACTCTACCTAAATATAATGCTATTCAGTTCTACAATATAACGGGAGTATCTGGTCATTTCTATAGATATTCTATTACAGACCAAGTATTTTTACCTCTTAATTTAACTGGCACATTATTGAATGTTTCTAATACTGATGGAGCATTACAGGTAAGAAATATGCCAGGTAATACCGTGTTATTCTCTAATAGAAATTCGTTAGCTTCTGGTAGTAATGATATAAAGTTTTTTAGCAATGATAAAGTTCTAACTATCGGTTCTACAGGTGTGCTATCTGATGTTCAAACTTTAAATTTTGCTGGTTTTACAGATACCACTAGTAATATTATACTAGGCTCTACCTCATCTTTTGGTACAGTTATTAATAATGCTGGCTATGGTCAACCTTTTAGTGTTATGAATTCCGGAGCCAATTTTCCCAATGCGAGATATGGATTACATTATAATACAGCTAATGGGATACTAGGCGTCAATATAGCTCCTGATGCTACAATTAGACAGACTGCTGGAGGTGGCGCCACACAATGGCAGAACATCACAGCAAATAAGTTAGTAGTCCCGGGTCGTATATATACGGAAGGGCTTCAAATTATATTAAATGGTAATCAATTTCCTCCCATAGGTCAAAGATACCTCAGAGTCAATGATGATGGAGTAGTAAGTTTTTCGGCCTTAGACATATCTCCTCAATTCAGTGGCATATTCCCGATATATGCTCAACCTAGAACACAAGGTAGTGCGAATATAGATATAGGCATTCTAAATCGCAGACCCGGCAATAATACTAATTTATCAACAGATGATAATGGTCTTAACTTGGTTTGGGACGGAGTAAAATGGAATACTGATTTGAGAGGAGCAAGATTTTATCAGCCGGACAGCAGTAGCACTAACGATAATCTTATTCCGGGACTATTGATTGGTCCTGGAGGCAGAAAAAATTCATGTAATAATACCCATGTATTTGCTGGGACTCCCTTCTTAGATACTAATATAGATCCACAATATAGAGGATCTAGTCAGTTGTCTAGGTTTTATCTCAAAGGTAGAACAAGCAATAACTCAAATACTGAATTAGTTTCTGATTTTACCAAAGATGTATCACCTCTTCCGTCTCCCACTAATACTATTAGCACTAGATATCTATATACTCCATCTAGCTCGAACCTTATCGAATGGAATGGTAAGTCAGTTTGGTTATATAAAGCACAATTTTGTGGTTTAGCATATAGTATTGTTGCCGGCGCTGAACAAGAAAATAATCCACGGGCTGTAGCTGGAACTTTAGAAGGAGCATTCCTTACGTATCGTGACAATCAGAATACCCGACAGGCTGTTATTTTAGGAACACCAAACATCACAGTATATAAAAGTTCTTTATTAAATTGGGGATCAGAGGATCCTATCTATGCTACTGGAGTCACAGATGGGAATGCACAGAGACTAGCGTTCGTAACAAGAGGACTGGCAGATTATCGTATTCTATGGAATACTACAGTAGATATTCAACAGCTCAATCACCCCAGCGGAATAAATTTATCGGCATCATTTTAAGGATTAGATATGAGCATAGCGATTTCATATGGAAGCTTTGCATTTAGTGGTTTGGGTAATGACCCCTTGGTATCTTTCGATACTCAAATCAACAGATCAGAAGCAGGATATATCATAGGAACTACTGACAAAATTAGATTAAATGGAATTATTTTTGGTTCAGGCAGACTCAACGATGCGAAGAATGCTAATGATCCCGCGACTTCTAATGCATGGACAACCCTAGCGAGTGGTATCGGATTTTTATCCACAGGACTAAAAGATTATTCTTCCTTAACAATTAAATGTGGTAGTACAGAAATATATAAATCTAATCCTTTATCTACTATTATTGAGAGTGTTAATATTAATAATAGTACGGATGATAACTGGAATCAAATAGTAGATTATACTATTAATTTATCTGTAGCCAATAGTGGACACTCTAATTATATTCCAGATACTGGATTTTATATATCAGACTTTAGCGATAATTATAGTATCCAAATAGCTCAAGATAATCATTATTATTATCATCCGGTTTCTACTACTACCCCACATTATCCTAACTCTGTACAGACACAACGACTACCTGTCTATAATATAACACGAGATGTTTCTGCTGTAGGAATATATACCAGTGGAAGCGCCAACTCTGCATTAAACAATGCAAAAAACTTTGTTTCAGGCATACTAAATACTAATCCTCAAATTAATAACATTATTAATAATCTAACATTATTAGATAGATCTATTGTGATATCCGCTAGCGAGATAGATGGACAGTATAGCATCAAAGATAGTTTTATAGCCATGAGTGGACTCGGAGCTTCTGGATGGATAGACACATTTACTATCAATAACGAAGTAAACGACCAATTATTAAGGACTGTGAGCATCCAAGGCACAGTAAAAGGACTTAACGATCTTACTGTTTCACCAGTTATGTATAATAACGTTTTAAATAATCAATATATGTCTAATTTTAGTGGAACTCAGTTCAAGAATGCTAGCGGAGGATACTATGGTCATGTAAAACCCAATATTTTTTCTAGAATTTTAAGTACAATATTTCCTACTGGCAGTTTGAGCGGCTTAGCGAATCAATATAGCTTGAATACAGGATTGAATCCAATACCTATATCAGCTAATGTTGATCATAATATTGTAGAAGGCAGTATTGGTTATTCATACACATATAATTCTAGACCATTATGTTTAGTTACAGGAGCTATCACAGAATCTTTAAACTTTGAAGATAGTTTTTCTACTCGTACATATAACATGCAAGATGTTTATTATCGCATGCCACTACCTCAAGATATAGGTACCAGGTCAATTCCTTCTCGCACCGTTACTTATGAAGCCACATTTATTAAACCTCTCACAGGAGCAGCCATACCTCCTTTGGCTAAATCACAAATTACTGGTATTATAGAACAATTTAATCCTAATAAATTAACTCCGATAAGTTCCTCTGCTCAGTTTGGACCAGGATATTTTAGTTGGGTAACAGCCAATGAAGAGTCATATGATATTATGAATGGCAAATATAGTATTAAATATGCTTGGCAGTATCAAAAAGCATATTTTCCTCAAGGATTCTATTAATATGTTATTAAGCGTAGCTTATGGAAATTTTATTTTTGACTCTATTAGTGGATACCCAACTCCCAGGGTTACAATAGATAACAAAAATAATAGAACATCCTCCGAACAATATTTATCTTCTACTCAAACCATAAGTTTAGAGGGTATCATTTATTTACATAAGTTGGGTAGTCATTATGGTTCTTCATTCTCATCTGCTCCATCATCGGGACTATTAAAAAAAGCCATCGATCTAAAAAATACTTTATTATCTCAAAGAGAGCCATCATTATGTATAATCAAAGCAGGATCTCAACCATTTGTAAGTGGCTCTGGTTATATCAGCAGTATTAATTTTGATACTAATCAGGATAGAGCAGTTAATAAGATAGATTATACTATAGAAATAGAATTATTTGATGGAATGTCTAGTGGATCTCTGAATTCCAAGCCTCGAAACCTTAGATCCGTACAAGAAAGTGTCGAGATTGAAACCAATTGGAATGAATTATATATAGAGACCGGTATTATATATCCAACATATAAAATATCTAGAAGATTATCAGCAACGGCTAATAAAGCAGGACAGAACGGAGCTTTATCGGAAGCAGTAGAGTGGATCAATAGCAGACAATCATATCTGACAGGTCTCATACCGGATACTGGTTCATTATACGACTATAATAGATCAATAGACATAGATGAAAGTAGGGGGTCTATAAATTTTAGTGATGATTTTATACACAAAAATGGACAACCATGGATAGACACCTATACAGTATCCACTAGTATGAGTGAGGATTTTACTAAAGAGATTAAAATTAATGGCACGATCAAAGGATTGCATAAAATTACTAGTCTAAATTCTATTACTGGTAATTTATCTACCATTGCCAGTGGAGGCGGTATTCTTACTCCATTATTAAGTGGAATAGTACACACAGGCAATATGAAATATACTAATGCACTAAGCGGATACCTCTCCTTGACCGGATTGATGTTTTTTAGAGCTATGGAATATAATGGATCACAGACAAATCCTGTTTCTAATATTCCGGGAATCACACAGAACGCATTCCTACATAATATTCCCATATCTATTACTGAAGGATTTAATCCTACTAATGGAACTATAGAATATACATACGTATTTAATAATCGCTCTTCTGGATCTATTATTAGTGGCGCATTATCCGAAATGATTAATGTAACCGACAATGGGCCATTACCAAGAATATCTAATATTCCTGTACTTGGTCGTCGTTTGGGTCCGGTGGTGTATTTTTATATATCGTCATCCGGCATTGGCGAAAGGACTGCTACTTATGAGGGAGTTTTTAAACCTCCCACTGGACTTAGGAAGTTTAAAGTGGATAATAATATATTAAATAGTATTAGTGCCTATATCTCGGGTTTTGCTCCAAAGCCACCATATACAGGCTTGGTAACATCTGATACTAATAATATTAATATGAATGAAAATAGAATTAGAAAGTCAGTTACGTGGCAATATACCAAATGTGCTAATGGTTAATAGGAATAATATTTATGCCCATATGTAATTTTAGCTATAAAGAATGCGGGCCTTTTGCTCAAACATTATTTTTAGGTTGTAGCGTTGCTAATATAGGTCAAAATCTAGCATGGGGGTCCGAACCATCAACATGCACTATAAAATTGATCAAAGACTTATCTTCTCATCCATCCGACCCGGCGTTTTTACCATCGACTACATATGCAGATACTATAACATCTACTGCGGATACAGTGACCAATACATTATTTGATCCTACTATTGATGGCGCAGATCTGTCTCATACTTTGCGAAAAAATATTGCTCAACAAGAAAAAAATATAGAAGTTACCAGACTTGTAGATGATATTACCAATATTCCTCAAGCTAGTTTAAAAGATCTAGGTAAAAAATGCTGGAATCCACACAACTTAGCTGCAAATCCTATAGATTGGGTTGGTCCCGATCCCGGTTTTGTAGGAGACAATTCGTTTATGGGGAGAAGACTTTTCGGTGTGGCTGGAGTTCCTTGTTACTTTAGATTTGATACTGTAATGTTTGGAGGACTAATTAACAAATGGGCTTATGAAGGCGGAACATACAGTGTAGAATTAATGGGGCCTGGTAGCATGCTGAAGGGCGTTAAATTAATTGTTAATGAATACTATGGCTCTATATCCACATTAATTAGTAGTACTGCTGGTGCTTTACCAGGAGGTAATAGTCTCGCTATTCCTTATGGCGACACTAGTATCAACTCGTATACTAATACGATTATTCAGGGCAACATTCCCAATGTTATTAATATTTTCGGATTCCTACAAAACATAGGATATGGTTCTACTCTAATATCCCAATATGGAGTTAATGCTTCTCAAATATATGATACTCTCAACTTATTATTAAATAATAGTAATGGTATTCAAACAAATCAATTTTCTCCATACGGTGCAATAGTAGCTAAAAGCTTAATAGAATACACAAACAATAATAATGTAGGAATAGTTAATCCCGAAAATGCATCTCTTATGTATGGTGGTAAGACTATTAATTTAACACACCTAGGGCTAATGAATCATAAAGTGGCTGTAGACCAGGTTTTTAGACCATTGTTTAGATTGGATCTTAGTCAAGTTCCACGACCAGATCCAAATATCTATATGGATCTGACTAATGTTATAGAGCTAGATCAATTCATTACTTTTTGTTGCGACGGAGCGGGAATGGACTGGAATACCGAGATTATTCCTGATTTAAGCGGCAGCGATTTTACTGGTCGTATAGTTATCAATACATATAATAGAAATATTCAGCCTCCACCTAAGGTTTTAAAAAATCTTGTTTCTACATTTGGAGCTGCGGATAGAGTTATTTCTTTCAATGCGGGCGAAGAATATAGTGATGAGCAAGTAAGAAAAATTGTAATAGGAGGTAAGCAAGAAAGATTATTTCAGGTAATGAACCATACATTATCCAGATATCGTAATATTCGGGTCTTTGATATAGCAACCGGGAATTTTATGCCTATCGGAAACGATATGACTGATACGACATTATCTACAGGAGATTCTCGTAATACTATTCGTTGGCCCAGACCAAGTTCCACTAGGGCATATGATTCTAGTTTTGGCTTACCATATCGAACGTACGGAGGAGCGGCCACTGCACAAACAGATAATGATTTTCTATCCTCCGAGACATTAGGATTCAGTAATACTACTGTTACAAAAGGTAATTATACAACAACTGCCCCTTCGTTAAAAGACGAAGAAATTCCGTCTTTCCCATCTCCTGGACGAGCTTGTGAAGGATACTCTGGATATGCTTATCCCATATCCTATGATCTCATCAGCCCTTATTTTGGACGAAATACAGATGGTAGTATTAGAAAGGTTTTTTATGATCGAAAACTTAGACAATTACAGGTTAATGTAAGTTTGTCTGACTTGCAGCCATTTTTTCCAGTTCAGGGCACCGGAGGATGGGGAGGTTTCATCACATTTTATGAAAATGAAATTAGAGCTGCTATCGCAGGATTCGATTCCTGGCTTTCCTACGTCCTTGAACCTGTTAAATTTGGATTTTCTTTACCTTCAACTTCGTTAATTCAAAAATTTATAGCTGATAAACATGGTCAGCAGATAGCGAATCAAATCATATTGGGTGGATTAGGCATACTGAAAGGACAAACCAAAATGAGCGCGCTACCTGTAGCTGGACATACGGGTAACAGAATATCTCCAGGTAATTCTATTCCATATCTAGAAGGCATATTTGATACACTAAAAAAATTACATCAATTTATAGCATCAAATCTTGGCGAACACTATGGCAAAAATTTCTTGGTGAGACTACCAAATATACAAAGAAGGATTGGCCCTGATGGTGTTGCATACTATTCGTATCAGGTATGTGACTCGGGCTGGGAAGAACAGGGTAATTTCTTGGATGATACTATGCAAATAGGAACAGCTGCCGCTACCGCTTTAGCAACAGAAAATGGTAAATTCCCACCCATTTTAGGATTCAACGCTTCTGCTGAATGGGATAATGCTACTTATTTTGATTTAGATTCTATGAGCCCTTGGGGCAGAACACTAATGAGTATGAGATCAAAATATGCTGAATTTAGTGGAGATAAATGGTATTTTCCTTTAGTACACGATCTTGATCCGGATAAGGTTGTTATAATGCCGTATGAAAGCACTCTTTTGAACGGGACCCTACGACCAGGATTTAATACTAACCCTCCTACACTCAATGATTCGTATGGTAGATCTATACCAGATGATAAAAAATATAAAATGTATGTAACTGGTAGTATTTTAGAAACCGCCCCAGAGAATAAAGTCAATAAAAATATAATATTTAGTGAAAATGCTCAATATTGTGTTGTATCTAATACTTCCAAAATTCATCATGCATCTCATAATAGTCTTGTAAAAACTATGTATGAAGATTTGTATACTTCGGTTGTAGAGGGTATCGAGCAGGCCATAGAACCCGGTATGATACAATCTAGAATACGCAGGGGTAATTGTATTAATCCAAACACTTTCTTAGTAATTTTAGGGTTATTAGACCATGTTTTTAATACTAGCGCTTTTCCTCCCTCTATTTCTTTGGGAGGTAGTGAGCAACATCTGCCCATAGCTGCGAAATGTCCTACTCCTTGTTTTGCTGCTATTCCGATTAGAGATAATCTATCTATATATGGACCATGGATCAGTCATCCAGGATTAATTTCGAACATTATTTTCCCTGATCTGAGCCAGGCTGGTGCTAATGCTATGACAAATAATATAGTTGGAGGTGTCGATGTTGATATATCAGATTCTTATGTTCCGTGGGAATATGGCGGCATGGACTTAATGGATACAGCAATATTAACTAAATTAGCAGATAATAATAAATATCAACAAGTATTAGAGGCCGGAAGTTTAACAGTGGCAGGCATTATGTTGAGAGATACGCACATAGGAAGCACATTGATCAATAATTACGGACCAGTATGTAACAGTATACAGGTGGCCATCGGAACAGATGGCTATCAAACAACATACCACTTTAGAACTTACAGCAGAAAGCTAGGTTATTTTAATAAAAATCAATCAGATTTAATGCAAAAATTTGGTAAACAAGCTTTGACGAATAGAAAAGAATTAGTAGACAGCATCCGAAGCCAACTGACTAGAACTATGCAGCTTAGAGATCCAGCCGCAGATAGAGCTGGCAGACTACCAAAAGGCATGGCATATAGTCCTGTGAATGTATTAGTTGGCGGATCATATCCAATGATTCATTCTGATAGTTCTCTTACAGATGCTTATACTCAACTTAAATTTAATCCGGATTGGCACTTAAGACCTATTATTCCAACAAATTTACCATCTGATCCTAAAAATATGCTGAGACAGCAAACAGTATCTCAGATATATGATCCTCAAGAACTCGATGGGGTGTTGGGTGGTTCTCCTAGAGACTACGAGTCTCGCGCAATTATGAGTTTAGATGGATTATTTTCTCCAATTTCTTTTTATCCTACTAAATATGGTACTACTTATTCTATCTCATATTATCCTAGAAGCAAATGTCCTCATTGTAAAGGACAAGGAACTTATACCTACAAAGAATTTACTCAGGCATCTACATTATTAGATCCTACTAATACTAATAGTTCTGATGCGACTACTACTACTATTAAAAACAGTTTTACTGAAAAAACTAAATCCTGCGACTTTTGTGTTCCGGATGACAAAATCAATAAAAAGACCAGTGCCCAACCCAATGAAACAACACCTCCTTTCTTATTGGCTAGCGGAACAGATTTACAGATCATCTCAGATAGAGATACTAGCTTTCAATATAATTCTTGTATTATTAATAATTATACATTAAATCCTATGATTATGTCTGCTACTGGTAGCGATTATAGTTGTTATATGAACAAACAAAAAACGGATCGTTGCGGTCATAGCATAGACATTGTTTCTTTCGGTAATACTTTGCCAAAATTCAATGATGGATTAAGAGCCTCTTTATCTCCAACAATTAATAAAAATTACAATGATTATGATATTAATTTAATAGAAGCAGATGCATCGTTTCAGACACCTCTACAAAATGTTAGATTTTTTGGATTAAGAGGACCATTAATGTTACACTCTTGGGGATATGACTTAGAGGGCTATCCTATACCGAATTCTTCCGGAGAATATCAACTTCAAGCCAACGGAGATATCAAAAGAGATAACGAAGGTAATCCCGTATTCAAAAATCAAGTACAACAAGCAGATGGAAAATATTCGGCACCATATAAAGACAATACATTTTTTAAAGGATGGGGACAATTACCATCCACATGGCCCGTAGGACCCATAGATTTACGTTGGGACAGCGGAGCCAATGTATGGACCATTGGAGCCAATTATAAACCAGTGTGGGTTGCTATAGAAAACGATCTACTAGATGATAATCCTGTAAGAGGAGCAATCATAGAATCATCATACAGCAATAGTCCTCTACCTTCTGGTTTACGCAAATTAGTATTTGTGAAAGATACGGCGGGTATGTTTTCTGCTCCTCGTGGAGCAGCATTATATTGCAGATATGACTCTCAAAATGGGTTTTATGAACCAATATATAATAGGCCGTTACTTACATCCGGAACCATCAATGGACCCAATACAGTATCGATATATAAGGCTTACGTTCCTGCAAGTCTACTAGATCTTAATACAGAAGAAGTTTTATCATATAATACCACATATAGTAATCCATTAGATTTAGATGCAGATACTAATAGTGTTGGATTATTTACATTTCTAAATGGCCAATGGATACTAATGTCCACAAAGATGTAATATAGGAAATAAATATGTCGTGCTCTATTTTTCGCAAATCGTTAATTGCTGATATCAAAGATATAAATATTAAAGATTTTGATATATCTTGGCTATCTTCTATGATACCAGGATATAAACCCGGATTAAGTGGCGTATGGCAACCTATATGGGTTGCTGGTACTAATTCTAGTATAGAATATGTAGAGCCATTAATTAAGCCTCGCACCGGCCCATCACCCACATTTAATCCTTGTAATTGTACCGATGGCAGCATAAATCCACAGGACATAGAAGATCAAGTGACGGATTACAACCGCTGCAATTATTGTGGAACTTATTCGACATCTTCAAGTCTTATAGATAATAGAAAACAAAGGTCTCCGCGATCATATACTTTTGATTGTTGTAATGGTGCTTGTGATACAAGATTTAAAAACGATGATTTTATACAGAAAATACCCGTGCTTAATCAATCTTATATAACAGGATTATTAGACTCTAAATATCATGGTCAATTCCCAGCGTGTAATAATCAGGGGCTGGGTAAAGAAAGATTTATCAAAATTCCGGCTAGTCGGCGCAATAAAATTTTAGGTCCGGACTTGTGCATAGACTGGAGACTAAAGGAAACTATTTCAGAAATTCCATATGACTCCCTTTATAGTCAACATGATTCAGAATATTTGCATAATAAGTCATATAAAAAAAGCCAAATGCTAAGTGATACTTGTGGTAATTTTATTATGTTGTCTCTCCCAGAAACAGAAGAACCTAGTAAAAACTGGTATCAAGAACAGTATCCGATATTGAGGGGCCTAATAGGAACAAAAGTTCTCAATGACACCCCTATTAATATACTTCCGAATCCTGATCAATTTAAAAATATACCCTATGGGATAGATCAAGAATCATATAAAAACATTTTTATTAAAAATCAAAAAATAGGATCATATTGGAAATGGAATTATAGCTCTGGTATTTTATGTTGGTATAGATACTATAATATAGGAGTAAGTCCAAGCGATGATCCGAGACCTGTACCCGGCGTCGATTTATACATCCCTCCCGGTGATGTTTTTTTTGCTACCAACGATGGCCCTGAACCAGCAACCGATCCAGTAAATCCATTATCTGTAAATCCTAGGTCTCAAATACAAAGTTGTCCTTCTGGTTTAAAGTTGATAAATAATGGTGAAGTTACTGGCATAGTGCCTAGTGGATCTCAATTTTGTTATATATCTAATAATCTATATGAAAAATTTTATACTGCATATAATGTTATAAATCAAACTCAAGACGTTACATATATAGATGCCTTCAAAGTTGCCGCTGTACTAGCCACTTCTCCGCAGTATGATAAAATTACTGTAGATCTTTTAAAAACAAATATCATATTTGATTATCCTCGTAATATTTATAAGCAAATAGATATTCTTAATAGAGATATGCAGAGTGGCACATCATATGATTCTGTGTCTCATTTAAACTATATTTCTGATAAAAAAGAATTATTGACCACTTTGAGCCAAAAATATGGAGCATATCTGTGGGTGCCTCCAAATACAGAATCTACAATTACTTTTGATAAATCAATATCTTCGTCATTTGCTTTAGATATAGATTTTGATATGGTTATTAAACGAACAGATTCTCTATGGAGATCTAGTACATGTAATCCTATGAAATCGTGTGCGGAAAGATCGGTAACAAAAAATTTCAGTTATAGTCAAGAGATAGGCTTTTCCGATGCTATGCTTAAAACAGAAACTAGGGATGATGTGAGGTACGCCCCCACTTGCAACACCGGAGATGGTTCGGTTATTGGGAAAAATTTTAGCTTATTTTCTAGTGTTTATATTAATAGTTCAAAAATCAAATCAGTTTTTACTTCTAGTGGCTGTATATTTTTTGAAGATATTTATCCAAGAATCGCTGGCACTGATACTAGTATATTTTGCGATAATTGTGATAAAAACAGCTCCTATTATCTAATAGAAAATGTAGAGAGTGCAGAATGTGGATCTAAAGCTGGCAACGATAGTTTTTGTTACAAAACACTAGCTAGAAGATTCAATAATTCTCCGCCGCAATTTCCAGGAGATCCTAGTCCTAGCGGCACTCGCACAGAAAGAACCGTAGCCGATGGTACTATACGATGGAAAAGAGGATACAAATCTTTATTTTTTAATCCTCATATCGATTTAGTTGCTTTCCATCAAGAAGGAGGTATATTTTTTAATAGCGTTCCTCTTGGCATAGATAATCAGACATTTTTTGAGAAAACTTCTTCCTTGTCTGAAATTAATATTGATCAAATTCAAATTAAATTTGCTACTAAAGATGTTGGTATTAAATTATATAAATTAGAAGCCGAATATCTTCAAACATCATCCGATTCCTCTGCCAAATGCAAAAGATTCCCCGTTAAAACCACTTGCAAATGTATGCCCGTATCAGTTTCTCCCACCCATCCTATATCTTGCGACGATCCAAATCCATCCACATTTTCTAGTTCCAATCTATATACGCCGAATGTATCTACCAAATATGCTCCTAAATTAAAAAAATATGGTGGATATAATCAAATATATTTAGACAAAATTTTTAATGCTGGAACTTTAATCGCAGAAAACACCACTCTGCCCACACTATCAAAAAAAATAGATCCGTTGAATCCCTATGGCTGTGGCTCAAATGCATCGATTACTTTGCGCAACTATACCAACACTTTCTGGAATATCGATTTAAATAATTTTTCTACAAATCATGCGGATATTCGCGCGAGGGTTACCGAGAATGTTGATCTTTTTGCTCCGCAATGGAGCATTCTGATTCGATTTGGAGGACGAGAAGAGGGCTTAGAATATATTCCTAATAAAAATTATCGTAGATTTACTACTAAAGTATCTTTGGAATATGGTGGAGGATCTACAGATTTATATGCCAATCAGTCGTCTGTTATCCTAAACAAAGATGATAGTGTTCCAAAAACTATCACTGCTCATTTACAGAATCCTTTTTTGGAAGCATTGATGACGACCAGGGGTGCAAAAAAAGACACCGTCTTATATCCACCATCTGGTAAGTTGTTACATGATTTTATTTTTAATCCTAATAGTCGCTGGAGTCCTCCTCTTAGGGGCAACGAAACTTCTATAGTTACATTGTCTATTAATCAAACTCCTAGAAAACAAATTTTAAATTTTGTAGTACCACCCGCTCAGTCTATGGGGATATTACAAAAGGGTTTTTTCCATCCTAATAGTGGCCTTACCAGTTCTATAACGGATAAAACACCGATCAAAAACAACAAGCTATTTTATGATAAGCCCATATCTGATAATGTAGAGTACGATGAAGGTTTCTGTTTATATGGTTCTTTAACACAACAAGTTCTCAATGTAATACGAGACGTTAATAATTTTGATAAGCACAGAAAACTTAGACTATATTTATCAGTTAATGATCGCTGGTATGAGTTTCAGCATCCCAATAGAGGAGGATATTTATTAAATAATCAACAATATATTGGAAGTCCTAATATTTTTGAGTATATTTCTAAGTTAGAATCAAGTAAAGGACTTCCTATTTTGTTACCGGCAGCTCCTAAAAAACATATAAAATATAATTACTTATATAATCACTATAAATATAGTAAACAAGCACTACCAGAATTTCCATTATTGTCTAATGCTTTTTCATATAATAATAGCACCAAAGAGATTACCATACTGGGTACTCGTCATTATTTTATGGTTCCAGAAATAGATCCATCTATAGACACCGAATTAGGCTCTATGGATGACATAGCCAACTTTAACCCCAGTAGTCCCCTAGATTATGCTCAGATGATTAGATTTGCCGATGGTTCTCATTGGCTATGTCTTAAACCAGAAGCTCCATCAGTACGAACATCTTATATTTGGACAGATTATGATTATCTATATCATGTTTTTAGTGATATGCATATTGATTTTAATAAAATTTCTAAGCAAGGTTATGTATATAATACTAAAAAGCCATGCGACTTTTCTTTTTCTACATACAATCCATATGATAAAAAATGGGATACCGCTAATAAAATTATAAGTAAAAAAGTTTTGGTTAAATTCGTAAAGAAAGATGGAAGCCCTATTAGAAATTTGAGAACAGAAGATGTCTATATGATACCATATACAGTTTTTACTATTACATTACCTATCAGAAATAGTAAATATACTTTTATAGATTTATTAGGATCGGCTAATAATCCGGGAGATAATAAAAATTTTCATTCGTTCACCACCACGTCAATTACCGCTCCACTAGCCGAAAATGACTCTAAATTATTAAATAAGTATATTCCTAGTAAGTGGGGAGATGTTATTAATTATGATGGCACTATTTTAGATCCTTATACAGACGCTTTTGTAAACCCTGAAGACTTTTACCCATCTTCTACATACAATAATGATTTCTATAAAATAATTGTTAATAATCATGATAAATTAAAACATAATTATCAAATAGAAATTAATGGAGAACTTATAAATATAAGCCATGAAGACTTAGTCTATTATAATATATTACAACCCTATAATATAGGAGACAATGGAGCATATTCGATACAAACACAAAAATATCATAATTATTTACCATTTATAGATATTAATTTATTAAGCTCAGAAGAAGCCTCTAGTATAGATCAAAAGATAAAAGAAGCCGCCGCCGATAGCATAAAGAATAACACAGCAATGACCGGAACGATTAGCATGAACGGTCTACTAAAAAACTTATCAAATTTTGATAATAGTTTTATCAATCCCGATACTGCTCCGGATCCATATTTCTGGATCAATTTCACACAAGGAGAGAATTTGGTGAAGTCAGCTTTTGTGCCGACACAAACTATTTATAGTCCTACTCTTAGGTTTGATGATCCACCATACTGGTTATCAAGTACTACGGTAAAAAATCGAAATATATCTACTGATTCTAGATATACTTGTAGAGAGAGGTTTGAACCTCAAAGAATCAATTCTTATATAGCTACTACTACTAAATTTGATAATTCTTCATCTTTCAAAAGTACCACGCTAACTAGACAGACACCATATTTTAGATATCCGATACATTGCGATACAGATGACGACACATGTGCTAATTCAGGATGTAATACAGATCTTAATGCTGGTATGATGCAGGTGGGCTGGAAAGAACTGATTTCTAATTATAGAGTAGGCGTTGAAGAAATCAAGAATATAACAACATCATCAATACCATTTATTTTAAGCTATGACGCAGGAATCTATAATACTGTTGGGAATACCAGTCCTATAACTATTAAAAGATTTGAGTTAGAACCAAATAATGAGATAGAATTTGATTCTTTTTCATGTGATAATGATAAAATTTTTCCTGCTAATTATAAATCTTCTGTTATTAATCCTATTTATCAAAAAACTTTGGATAATACGCCCGATATTACACATGATCTTATAGTAACAAATACAGACTTGGTGGCCAACGAAATGCTATTCCGTATATTATATGGAGAAGCACAAATTATTAATAAAAAAATGTTAAGTATAAATAATAAGATACTTTCTAAATATGATTTAATACAATATTCAGACCCAAAAGTAGAAGCTAAAGATATTTATAACCAAATTTTATATAATTTTGATAAAAATGCTCCAATGGATAATCTTAATATTAATGGCAGCCTTATTGTTAATGGCGTAATGAGTGTTAGATCAAATACAACTATAGTTATCAATGATATCACCGCTAACTTACAGATTGTTAAAGAAAATAATAAAATTTATATTAGAGGTACTATCGGGGACAAAAATATCGATATACTAATTTATGCAGAAGTATTAACGCGTAAAAGATATTTAATTCAGCAATATGGTCCTGGTTTATGGATTGATGGGACAAATAGGGGGAATACATGGAGCAAACCAGCTCCGCCAACTTCAGCCGATGAAAATACAACGATTGTTTTCCAAGGACAATGTAATGTTCATGCTAGAAGAGTATTTACGCTATTTACCGCTACAAACGCTTCTTTTTGTAGCGGCCAAGCTAGGTCAGGTGTTATATCTGATACCAGTAGCTATCCATGCAAACGAACACTAGATACATCTAACCTTGCTAGTGGAGGAAGTGTGCAAGCAGGATTTACTAATGCGGAAGCTAGATGGAGCAGAGGTTTTCCTGGAGCAATATCCTGCTGGTCTAATATTACTAATATTCCTATGAATGGAGAATTCCTTCCGTTTAGACAGTGGGTTTGTGGAAAGCCTGTTTGGGGGCCAATAAGTTTTGGAACTATGAGAAAAGAGGCAATTCCCTATCGTTGTGCATATGGCTATAATACTACAGGAACAGATAATTGTGCTGATTTTGAAGTAGGATATTGTAGAAAGAAACAATGCGATTTATGTGATGAGGTTGTTGAGAATGTAGATGAAATTAATGTTAAGTATGAATTTCAATTTTGTCGAACTCGATTTAATTTATATGGGCATGCCTATAGGGAAAACCTCAGGCCTCTACCTACTCTAAGAAGAGTACCAGAGACATATCCAACATATTCTGTACAAGAATATCAAGACTGGGTTGTTGGGAGCATATGCAATTCCTTCTTTAGTCCGGGTCCTGATGCACAGTATTGTAGTTGCGCAAGTTACGGAGTGAGCAGATGCTCAGAACCACCTGAAATGTGTGGCAGGTGTTGTGCTCCTACTACCTGTTGTATTTGTCCGCCGGACTGCGATCCTGGCTGTGCTTCATGTTTCAGAGGAGATTATATTCAAGCTAGTCCGGAAGATGATGGTATAAGTATAGGAGGAGGATATTGGCCACAGCAACCCGGAGAACAATATGATCCTTGTGCAGATAGAGAGGATGTATGCGGAGTGAACTCATACGGGGATAGAAGTGTTGCATATTATAGAGATATTTATCTCATGACCGAAAAAAAGATAGAGGATCAATATAATCCGTTGTGCGCCACGCCATTAGTTCAAATCAATTATACTAGCAAATCTTTAACATTTCGTATTAGAGAAAAAGAATACTGTTTTCCAGTATCTTTGAGTACGTGTCCAACTATTAATATCTCATCATCTATGGATCAATTGTATGTAGATGATACTGTAGACAGCAGATGCGAAAACTGTACTCAAGAAATAGGTCAGTTGTCCGTATCTGATCAAAAACAAAATTTTCTTGTCAGAAAAGAAAAAAGAAAGTGTGTGTTAGGAGTTAAATACTTTGCTAATGTTAATAGTAGAGGCATTGTTGGTGGAGGTCAGATATATTACGAATATAGAGGAGACTATCCATTGGGTAGTAATAGTTGGAGAACTCAATGTGGCGGTGGTCCTATAGAATATGGTTGTTGGGAATTTGGAAGTACTATGGGAGGGTGGTCGGATCTATTTATGCCTATGGGAATAGAATGCGATAGGCCAATTACTACGGATTACTGGGGTTCGGGTTCGGCATCCTTGGCTAGTTTAGAAGTAGATGAGTGGAAATGGGAATTATCTCAATTTTTAAGAAAAAGATACCAATACTTATCCCAAGGAGCAAACCATATTCCTGAAGAGGATATTATTGACGGAATAGTGCCCGGTAGTGTTAGTGAATTACAGATAGAATCTTATAATGTGGGCGGACAAAAAATAACTCGTGGTGGCGGAATAGTGGATAATGTTGTGACAGCTTATATAGCATATTATGAATATGACTATATCAGACCGGCTACTCTACAAGATATTTTACGAGATGATAGCTCACTTATATGTGTGGCTGGTAGAGAATATAAAGAAAATATTCAACGGTCTTTAGCTACTATAGGCAAAGGCGGGCAAGATGCTTCTATAGCAGCCCAACAATTATATGGTGGTTGTCCTTATGTGGGCTTCCCACCTAGTTATAGAGATAATCTAGGAGATGCCTCGGGCTTAGGCACAGCCCGTAGATATTTTTACTACAGTGGAGATTCATCTACACCAGGAGCCATAGAAGGATCAACTTATACGGTCACATCTCCGTTATATAATCAAAATACTAATTGTAATAATAGTTTATATTGTTCTCATAAATATAATGTTTATATCTGTCCGCAAGCACAAAACATTTGTTGTCTTGCTGATTTAGAAGTTATAGATAATACTGGAGATCCAAATTGCAGTAGTACTGGAGCACCTCTTTGTGATAAAGGCAGCTCTGCAACATGCTCTACCTTGAACATATATCCACCATGGATACAATATATAGACGACTGGTATAAAGCACTTGGCTGGGATGGTGCCCCCGTTAGAGGCCCACAATTTTGGACGAGTCCTCGATTTTAAAGAAAGGATGATTAGTTATGTTTTTTTGTGAGTTCGAATATATAGATCAGGTATTTAATAATAAAAAAGTATATAAGTGTAAATATTGTGGTATGACTTTAGCCTTAGAAGATCCAGAGGCTAATATCATATGTTTTAAACGACATAATGAAATCTTCGATAAAATAGATAATCAAAATAGACCAGCAGACCAACAAATTAATAGTCAATTTTTGGATAGCGGAGATGAATTAGCATTACAAGAATTTTTAGCCAAGGATATAAATAAAAAAATATCTGAGACCACATCCGAGGATCCTGTTCTAATGCCAGTTGAAGATCATCCTAGTAATTTATGTTCTAAGGAAGATATAGATCAAAGACTAGCTATCTGTCAAGCTTGCGAGCATTATCAAAATGACGCTTGTATGCTATGCGGCTGTACTATTGTGAGAGAAATGAATTTCAATAATAAATTAGCGCATAAAAATGGCAGTTGCCCTGTTGGCAAGTGGGGTCCTATTCAGAATTAAAGCGATGTACCAGTTGAGGAGAACTGTATAACACAGCTACTATGTTATATGTCATTGTTTGATCTCTATTTTTTATACGCACAATAACGGGCACTTTATTATTGCCTGTCCATGTTCTATAGAAGTGAACATAAACTGAAAATGATCCTCTGGGAGATGATCCATGTGGCCAGAAAATATTCTCAACAGGATGAGGTTGTAGGAATCCCGAATTGGCGTTCATGTCTATATCTAGCATACCAGTAGATATCTGTCCTATTCTATTCATCCAATTTATAGTATCGACAAGACCATTACCCGCAGTAAAGCATACATGTAGATCTATATCGTCTGCGGTATTCCATGCCATAGATATTTGAACATCTCCTTCTTTTGCCCCAGCAGCTTTAAGTCTACCAGATATTCCTAGATTTTCACCTAATGCCTGGGACGAGGTCTGGTTAGCAACAATTCCTCCGGATATAGATGATATGATTTCGTTGATGGTATTATCAGTACTATGATTATTTACTATGTCTATATTATTAGGCGCAATTATCTGTGACACATCTTCTATATCAATTTCTTGTAACAGAGTAGCCTGTTTGGATAGTTCTGATGTTTCTTCCAAAGAAACTTCTAACGAAACGTCTGTCTCGTCTAAATCAGGAATAGTCTCTGACTGTTGCTGCCTATCAGAGACAACTTCTGCAGAACTAATCTCTAGTGCTTCTAGGCCCTGAGATTCATCTTCGTTGATTTCGACCGTAGAAATCTCGTCAAAACGAAGAGTTAAAGTTATATGCTTAGATGGAGCAGGAATAGAAAATGAGGCGATACATAAAAGTACAATAATATGTATGACCAAACTTACTAAAAAAGATTTACAGTCGTTATCGAACTCTAAATCTATGATTGCTTCTTTTTGTCTGTTGCGTCGGAAGGATTCCATTTGTGCCAACCCCCATTAGGTAACCAATTATTATTATCATCTTTCCTTTTTGGAAACAAAGTACCACCTTTTTTGTGTTGACCAAATGCTAAAATAGCTCCACAATCAGAGCATCGTAATTCGTAGTAGTCATTACCATCTACATTACGTACCACAAATCGTAGATTAGCACTACCACATAGGCCACATTTTTCTTCGGCAAAAATTTCTTGAATTGTGGCTAATTCTTTAAATATCTCTTTTTGACCAGCTCCTTCTAGCTCAAATTCTAACTTATCCCCCACTTTGTATTTTACTTTCATATTATTTCCAGTTACTGTTATAACCAGCAATCTTACTCGGTATAGAAGCTAAATTTTGTTGATACTGGTTTAAAGCTCTAATAGATGATACGGCATCATCATGACTCATATTATATATTGTGTCATACGATATGTCAAGAGAAGAAAATAAGCCTACTACATCAATATTGAGCCTCTTAGCTAATACATCAATAAAATTGATTTGATTGATACTAATCTTTGAAGCGGTTAATCCATCTACATTATCTTCTATATTCTCGGCTATTTCTTCTGCCGCAACCACTTTTCGTAGCTTTAAGGCCCTTCTTAGGGCTCGTCCCTCTGCTCTGGTTTCGGCTACGGCCACCGGATGATTTCTAAAGATCTTGTCACAATTACCCCAGTAAACGTCCGCAGAGCCGCTGACAGACCTGTATTTAAAGTCTTCCTGTGTCTTTGGAAGATTTTTTATAACGTACGCTATGGTGTGTACGACAGTGGCTCTTTTTTCATTAGATGGGTCAGGAGTTTGAACCACATCACTTTCAGCACTAATTACCACACAATCCAAAGCTATTTCAAAAATTCGACGCAAACCATCTGTTGTCGGATTACCGTTAATTTTTTCATCATCGGACAATAATCCGAGAACATAGTCTGTCCATCCGGGATCATTGGATGATACAGTTGTCTGCTTTTCTGTTTCGGTGTCCTGAGAGCTGGTAACTTTGGCCATATTTAATCCTCTATAGTTATAATTTTTGTATTATCAAAACTAGTTTTATCTTTAATAATTTGTTGTAGCTTTTCGTATAATAGATTTGCTCTGGTTTTTGAGAAATCATGGGTTTGTCTGAGCCTGATCAACTTCAGCCCTTTTCCTATAATAAGGCCCGATTTTTTCTTATCAGATTTTTTATTTTTTTGCAAAGAATCATCGCCCCAAACTGGCTCAAAATGAGAAGGACCATCAACCTCGATTGCTATACTCATAGTAGGTAGATACAGGTCAATCTGCAACTTTGTATTTGATAAGTTTTGTTCTTTATGAAATTCTACTTTGTATCCGTCTTGAGTAAGATTTTCTAATAGGAAGTGTTCTAATTTTGATCCTACTTTGCTTGTTTTTCGAACTGCTATATTTGCAGCTTTGAGCCTGGCTTCTTTTTCATCATCGCTTAGATTTTCCCATAATTGCTTAGATACAATTTTTCTTTTTTGTTTTTCTTTTTCCGATAGATTCTCCCAATTTTCCATTACTCCTTTGCCGATTTTTGTTTTTGTGTCATTTGGTCTTTGTTTACCTTTTGTAGGATGACTATGCTTGCCTGTTGTCAAAGCATTTTTTTGGGCTGAACTCTTATCTCTAATAGGTATATTAAATTTTTTAGCATCTCTTCTTATTCTATTGGCATATGTGCCTAATTCATTGGCTATATCATAAAAGCTCATACGCTTAACAACATACATCTCGTGTATAATACTTGCCTTCTCTTTGTCGTTATTATAGTTGTCGTATAACATTGTCTATATTTTCTGCAGTAAGGTTAAATGATTTATTAAATGGTTTTTTCCAGCATGTATCAACCAAGTCATATAAATATTCAGAATCAACCAGTAATTCGAATTTGTGATCCATATACACAGAATACCATACGCTAAACGGAATATTAGTATTCTCTGCCCATGTTGGTTTGTCCATGCAAATAAACTGTTTATCCGGCCCTGGAAAAGTTTTGGTTAACAACGCATGTTCTGTATCAAATAAAAATAAAAGTCCTCTAAAATATTTTGCATGATTAATTGGTAATAGGTAATATTTTTGATTACTATCTATAGTATTAAAATTGTTATTAAATAACACGATATTATCATATGGTCTTAGTGAGCACAAATTATTGATAGTTTTTAATATTTCTTGATGCCGAATATTATTTTGCTCAATATCGAGTAAATAAAATGCAATATTCATAGGGATGAGCCTTCTAAAAATGGAACCATTTGATTTTTGACAAACGTCTCACAGTCTGTCATATTATCTATAACAGGAATAAATTTCATTTGATCTATGCTGTCTTGAATAGAGAACGAGATATCAACTGTAGGCATACTACAAATTTGTGCCTCGATTAAGAATTCTTTATCTAGATCAACCAAATAACTGTACTTATTGAGTATGAAATTCAGATCTATTTCATTACACACCCCAATATTTTGATCGTGTTTAAAATTAGGATTGTTTAATAATACTATAGGATATTTATTTTTATTGGGTAATAACTGACCAGCCAAATACCTATGATTTTTATCATCGTCACTAGACAGCAATACCACTACTTTATTATTTCTGGATTCTATTGGATCTAACTTAGAATAAATATGATTATCATAAATATGCTGATGTATTATAGATTTATCTGGTGTAAAATTGTAGCTAAAATTATTAGATGAAATATATTTTGTCGTCGTATTCTTTGTTAAAAAATCTAATAGCTCTTTTTGTTCTACCTCTCTGTCTATATAGAGTACAAAGGACACGTTTTTATGATCCCGATCTGTAATATAATTATGTGCTTCTTGGGTATATTCACTTATAGGATATATAACAATATTTGCTTTTGTCGTATATATAGTATCATATAAATGATCATGCATCTGAGCTACTAGGCAATCTGTTTGTTTTTTGAGATGGCGAATAATAGATCTATACAATCTAGATCCCCCCATATGTGCTATAATTTTAGTCATATTATTTTAATTTAGCCTTATCCTTTATACCGTTAATGGTGATGATATCTTTATGATCGCAATGAATAATGTCAAATGATATATTTTGTTTTTCTATAGCGGTGTTTATAATTTCAAAATCAAACATATTATCGTAATATAAATCTTTATTATTATAAATTGTTCTTAGATCCTGTGAAGTCAAAAAAAATATTCCTGTCCATTCATTATCTCCAATATCATAAAATAGATATTCCAAACAATTGTTGCCTCTGCAACCAGTATATGATTTGTTTTTTTTGTGTCGTACCTTTTGTGTCATAATCCAAGATGTATTAGTAGGATATTTTGGTAAATTTTTTATTAACAAATTATTATTTACAAACAATACCCCGTCAATATTGTCTATATCTTTTATTATACTATCTAATGTTATTTTAAATGCATATCCATTAGCAAAAATATCATACTTATTGTTAGATAAATAATCGCACCGGATACTATTCTCTATAAATCTTTTTTTAATTTTATCTTCATCAAATCCCAAAACAACATATAAATTTCTATGCTTAGTTTTATGCTGTAAAGCACCTATCAGCTGTAATATGAGTTCTTTGCCGTTATTGTGTTTTAGTAGGCTCAAAGAACCGTAAGATTTCATTCCTTTAGTAATTTGATATGAAAAAATACAATAAGATATTTGTTTCATATTTTTTTAGTAATTGTAATAACAGAATAAATATTATCTATATAGGTCTTTTTTACTATAATATTTGGAATACTATTAAAAATTTCTAGAATATAGTATTCTGTCCATATCGAAACTATATTAGATATGATTGATGAGACCTTGATACAATCTAATTCGTTTTTTATAATCCGTTCCGCTAATACAGTGGCATTTAAAAACTTAAATATGGCTTCTCCGTCAAAAGCCAGTTTATTTGTTATTTGTTGCAATGCCATATTTCTAGCTTGTATTGGTATTCTATCGAGACATTCACATAGAATATTTTTTGTGGAACCATTAACTACAGAAGATAGTCCTGTATTAATATCTATATTCGTATATCCTGAAATAGTTTCGCTGTCGCCCATAGTAAAATTAATAGCATTCATTATTTGATATATACCTCTCTTTTAACATTACATACAATTTCATTGATTGATTTAGCAAATTTACTATAATTATGATTTATAGCTAAGTATTCATTAATATTCGTAGTATTCAGAGTTGTATCGGATGCAGTGTTGATAATAGTAATTATTTCTTCCGGAGTATTCACATGATATATATAAGATGTAAAAGCTGGATTTTGTTTCAGTGTTATCGGTATACATCCAGCAGATAATGCATACAATAAATTGTATCTATAGTTACTAGAAATATCTATACAAAATTTGTAGTTTTTAACAATATCAATGTCGTTTATCTCTATCAGATCACAAGCTAATCCAGCGGTGGATGACACAATATGATGAATTTGTTGCGCTATGATACTACTATTTATAATAGCTATATTTTTTGTTTTTATGTATGGTTGGTCTGTCTGCACTAGGGGCATTCCTATATCTATCACAAAAGATTTATCTGGCCTACCTAATGCATCATAGGAGTGCTCTGATAGGAAAATTTTTGTAATATCTTTAGTTTTTTCGTTTATTAGATACCTGTCTTCTTTCTTGTATTCATATACCTTATCTATAAATACCACAGATGGAATATGATATATAAACGGGACATAACTTGTATTAATATATTTCTCTAATGAAAAATTCATGAATAAGCTATAATTATACATAGTGGCGCATCTAGCAGGAATCTGAAAAAGACGATCATATAATTTTAATTTTGCGGCATCTTCTACAACATAGAATTGATCTTCAACAGAAGACATTAGGATATTATCTAAAATACTATTATGTGGCTCATATAGGATACGACAAGACTTTGATTGTGCATCAAGGGTGTTGACAATAAGATTTTCTGCTATATAGCTTAGATGCATAATTTTTTACCTATCTTAGCGTACGAATAATTATGAAGTACTTGTTCTGCGTTTAAACTTTTATTTGTATAATTCTTATGATTATTTTTATACATATCGAAAGCTTTTTTCATTGTTTCTACTAAACTATAAATTTTTGGAGTATACCAAAATCTGTCAGCAGAAAAAATTTCATATTCTGATGGCAATGGTTTTTTAGTCATGATGACTGGTACTTTCTCGGATTTGATCACAAATCCTGATGTATTATCTACGAAATCACAGAGACCGGTATTATCCATCACTATAGGAGTTTTACCAAGCGATCTTGCAATTAATGTTTGTTTACAAAAATTATTACCAGATGCTATACTGATAAAACAATCCGCAGCGTTATGCAATCCTATCATATTTTTTTCATCAAAATATTCTGTAATAATTAGCTCATTTTTATAGGTTTTATTGATTTCTAATTGCTCTTTAATTTTGGATATATCATTTTGTATGCGATTTCTAAGATCTGATGGGCCTTTATCTGTATTAGATGTTTTAATAATTAGGCTGACCCTATCTGTTTCTGTAAAAGCTATATTAAAAGCCCTAATGATAATATCTAGGTGAGGCCTATCAGAATAATCCGCATAACAATAAAATTTAAATGTATGATCTATACAAGACGGTAATTGTATTTTATTTGTACTATTTGCTATTATAAAATCCACATCTACAGGTCTAGGTACTACATATACTGAAGTAGTAACTCCGGATTGTTCCAGCCATTTTTTTTCATATGTTGTGGTGACAAAAATACCATCTAGTTTATTTAAGATAATAACAGCTCTTGTATTTATCCATCCTCCTGTCTCTACATTAATAATACCATAATTTCTAGGAGACGATCCTTTATTTGATGTATATAAAGAATGAGGCAATAATTTCTGTATAATTATATCATATTCATTATATGCTGTATTTTCGCACTCTAATATATTTGGAGATATACTAGTATTGACATTATTAATATAATAATAAGGTCTAGTTGTTAATTTAATATCAGGATTACTAAGTAGTGCTCGTATATAATCTATCGATGCAAAGCCCCAGTCATCATTTTGCCGATATGGGCCTATAAATAGTGCATTCATTTCACAGAGTCCTTCATTATGGCATAGTCTATAAAATCTTCTCGTCCCAACCTATCTTTGTTAGCTAGTGCTTCCATAGCCATATTATGATTAGATATAAGATTATTTATTGTAGATACTGATTGATCAATATTATAGGGTTGGGTTTGAAGTCCATTTATAATAAAGCCGTATGTTAAGTCACTGATCATATTTAATAAGATCATAGAAGAGGTGATTTGGTGGTTCGATAGTTTTTGAGATACTATTTTCATAATGGCATTGTGTGGGGTGTCATTGGACACAATATCTTTCGATTCTATATTAGGAATTTTAGGTAATACTATATCCCATTTTCCTTGTAGTCCTGTTAGGTTCAAATTATCTAAGTATTTTTCCCATTTTTTAGCAATAATATCCCAACAATAATATTTTTCTGTAAGTTTTCTGGTTTCGAAACGCTTTTGTTCTCTGATAAGACTGGGCATATTAATGTGTTCATATAATATATTGATCAAAGATTGATTATCAGGATATACTCTTACGGCCTTGGTTTCTAGTTCTTTAAAATATTGATTCACTTTTACAGGATATGCCTTTAACTTTTGTATAACGTCGTTCATTGCGCTATAGTCTACTGATGCTATCGGAACTCCCGCTGCTCCTGCTTCAACCTGGGGCATTCCGAATCCTTCACAAATAGCATATTGTACATAAATATCAAATATATTATATATAGTATTTAGATCTTGCTGAGATATGCCATTACTAACATTAGGCATGGAAAAAGCTTTTTGTCCACACCTAGGACAATGTGCAGATGGGTGCTGATATAGAGATGGCTTGTAAAAGCCACAATTTTTACAGGAATAGGTGAATAGCACCCTATTTCCTATTGCATATTCTTTTAATAAGCGAGGAAGGTCCCATCCAGCATCAGGGTAACTGGTATGCAGATATAAATATACTTTTTCAGCTGCCGGGTTGTTATCTGTTTTGAGTTTGTCTATAAAGTTTCTAACAGCTGAAAATAATTCTGGTATCAATTTTCTCTTTTGATTTCTCATCACCGAACCGATAATGAAAGCATCCGGATCGAGACCAAACGCTTGTTTTAATTGGCTTCTTTGATTGTCCGAATAATATTGAAATACGTCTAGATTGACACCCGGAGATGTGGTGTCTACATATTTTATGGCTCCATTACTCTGTTCCTTTAGAGTATCTCTGCCGAAATCTGAGTACGTAAATACCGCATCTGCATGACAGAACGTATCTATCCAATCATCTTGTTGTGGAGCGGAGTCTACGGTTGGCATTAAGATCCAGTGAAAATAAGGTCTATATGGAGTAAATTGCTGATAAGAATTCATCCAATAGTCTCTTACATCTACGACCACATCCGGCTGAAAATCTAACAAAACGCGTTCAAATCTCCATCTTCCGAATTGATTCTCCATAGAGCTATTATATTCTTGGCTTCTTGGATCTCCACCGTCTACAGCATTGGCATAATACTTCCATTTGATTTCCGAATCTTTGGGATCATTGACTTTTCCATAGCAGGCAAATTCTGCAATTTCATATTTTTGAGAGGCATGTAGACGAGATAATATTTCTTTGGCATATGTACCAAAACCAGAACTAAGAAAGCTAGCCTCTGATACCATCAGAACTTTGAGTTTTTTATTTGACATTTATATCTTATCTAGTAAAATAGAGTAATAAGGTAATGCATAAGATTCTCCGAAGAGAATCTTATACATTCCTAAGGTTAGCCACCGAAATCTTACTTAGAAGGCTACAGGTTGAGCTTCTTCTGTCTTGGCGCTAGATAGTCTAGCAATCTTCGAAAAATTATTTACTCTTACCTTGAGTGAATTATGCTTCACTCCATCCTTCTCCCAAGAATCATTTCTAAGTGATCCTTCAATCATTACGAGATCCCCCTTCTTGAAGGACTTCCCTATAATTTCTGCCCCAGAATCCCACGCCTCACAAGGAACAAATGTGGTAATCTTATCCTTGTCTCCGTTAGACTTTGTGTATTCACGAGACACAGCAATAGTAAAATTTACAACCGATGTTGTTTTACCATTGGTTGATACACTCCTTAACTCTGGATCTCTTGCTAAATTACCTCGTAACATATTGATATTCATAAATATCTCCTTGAAAATTAAATAAAACCAAAACCAACGTTTATTATAGAAATGGCCGACTCACGGTCAAGTTTTTGGAATATAAGCCTTCTCCACTATGAAACTATCTCCAGTATTATTTTTTTTACCCTTAATAATAATTACATTATTTTCGAATAATATATTTCTATACTGTTTATAAGTATCAGGGAAAAAAATGACACTATCTATTGATCCATAACTATCGGATAGGGTTACGAAAGCCATTTCTGAGCCTGGGGTCTTTCCTGTTTTTGTTTTTGTAATTCCTATGTTATCTATTTCTCCACATAGAATGATATTTTCTTTCATTAGCAATGTTTTGAATTCTTTACAATTGCAATTAGTCATACTGATATCATACATGTCTACTTTTGAACAGGTGACACTACAACCTAGCACCTCCTCCTCTATATCCGATATCCATTCAGCGTTATCATCCATAGAATATGGAGGACGATTTAAATTGTCTATTAAACTATAAATAATTTGTTTTCTTTTTTCTGTAAGCTTATATTGGGAGGTCATGCTTTTCATAGAACTCAAGAAAGACTCTCCTATATCAACTTTGCTGATTATAAATTCTATTTCTTTTTTTGTTAGTTCACAAGCTATACTATATTCGAATAGCATACTAGTTCGAGTTTTTTTGTCATAATTTAAAGCTCCACTTTTTATTAATGCTTTAGCAGACGTAGAATTAATATTTATTAATATTTGAAGTAGTATTTGATCCCATTTCATGGATTTGATATCTAAATGTTTATTAGTGATAAGACCACCTAGTTTATTAAATACTGATTCTCCAAAGCCTTTAATGTCCGTTAAACCAAAATAGATACAACTATCTTTCAGTATGAATAATTTATTCAGATTTCTTAGATCAGGTATACAGACCTGAATATCCATTTCGGTGGCATTCTGCACAAGCTCTTTAATTTCTGCTTTTGGATCTATTTTATCTTTGGCGAACCTTAAATAAGAAGCAAAAAAAATCTTAGGGAAATGAGCTTTTGTATATGCAGATAAATAAGCATTGATAGCATAAGATATAGCATGACTTTTATTAAAAGAATATCTTTGGCTCTTTTCTATCCATCCGAATATTTCTTCTGCTTGCGAGGCGCTAACTAAACCCAGTTTTTCGGACCCTTGTAAAAATTTACTTTTAAGTTTGGACATTTCTTCTGGCTTTTTTTTACCAATAGCCTTTCTCAAATTATCTGCTTCCTGTAAATCAAATCCTGCTATATATTTAGCAATTTCCATTGCTTGTTCTTGATAAATCATCTCTCCGTATGTGGTCTTAAGAATATTTTCTAGACACGGATGATAATAGTCGATAGACTCTTGCCCATTTTTTTTATCTATATAGTGGTTAGATACTGTTTTTCCATCTCTAATTGCCTCCAAGCACCCAGGCCTTAATATGCTGATCAAAGCAGATAGATGTTCTATATTTCGAGGCTTTAGTTTTTTAGCCATAGACCGTCCAAGCCTAGACTCCAATTGAAAGCATCCTTTAGTATTGCCGTCAGATATTAGGTCCCAGGTTTTAGAACAGTCTAGATTTAAACTATGTCTAATTGGATCAAACTCCACCAATAACTGGTTGTTTTCTGATGGAATAATATCGAATGAGCATCCACAATCGTAATTAAAAGTTTTAGGCATGTTTATTTGACGACGATACAAATGAATCTTTGAACTTAACCTTTTGAGATACATTACGATGAAGTTTTAGAAATCTCATCAGTATCTCTGCACAGTCCTTAACATCTTTAAGAGCATCATGAGCACCTTTTTTATCTATGCCTAGATAATCTCTAAGATTATCCATAGAATAGCTTTTAAGATCGTTATTTTGTTCAAACCAATAAAATACTAAGTTCATAATATCTATAACATCTCTTTGAAAGAAAATATTGCTATTACCTTCTTTATTGGTATCCCCATATTTCTGACTTAATCTATCAATAATTTTTAGATCAAAGCGATTAATATTGTATCCAGCTGGTAGCGGCGCAGAAAATTGATTTTTCTTAGAACTTCTACTATGGTATTTTGTTAAATATTCTGTAAACATTTTCCAGGATTGTTCTTGAGGAGGATACTTGAGCCATTCGTCCAGTACTTCTTTTTTGGAAGAACCCTTAACTTTGGCATGAAAATCCAAGATATCAGTTTCATATACATACTCAGGATTTTTTTCCAAAACTTCGGGCTTGAAGTAAATATTAAATTCTGAATCTGGAATAATCTCTAGAGATATTGGATCAATTATCACCGAGGCTATCTGAACAGGACTACATTGAGTAGGATCGGAGCCGTCCGTCTCAAAATCAAAGACACATATTTTATTGTAGTTTATCATGAGTTATTAGATTGAATTACTTCCACCTCTGTAATGGGCACAACTTGTATCTTTTCTCCCGTAGCAACAGACTGAGCATTAAATACTTTGCAGCAACTCAATCTTTCGTCTGGTATTCTCAGGTATTCTTGTTGATTGTATAAAAATTTATCACCATTTTTTAAATCTGCCATTCTTGTCATTTTATTCTCCCTTTTTTAAAATATCTTGTATAGTCATAATTTTATCTAACATAGCAACTCCCAATATGTCAAACTTTATTATACCCAAAGATTCTAAATCTTGCATCTCCATACCGGCTATCGTTTGCTCATTTTTTACATCGTACACCATAGGACATATATCTTTTAAAGCATGGGAGCTGATGGCTATGCCGGCGGCATGCTTGGATTGATTAGATTTCGTGCCCTCTAATCTTATAGCCTGTTCGAACCTTTTGGCAAGTGGTCCTTGTAATTGTTGATTCTCATCTAAATAGCACCAATCTTTTAATTTATCTCCATTATTTTCTAATGCCCAGCGTATAATAGACGCTTCTCCCGTTTCTTCTTTCATTTCTTGTAGATCGTCAGCTATTTTAGCTTCATCTGGTATGTGCTTGGTGATATTGTTCATTTCATCGAAAGAAATATTACCATAAACACGCAATACATCTTTCAAGGCTCCTCTTCCTTTGATTGTATTAAACGTAATCATCTGAGAAACTTTATCATGTCCATATTTCTTTTTAATATATTCGATAATATTTTCTCTTTGATTGATAGGAACATCAACATCTATATCTGGCATAGAGATATGTTCTGCAGTATTTCTACCAGCATTATAAAATCTATCAAACATTAGATTATACTTAATTGGATCTATATTGGTAATACCTATTAAATAGGAGACCAAACAACCAGCAGCACTTCCTCTGCCCGGCCCGGGAAGCCAGTTATTGCTTCTTACATAGTTCACTATATCCTGCACTATTAGAAAATAGCTAGATAGGTCAGCACCTTGTAGAACTTCTAGTTCGTATTTGATTCTATCTACATATGCGCCATGTTGTTCTTTATCTACTAGTGGAACTATTTTTTCTTTCCATCCTTTTCTACACAACTCTCTGAGATATTCTGCATCATCATAACCCTGAGGACAAGAGAACGGAGGTAAATTAGGCTTGCTCAAGATATTGTATTCTTCACATAAAGAATCTATATAATTCGTATTCTCTATTTCTTCTTCGGTATGAAGGGTTCGTATTTCATCTTGTGATAGTATATGAAAATTATCAGATAGGAAAAAGGCTGATAAACCTATATCCTCGGAATTTGATAATTTTTTATTGATCTCTGGAAATGTTGTTTTTAAATTATTGCATAATAGGATTCTTTGATCTACCGCATCTTCTTTTCTACAATAATGGGCATCTGGTGTGCAGACCACTTTGGTATTTGTAATCTTAGATAATTCCCTAATACACTCCGTCAAATGTACTTGAATAGTCAAATTATGCTTATCCATCAATTGACTTTCCAAGAAAACATTTTCCTTACCAAATACATCTTGCAACTTATGTATATTTTGAGATCCAATATTTTTCCAGTCGGATATGATTTTATCACTATCTATCAATTTATCAGACAAAACAGAGCCTAAGTGTCCGCATATAGCTATCAGATTGCCATTAACTAAATGCCCTAATCTATCAAGATCTAGCCTAGGTCTGTGGTAATATAGGTCTGGCTTGTTTGATTCTGACACTATCTGTATCAAGTTTTTCCATCCATCATAGTTTTTTGCTAATACTAAAAGATGGCTTAATTTTTTATTCGATTTGTCCTGTATGGCAGCATCTTGTGACGAAATGTATAATTCACAGCCCAAAATCGGCTTGATGCCATTTCGTCTCATTTCTGTATAAAATTTAATAGCGCCAGCTATATTACCATGATCGGTAAGAGCACAGGATTTGGCACCTATCTCCAAACAGCGAGAAGCGATCTGAGACGGTTTGGATAGTCCATCCAATAGGCTGTACATTGAATGCACATGGAGAGGAATGTATTTCTTCATTATTCGGCAGAACCGGGCGCTTTGTATTGACCGATATTATAGCCTTCGCGCTGGTATGTGTCAATGGCATATTCCATTCCGTGTAAGTCTATTTCATGTTTTATTTGTTCACACTGTGTCATATGTTTGTCAATCGGAGTAACTTGCTTCGATCTGTATTCTATGATCGGTAAATGCTCACTATTCTCGAATGTATTTTTACCAAAATGACATAATTTAGTGCATTTCCAACTTTTATTGAGTTGTGGATTTGTAGTATTTCTGATACTATCAAATTTATTTTTTAGCATCATTTCTACTTGATGAAGATGAGAGTCGTCAAAACAAACAGAAAACATTCCGCCATCATTTATAAAATTAATAGATACAATCACATGCTTAATAGCAGGATACAACTGCTTAATGGCATAATAATATAACATTAATTGAGCGTCTCTATGTAATTTATCTAGAGTTTTTTCCTCTCCGGTTGCCCAATCTAATCTTTTCCCTGTTTTCCAGTCGATCACTTCTAGTGTATCGTCGTTAACTTTGGTAATAAGATCGATAGTTCCTTTGATAGCCAAATTACCTGTGAGTCGCCCTTCTTTGGTGAGATAGTCATATTTTGCCCAATCTTTTTTTATTTCTATATCGAAATGTTGTTCGGGTTGAACTATATCTCGTTGTCTAGGATCGAACATTCCATTATTATGTTCTAAAGCTTTATATACCCACTTATAACAATCTTTATAGTCCGTGCTAGACCATGCATGATGAGTAAATAAACTAGTATAATATTGGTAAACCTGTTCTATAATAGTGTCTAAATTATAGTTCTTGACATCTACTTGATTAACAATATCATCATAAAAATATGGTCTGCCTTGTTGTGTACACATCTTGATTTCTGCCAAAATTTCAAAAACCTTATGGCATATTGTGCCCTTATCTGCTTTTTTATTGGATGGCGATTTTATACCTAGGTTATATTCTATAAAATATTGCATAGGACAAAAAGAATGAGTTCCATAACTGGAACTGCGTATATATGTAACAATCATATTTTGTCCTTTAGTAATTGGGTCAAAAATTGAGCTATAATTGTATTTTGCTCTGGTATTTTAATATCGTGGTTCTCTATTACCAAATCAAATACAGAATGATCGTATCCAGGGGCGTCGAGCGCTATCTCACTCTCATGGTTTGAGCTATAAGGGTTTCTATTTAATTTGATAATGCAACCACCAGCCTTTTTTATAGCGGACACCTCGTTGGGAAATCGACAATCTGCGATAATGGCCAAATCCACGTTATCTCTATGAATTTTATTAATAGTAGCATTGGCCCATACATCAGTTTGTATATTTCGAAAAATATCGGTGCCAACAAACTGCATAACTTCTCGTGAGGTCATTTGTTGTTTTTGCCAGTAACAATCGACTAGCTCATTTTTTTGAGCATCAGAACCGTAGCATTGATCATATGTCAATCCTAAAATATCCATACAAATATTTTTTTTGAGTGGATCAGCGAAATTATAGATACAACATTTGAGATCGGGATATAAAGATACCACAAACTCAGCGGATGTTGTTTTACCAGATTGTTTTTTACCGGCGAAAGCTATAATATGTGTCATAAAAATTAGTTAGGCAATAGAGGGAGAATATCTTGTTTAATCTCTTCTATTGTCATTTCTCCTATATCATTTTTTCGGATATTATCGGGTATAATAACTTTGTATGTATTTTGACATTTTGATCTAATTTGTTCTGCTGCTTTTTTTCCTGCTTCATCATTATCGGCCAAAACGAACACGCTCATCGCTCCTGATCCATCAAGAATCATTTTTTGACGATCACTAATAGATGAGCCGAAAATGGCAACGCTGTGATGAATACCGGCTTCTTCTAGTCTCCATACATTACCCGGACTCTCTACAATAATAACATATTGATCTTTGTGTATATGATCTTTTGCAAACCAATAGTTATATAAGTGATTTTGACTTTTAAAATTTAAGCTGTGTTTCCATTTAGAATACATATATTTGTATTCTTCTTTGGGACACGCTAGTATAGGATCGTGAAACAGATGGCAGTCGTTACACTTCTCATATATACTTCTGCCTGAGCATCCAATCATATACTCATGCTTATTATCATATATAGGAGCAACCACTCTATTATACATTTCTTTATTTGGCTTATTACATAAGCCTATATCATATTTATCTAAAATCTCTTTAGAAAATCCTCTATTAATAAAATACTCGGATGGAATAATCAAATTTTTTCTGACAGTATCTCTATTGGGATGATTGGTTTTTTCAGACATGCGAGGATTCGACATCTGGTTAATAATGGATGTAAACTGTTGCTTATTTCTATGAGTAGTAGAGATTTTAATATCTGCTAAATTTTTATTGAGAAATTTAGAAACAAAATCTATAGTTTCTTTAAAAGAGCATGCTTCATCACCATCTTTTGACCAATCATATTTGGAATGAGATAAAATGCCTCTCACAAAACCTAGTATAGAACCTTTAAAAATTTGTTCACAATTATGAGTTCTGCACTTCCAATTACCCCTATAAGAATCTCCTTGCACATAAAGATTTATGGCACTTATATTATCTCCTCCATGTATAGGACAAGCCATAGAAATCATTTTAGAGGATGTTTTGTATTCTAAAGAAAAATGATTTAGTAGTTCTTCTATATTATCACAAAGATTATCGCACAAAATTTTAAGTTTTGCTTGATCATTCAAATGGGATTTCTGATTCGTTTTTTTCATTGTTTTCATCGATAATAAATCCGTTAGAGCGGGATCCGCTGTTCTTCATTAGTTCAAGTTTGGTTTGACCTTCAGTGATCTTGGCGCACCAGCCCTTCATGTGACAATTAATATAATCGTTGTCGTCGAGTCCGCCACCATGTCGGCTCACAAGCGGTACGAGCTTCCTATTTCCATTATCCGGACCATCTTCTGCGATTTCCTCTGGTGTTTTTCTTTTGAATATACTGAAATTGCTACACAACCATATAATTCTATCCGAGCCAGATGCGGTATCTGTGCTTTCTTTAGAGATACCATCTCTATTTAATTGAACAAAAGCAACAATAGGAATTTTATATTTACTGGCAAAATTATGCAATGATGTCATCATAAAACCAAGAACCTGGTATTCTTTTAAGTCTTGTGACATACCTTGGGTGTCCATCAATTTAAGATAATCATAAAAAATTACACAATCTTTAGCGGAGCCATCTGGATTAAGGCCAACCTCTTTGACTATCCATCGTCTCATTATGGCTAGTTGATCCTCAAAGGGCTTGCCTGCAATAGATTTGTAATACAAAGGAGTTTGTTTAAGATCAGCCGTTGCGACCTTGATTTTTTCTAACTTGCTGGCAGACTCGGCAAATTTTCCGGTTTCTATATGGTTTATTTCCATCTCTGTCATCATAGCAATAACACGATTAACATGATCTTCCTTGGTCATTTCTGTATCCATATTGAGCACAGGAATTTTTAGTTTATTGGCAATATAAAATCCTATATTATCAGACAACAAGGTTTTACCTGTTTTGGGTCGTGCAGCAATAACGTTTATGGTGCTTTTTCTAAGACCACCACCTATTGCATTATCATATGCAGGAAACCCTGTCGGGATACCCACTTGATCTATGGGATTATTTATGAGTTGATCTATATATTCGTCTAAATTAGAGGCTATGCTTTCCGGTCCAGAATCAGAATCATTTAGCAACGACGAAAAATCAAAAATGGCATCCTCTGCTATGCCAAGTATCGAACCTACACTCTCCGTTCCTGTAACATCTAAGATTTTATCCTGCGCTTTTTCTAGCTGGTTTCTTAGAAGCCTAGCGATTTCTAGCTTTCTAATTTTTGCTGCAAATTTTCTAATATTTTCACTATTGACAGGAAAATCTAGAATAGCTTTAAGGTGTTGTGTTTCTTCTTTTTTGTTAAAAAAGTGAGATAAACCCAGTTCCGAAGAAGCAGATAAAATAGTGGCAACGTCGATCTTAGGACGATGTTCTTGATCAAAAATATGTTTTAAGCATCTATAGATAATCTTATTGCTATCTACAGTAAAAGTGCTTTCTTGTATCAGGTCGGCTATCTCTAAATAGCTTTCATCCCCATATACAGATATTCCCGCCAAAACAGCTCTCTCTGCTGCTGTATCACAAAGTATCATCCTGGACTCCTGGCACAAGCATTACACTTGTATCTCTCTTTCGCTTCCGATAAAAGATTTGGATTTATTTCCTCTGTTCTGCCACAAACCCTGCACTTAACGGATACAGGTTCGAATTTTCTTGATCTAGGAGTTGGGCCATATACAGATAGTGCCTTATCGATTGCAGTATCTGCTTTATGTAGTTGTGCCTCCATCATACTGTCAAATTTATTGGCAAAATTTCCGGGCGTCCGTCTATTGGTTTTTGTTTTGATAGGACTAGCATCAATTGTTTCTAATTCATGGTCACCAGAAGAAACTGGTTCCTTTTGTTGAGGCAACATAGACTGCAACATCGCAATCATTTGAGTAATTTGTTCTGGCGTTAAATTATCCATTATATTTCATCCCTTTACTTTTTTGTATTGATATCAAAATGTCGGATAAATTTTTTATAGATGTGGCTAAATATGTGAGCCTATCTGCTCGTTGTTTGGCAAATTTTTTAATTTTGTTTAGAGAAGATGCTCTGTCATTATGTTTGATAGCCTGCGAAGATTTTTCTACATAGCCATAGCCTTTATAATTATTGATATCATCGGCTATAACCTCTTTGAGCGTTTCTTCTGCCCAATTAATTCTAGCTATTTCTCGGTTCAATGTTCGCTGCACATGAAAAGCAAATTGTCCAAGCCGATATGCTATTTGTCCACAATCTTCTGTGGTTAACTTTTCTAAGATATCTCGTGACATTGTGAGATATTGGTTTAGCTCTGTTTCTGGTAAAGTATCACTAATATATTTGTTCAGACCTATACTAGATTCATATTCATCCAGAATCTTATCCCATTCTGATACTTCTTCTTTTGATGTTTTATTCATTCAATAGCCTTTGTTTCCATTCGTCTGGAGTTTCATTATACGGTAGTTCTATATATCTGATATTATTGATTTCGCACCATTCTTTTTTTTCAGCGTCTCTTTTTTTATGCTTAGCAAAGCCCATTTGGTTAACATGGAAAAAGCCCACAAACTTGTAATGTTGTTCTCCGTGTACTTCTATACATTTTTTAGTTAGCGGTAAGTAAAAATCTAGATATAAAGTTTCTGATCTTCTGATTGATATCGGAACCTCTTCGAGAATTTGCAAAGTAGGATAACATTCTTTTACTAGGGTCCTAGCGGTTAAATGCAAGTCTGATTTATTATTATAAGTATGACCATGAGATATGCCTCCAGACAAGCTCCAATTTTGTATATTACCATCAAGATCTATTACTTGCTGCATTTTATGCCCATTGTTTGGTATAATTCTGTGGTAAGAGCATCATAAACAGTAGGATTATCTATCACAAATTGACGTAATTTTTCTGTGCCTTGAAATTTAGGCTTATCTTCTGCAGATGTTACGGTGTACCATGCTCCTCCCTTTGCTATTATGCCCAGATCTATACAGAGCATAATCAGTTCCATTGCCTTGTCAATACCAGAACCGTACCTGAGGTAGCTTTTGATAGTTCCTCCTGGTGGCCCAAGAGCCGAACAAAGTACTTGCCAATCTATTTCTTGTCCTATTTGCGGACCATCAGCGGTTGCTCGCCAAGCAGTAAACATTTTAGCTTTTAATTTTACGTCGGTTTGGTATGCAATTGCCTGTCCAGATTTTTCCTTCCACTCTACATTGCCGTATCCGGGATTACCCATTAGATGGGTTATACCTATTACGATATTTTTATTTACTGGTATAACATTAGCAACTTTTCTACAAAACTTTGCTAATAATTTTGCACCATCAGCTCGTTGCATTTTGTCCATATCAGAAGTAATTTCTGCTTCTGTACACAATGCTGAATATGAATCGATAATGATAATAGATCCTGGTTCTTCATTAATAATTCTTTCTGCTATTTGAAGATATTCTTCTGCATGTAAAATTTTACCTTGTTGAGAACCTATTACATCAAATCTTTCCAAATCTAAGCCGGGTATACCTTCTAAGTCTCTTTTCTTAAGACGGCCTTCTATATTCAGGTAATAGACATGTCTGGCCTTTTTAAGATCCCCACGATACTGCTCTTTTTGAGCCGTTGCGGCAAAATCGAGAGAAGTAGTGGTTTTTCCGCACTTTGGTTGTCCAGTAAAAATAACAAAACTACCTTCTGGTATGCCCCCATTGAGTACTATATCTAGTGCAGGACTGACTGGGATGGTTATTAATTCTCTATCAACTATCGAAGTAGCAGATAGCATAATATCCGAACCAAAATTTTTCTTAACATCCTCTTTAAGTGTCATTGTCTATGTCCTCTAATCTAGATATAATATTTTTTTTATGATGAATCGAATTCGAACAGTCTTTGAATACAATACTATCTTTTCTTTCTATCTGTTTAGTGAGGGTGTGGTTCTCTTGTGAAATCTGAACCTCGGCTGTTTGTATCATAGCTGGTAAGTGAGGAGCTCGCAAAGAAAAAATTTTTTGACCCTCTGTACTCAGCAGAGCCTTGATAATAGCTTTAGCACTATATGTTTGCAACAGCTTATTTGCGGTGCCTATCTGGTTTCTGTAAAATAGACTCCATTTTTTATTGGTCCAAAATCTATAATGTAAATCTACTTTATCTTTTTTAGCTTTTTGTTCACATATAATTTCTGTAATATATTGTGCTGCTGATACCTCTTTATTATTAGAGTATCGAGATATGTATTTCATTATATCTATTGATTACTCTCGGTAATTTTCTTTGCGCACTGGCCTATATCTTTTTCAAAAACAGACAAGAATTGATCTAATAAAGGTCTATAGTCTGTATCAGGAGGCACTGGTATATGATACAAGTTTTCAAAGCATACGTCTATGTCTTTTAATCTTCCATTATCGTCTATTGTGGAAATCTCAGCCAGTGTTCTAATTAATATTTCCCTCTGATAATCTGTTATATGTCTGCTGGGTTCTGCCACATTATAGGGTTCGGATGAGTTATTCTTATTAATATCTGTATTTAATTTGTCTATATTGTCTTCATATATTTTACTTATATGATCTTGATATTTAGTTTGAATCTTATCCAAAAATTTTTGTTCTTCATCATCGAGAATACTCTTGATGTCAATATGCATAGTTCGTTATATCCTTATGGCTGCTTAAAAATATATGGCTTATCGGTAGAAACAGGAGTATGCTTTTTCTTATGCTCATCACTAATTTGAGATGCTTCTTTGGTCATAATAGCTACTTTTTGTCTTTTTGCTGTGCTCTCAGTAATCATCATTTGTTTCATGTGAGAATTGACAGGACCATGAGATTCCTTTTTTATATTAGACTCAGTATGCTCTTGTATAAGATTAACCACCTGCTCTAATGGTAATTTTGTTTCTTTACTTATGTTCTCAGCAGACAAGGATTGAAAATTAAGCCACATCACGGCATATTTTTGAATATTATTTAATTTTTTAGACATATTAGAAGTCCTCTCTTTCGGAATTATTTAGCAAAGCCATGTTTTTACTGGCTAAAAATTTGACATAAAGCATAAAAGATTTTTCATTTACTTCTTTGAATTTTTTATCAGACCTACATACGCTTTCTAAGAAAGTCGTGACATTCTCTGAATCATAGATAGAAAAAGGATTAAAAAACTTGGACGCTCTATCTATTTTAATCATATATTTAGCTGTGCCATTATTTCTGACAATTTTTTTTGCACATACATAGTCGTTGTCTTCATAGCTTTTGGTTAGAGAATTTTCCGTATAGTCTTCGTGTCCAGCTGGTACATAAAATTCTGCTTGTTCTTCGTGAGAGTTTGTATTTTGAGTAAAAATATTGCTTGGATTAAAAATTGACATACAATTATCTCCATCTGGGTTTATATTGCGGTTTTTTCATACGAGACATACCTTTAGGCAGTTCTTTTGTAGATTCTTCTGCCTTGTAAGAATTGTGTTTTTGGTGCAATGCTTGTTTTTGATCTTCTGATAGCTTATCTCTATTTCTATTTGCTAGATCTCCCAAAGTACTAAGTTCCGAATCATTCTTCTTTATCGAAGCATTTATAGTTGAAACATCATCAATATAATTACGACAAGTTTTGGAAGTATTACATTGTGGACATCTCGGACTACTATCATAGTCTCTAATAGAGAAAAAAAGCTCAAAATGATTATTGCATTTTGTACATATATATGAATATGTTGGCATAAGTTATCCGAGATATACTAACCAATCCTTAGGAACGCTGTTGTTTATATTAATCACTTGTCGGTGCAGAGGCAAGTACTTAGATGATCTTCTAGGAATATGTGGCTGATTCATTAATTTCATGCGGGCTTGCGACGGAGTTTTATTTCCCTTTATAGCATTACATTTTCTACAAGATGTGACTATGTTGGTCCAGCACGTGGGCGTAGTTTGATTCAACCATTGTGATTTAGGTATAACATGATCATATGTTAATTCATTCAGATATAGTTTACGAGCACAGTATTGGCACGTATAGTTATCTCTAATAAATAAATTATTTCTAGAGAAATTAACTTTTTGATTTAATTTAAAATATTTTATTGTTTTAATCACAGAAGGAATTAATATTTTTTTATTATTAATGCCTTGAATAAAATCATTCTCATAAAAATTTAAAACTTCTATATTTTTAGAAATACTATTATCTTTAAATGTTAAAGTAATAGCTTTCTTCCAATCTATAATACCCAATGGAGAATAGTCCCCGTTGAGCACTAAGCATCTAGTGTGTTCTGCTTTCATTTTCGTAAGAATCTAATCTATTTATAATTTTGCCTATAATTGGATTTCTAACAATATCGCTATTATTCAGTACAGCCAAGCCTATGCCTTCAACTCCATGAAGAGCATCAATCATATTATAAAATCCTCCCTGCATATGTCTATGTAGATCAGATTGACTAGTATCTCCAGTTAAAATCATTTTACTATGATTACCTATTCTAGTTAATAGCATTTTTAATTGATCGTATGAAGCGTTTTGACATTCGTCCGCGACTATAAAAGCATTATGGAAATTACGACCTCTCATTAAGCCTAATGGTACAATTTCAACTCTATTATTAGTCTTCAATGATGTATACTCAGCCATAGAGATAAAATGATTAATTTCATCTAATAATGGTAATAAGTAAGGGTGTAATTTTTCTTCTGCTGTTCCTGGTAAATATCCAATTTTTTCACCCGACTCTACTACTGGTCTAGTGATAATAATTTTCTTAACTTTATTATCCAATAAGTATTCTAGTGCCATGCCTATAGCTATATGACTCTTCCCTGATCCTGCAACACCTTGACAAAATGTTATGGTGTTTTCGGCTACTGTTCTGATATACTCTTTTTGATTTTCACTCCTGGGTTTTAATTGATTTCTGTATAATTGAGGAACTTGTAATTCTTTTGTAGCATCTATAACCTTCTTCTTCTTATTATTTTTTCTCAATTGTTACCCTTTACCTATAGAGTTATGTATACCAATTTTACATTGATATATACACCATACTCTATATAACATAGGGTTTCAGATTTGGAGATTCCCAATTATCTGGCTTTAAAACTTTTCCATCTGCTCGTTTTTTAACCTTACCAGTTTCTGAATCAATTTTTGCAAAGTTTGTTCTCATAACCTCATCCCATGCGGCTTCTCCATCAGCTCCCATACTATTAATAGCACCTGCGGTAACAACCAAAATATCTATAAGAGCATCTAGAATTTCTATTCTATCATTATTGTCAAAAGCTTCTTGGAGTTCTTGAGCTTCTTCCTTAATTAGATTATGATACATATTTAATTGAGATTCATTCCATTCACAAACTGTTTGATCACAAGCAACCATAAATTTTGTCTGATCTTGAAAAACATTTCCCATATATTATATTTCCTTATTAAGATTCACAACTACTACATGTTAAAATACTACGAGCCAACTCTTGAGCGGGGTTTGAGCTTCTTTGGTAATAAAAAGTCTTTATGCCATTTTCCCAGCCATATATCAATAAGTCACTCACGTCTTTAGCTGCACAATTAGGAGGTATCATAAGATTCAAAGACACCGCTTGGTCGATATATTTTTGTCGCTGGATATTCTGAATGACAATTTCTTTTTGACTTATTTCTCCAAATGTTTTGAAAATATCCTTTTCTTCCTGTGTTAGACATTCCAAATGCTGTACACTTCCTCCACGAACCAAGATATCTTTCCATACCTGTTCAGTATCATGATTTTTATCTTTCAGTATCTTTTTTAGATAAGGGTTTTTATATGTGAAACTGCCTTTAGCTAATTTCTTAACAAAATAATTACTATTCAGAGGCTCTATGCTAGGACTAACCTGGCCAAGTATAAATGAGCTACTAGTGGTTGGTGCTACTGCAAGCGTTGTAACATTACGACGATTATATCCTTTTAATAATTCTGGTTCTCCAAACAGTTTAGCTAATTCTATAGAAGCCTTATCTGCTCGTGATCTTATTGTTTTCCATATCTCTACATTTAAACTTTTAGCCATCATAGATTCAAAAGATATCATTTTAGATTGTAGCAAAGAATGCCAGCCTAATACTCCCATTCCTAATGCTCGTTGATTCTTGGCAAAGTTATGAGCCGCCGACATAAATTTACTATTACTAGTTTTACGAATAAATTCTTCATTAACAGTGTCTAGGAAATAAATTAATATTTCTATAGCATCTGTTTCCTTGATCTCGTTCCAATGTAATAAATTTAAAGAGGATAATACACAAACAAAACTATTATCCTTATCAGAGTAAAGTTCTATTTCACTACATAAATTACTACTTCTTATTTTTAATCGTTTGTCTTTATATGCTTGAGGGGCGTTATTATTCACATTGTCACTAAACATCAAATACGGATAACCAGTCTGAAATCTTTTTTGAATAATTTTTGCCCAAATTTTTCTTTTATCTTTATCTCCAGACACCATATCTTTCATCCAATCGTCAGATATAGTAATTCCTATACTCATATTTTGAATAGGATGTCCTTCTGATCTTATTTGTAAGAATTCTTCTATGTCTGGATGTTCTACTGGTAAATAAGCAGCAAATGATCCTCGTCTAGCCGATCCCTGAGAAACTACTTCTGCAACCTTATCAAATAACTCCATAAAGTGGACAGGGCCGCTACTTTCTCCACCAACACTTATTTTTGCACCACGGGGTCTAAGGTCACCAAAGTAACCGCTAGTACCACCCCCTAGCTTGCTCATCATTCCGACCTCAGCGACTTTATTTAAAATATCGTCCATTGTATCAGGAATATAAGAATTAAAGCAGGACACCGGCAAACCTCTATCGTTACCAAAGTTTGTCCAGACAGGCGTGGCTAAGGAATAGAATCCTCTAGCCATATAGTCCTCAAACTTGTCTGCAAAACCATCTATATTTAGAATAGCCTGAGCGGTTTCTGCTATTTGGCGTATTCTAACTTCTGGAGTTATGCCTTCTTTTAGGTATCCTCTCTCTAAAAATATGCGACTATGAGAATTTAGCCAATAATACTTTTTACTTGTCATGCTTTCCCTTTTACTTGTCTGATATGTTTCTAATAATAGTATCAGCTAAACAGATCGTCCACATCAAAACTTTGTGAACATTTAGCATATTCAACAGGACGACTATGAAAGAAGTCGGTCATATTGTTTCCTAATACTTGCTCATCAAACCAAGACGTCTTGGAAATAATATCTTGGTCGGTGTCAAATATGCCGTTATAGCCTATCTTTATTAAAGATTCGTTCATTCTATTCTTAATAAATTCTTTTAATAGTGGAGAACTTAATTTTTCATGATCATAACCATTTACAATCCATTCTATAATCTGACATTCATACTTGACAGCATCTCGGGCTTCGTGTTCTATTTTGGCTTGTAGTTCATCATCAAATAATTCTGGATACTCTTGTTTGATAGTATTAATGATTTTGATACCGATCATAGCGTGTAAGTTTTCTTCGCGTGATGTATATTCTACTTGTTTATTTGTATCTTTAAGAACATTTTTATACCGACCAAAAAAGCTAATAGTATAAAACTGAGAAAATAAAGCTATATTTTCTACAAATAATGTAAAGAGTATCAATGAATAAACAAACTGCTTCTTGTTGTTGTCATGAAATTTATGTAAGTGTTTTCTAAGATAGTTTACACGGCCCTTTATAATATCAAGTTCTAATATATTATCAAAAGCATCGTCTATACCAAGCACTTCCAGAAGTCTTTCATAAGCATCACCATGAACAACTTCAACATTAGCCATTACATATCCCATATCATTAAGACTTGGATGAGGAAGATTATCACCAAGTTTGGCCCAAAACTTTTTGACACTAATCTCTAGTTGACCGATAGTAGAAAGGGCTCTAGTAACGATTTGTTGTTCTTGTTCTGAAAGATTAACACGAAAATCTTGAATATCGCTACTAAAATTAAATTCTCTGTGCGTCCAAAAGCCATTATGCATAGCCTCTATGAACTCTTGGGTCCAAGGATAATTGTCTGGCTTGCGACTAATTTGTTCATCAAATATCATGTTTTATCTCCATTTTTCATTAGTAGTGTTAGCAAGCCGAATATAACCAAATTCGCAAACTCTCTACCGACAGGGTTAAAATTGTTAGTCATGTACAACTGATAATAGTAACCAATAGCGAATATATAAAACAGCGTGTGCATCATATTACACCAGCTAATTGTCTCAGCCACGAAAGATCCGGATCTATTTTAAATATTTTTATACCGCTCATTTCCACAAAAGTATCGAATCTTTTTTGAGCCTCCTGGTCAAATAAATGTGTACCATGATCATCTATCATATAAATAGTGGAAATCCCCTCTTGCCACAAAGCTATTGTGCAATCATTGCAGCATTGACCGGTAACATATGCTATTCCATTGTCTGGTCTGACAATACAATTAGATAAAGCATTTCTTTCGCTATGTACCATCCAATAATATTTTTCCGGTCTAGAGGTTGGCAATTCACTATCTTTTAATCCTTTCGGAAAACCATTATATCCTACTCCAAGAATCCTGTGACTTTGATCAGTAATTATACAACCATGCTTGGTATGAATATCATGACTTCGTTCTGCCACGACTTTGGCTAATCCTAAAAAATAATCTGTCCAGGTTGGTCTCATGTCATATGATACAGAGAGGTCCTCTATCCTCAAGGAGGCTTTTTACTTTGAAAACCCACTAAAGGACATTTAATGCTTTGCAGAGCCACTCTATTTGTTCTTCTTTTAGAGCTGGATATAACCCCACATAGAAACCATTAGTGTGTAAAAACTGTGAATTCGAATACTCTCTATCTATGTTATGTGTTTGATTAAATATGTTTTTATAACATGTTTGCTTACCTAAAAATCCAGATATGATAGGTCTATACTCTATGCCAGAATCGTTGCAAAATTTCATGGCTTTTTTAGTAATCTCAAGATCCTGTGAAACGATAGGTAAACAGAACGGAACGTCTGTACACAGTAATCTTGGATCTGGCAAATAAAATTTATTCTTATCCAATAAAGTTTTGTATAATGCATATAGTTCTATACGTCTTTTTTGATAATATGTGGCTCTATCCAGATCTAACATTCCTATAAAAGCATTAAGATCACTATTTCTATAGTTAGAACCAAAACAATAAAAATCAAAAGATTCATCTACATCATCATTTATAAATTGGTCTTTATTTATACCATATGAGTCTAGGCTTCTGGTCATTCCATGATTGCGCAACATCAAAAAATACTCGTATTCTTTTAGACTAGAAGTGAACACAAAGCCCCCTTCGATGGATTGTATTTGATGTCCAAAATAGGTGGATGTAGTAGATGTAAAATATGACGAAATGTTCCTATTATCAAATAGTCCTAAAGTATTTTCACAGTTATCCATCATTACGGGGATTCCGTATTGTTTATGAATATTTTGATAAAAGGTAATATTAGGAACAAAACCTATAAGAGATGTGGGAAAGATAGCAGCTATACTATCGCTATATTTGTCTAGTAGACTCATCAGCATATCTTCATTGATGCAAAAATCTTTGAGTTGAATATCCACAAAAAGAGGCTCATACCCTTCTCTTATCCATGGAGAGCAAGAGGTTTGCCATGTGGTAGATGGAAGCACAATAAATTTTTTATCTGTTTCGTGCCGATCTTTGAAGTATTGTACCAGTAGAGTATTGGCTGCCGAGCCGCTTGATACAAATAAAGCGTATTTAATTCCAATAAATTTTGACATTTTGTCTTCAATATCTTGAACTTTGACAGATTGTGTCCATCTATTTTTTTGATCAAGTATAAAATTAGCAATTTGCTCTCTGTCGGATAATGTAAAATTATTTGTATTTAATGGCCAACTAATCATTATCTCAGCTCCTGTAATACTTTTATAAGATTATCGCATGTATTATCCCAGCTAAAATTCTCTCTTATATATTGATGAATAGTATCTGGTTTAAATGTTTTATAGTTTGTTAATATAGCTTCTATTTGTTTCGCTATACTAACCTCATCTAGTTCAAATATATATGGTTGATATTTATAATGAGTCATGGGTATATAATTATCTATACCTATTGTCTGCATTCTATCAACCATAGCTTGGGTAAAAGGCACCTCTTTTCCTTGAATCAGATATCCAACTTTCTCCGAAACAATTTCTGGCGGAGCTGAATAGTTAGTAACAATATTGGGTATTCCACAAGACAAAGTTTGTGTTATAGTCATCCCAAAACCCGTACATAAAATAGGATATATATGAGCATGACACCTATTATAAAGAATTCTCAGTTCTTCATCTGTTGCATCTGATGTGTCATAAATAATATCACTATTATATTGTTTATTAATATTTTCTATAAAAGGAGCCAATTTAGAATTTGGTCTATCTTTAATATATAATCGGATATTCTTATTTTGAAAATATTTTCCAAACACTGGAATAAGAGTATCTAAACCAGATCTACTGTTGGATGTTGTGTGGCACAAAATAGTGAATTTATCGAACTTATTTATATTGTCTAAAGGTTTCCAAAAATCAACATCGCAGCCCAATAGAACTGAAGAAGTATTGTTATATCCAGATCTGTTCCAGCAGTCCTCTACCCATTTTGCTGTTCCGATCATCATATCTTTTCCGATCCACTGTACAAGATAATCGGGTACTGTAGAAACTTCCCATGCACAATAGTAAAAATTCTTTTTAGTTTTATCAGGATGTTTGTGAGCAACATTAGTAGAAGAACATACTCCATAATGAGTCAGTTCATTATCTGTTGAAGCCAATAAGCCTCGTCGTTCCAAGGCCATATTGATATTATCTGATACTATTCTATAAGACCCCTTGGACCCCGGGGCTTCTGGCGTATCTATATAGATTTTCATTGGATATTTCTTTTTACTAAGATATTATCTATAATATCCAAAGGAGCACCGGGAATCAAGTTTGTGTTGTATTTAGAACATACTTCAATCAGTTGTTGCACATTTGAAATTGGATAATGTAATGGCATTACGCTCCATATAAAAGGATTCCATCTTATATACTGATGAACCGGTAGATTTCCGTACTCTGTGATTTGAGACAAGAAATTAATAGTGGGAGTATTAACCGAATATCCTAAAAATTTCAAGCCACTATCTAATGTTAAAAATAGTTCTGAATTTTGTATAATTTTGGCCACATTGGTTATATTATTCACCACTACGGCTGCATACTGAGCACATGAATCATAAAAGTGTTTATTGGCATCCGTAGCTAATATTACTAGTGAATATTTTTGTGCTAATTGTTTGATTAGATTTTGTACATACTCTGTATCAAGCCTATTGGCTGCGTTAGAGTCCGAATATAAGTTGATAGCTATTTGATTTTTTATTACTTTTTTTGGCCCCAAATTTATTTCAATAGGTAAGAATCGATAAAAATATTTATTCCAATTAAAATCATAATTCATCCATTTCAGACCATCTATATGTAGATCATACAATGTGTCATAATCATTTAACATTTTGTATCTATATTCATCTGGAATATTATCAAAAGATGCTATATATTTTTCTGTGCCAAATTGATGAGTAATAATATAGTTTTTATTTTTTTTTGTAGGTATTACTTCTATGTTTTCAAAAAGCGTGGGCCACAAAGTTTCTATCAAATTTTTTGCAGCATAGTTATTCTCTGTGTCAGAAAATCCATAAAATTCACAATCAGCATATAACTCTTTAATAGCGGGTAAAAATCTTATAGCGCATAGGTGATCTCCTATGCCTCCTTCTAATCTTAATGCTATTTTTTTTATCATTATATTATTTACCACACAGTAAAGAAAGTACTGCTTCACTTATCTCTAATGGATCAATTTTTTGTATTAGATTATTCGGGTCATTGTACCCATAAGTTGGCTTAATTTGGCTAAAATCTGGCTGTAATATTCTAATATCTTTGTATGATGAAAAATAGGGGCCAGAGATAGAACTATAATGACAGTATATGGCTACTATCTTTTTATTATAGTGAGATGCAAGATGCACAGGCAAACTATCAAAACCTAAATGTAATTCTGAGTGTTTTATCAAATACGCCAAATTATTATAAGAAGTAGCTCCAAGATACTCTGTGTTAATACCATTAAATCTATGGTCGATCAGTCCGCCGACTTGTACAATCTCATGATCAAATTCTTTATGCTGCAATAGTGTGTCGATAACTATTTGCCAATGTTCGTATTGTCTGGACGAACCCTTAGGATTGAAGCCATGAAAAGTTATGTACTTATTTTTTGGCAGAGGCATGCTTTCTTCTTTGATAAAACATTTACCAATTTGAGCACCACAAGACACGGCGTATGTTTCTAATAAATGCATTTTATTTCTTTATATTAAAGGCTATTTTTGTTTGACCATTATTCAAATAGTTTAAGTGTCTTTGAGTAAAAATAGATAAAATAATGCTTATATCAAAAAGACCTTTCCATAATCCCGACCCCTCCATCGCTATCTGGTTCTCCATGATGGGATAGTATTTGATCACTTTGTATATATGAGGATTATCCTCTAAAATACGAAAATATTCAGGTTTGCAAGCATAATAAATGTATGATTCAGGATATAGCTCTTTGAATGACTCCAATAAGCTAGTAGATAAGAAAATATCACCAGCACTTTCCGGTAAAATGAGTAGTATATTTAATTTATCGGTGGTGTCTACAAGACTATTAATAATATCTATTTGTTCTTGTTCTTTTGATATCATGGTATTTATCAAACAGACTGTCGTGATATAGGAAATTTGTGAATGATACAATAAAATAGGCGATCAATGACTATTTTTTCGTAAAGAATATCGCTATTGTCGAAATATTCTAAAATTGCTTTTTCTACTCCCAAACCATGATGTCGTTTATAATGATTGAAAACCATAACGCCTCCCTCTACTAATCTGGGCCAAAATAAATTGATGGCTGCTTTTGTGGATTCATATAAATCTAAATCTATATGAACCAAGCTAAATTTTTCATCGGTTAAAAATGATGCAGATTCGGGGAGCCATCCGGGGAAAAAAAGACAGTTGGGTTTGTCGTCCAGATAATCTTTAACTTGTAGTAAGGAGGTATCAGAGAAATCACCTTTTCTATGGTCACTGGGCAGAACATCGTTTTCATGAATACCGTCAAAAGAATCAAACAAAAATATTTTTTTATTAGGAAAAATAGTAGCTAATAATCTAGCGCTACCCCCTTTATATACTCCGCATTCAGCTATGTCACCAGGAAGATTTTTTTTAAGAATATTAACGGAGGCCCCCTCCAAAACAGACATTTTTGGACCCAGCAAAGAATTATCGGGCTTCTGACTAAATGCTGATTCTATATAGGACATATATTTGCTTTTATGGATAAAAGTATGCTAGATGTAGATACCGATGATATTTTGGGGAACAAAATAGTTGCTCTACTATGTTCTGATCCAATCACGGTCTTATCTCTATAATCATCTCCAACCACTATAGTATCAACATCATTATTTTTAATCAAGCCTCTTAGTGCATCGTCGCTATTAAAAATATAGACACTATCTATATACTTTATAGACTCTAATAACATTTTTCTATTTTGTTCATTATTAATTGGTCTATTGGAACCTTTGAGTAGTTTTACTCTCTCGTCTCCGTCTATACCAACAATGAGTTTATCTCCTAGTGATTTAGCATATTCAAAGAGTTTGATATGTCCTATGTGTAATATATCAAAACATCCATTTGTCCAAATCGTACGACTCATGGTGTTACTACTCCAAACTGACCTACGACCTTAGAAGCACATTGATTAGCAAACATAATAGCGTTTTCAATATTAGCATGTTGTACATAGGCTATAACTAATGCTGCTAAAAAAGTATCTCCAGCACCACAAACATCTCTTAATATTACTTTGTCGGTAGGAAATTGTCTTTTGGACCCATTTTGATATAATGATGCTCCGTCTTCTCCTTCTGTGACTATTAACGAGCAGTGTTTAATGCTCGTAGCATCCGTTACATTTTGTTTAAATTCATTGGAGTTAATTTTAATGTAATCTACAGCTTGGGTTAAGATTGAACAGACAGACTTTTTGGTATCTAAAAAGGTCACGCAGGATTCTTTTTTTTGCGAACAAATTTTACTAATATCATCTGAGCTTAAGAAACCTTTACAATAGTCCGAAAAAACTATCACATCATAATTACTAAAATCATACCCGTCAATATCTATGGGCTCACAAACATCATTAATATCTTCTCTAAAAACAATAGTATTATATTTTTTATCTACAAATCGTTTTTTAATTATATTAGATCTGGTAGTGATTAATTCTATATTATGATTTGTATTCAAAGCTAATAAATTTTGGTAAACATTACCAGCCATACCAGGATTGAATGTTATATCTTCATTGTGCTTGAAACACAAGGCTGCCGCTTCTGGACACACCCTGTCGCATGTGCCATACACATACTGATCGGTACAAGATTCTCCTATTACAGCTATTCTGATCATGAGAAAAATATTTCTGAGTTTATAGACTTGTCATCAATATAAAGATCATAAACTGGTTTATGAAATAATAATGAATGATATAAACAACCCCAGCTATTAAGCTGCTGAATAGTTAGTGATTGCCAATCAATGCCACTTTTTGATCCTCTTGCGGTCCAGTATACTATAGTATGACCACTATTATATAACAAGTTAATTTTTTCTATACGCGTTTTTATTGGTTGCGAATTAACATAATCACTACCGGATGTTAAGCATATGGTATTGTCTATATCTACTGCGTATATCATGGTATACTAGGTATGATCCTATATGAATCATTATCATCATGATGAGTAGAAATCTCTATAAAATCGCAAGGAGTATCCGTATTATTACTAGAAAACCTATGTACAGTATATGGTTCTATAGTGAAAGATTCCCCCTTTTTTAGTATAATCGTATCTACTAAGTCCAAATTCCATATATCCTCATTCATGTTCTGCGAATACTTGAGAAGCAATTCTCCGTCGATCACATAAAAAGTCTCTTTTTTATTTTTGTGAAAATGGGCAGAGCACCATTTATTTGGTTTTACATGAAGATGTTTGCCACAATATAGGTCATTATTTTCTATCCATATTTCATATCCCCAAACTTTATCTACAAATTTATGCATACATAACATCTCCGTGTAATAGATTTAATATTATAGATTGGATACGTGATAACGTCAAGGAGCCAAAAAGCTAAATGATGGAGGCCCGCATATCAACTGATCCAATGACGGATCCCATGTTCCTTCTTCTAGACTAATGCCTGTTTGAGTCACACTAGGATGGTAATATCCTTTGGTAACGCTACCCAGATTAGACGAACCGATATAAAATCTAGCCTCTCCAAAAATAAATCCGTAGTTTACTGATCCGGACCCAAATGAAGCTACGCCAATACCTGTGCCTATATTATTGCTATTTTCACAATATGAAATATTATCAGCAGTGATTTTACCTTCATTATTAGAATCATATAATGAAACATTGTTAGCAAATAATTGCGTATTTTTTTTACATGTGCTTCCACCAAAAAAACCAACAGAATTAATATAAGATTGTCCACTTGGGGTTGAGGCACCATCGACGAATAATGCGGACTGTGAGACAACAGCATAAACCAACTTGGCATTGCCCATAATCAATCCTTGTATGAAAGATTTAGAAAAGAATTGACTATTATCACTCAAACTTACTTTAGTTACTGCACCAGAAACTTTAGCATTGTCATAAGCATCAATCATAGTATGAACACCATTACCAGCAGAACTTTGATCTCTAAGAGTTATTAATCCCTTGCTGTTTAAGCATATGGATGAGTCATACAAAGTGCCCATTGTATCTAAATTTTCGACTTTAGAATTGTCATATAACTTAATATTGCCTGATCCTTTGATTGTCTCCACCCAGCTATTGTCATACAATTGAAGTGATCCACTATAGCTGGTCATCGTTATTTCTTTAGCATAACTAGTATCGTACATGCTACAGATGCCGCTATTAATAGTAATAGTACCGCTACTCTTAGTATTAGAGTAACAATTCAAAAAGCCACTTGGTAATGTAGCACCAACTATACTACTAGTATCATAAAAATTAGTATTTATTAAACTAGCATTCGAGGACATGCCGCTATTATAAAAAGATGCTTCCCAGAGCGGCCCAATGTTTGTGGATTTATCGTAGAATAAGTGGCCTGTTCCGGCAACTTTATTAATACTCTCATTCTTAAATATACCATTAGATATAGTGCCGTTATTTTGAGATTGGTCAAAAAATAAACAAGTCGTCGGTTGACCCATATTCTGAGAATTACAATAAAATTCCGCAGCACCTCCGAAGCCATAATTGAGACTACCACATAAATAATGACCCTTATTTACTAAACCATAGTTATATGAGCCATCAAAATAAATTTCGCTACCGGAGCCATAATTTATAGACTGTTGATTAAAGCTAATATTATTACCTTTAATAGAACCAGAATTTATAGAGTTTTCAAAACTAAATGATCCTTCTATGATTCCTTTTTCTTTATTAAGACTAGATACAAAAGAAGCATTATTGTCAACTAAGCAGAATGCATTATTAGTTAATTTTAAAGCTCCAGAAGCACTTACAGTCAAACGACCATAATTAGTAATATGTGGCTTAGATAATCCAGATACAGATGATAAAGATAATACTCCGCTATTACTAATAGAACCCAAGAAATGTGTTGTATTTATTGTACCACTAGCTAGGATCATATTGTCTTGATTTTGAGATTCTAATGTTTGTGATACAATATTTCCATTAATTGTCACACTGTTCTGTAAATCAAGGGTGTCCGCAGATATACTAGATCCGGCCAGTATACGACTATTTGATATTGATAATAGTTTATTATTACTACCTTCTTGAGAAATAGTACTCTTTATGTCGCAGTCTGTTAAAGTGCCTAATTCACAAAAAATACTACAATCAATAAGTGGAGTATTGGAACAGTCAAAAACTATGGTTTCCAGCGCACACTCAGCAATAGAACTATTTTCTATTTTTATATATTCTGTATTAGCTGCAATACTATCTATTTTTGTATTATTTTTTATATCTATATCAGAGCATGTAATATTGATATTATAGAGGTAAGCATCGGTAATTTCTAAATTGTTGGTGGATACCACTCCGTCTGCATAGGTTGCATTATTAACTTTAGTATTATATGCATTTAATTCTTTATTATTCAAGCCTATATTATCTATTTTGATTTGACTATTGGAAGACAGATAGCCTATACTATATGTAGGATCTATAGTATACCATCCATGGGTTGCTCGTAAAGGATTATTGGCCATGATACCGCTAAGGGCTTCTCCAGTAGGGTGTCTAGGATTATTATCCCCTTCAGCTGTAAAAACCCCTTTACTAGAACCTTGTATGGTTAAAATTCTATCTTGTTTATCAAAAGTTGTAGTAATAGAGCCTATCCCGCTAAGACCACAACTTCCCGCATTAACCATATTAATAGTTTCATCGTTCTTAATAACACCTATAATTTCTATGTCCTCAATAGGTCTAGGTACTCTTTTGCTCGGAATAGATCCGTCTGGATCTAATGAATATTTATTAGTATTACATAAATTAATCATATTGAAAATACATAGTTTGTTCTTGCATCAGTTCTTTTATTCTCATTACAGGATAATATTTTTGATGTTCTAGCTCTTGTTTTGGAAAGCCTTCAGATAAGGAAACCGCCATAACATATCCCATAGTTCTTTGTTGAGGATTACATCTATATGGTTCACACTTATATTCTTCTGTATGTCCTCCACAACCAGCTAATTCTAGGATAACATCTGGGTCTTGGCAATCGTCAAATAAAGGATTACACGGACCTTGGTTTTTGCAACCAAGATACTCTCTATCCGGATAGTATGTTAACATACACTTCAAGTGAGATTCTGTAACTAAAAAACACCCATCCGGCAATGGTCCCCAAGACGGATGTCCCCCATTGATCCATTTACCCCACGGACAGGACAATACATAGACGCATTCATTAAACTCTAATTTTGTATCGTCGTACCCTATAATAGTATAAGTATTATAAGAGATTCTATCGGGGTATGATAAGCCACTAGAGTCTCTGGTATTAGGAAATCCTACATTTGAGAATAGTATAACTCCATATCCGTTCCATAATAAGTCTTTTATTTCATTCGCCATTTTTTGAGTATCAGAAACAGGAGATCTGCCTGAAGATGCCGTAGCATATAACAATAAAGAAATAGTTCTAGCTCTCAGGATATAATCAGTAATATTATTTTCTATCGGATCTATATATTCGTTTTCTTCATAATTCCATAAATTTTTTCCTTGAAAATATTCCAGCAAAGTATCATCCATTATGGCGTAATGATTAGATCCACTATTATCAATTAAATTAATATATCCTCCATATAACTTTCTTTCTAAAAGACCAATGTGTCTTAATTTATATGAATAAGCTACATATTTACTAACATCTGTTTTATCAGTAGCAAAATTACTATAACCAATATATATCCAAGTAGTATTATCTTTAAAAGCTAATCCTGTCCCATTAGTAATCTTTGCCGGAGATGCGCCTATGATTTCTTGTATTTTATTTTTTCTATCAGCAGTTAATGTTGTTGAATTTGTATTGAGATCTTTAAGAACAGCAAAGTTATCAACATCCCTGAAATCTATAATTTTTGTGGGCCTAATATTTATGCCAATAGTGTCCTCATCAACAGGCATCAAATATCCAAAATCTAGTCTCGTGGTCATCGGAGCTTTACAACATATGTTTAAGCGCACTAACCCTCCCGCACAACACGGATCATCTGGAGGAGAATTTTCATCACAAAATCCACAACTACGACACTGAGGCTCTGGACGACCACTAGTTTGTCCCGGCGGTATCATACAACTTCTTATACCTCCAGCCACACCCCATCCGTCTCCTGGTAAACAACCCATTCCTTTATATAATTGTGAATCAGACGTTTCATTTGTAGACGGCGCTCGTCCAACATCAGCCACACTTTCTGGTACCAAATCCGGCCCGGCTACCATTAAACAATCAGGCAATGAATTCTCACCAAAATGCTCTAGATATTCTGAGCCCATTCGGTGAAACCATAGATTTTTAGTATCATCAGCGGTTAATTTACAAGATCTTGCTATATCGCACGCATTACGAACAGAATGAGATGTTGTGCTTTTTAAAGCGGCAGCACTTTCTGTAAAAGCTTCTATATCTAAACTTTGTAAAAATTTAAAGGGTAGTCCTATTTTGCCTAATCCTGTATCTTTGATTAAAGCATAATCCGGAGTATCTCCTATGCATGGATATTTAACATGTTTTAGAAATTGCACTAATCTTCTAGAATGCCATGGTGTGACTTTACCGTTAGGTCCATCACCTCTTAGTGTGTCATTAACATCTTCACATGGCTGAACAGAAGCAGATTCGTATAGTTCTTGTGGTGTTAACATAAAAATACTATTTATTAATCTATTGGATCTACTTCCATATGTCTGTGTCCATTTGCTACTACTGCATCTATATTGCCAGCAGAAATTGTTGTTGTACTCACGGAAACATTTGACATGGATCCAGCGTTATAATAATAACCAGCCCATCCGATTATACAACTGGGGTAGGTGCAGCTGGCTATAATCGACCCATAAGCATTTTCTATATTATGATAAAATGCTAAAAAATGGATTTTTTTTTGAAAAACCGTAACAGACCCTATACTTGTGTGGTTTGTGGTTATAATTTGATCAGTGTAGTCATAGTCTGGAGCAGAATCGAGCATAAGATAGGAAGTAATCACAGGGTGGGGTTTTAGTCTAGCCATGTTAAGAGACACCACCCCTTGAGTAATATTCCCACTATTAACAGAATATCCTGTCCAATTGATGGGTTCTCCATTAGGTCCTGTCATAGATGGATAGACCAGCGGAAGAGTGGATGTAATGTATATTTCTTTATAATATCCTTCACATTTAACTTTATTATAGTTTAATCGTTTAATATTATTTGGTAAAAACAATGGAAAGATAAATTGTTGATCTATATTAGATATAGCAGCTAATAGATTATTAGGAGAGATATTACTGGGGATATGTACTTTTTTAAGCAAACCTATCTCATATGGGTATGGCCAACTGTTTGTGGGTTTCAAATAAATACCAGATCCTGGGTTTGCATTTAAACCGGTGGTAGAGATCATGCCGCTATTAAATTTACCTCCTAGTCCACCATATACAGAGCCAGCAGATGATGACGAACTAAAAGATATTTCTATATTATTACCAGCTCTAGCATTTAAACCAGTAGTATATATAATACCACTATACGGCCATGTATTTTCGAATTCTACTGATATGAGATTGTCTGTTTTGGTATTCAATCCTGTGGTTGAAATAATACCACTCCAATATTTACCTTCTGTTCCTCCATACTTATTACTAGCCGGGGAGCCTGATTGAAATTGTACTTCGATATTATTTCCTGGTCTAGCATTTAATCCGGACTGATATAACACACCACTATAAGGCCATATGGTCTCATGTTCTTTAACAATCAGATTTTCTGTACGAGTATTTAATCCTGTCGTAGAAATGATGCCGCTGTAATATGGCGAACCAACCCCGCCGTATCTGTTAGCTGCTATAGTACCACTATTAAATTGTATATCTATATTATTGCCATTTTTGGCATTGAGGCCCGTAGTAGATATTACTTGTGGACTATGGGGATAAACCTCGGGATAATCTAAACGAATTAAATTACCAATACTTTGATGAGTAGTGATATAAAATAAATTTTCTCCAGTATTATAGTATCCAGAAAAACCGGATATAAAAAAAATCATTTCATTTAATCGAACTATATCTTTACGAATTCTGTCAAGGCTGATTTTCTTATTTTCTGGATATGAGCCCGGAGAATTATAGCCCGTTACCACAACCATAAGATCGTGGTCATAAATTTTATCTGCTGATTCTAATTGAGATATTTTTGAATCAGGCATAATTAGTATCTACTAAGTTTTATACGATCTTTTCTGTTTTTAGCCAACTACCAGCTAATACCGCTCCATCTACATTGTTTGCTGCAAATCTAACCAATATTCTATCAGACTCGGTAGCATAGGTGGATACAGTAAACTTATTTATAGAAGTGGTTAGACTATTATTTACACCATCAGCTATAGTTGACCAGCCGCTCATTGATGACGAGGTATTATAAGTAGATTGATTAACAAGATCGTTGGTATTCCAAGTACCATATATATTTAATAGATTATTGTTAGTAGCTAATATACCAGTAGAACTAATTTGACCAGATATTCGTGTTGAGCTAGTTGTTTGATTCAATATTAATCCAACTTCACAAAGATATTTGGTATTGGGTTTTAAATTTATGCTTAGTTCGTTTAATGCAGTAGGGGCGCCTGTATACGATACTGGCGTGCCTAAGATTTTAATCTGTTGCTCGATAAGGCCGCTAACAGCATTACCAAAATCAGTAATATCTGCTGATGTATGCTTATGTCCAGTATAAGAAACCCCTGTTGTACAAATACTAATTTTATTCATCGATGGTGGAAATAGTCCAGTATTTATATGAGGTATAATCTGAATACCTGTGCAGCCACTCACCATTTCATTAACCCTAAAAGACCATGCTGCTAGACCGGATACTGGCATTCTAGAAGTAACTAAATCAACAAAGCCCTGACTAGGATCACTAGGATTCCTATACTGCCCTACTCCTGTTACAACTACTAGATAATCTTTATCAAAAACTCTGCCAGCTTCATTTAGTTCTGAAATTTTACGGTCGGCCATCGTGTGTCCTTTCTGAAAGAAAAACGGTCATTATGTTCAGTATACTTACTTATACACCTTTGAATCAAAATGAGAGGTATATGATTTGAATCTTGTTTAAGCGGCTATTTTGTTTGTGACAGCTTGTTATATAGTACCAAACTAAGTACTGCTCCGACAGTACCCGCAAACAATCCGGTAGGAGACAGTGATTCATATGAACCGATTAGATATAGAATAGCGCCACCCATGTAAGATCCGGCTACACCTAATGCTACAGTTTTGACAAAACCAAAATTTTCATCGCCAGGAACAATACTTTTAGCGATACTACCCACAAATAAACCATATACGCACCATACTAATAAACTAAACATTTGCTGTCTCCACTAGGGTTTGTAATTCTTCATCCGTGAGGGTTTCTCCATTATCTAAAAGACTGTTAACTATCGACAAAGAATATTTATTATAATCGTCAGGTTTCATTTCACGACGTAAGATTTTTTTGATTCTCATTTTGGTAAACCATCCTTGGCGCACACTATACTCTTTTACTTGTTGTCCATATAATGAGCATTTGTCGCTTAGTGAGCAATCTTTATTAAGTTTATTTTTATTGCATTCTTGAAGTATTCTTATTAAAGTTAGTATAACACTAATTATCATCAAGATGGTAAAAGGGTCGAAACTATGATTATCATTCTTAGGAAGATTAGACTTCTCTAATACTTTTAATGCAATATTTTTAAGTTGTTCTTTATTATCCATTATTATTTACCTTGTGGTTTTTTTAATAGGACAAACACCATTGGGACAATCGTTTTTGGCTGGGGCAGTCGGGGCTTGGGTAGACGACCCCTTTTCTGGCTCACAATAATTACATTCTATTTTTTTAATACCATCACCACTCATATACCACCCCTTGCCTTTGCAAACAGGACAGTCTTTACGCTTATATTTAACAACAGCGTCGTCTGAGTGCTTACTTTTAATAATAGCTCCAGCAAGTGTTACTGGGGCGGTTGTGGATCCATAATAAGATCCTCCAAACCATAATAATGAAATCCCTAATAAGCAAAGAATAGGCTTGTTCATATTATTTTTTTCTCCATGGAAGAGGAACTATATTGTCTATAGTATCAACCACTTTTTTAAGAGGTCGTGGACGATCAGGTTTATTAACTGGAGGATTGTCAACTTTAGGCTTTGGAGATAGTTTGATTATTAGACTAACCAAACGCTCAAGAACACTTACTATCAGATTTACGAGACCTCGTATTTTTAATCGATCTCTAAGATTCATAGAATACTCCTTATGGTATATATTATAATACACCATTAATAGTAGTCTAATAATTATAGATAATCATCAAATCCGTAGTCTGGTAGTTTTTGTACAGGAAAGCCGTCAAAATTGCTAAATGCGTAGGCCCCGTTTTGAGCTAGCATACCTTTTGCTACATCTGCATGGATTAAAAAAGAACCGTCTGGGATAGGACCCCAATCTGGATGTCCACCATCATTCCATTTGCCCCAACTGTTTTGAACCAGAAATGATAGTTCTCCATTAGTATCATCACATGCTGTCCATGCCATAGCATGTGCCCATGAACCGGACTGTTTGGCAAAACCCTTCTTGTCTCGTGTACTACTAAATCCATAATTGGAACAAACACTTAATCCATAACCATTAGCTAAAGCGTCTCGTGCTTCTTCTACTGTTCTTACAAGACTGACTGTTTTTATTTGATGGTCATTTGCTAAATCTATAACGGGGTCTGGCAATCCTCGACCACCCCATCCTGCTCCAAGCATACCTTGGTACTTAGAAAGATCCACAACACCCTTGTAGTTTTTCCTTACTAAAACACCACCATACTTACTCACAAACTCTGCTGCTCTAGCACAACTCATACCCTGTCCGCCGTGTCCACGAGCACCGTAAATCCCCTCTGTTGCGCCCCTGGCTATCCAACTCTCTCTATCTGCATGAACATCAATTTCTACTGCTCGACTAATATCACAAGCGTTCCGTGTAGCATGTGAAACACAATCTCCAGTAACTTGTCTTTCATTATAAGGATGTTTATCAAACTTTAAAACACTCTTATAGGGCGTTGACAGCTTGCCTTTTCCTGTGCCGCTTACTCTTCTGCTAGCATCGCCGAATAATGGATATTTAGACACCTCCATTAAATGGTCATATACGTGAGGCTCCCAAAGGCACCCGCTAAATCCTTGACGATATTGATCGTATAATTCTTTTGGAGTAAAACGTGGCATTACTTACTAGCCTCATTATAAGCCCAGGCTAAAGCATTAAAACCTTCTACTGCTTTCACTCTTAGGTCAGGAGTTAAATTAATATTATCATCACCGATACTTGCTACAATAACTTCTTTAGCTTCTTTAGGCAGATCAGCATACTTGCCCTTAATGTCTAATCGTAGCATAACACCGGCTATGCTATTAGCTTGACGAATTTCATCAGTACTTTTAATTACTAAATCTTCACCATCTAATTGTACCAATCGCCCTAAATCTAAAGTTAAATCTCGTAATCTTTTGAAATCATTCTTTGAGCCGCTAGAGGCTTTTAACAGATTAATAACATCTTGTGCTTCTTTCTTAACATTTTCATCTGATGGAGATACCAATTCCATAACATCAACATTGGATGGTGATGGTCGAACAGGATTTAATCGTCCAAGATCAAATTTGGTCAATCCCAACAAGATTAATAAGCCACCGACTACTAATACTAAATTTTTATTCATGATACAACGTCCTCTTTTTTCGAGCATACTGTTGGGCTAAGATAAGGAAACATTTGATCAGCAGCCTTTACTGCTTCATCACAATTGCTTTGTAATGCAAGATCCCTTGTTTGTTTCCAGCTTACAACTAACTTAAAAAACAAATCATCACTATCCACAACGGGTTGTTGTGTTGATACTGGCAATACCGGAACATTTGGAGTAAATACAGGAAGCGACGGAACTTTTGAGTTAGACCCTAAAAGAGTTTTAACTTTTTCTACAACAGACAAAACTAAAGATTGTACAGGACTTAGCTTGTCCTTGAATAAAACCCATAGTACTAATCCGGCGCCCGCATATAGGGCTAAATCTGTGGTTGTTAGTCTGCTAGCAAATTGATCAAAACTTTCTGTGAAATTCATTTTATAACCTCGTTATTTGTCTGAAACTCGTGGCTTAGTGTCCATAAAAGCATTTATTTTTGCGGCGGGATCAACAAAGACTCCGGTATTCCTAAAAGTTGTTACCATAGCATCAATTGTGGAACTGACCAAGATCATAAGAAATGCTTTAACGTACTTATGTATAATAGGCTCAACCAGATTAGGAACAAACGGAACATCTACTACTATAAAAACATTATCATAGAACTTATTCAATAATTCCATAGCAATAGCTTTTTTATCTTTTCCAGCTAAATCAACGGCTGTATTTTCTATAATCTGAATTGTGGCCGCTACGGCTAATTGTAGTATTTTCCAAGCTTGAGCTAGTGCTACTACCTTAACTTCATTTAGGGATTTTTTTGCTTGATTTACTAGTTTTTCTACTTCTAGGCTTACTAGTTCTTTTGTTGTTAACATCTTTTTTTCTCCCGTCGTTTATAGAATTTGCTATTTCTCGCTCTGTTCTGTCTGCAGTATCCCACCAAGTTTTCTTAATTTCTTTTCTACTATTAATATATTTATATAATATTGCTAATTGACCACCAATAAGAATACAACTTTCTACAGCATGGCTCACATTACCAATCAATTCTTCTTTATGATTATTGTCATTAATTATACCTAATAGGTATAAACCACTAAAAATAAAGCTTACGGCGGTAAACCAAAACTCACTTGTGCGATATCCTGGTTTGATCATGTCTGTTCTCCAAAGTAAGATTTAACGATTATTGTTATATACACCTTCTGAGAATATTTGTATATCAATAGAATTTGACCATATTATGTATTTAATGCGGCTTCTTTTCTATTAGCATACTCCACAGAAAGCTCGGCTCTGTAGTGTCCATAGGCTAACATTAATTGAGTTATTTCTATCAAATTCATAGAGTGAGGAATCCCATCAGTATCAACAATTTGTGGAAGAGGTAATCCCATTTCGTCCGCTTGCTTGGCTAATACAAAGGCTCCTGTTAAAAGCGTAACATCAGTATCTTTTAACCCTAACTTCCAAGCATAAGAGGTTGTAAAACCTAAAGATATTTGGTCTGAAAACCAATCATCCACAGATTTTAACTCAATTTGTTTATCTATTTCTGCTTTTTTAATAGGATCTATAAAAATTTTAGACATGATAGTCTGCCTCCTGTTCTGCAAACCATGCGTCGTGTCCTATGCCGTATCCATCAGGATTAGAAAAATCAGCATTCCAAGCTGATCTATAGGTTCTATCAGATGGAATATCGTCTACCGAAACAATCAAGAAAGGAACCCCTGATGGAACATCTTTTCTTGCTATTTCAAATATTGGTATTGTATCAGTACATGGAATAATAACCGCTATGGTATTATCTGCTGGATAAATAATTCGTTCTGTTATAGAAATCATATTTCACCTAAAAATAGCTACAGAAATATTAGAAGTATCAAATAATGTGTTAGTCGCCCCCTGCATAACGACAACAGGAACTGCGGTAGTTGTTTTGGTTCTTTGTGAATTTTGACCTACTACTCCTGCTCTAGATTGTCCATCCCAATTTGCAGATCCTATAATAGCGTATAGTGTGTCTGGCATACTTACGCCCAAATTCAGAGTATAATCTCCAACACCATTATCTGTGATAGATGAAAAATTAATTGCCCCAATTATACTTGGTGTTGATGTACCATTAAAAACAACCCAACCTCGACAAAAACAGGCTGGTTTAACCCCAGATGCCACTGCTCCAGCTACTGTGCAGTCCCAAAAACCATTAGAGCTTAATACTAATTGGGTGTGTCTACGATCAACAGTTTTACTACCTGCTTCAGTATTACTAAAAGTCATTGACGTAGAGCCGTCGGGATTTCTTAATAGTAGAATACTAGAATCTTCTATTCCATTCTGGTTTGCTGAAGAAAGAAACCCTGCTGACTGAGCTGCTGTGGTATCTAGATTAGATCGTAACCTCATGCCGACAAAAGTTGACGAAGAAGTAACTGTGGCCGTATCTGTGAATGTTGGTGTGACCAATCCTAGAGTAGATCGAGCGGTGGCCGCGTCGGCATCATCAATTAAACTACGGCCAAATGATGTGCAAGTTATTTCTTGAACCACGCCAGCACCAGCACCAGATCGTCCCAAGATTCTATCTGTGGCTGAAACGTTTTGTATTTTGGCGTATGTAACGTTAGCATCTACTATTTTAGCTGTTGTTACAGTTCCATCAGTTGGTGTGCGAGTATCAGATAAACGACTATCATTACCTACACAGAAACTATTAGCGGTATTTCCGAATGATCCTACTGTAATAGCGCCAGCAGTTGTGGTAATAAGGGGCAAATTAGCAGTTGCTCCAATTGCTCCAGCATTTGTGATATTACCGTGAGTGTGACTAAGCGGAGTACGAGAATCAGATAACCTACTATCATTACCTTGGCAAAAGGTATTAGCTGTAGTACCAAATGATCCTGTTGTAATAGCGCCAGCTGTTGTTGTGATAAGCGGTAAATTTGCGGTAGATCCTATGGCTCCAGCATTAGTAATATTACCATGAGTATGGCCGCTGACACTAACAGCTATGCCACCAACGCTTAAACTAGTAAAATTACCGCTACTACTACTTAATAGGGCTCCGCTTATAGAAACTCCGCTATTTGGCAAGATAGCATATGGTAAACTATTCCATGTAGAAGTACCATCTCCAAACTTTATGCGTCCGGTATCTGTTTCTAAAATCATCTCTCCAGCTAATAGAACGGGATTAACCGAAGCTAAATTAGCTGCTGTACCTCTTAAATTTTGTATTTGTGGCATAATTTACTCCTGTAATGATCTCCACAACTCTATATCTTTAGAATATATGTAGTGTATTTTATCTAGCTCGTCAACAGATAAAGGCGTTATAGATCCGTAAGATTGATTACAAATCTCTAAGGGTTTATATAAGCCCAACCATTTTGCACAATCTTGTAGCTGGGCTTCAAACAAAAAATACTTATCAAAATGTCCAGTGGGTAGTGGTTGCGGAGGTCTAGAGAGCCAATAGTCAATATTATAATCTGGCTTATGTCTTAACATAGATACGAATCTATCTATTGGATTTCTAACTATAACGCATGTATTGCTCTGTGATCCATCATAAAATTCTTGTGTTGGTAAAAAAACTGCTGGATGAATATCTCTAACCGTAACGGTATTAGGCCAATAGCAATCAATAGCACACTTGGTAAAAGAAGTAGATGCTGAACGATGAGTTAACACCAAAGATTTACCATTTGGCATTTTTAATATATTACTCATATTATGATCCTCCTGCCAATAGAGATATCTCACTATCCGTTAATATACTATCATATATTTTTAAATTATCTATTAAGCCATTGAATGATCCGTATTTAACAGATCCTCCTATGACGAAGGATGTAAATGCTGTTTTAGCACCAGTGGGGCCGGTCATAGACGTTTCAAAAATTCCATCTATATAAATTTTCATTTGTCCAGTAGAAGAATTTCTTGTGCAAGTTACGTGCTTCCAGGTTCCCGTGTTAATTAAAGAATTAGAAAGCAATGTTGTATCAGGATTGCCTACTCCAAAAGCCACTTTATTATTTAAATAAGTGATACCAAAATCATTGACACTTCCGGGTGCCTCTCCGTTCACTAAAGAAACTCCATCATACCAATTGCTATATGAAGGCGAAGAAGAAGACGTATTAACAAAAAATGCTATGGTCCAATTTGTAGATATAGATCTTGGTATTGTGACATATTTAGCCCCAGTATTTAGTTGTATAGCATTATTAACTCGACCAGTAACAAAAGACGGAGAACCAAAAGCAGTACCATTATATGATGGATTAGTACTATTCACATTAGAATCAAATGGGTAAGCAGCTAATGGGGTTGTTAAAGACGGACCTGATGGAACAATAACTCCGCAATCTATTATGCCAATACCTATTGTATAATTATTTCCACTACTAGAAACAATAATACCACTAACCCCTGATATATTAATATTAGATATACCAGAACTATTAATAGTAAAAATTCCGCTATTATTATTTATAGATATTCCGCTACCAGCTGTTATATTTTTAACGGCAAGTAGGCCACTAACACTACTATTAAAATTACTAATTAACGAAGAATTAATTCCAGAGCTTGATGTTAATGAACCGCCTGTTGTTGTAACAACTAATAATCCGCTAGTAGAGCCAATTTTTCCTGTATATGCTGTTTCTTGTACTGTATTATCGCTAAATATAATTGCTTCGGGGGCTAACACCATACCACCATTGGCTATATAATCACCACTAATACCAATGAAAATACTAGAGCATTCAAACTGAACATCACTATTTGCAACTAATAATCCACTATCGCTAGTAGTAATAACACGATTAGCAACACTTCCGATTTGACCAGAACTATTTATGTTTCCGTGGGAATGAACCAAGGGAGAGGCAAATATAGAATCTCGTAATTGAATATGTACATCATTAAGGATAGCTTCTGTACCCCAAACCGGCGTGGCATCTGAAAAAGATAGAATATCCCAGTTGTTAACCGGATCATAAAGAATTTGCGATTTTGGCGCATAATCTGTTGTTGTAATGACTCCATCGACATCAGTAATAAGAACCTTATTTCCAGAAGCTCCTATTGTTCCACTGCTTGTGATATTTCCATGGGAGTGTACCTCTAAACCTATAACGCCACCCCCATTATCTGGAAAAGTAAAAGTACTGTTTGTCGTCATATATGGAGAAGCTACTAGTCTACAATAATTACCATTAGTAGCATTTAAGTCTATCGTGGGTGGCTCGTCTGTAGGAGCAGGAGAGACATATCCGTTAACTATAAGTTTATTTGTTGTGGTAGAGCCTGGATTAATTGCATTATATATATTTTCTGGGATTATAGAGCCGACAGCCATAATATCTCTAAAGTTGCCAGTTCCAGCAACATCTAATTTATAGACTGGAGAATCAACACCTATCCCAACATTTCCATCAGAGCCAAATTTCGCAACCTCATACTGATAACCAAAACCTCCAGCTTCAAATACAATAGCTGCTTGAGCACCAAAGGCTAGATTACCACCATTATCTCCTTTAACGTAACATTGGGTTGCGTCTGTTGCGTCAACGAACCCTAAAGGAATTTGACTGCCTTGACTTTTAATATTTAAAATAGTAGTACTAACATCATTGCTAGTTGCTTCGAATACAGTATGCGTGTGTCCGCTCAAACTAACACCCGTCCCATTAACTAATAAACTTTGAGTAAAATTCCCACTAGGACTAGTAATAGAACCAGTAAAAGAAGCCCCACTTAAATTAGCCTTACCAGCCAAACTATTTGTGACCGTTGTGCTAAAGTTAGCATCATTGCCGAGCGCAGTTGCTAATTCATTAAGAGTATCAAGGGTTGATGGGGCAGATGCCACTAGATTACTGATTTCGGTTCTGACAAATGCTGTGCTGGCAATTTGATTAGTATTAGTACCACTAGATGCTGTGGGAGCTAGCGGAACTCCTGTCAAGGTTGGGCTGTTTAGTGGAGCATAAATACCGTTGATCAAACCACTGACACTGCTGTTAAAATCAGTAATATTCGCAGAGGTATGGGTATGACCACTAGCACTAACCGCAACGCCATTGATTAATAATCCGCTAGACGAACTAATACTTATATTGCCACTAGCGCTAGATAAAACTAAACTATTACCTGACAAAGCCACACTAGCAGCATTATCACTAATATTTTGGCTAAATCTAATATTACCACTAGATGGTGTTATTAATACATCTGGCATAAAAATTCCTTAAAGTTTGAATAATATATTATACACTATCTGGACTTGGCGGTTGATCATCATTATTGGCTATAATACCTTGATTTTGTCCAACCTTCATAATATAGTTCATTAATCCAACAATTATACCCCCAAGCTCTGGATCAGTAGCTGCATTAGATAATAAATTATCCATATTCATAAAAACTACTTCATTAGACACTATAGCATTGCCGTCTGGACCAGTGGCAAATTTAATTAGTGTTACTTGTGCTGAGGCGTCCCCATTGGGATTTGGTGCTCCGATATCAATACGTTGAACCCACCATTTATCGTATACAATGGCTGGTACTGTCGTTGGATTACTTGCTGATAATATTGGTAAACTCATAAAAATTCCTTATTGTTAAAGATTGAAACGACCCTTGATAGCATTATAATTTTGTAAAATCTCGGAAGAAGATAAAGATCTGCTATAAATAGCTACAGGACCTATCGATCCACTAAAATATGTAGTCCCAGTTCTTCCTATCCTAAGAGGTTTAGTAGAGCCGGATCCAGTAAACGTCGTTGTTCCAATAAGTGTTCCATTTCTATATATAGGTCCAGTTCTATTCAAAACCAATTGGTTCCATTTTTGTAAATATATAGTAGATAATGATCCAATATTTGTTCCACCTCCACCAGGGTTACCCCTGCATAACATACTACCTCCATAAGGGAAAATACTCCAATCCCAAACGGCGCTATTATAACTATTGTCTCCCGCGCAAATTAATATTCTGTCTGATATAGAATTTAGATAAAACCATATTTCTATAGTTACAGCATTATTAAAGATATTATTACTTGGAAAATCAATATAATCATTAGAACCATCTAATACAACTACTCCTCTATTAGATGGAGATAATGTTGCTCCATTAGTTAAATTACCATTACATCCATTATTAGTTAAATCAAAAATACTACTAGAAGTAGATGAAGCATATCCTGGATTCATATAAAAAATTAAACTATTTCTAGTAATACCGGGACCATTTTGATAACTCATTAAATTATTCTCTATCTTAATTAATTTTTAGTATGTTGGTAATAATAACCTATATCTAATAATAACTATTCCACTACCTCCATATCCAGATCTACCACCCCCACCACCACCTAAACCATCAACGCCTCTTTGGGCAGAATTTCCTCCTCCTCCTAATCCCCCGGCACCAGACGTAACAGTATTCCCATAACTATTCACCCCACCGGCACCACCACCACCATAATATTGAGATGTACCAGTAATATTCGACATTAATCCGATACCTCCATCTCCAGCTTTAGAAGTAGTACCATCCTGTCCATTCCCTCCGGCTCCACCACCACCTCCATAGGCATATAACCAAGATCCTATACCTCCACCATATCCCTGTCCCGTAGTTCCTAGCGTTCTAAAAAGCCCACAGCAACTATGTGCTAATCCTCCACCAGATGCCCCATTAGTCGGTTGCTGAGTATAGTATCCTCCTGGTCCTCCGCCAAGAGCAACAATATTATTAAAAGATGAATTATCTCCATTATTTGCCATATTAAATGTTGGATTCGAACTATTTGGAGTACCTCCTAGGCCAACTACAGCACCATATCGTCCTTTGGATATATTCATAGACCCTGTTAAAACTCCACCACCTCCTCCTCCCCCACTATCTGCTAGAGGGGTTCCTCCACCACCACCAACTATTAAATAATCTATATCTAGATTAGTTGTTGCAATAAAATTTGCAGTATTTTTAAATATATGTACAAAGTAAATATAATTATTTTGAATATATCTATAAAAATCTCCTCCTAATCCTAAATTTTTTCCATAAACTATTCCCATTATAATCCAAACCTTCCTTTTGAAGCATTATAATTTTGTAATATTTCGCTAGTACTTAATAATTTATTATAAATAGAAAAATTACTAATCAACATATTGCTATAACAATACCCGCAATTAACAGTATATGCCCCAAGTCTTAATAAATTAGTTAAATTAAATACAGCTGGCATAAGATTAGAAAATGTCAATATGCCATTCCTATAAGTATAGATTATTTGAGTAGTATTACTATATGTAATAGTAAGATAGGTCCAAGTATTGATAATACTAGTTGCATTAGAACTTATGCTCAAATATTTTGCAGTGGTGCTATTCGATCTGGCGGATACATCTAATCTATTTGTATTTCCATTAGTATACATATTAATATAATCTCCATAGCCGCTGCTAATTTCGAAAATCATTCTAGTTGTTGGACATGGACATGAGCCGCCTCCGACTACCAAATTATTTATCCATAAATTGATAGAAAAATCTGTATTTATTGTATAATTATTATCCGATGTAATGTATTGATTAGTTCCATTTAAAGTGAATCTTCCATTACTAAAAGAAGGATTATTAGATAAAGTAAAATGTCTATTATTACCGCTAATATCGTACCATTTATTCCCACTTCCTGGATAACTACGGTTGTTAGCAGCGTCCAGATGTAGAGTTAAATTATTTGTAATTATATCTGGGCCGCCATATATGCTCATAAGGAGTATTCTGTAACTATTTGAGGAATATCTTTTCTTAATCCGGTAAATGTCCAAAAGAAATCATATAGTCCATTAGTATCACAACCAACAGTAAACGTATTGTGTGGTATCTTAATGTCTTGTATATAAAGAATCTTATTGTGTTTATAGTTAGTAATTTGTATATTAATACTATCGTCATCCAAAACTAAATCTTTAATATAGTCTGGTAAATTTACTACACAAACTCCATTTACAACAGTATCTTTTCCTGTTAATCGTACTCCGTGATATGGGCTTTCTAATGAGCCGTATTCTAAAACATATCCAGGTTTTGATGGATGGCTTATTTTAAAGCTTTTAGTTGTAGCAGAAAAGGCTCCCGATACTGCCACATCTCCTACTACATCTAGTTTAACGGCTGGATTATTTTTACCAATTCCTACATTTCCTATATTATCTATTCTTAATCTTTCGGTGCCGCTAGTACTAATAGACAAGGTATTGGCTGATGGAGAAAATAAGCCTGTATCTGGATCATTGATAAATTCGAATGATGGTAAAGAAGAGGTACCCGATCCTGCTATAAATGATCCTGTACAACTAACGTCTCCATTAAATGTACTGTTTCCAACTACATGAAATTTAGTTGAGGGTACTCCTGTTCCTATTCCAATATTGCCGCCACTAGAAATCACAAAATCATTTTGATTAAATCTTCCTCCAATTATACTATCGTCACTAAATACTTCAAATATTGGCAAACCAGCATTATTATTAACGCTCATTAAGCTACCGCTAAGACTGTCTACAACGCTGAATAGACTACCATTAGTACCTTCAACATTAAATACCAATTCTCCGCTAGTAGTAGAATAAACGTCTAATAAAGCATTAGGGACTAATCCAGTGGTTGAGGCAAATAATCCTGTTCCCACAACATGTAAACGTCCACTAGGAGCTGTTGTTCCTACTCCTAAATTACCAACCGACGTTAATCTCATTCTTTCGGTAGCAGCCGGAGAAAATCTGATATGTTGGTTAGCCGTTCCTGCATTATAACTATTTCCTATTTCAACCTCTTGACTAAATGCTAAAACTCTTATTCTTCCAGCTTGACCTTCTAAATTAATTGTATTATCTCCACCCCTAACTATTAAACTATCACTAGTATCATTATATAACCTATTATATGTTAGCGGTACTGCCGTACCTGATCGTGATATGTATAAAGAACCTTGAGAATAAGAATCTCCAAAAATATGTAAAAGACCACTTGGCGTTAATGTATTTATCCCAACAGCTCCAGCAAAATAGGCTCCTCCAGACGCATTAATATTAGAAAACATTATAGACCCATCTGCATTTCTGGTTTCTATAGCGTTAGCAGTTTGACTGGCTACCTGTGATATGTAGATTCCTCTTCGACTAGGAATAACTGTGCTTACCTCCAATGAGGCGAGTCCGTTCCATGTTGTTTTAGAAACAGCTAATGTTGTATTATTAATAAATCCAGTTGAACCAAAAGATAAAAATCTTGTACCGCTTCCTTGACTAACATAAAAAGCATTCACGCTGTCTGTTCTAACATCTAAATCAAACGTTGGATTATTAGTGCCTATTCCTATTCTAGATGATACTATCCCGGTACCCAAAACATGTAGTTGTCCACTTGGTGTTGATGTTCCTATGCCAAAACTACCAGACGGTGTAATTCTAGCTTTTTCGCTACCGCCGGGATTAAACATAACATAAGCATTAGCAAATGCTGATCCTATTTCGACTCCAACGCTTGATGATGACAGAACAAGTTTACCTCCATCTCCTTGTAGCTGTAAAGAATTACTTCCTCCAGCTAAAGTAAGATTTTGAGCACCAGCTCTTTGAATACTGCATCTATTTCTACTAGTGTCGGCGTAGTCTGTATCGTTTTGATTAAAATATAAAATTCCTTGAATTCTAGATTCTCCATTAATATCCAAAACAGAGGATGGAGCAACCCGATTAACGGCTATGCCTGAAGAAAATATTCCCGTTCCTATAACATGTAATTGGCTACTAGGACTAGTTGTTCCTATGCCCATATGTCCATTATTTCTGTTTATATGCAAAACATCAGACCAGCTTGTAGATCCTGCTCTGCGAGCAAGTCTAAGATTACCGTCAGTTGCTCTATCAAAAAATCCCCATCCATTATTTCCACTAGACAATTGAATATTATTGGTACTAGCTAAGAATGGAACTGAATCGTTATTGCCGACTCCGATGTGGGTCTTTACTACATTGCTTGGATTACTTAAGAGTACGTAGCTATTATTAGCTACAATTCTTTCTATATGAAGTGCCCCGCTAGGATTAGTCGTTCCTATACCAACACTAGTATCATTATCAAAAATAACTCCACTAGTTAAACTATTACTTCCATTCCATCGTGAAACATAACCACTAATTCCAATTCCGGTAGTTAAATTAGCTGGAAATAGTCCACTTACGCTAGAGTTAAAATTAGTAATATTTGATGACGTATGAGTATGGCCGCTGACACTAATAGGAATATTGTTTAATAACCATGGTCCGCTAAAATTTAAAACTTCGTCGCCTTCGCTTGCTTCTATCGAGCCAGAAACATTATTACCATTAAAATATATTCTATGTATTCCATTAGAATTTATGGCTGGATTTATTTCTATTCCACCTTCATAATAAGAAGGAGCATAAATCGATAAATTTTGAAATTGACCACTAGCTGGAGATATCAAACCAGAGGAACTAGCAACATTTTTTAAACTATTCCAATTAGATACTCCGTCACCAATCTTTAAAATATTATTGGATAGATCATATCCTGGCTCTCCACTAGCTAGTATAGGATTGGTACTGCTCCACTGAGATCCTGTTCCTTTTCGTATTGTAATGGCCGTATTAACTGGCATAAGAATAATCCATAGTAATTTACTTTATAATAATCAACTATCTAATAGCTAGCAAACTATTTAATTTATTTTCTAAATCATTACCAAACCTATTCAAAATCTCTTGGGTTATCTGCTCGTCTGTTAAACTATCCAAAGATTGATAATTAGTTCCTGAGTATAAAAATATGGGTATTTTAGCCGGTTTTACCCAAACTTTAATAATACTATTTTCACTATCGTCTACCAATAATACATTTAATATTGAAGATATTTGTTCGGTATATCCACCGGAGCTATTTTGAACTTGTAGAGTAATACTTTGTTCTAAATTAATAATTAAATTTTTATTCATGTTAATATGTACAACTCCCATCATTCACATTAGCATTAGGATCATAATTGGTGGCGAATGAATCAGTACAACCATAATATAAACACCCATAAGTATAATCTGCAACAGAATCATAGACTGGGTTACCAATCACATTACAGCCAACTCTGTATACTGATACTAAGTCGTTCGTGAAGCCATAGGTTCTTTTAGTTTTGTAATAAATTTTACTTATTTCATCAACTGATAGTGCTCTATTATAAAGGGCCGTTCGACCTATGCTCATGCTAAAGCCGGTATCTCCTATTTGTATATTATATTCATTATCAACTATTGTTCCTGTAGCAGCTGTTCTATAAATATACAACTTATTATCATATCCAATATATAAATAGTGATTAAAACCCGATACAGAAGAATCGTAAGAATGACCAATAAAATTCCAACCCAACACACTAGGATGAAAGCCCATACCATTTCTCTGATCAGTATTAAAGTCTGCTAAGATAAAATTTCCTCCCATCCATTCTACTATAAGTCCATAGTCATAGAAAGCTGGCTTGCCAAATAACGTCTTAAACGAACCGGTAAGTTCATAATCGAATTTAGCCCAAATAATTTGAGTAAAACTATCACTCATAACTAATGAGCTATTATGATTTACAGTAATATTATTCGACTGTAGGGGTAGTGCTGGACCATTCGTAGAAACTGAGCTAGAAATAGTTCCATGATTATTAAGTCCACTCAAATCATAAATAGTATCTGATCCATTACTATTAAAACTATTACTATTAGCAGGATCAAAATAAAGCACAAGCCCGTTACTATTAGTTAGTATGGGGTCATATAAATTACACTGATTAGCTTTAGTTTTAATTCCATTTAACATTATTTATCTCTGTGGTGGAACAAATAAACCTTCTAATACTCCCACAGGATTGTCTCCTAATAATTCATTTATTCGATCTTCTACCTGAGCTGTAGTATAATCGCCAATGTTGGTATAGTCGGTATCTTTCCATAAAACTAAAGGATAAGGACAAGGAACTATTCTAACCATACAGGTTTTACGCTTAATATTATCAAATATAGTATAATCTAGTTCATTAATAGTGATAGGTTTTTGAACTCTTACTTCTCCATTAGAGCGAGTGATGGTTGGAGGTTGTATAGTTATTGGGTTGTTTAGATTCATTTTTGATTCCTTTATGGACAAGATGGTGGTGGGTTGGGAACAAAGGTTATGGCCGTGCCGAAGCCGGTTACGTTGCAGGCAGAGCCTGTGAAGGTGGCGGTGCCGGTCACTGTGGCTTCGTTGTACGAACTGTCGTTGAAATTCGCGTCTCCGGTGACGGTGCTGGGGTTGCCGTTGTACGAACTGTCATTAAACGTCGCGTCTCCGGTGCCGCCGCTGTAGTTGTACGCGGTGTCGTTGAATGTCGCGTCTCCGGTGACGGTGCCGTCGTTGTACGAACTGTTGTTGAACGTCGCATTGCCACTGACGGTGCCGCTGTAGTAGTTGTACGCGGTGTCGTTGAACGTCGCGTTGCCGGCGACGATCAAGGTGTTGCTCGAACTGTTGTTGAACGTAGCGTTGCCAGTGACGGTGCCGTTGTTGGACGCATTATCGTTGAACGTCGCGTCTACATTGACGGTGCTAAAGTTGCCCGAACTGTCGTTGAAATTACCGTCGCCAGATACGGTGTCGTAGTTACTCGAACTGTCGTTGAAAGTACCGTTGCCAGTGATCGTGCCGTCATTATTAGAACTTCCATTAAACGTTGCGTTGCCGTTGATAGTGCCAAAGAAGATGCTCGAATTGTCGTTAAAAGTAGCGTCTCCATTAATGGTACTGAAGTTAATAGAATTGTTGTTAAAAGTCGCATCTCCATTGACCGTACCACCATTGTTCTGCGAGTTATCATTGAAAATAGCGTTTCCATTGACCGTGGCGGTGTTGTACGAATAATCGTTGAATGTCACTTCCCCATAAGCGTAACTGAAGTTACGCGAAATATCGTTAAATGTCGGGTTGTTAGCGTCGCCTTGGTTGGACGAATAACTATTGAAAGCAGCATTACTGACGCTTCCGAAGTTTTGTGAGCTGTTGTTAAAATGCGCATCGCCAGTGATGGTGCCGACGTTGATCGAATTGTCATTGAAATTAGCGTTGCCAGTAACGGTAATGGATACGAAAAAGAAAAAGTTGCCATTAATAGTAAAGTTCACCAGTGTCGGCTCGCTGGCACTATTGGTATTAACAGAGGCGCTCGCAATTACACTATCTATACTTCGTGGTAAATGAGTGGCAGGAACACTAAATTGATCATCCAACCACCAATTACCCAAAGTATTCCAATCATTATCAACAGCACCATTAAAGTACAAAACCTTACTCGTTGCTACTCTTACCTTAGCAGCGCCGTTGACTATTTTGAATTTATTTCCCCCTACAGCTCGGAAAAAGCTCATGGGGTACCTCCATCAACAAACTGAATAATAATATTAGCAGACCCATCAAAATTAGTGCCGTTAATAGTACGAGGAGTTTGTAGTGCTGTTGCTGTACTAGCATTACCAGTTAAGGCGCCCACAAAAGTTGTACTAGATACACTAGTTAAACCGCTCACACTAACTACCGTATCACCAAGATTAATAGCAGTTGATCCGATAGTCACACGACTATTTTCTAGTTGAGAGTTACCAACACCAGATGCTCTGATACTAACAGCACCGCTTGTTACACTAAAGTCACCACTATCAAAACTAGCTATACCTTTGACAGTTGTACTAGCATCAGGAATTAAACCAGAAGCAACGCTGGTAACTCGTCCATAACTATCAGTGGTTACTCCAACAACCACATTACCAGAACCACTATCAGTTCTACTAACTGTAGCAAGGTCAATATTGTCAGCATTTACAACGATTCGACTACTACTAGCTGTTCCAACATTAAGAGTATTTCCACTCTTAACCATACCATCGCCCGCTGTAATTTGACCAGCACCGCTAAACTGAGCAAAATTCAAAGCGGTTCCAACAATGCCGTTAATAGTAATAGGATCGTTTGTAGTTAAAACCCAACCGCTATCAGCATTGACAGTACCTTCTGTTACAAAAACAAACATACCAGCCGTAACCTCTTCGCTACTATTTGCATCAGCAGCTCTGCTCCAAGATCCACTTGCGGCTACCCAGATACCGTTAATTCTTGGTTCTGCATGATTTTTTACCAGTACTCTATCGCCTGCTACTAATGTGACTCCATCTATAGTTTGCAAACCGCTAACACTTAAAGAGCTATCAGCTGATGTTGTAGCAACCCTAACACTTTGCTTAACGTCTAATCCTGCTCTTGCAGCATCAACATACGCTTTTGTTGCAGCATCACTATCATCTGTTGGTGTTGCTAAATTAGTGATCTTTTGGCTATTTAACGACACACTACCTGTTGGAGCTGCCATTTGATCCAAACGAGATGTTCTTACCTGAGAGTCAAAGTTATTAATATTACTAGCAACTAAACCACTACCTACTAAAGTAAGATTACCGCTAATGCTTGCATTATTACGAACTATTAAATTATTAGTATTAATAGTTTGCGCAGCATATACTTCTCCTAAAGAGCTAACAGAAAAAACGCCATCTCCAACATCAACAGCATTAACTCGAAGTAGACCCGTGGCGTTGATACCTGTTGCACCCAGATTCCCAATATACAATCCAGATGCCCTAACTTCTCCAACGTCTCCATAAATTACTGCTTTATTGGCAACAATAGTTTCGGGAGCGGACCCATCTAGCAAATTAAGTTCGCTAGCGCTAGAAGTCAAGTCTGTAATATCCGACACTTGAATAGTTGGATCACTTAAACTTACAATATAATTACCACCAGAGTGAGACAAACTAATACCACTACCAGCAGTTAATGGACTACTAACAGTAAGAGTATTATTTCCACTATTATATACAATATCAACACCAGATCCGGCCACAATACTAGTACTAACAGCACTATCAATCAGACTGTTAACCCCACTAGCAAAATTTGTAATATCAGACACTTGAATGGTAGGATCACTAAGACTAATGGTTGTATAACCAGTAGTATCATTATAACTAACGGCAATACCACTAACGCCAGTAACCGATACCCCAATAATATCTTGTATAGTTTCACTATTAATAAGAGTATTAACAGCGCTAGCAAAATCATTAACTTGGCTAGATTGAATACCTGTTACACTAATAGTAATAGGCACTCCGGTTACAGAAGAAAATGATAATCCAATACCACTAGCTCCTATTAAGTCTGTATTACTAGGTAATATGGATGAGTATGCTAAACTATTCCATGGAGTTAGTCCATCTCCAATTTTATATCTTTTTGTGGTGGTATCTAGTCCCCATTCACCGGCGCTTAATGTAGGATTAAGTTGGCTCCAACCACTACCATTAGGAAGAGTAAGTTCTCCTCTACGCATTTGAATTCTTGTTTGAACAGCCATGATCGGTGCCTTTCTTTGGGAAATTATTTATTTAACATTATGGGGATCCACAATCAAATTCATATTCGTCTAAGTATTCATCTAAGCCTTCTATTCTAGCCACATCTAAATTACCAACTATTTTACTCATAGGAATATTGTCTGGTAAGTCACTAACTAATATTTTTTCAGTATTAACTATTTCCAAATTAAAACTATCAAAAAGTTCAATTTCAATATTATTAACAATACTACCAAAAGAAGTTTCAACTTCTAATATATTTGTTGTAGGCTCCAATATTTCTAAGATAAAATCACTCATATGATTTATACACAATTAAGAGGTTGTTGAGCTTGACTAAAGCGTTTTACTATATTAACTGTGCCAAATAATAATCGCGTGGTATATTTACCACCACCAGCATACAAATCATCAGGACTTTGTAATTCAAGATCATATTTAGCTGTATTAAAATTAAAAGAGTTTGTTGTACTTGATGGCATCATTAAGGTTAATTTGCCATTAGGATCATCTATAGTAAACTTATAAACATTATGATCAATATTGTCACTACTAAATATTTGAGTAATATTAGTATTAGTTTTCCATATTAATCTAGCACACCACCCTGTTAAATTTACTGGATTTCCACCATTGTCCTTATAAATTAATGATATTTTAAAAGATGTTCCTTGTTCGATAGTAAAATCGTATTTGCTAGCTGCCATAATTTGGCCTTATTATATATAATAATACGAATGAGACAATAACTATAGATACACTAAATAGTATTAGTATTAATATGTCTGCAAACAATAGTAAAATTCAGTCGTTACTTTTTCTTTGCTATCAAAATAATTTAGCCACCAACTACTGTTTGATTGCCTACTAATTGTACAAAAATACCATTATAGAATCTGTTGTCATATTTAGCTTCAATACTACTCATAGCTGGAGTAGTTTTAACATCACGATTATATGTTTGGTATGCTCCGGTAAAAGAGGTTGATGTTACTACGGATCCATTTTTAACTGGATTAGACGATATTGCTTTATTTATGTCATTAGCCATAATATTTTATTACCTTTCTATTCTAGATTCTAAAGTTTCTAATGTTTTTGCTAGCATAGCTATTTGTACTTTCAGCTCATTCATAACATCACTATTTCTTTGAAGCGCAGAGGCAAAAGCCGCCTGGTTTTCTTTATTACTATTTAATCTTTCCATAATAAATTGCTTGTCATGTAAATAAGGACTTTGTGTTTCTATCATATGCAAAACTTCGGTTTTAGATGCCATATTACGTCCTATGGCTACCCAAAATCCCATCATAGTCACTATTATTCCTACGCAGGTAGTTGCTAAATTTTCCCAGAAATGAATAATAGTATCACTCATAATAAATACCTCGTGGATGATCAATATGACAAAGCAAGAGTCTTTATATACACCTTATACAAAAAGAACCAGGACAACGCCTGGTTCTCTATGTATACTCGATAGTAGTAAAACACTATATTAGGTAGTTTTCCCAGAATACCCTACGGATACCGGAGTTTTGCTGCCTAGCTTGTAGGTCAAATCACCAGGAGCCGTTCTGGTTACACTAGCAGCAACATCTGTAGAAGTTGTTGATGTACCGGTAGTGGCGCCCCAAAAATTATCTACTGCTGTAGTAGGAGGTGTAGTATATTGGCCAGTATATATGTTCCAGTATCCAGCCCTATATGCAGTAGTAAATCTGGTGCTTCTGACTTTTTCTTGGCGATGAATACTACGACGAGAAGCTAGGTCAGATGCACCACCCTTAAGAAAAGAATTGCTAACTGTACCAGCTAATACTGAAGTATATTTGATACTAATAGGTTTTTGATTATTATTAGCAAAAACACCACCACTTAATGCCGGATCGGCGTAGTCACTATTGGCATTAGAAATTACTTTAGAGCCAAAAACGCCCAGGTCTTTTGTGCCAAGAGCGTTGTTCTGTAATACCGAAGACTTTGAACCCGCATTAGTTGCTACTCCGCGATTATTACGGGTAGATGATTTGGTTGTCGCTGACGAACCGTCTGTTTGTACTGTAGCCATTTTAGTCTCCATAAAAAGTGGGATAGGTATTAATTACTTACCCCAAAATTTGCAGATTAATGGTAATTTTGACTTTTTTTAGTAATTTTTTCTAAAGTATATATATTAGAGGTTTTGTATCCATAGATTTTGGTACTATTTAGTATATTATTGATTTGATCATCAGTCCATGCACTACCATTGACTATTATATTCATATTGGTATTTTTTTGACTAATTAACATAGCAGCTAGGATATTATCAGAGATATTATCCATTAAAAAATTAGCAGATGGATAGATGGTATTAATGCCAAATTCGGTCAAAATACTAGCTGTTTTATATAGAAGTTCTGGAACAAAAATCTTATATTCTAGCACATATCTCAAATCCACTGATGATCGCTTGCATAGTTCGGTTTGCGCCTCTAGCTCTTTTCGAAATTTATCATATTTTCTATTGCATAGAATGTTTGATGGAGCTACCATCTCAATAATGTCAGTCCCATTTTGTATTGCATTTTCAATTAGTTTGTATCTAGAATCGCTGTCAGATAGTCCAAAAGGATAATCTAAAATGGTACTTATGGGAATTTGATTTTTTAATAGAGGTTTTATTACTTTTACATAGTAAGGAAATACAGAAATAACAGTAGGATTGTAATAAAGAGATTTACTAATATTCTCTTTTGTCTCGTTTTCATTACTAGCTATATCATAGTAGCCATATTCTATAATATTCATTATTTAATTTTATTTTTGAGTATATCGATATTAGGAAACTTTCTATCTCCAAGTACACCATCAGCAAACCCATACTCTACTGCTTCATTAGATTTTAAAATCCAATCACACTTATTTGCTAATTGAGAAGTAATATGTTTTCTTGCCATCATCTTTTTCCAATTTTTATTTTTAGCCATTTCACTTTCCATGCATCTATCCGTAAAAATATCTATCATTTTATCACACTCATCTTCGTTCCATTTTACAGAACTAACGGCGGCTTTTGAGTGTTCTCCATCCAAACTAAAAGAACCGTAGTGTATCAACATTGTAGTATTGGGCATCAAGATTCTTAAGCATGGAGATTGGAAGAGTACGCTACTAGATGATTCTACTTTGGCATAAGCTAAAATAGCAATTTTAGATTTGGAAAAACGCACTGTATCATACATACCTAAACAATCTTGCCAGTATCCGCCGGGTAGATGCATATGTACTAGAATCGGATCGTGAGACAATGTATTGAGATATCTAATATTCTTCTCAAATAAAACAGCTGACCTATAATCAACTCCGCTTTCTTCTTCTCCATCAATATATGAATGTAGATATACTTCTCTATTTTTTAGATCTAAACCAAAATTATGAATATGGTTCAGCTCAGAGTCCGTGTTCAATGAATGATTCATAATAATAATCCAGATAGGTAAGAATATATTGTTTGATTGATATTAGATAGTGTATCGCTAGAGTTAAATAACTGGCCTATTCCTATGCGGAATCTATATCTTGTATACACATCTAAAACTTCCACCCCTTCATTATTCTCTATGATAGCGGCTATTTTTGGCGTTAAATCGAAATTGGTATGCCCTATCCAAAAATTAAAAGAAGACCCTATATTATATTGATCATTATATGGCATCAGACCAAATGGCGTGATAATAGCCTTAATATGTTTTTTTGCAAAGCTGTTTTCAGGCTCATCACTATGATCATTTGGATAGTGATCATCTTCGTTTATATCATCTATAAAGTCGGGAGATTTGACAAAATCTTCTGGAGATGAATATACAGACTCATCAGAAAATGGATCCTGCCACTTCTGCCAAACTATTTTAGGCGAAACTATTTTTGCATCCATTATTGGTTTATGACGGTAAAAAACTTTTAAATACTTGTGATGGTCTAACTACCGGCATATTTTTCTCTGTGTTAGATTTTTGTTTTAGATAAGAAAGCTCCGTCAATTTATAATAAACATTCTGTGCAAAAAGTATATCATATGATTTATAACTTTTATAATTTTTGATAGTTGATATAATCTCTGATTCTAATAAACCCTCATTAATAGCATCAAGCATTAAAGCATAATTATTAGATAGAGATAGTATTTGATCTTTATTATTTTCATTAAACTCTGGCCAATAGCATATTATATTGATAGTACCATCAATATTCATTTGTATATTTAAAGAACATGCTATATTTTTATTGGTTTTTTTATTATTCTGTTGTGAAAAGTGACCGAACAAATTTTGCAGAAATTTATACATACGCCATAGCCTTCCTTGCAACAGGATTTATAACTGCTAAATTCGGACTAATCAAGAAAGCGTTTTTTACTTTGGTGTCTGATGGTAGAATAGTTGTATAATTAATTTCTAATATACTTCCATTCTTTTTAACCCCCAATAAATTATAATAAGGAGTATATTTCTCTGGACTAGTAGTTATATTTTTTTCTATATGATCATATAAAAAATTAGTTAGATGATCATCTAAAGTTAGGTTGTGTGTATCTTTATCAAGATTCAAGAAAAAAGATAAAGGCATATAGTGTCCATCGGTAGATGAGACAAAATATCTATTGCTTTTATCTTTTATATAGATAGCTGCCACTAGATTACATTTAACTTCAGGCATATTGTCTGATCCTGGATAGACCCTTTTGAATATTTTGTCTAATTGCTTCTCTAGTGACGCTGTATTTATTACCTATCTCTAGTAATGTCTTATTATTAAAATAATATTCATAGATTTGATCTTTTTGCTTATCAGACAAGATATCTGAATTCAAAATACATTCTATATATTTTGCTATCATATCTTTCTCTTCTTGTTCGGATACAATTTCAAAGGGATCAGACACTCCCTTGGTCTCTATATTTGATATATAGCTACGATTTTCCTTGTTATCGGAGGCATATTGATCCAGAGAATAATTGGTATTTTTCTTTTTATAACGATTAGATAAATATGTTTTAATAGCCCATAAACCGCACTGATTACGATAAGAATACTTGGTTTTCGATTTACCATTGTATCCCGTGCGAGTCTTGTCCCATTTCCAATCTGCTATCATTATAGCTTCTGCAATTTCTGATATTGCTTCTTCATTAGATAATAATTCTTGTCTTAAATTATTGTAAAATGACGGAGCAAACTTAGAAATAATTTTTTTAGCTAAATTTATATAGGTATCCAGAGTCTCAAATTGCTGTTCCATTTAATGTCCTTATAAAAGTAAATTTTGGCTTATTTTTTCTGAGTCTTTTTTGTCAGTTCTTCCCATTGTTTGGGATTAGGTCTATCTTTATCTCCGGGCTTGGCTGGTCTGTATTTTTTACCCTCTCTTTCTCTTTTTTTACGGATGTTTTCCCACAGACCCGGGCGAGAACTACCAGTAGATTCATCGTCACTTTCTGTGACATACATCACAAAATCATGGATGGTTCTAACATAATCCTCAGTTATGGCAATTTTACCCTGAAGCCAGCTCTCTGTCAAGTTTTCTTTTACGTGCGGAGAGTCAATAGAATTTATTATATTATTGATATTAGCCACCATGGCTTTTAAAGATCCTAGACTCATTTCATAGAAATCTTCTTTGTATTCTTGTAGATCATCATTAGTCGAAGACAGTACCTGATCGATATGTGATAGAATTTCATTCTTACGATTGGTCATTATTATCACCTTTAGTATATTGTATTAAGTCGTTAAAAAGATTTTTTACTAATAGCACTGATGCGTCATTATCGCTAGGAAAATGAACTCCTTGCTTAACTCTAGCTAACATTACTTTGCGAGTAGCTTCTGCTAATTCATCTTTCAAATGAGGGAATTCGACAGTTAATAGTTGTTCGGCAAGTGCCGCGTATGCTACATGACCCGAGGGATAAGCTGGCGTATGATGAGTTCCAGTGTGTATTACATCTATATTAAGATTATAGAATTCAGCTATTTGATTAGGTCTGGGTCTATTAAATAGTATTTTTAAATCAGACACAATCTCATACAATAAAGCATATAGTGTATCAAATTTGTTTTGGGGAAAAGGTAGACTATATTTTTTAAGTATCGTCTTATAAATAATTAATGGATCCTCATCTATTAAGAGAATAGTTTCTTTGATATTAAGAGGGATATTTGAAGTTTCTTTAATAAGATGCTGAATTTCTGCCTTAGTAATATCACTAGAATTACTTGGAGGACAATCTATTAGATCTATATATTTAAAAGGTAAATAAGATTCTAATTCTGTAGGTCTACTCTTATGTATATAATTTTTATATACTAAATTATCTAAATTGGATTGTTTTTTATTAACAATAATATCTTGTATTTTTTTGATTAAACTGAACATATTTATTATACTTGTAATGTTAAAAAATTATCTATTCCCATTTGTTCTATCAATTTAAGATATCCTTCATATAGTTTAATGCCATCTTCACTACCTTGAAGTAGCGGGATCATAGTATTGGCCGTAAGTTCGTCTCCTACGGCTCGTGCAGCAACAATAGTGGCTCGTTCTGCTGTCGATGCTTCTCTAACTGAGGCTAGATTGTAATTAATCATTGCCACCATATCATGTCTTGTCCATCTTGGTAGAGATACATTAAGTGGCTGGTAATCAACATCAAAAAACTCTAAACGTGTTAAGTTTATCATAGCATGTTCATGTTCTTCCAAAGCATCAGCTTTAATAATTGCTGCTAATTTTTTATAGCCCCATCTTTCAAGATGCACTGCTTGTGCCGATAATACTGTTGTTTGTTGCCAGTGAATATTAAGAGATTTTTTAAGAAGTTCTATCACCGTTTCTGTAGAATATTTTGTGACTTCTTGAGCTTGTGTGTTTTCTGATTTGTTGTCCATATTAGATATTTTGCTTTCTTGATCTTGTAATAGTTCTGATATAGGTTTCATATTATCACCAAGCTTTGCATGACCAGTATCGGGCTTTATACTTAGGTCCAGGATTATCGCAGTTGTGTCGTGCTCTAAAACTTTTACGTCTTTCGGGAATATTTTTTTTAATTTTCATATTAGGATCACCAAATCTAACTATTATAACCTTGCCTTTTTCATTTTTAACATAAACCGCAGATTTTTTAGGTCCATCAGGAGTTCTGAAAGGTTTATTAAGAGTTACTTTCCGTCCTTGATATTCTGATGCTATCAGATGAGAAATATCATATTCTTCTATTTCTTCACCAAAGTCAATATAGTCTTCTTCTTTAGGAATCAATAGATTTGATAATGTAAGAAGTTCTTCTGGATCATCACAATCCTCACAATCATAGGCTAGGCTGAAACCTAATATCTCCATGACCTGATCAATCAAACTACTCTTAGATTTTTTGGTTTGACCCAAACATACGGACACTCTTTGTTTGGTGTCTTTATAGTCTTTTTTCATTGTTTCGTCACTCATGCAACGACTAACAAATTTTTGACTATCTTCATCTTTTCTTGGCTTTGGAATTGGCATAGAGTATCTCCTAGATAAATATTAATACACCAATAAAATAACTGAATTTGACCACTAAATGTGGTTTTTTAAACAGTCTATGGTGCTGGACCAGCTAAGTTTTTTAGCAGTTTCTAAGCCATTGCTATTTGTTCTGATATTATTCTTATACACGTGTTGCATATAACCTATAGTCTGATCTATTTGTGATTGTCCTAATTTCGCCCAATTTCCATTACCAAAAAACCATTTATTATCTATCGCAGGTTCTTTATCTTCGATTTGCACAAGATAACTATTGTTTTCATTACAATATTCTGTATGAGCAGAATAATTCGATGCTATAACAGGTTTATTCATAGCCATAGTTTCTAATAATTCCATATTCCAGCCTTCTCCTCTGGAGATATAGACACCACAATCTGTATAAGAAATAATTTTTGCTACATCTTTTTGTGATGGTACTCTAGGGAAAATTTTAATTTTATCTTTTAGTTTGCATTCCATGACTTTGGTAATCCAGACATTTTCTTCTTCAGGAGTAAGAAAGCCGTTATGAGTCAACATCCATAATTCTACATTATCATTTGTATTAAAAGCTTTATTAAAACAATCTATAATAGTATCATGTGCTTTTCTTTTTTCCCATTTTCCTATAGTAATAAAAATGTATTTATCTCGTGGTATGGCTTGATGAGTATTTAGAGCGTTGTCAAAAATAGATCTATCTACTCCTAGTTTTACTATATCAATTTTAGTTTTAATATCATTATCTATCAATACTTGTTTGGCCCAAGATGAGGAAACTATGATTTGATCTGGAAAATTTAGATTAATTTTATCTTTATTAGACAGAGAATCCGTCTCAAAAAATGGCATAGCCATATATTTCCCCTTGCCTATACGAGACATAAGATCAAACTGGTGCCATATTTTCAGACATGTTGCATTGTATTCTATACTGTCTAGGTTAGACATATATTTTTTTACAATGGACGCATCGTCTTCATGATCTATACTAGGATTTCCTATGGGGTATAAGCCAATATTATCTAAATTATGATCTATATAAAATCCCTTAAGAATATTTAACCCGACATAACCATATCCAGTATATCCTATTGGACTCATAATTGTAGTTTGCATAGTAACTTATATTCCTAATAATGGATTTTTATTATTGTGTATTGTATTCGCTTTACAAAATTGGCTGCACTTTGACATGTATTTAATCTGAGAAGCCCCTATGTAACAACAGCAGGAGCGTATGCCTCCTAACAGTTCTTGTATTACTTTGTCTAAAGAACCTTTATATTTAACTATTATTTTTGTGCCTTCACTTGCTCTATACTCTTTCACTGTATCTTCGTATAGTTGTTGAGAGTGGTGTGTGCTCATACCATAATAAGAAAATTTAACTTTACGTTTTTCTGTTGGGTATCCAGGATCATTTGGTTGATAAAAATTGCCATGACGAACTAGATATTCATATTCCCATTCTCCGTCGCACGGATCACTTCCAGCAAAATAACCACCCAACATAACAAAATCTGCCCCAGCACATAGAGCCTTAGAAACATCTCCAGAAGTCTTATGTCCTCCATCAGAAACGATTAAGCCGAGTTTCTTGGGTCCATTTTGAAGACCATGAGCGACATAAGCATTTTCTAAACAGGCGGATAACTGAGGCATTCCGCAGCCGGTTAGGAATCTTGTGGTACAGGCCGATCCCCCGCCTATTCCGACTTTTACTATGTCTACGCCGCCATAAATCAAAAGTTCTTGAGTAGATGATGTATTAGTGACATTTCCTGCAATAATAATTGATTCTGGAAAATGCTCTCTAACCTTATGACAATACTTAACAAAAACATCCATATGACCATTGGGAACATCAATGCAGATATTTGGTTGTTTGCCTAGTTTTTGTTTAAGTTCTAGCAAATGAGCTAGGTCACTCTTTTTATATCCTATAGATACGAAAGTATAGTCAATATTGTTCGGATGTTTTATAAAATAATTTACTAATTCATCTACACTATGGTATTTATGTAAACATGCTATTATCTTATGATTAGCTAAGTCTTTAGCCATATCAAAACTACAAAAACTCATATTAGCACACATGATAGGTATACCAGTCCAAGTTCTTGGACTATGGTAAAAACTAAATGTTCTTTCTAAATGAATTTCTGATCGACTAGTTAGAGTGGATCGTTGAGGTACTATAAGAATATCATCAAAATCCAATTTGGTTTCATCAATAATTTTTTGCATATAATATTACTTATCTTCCTTGTGAATAGTATTCTTTCCTTCTGGAAATTGATATAATACTCCGTAACTTATAAAAATTTCTTGGTTTTCTCGTATTGGTTGAGTTGCTTTACATCTACCTATAAGTTGTGTGTAATCTATTACAATCTCTGCATTGGGGTCGTCTTGATGATTATATATTCCTCCATACCCTAATCTTAGACATAAAACTTCTCCGTGTCTTTTGCATTCCTCACACTCGCATTTTTTTGCAACAGAGTACTCTAGGACTCTGGTATCTCCTTGGTAATGTGTGCGGAAATACAACGGCACCAAAGGAAATATTTCTATCACATCGCCTATAGAAAAATTTTTCTTTGCAAAAACCCCTATACCATGAACATCCGAAGCTTTAACATAAACTAATTCTGAGGAGCATGCTATTTCAGGTAGTTTTGTAGACTCTGGTATATTTGGTATGGCTTTGGTTTTTGTTGTATCTAGCATTATGACTTCCTTATTTTAAGTTGAAAAAGCACCATCTTTTATTATGATAATCGGAATTAGTATTATTTATTTTATCTAGATATAGGATCATTTCATCCCAGTGACTAAAAATAAATTCATGTGGCAATGTACCGAATAGCCAATCTGGCGCGTGATGTTTGCCTTGTTCCATCCTAACAAGAATCGGTTTTTTTTGTCTATTAGCCCAAAAAATTTCTTCCAAGGTTCCGCAAGGATGGGTATTGAGATCTAGATTAACTATCAAGAAATCACTGATATCCACCATCCTCAAATCTATAGATCTAATCTCTTTCATTAATATAGATAATTCATCGAAAGACCCTTGCTCTTTAAGAGATTTCTTTTTTGCTACGACATTCTCATTTTCGACACCAGCACCTATAGGCTTATGTATAGGATTAAGAACATGTACTCCATAACCTACTAATATGGGACTGATATAATCTCTCCATCCTACTCCTCTGTCGGGCACTCTGTCCATAGCACCAGCCAAGTAACATCTTTGATTAGAAAGTTTATTCATGAAATATTATTTTCCTAAGAAAAAATCTATCACTGATCTATCTGAATTCTTTACAGTTTTAAAATTTGGAGAATATAATTTTACTAAGCCGTCTATAAAACCACATATGATCATTAACAAAAAAGCAAAATAAAGCATATTTTTATTTCGAAGAGATAGGATTGTAAATAAATACAGGAATGTCATTCCATATGTCATGTATCAAACATTCGATAAATTTCCATTGACCACCAGCAAGTCCGCTGCCAAATTTGGGAGCATGAATCTCTACGGTTGATGTGTCTGATTGAGAATTAAGATTTTTAACAAGATGCTTGATATTTAACATACACATAGACAATGCTCCGTAATTTAATGGTCTTATATTTTGTTTATTAATTAAACCATTTTGAGCAATCATATTAATTACTATCAATTCATGTCCATATTGTTTATTTTTCATGACTAATATATTTTGATTCTGACCAAGTACAGGCTTGCGTAAAAGATGAAAATTTTCTTTGACTATAGGAAATGTATGAGCAATAGCATCAGCAAATCCAGCCCCAAAAGCATTAACATTATTACATACATGAGGTATAATAACTGTCGCTCCTGTAGAAGCGGATTCTACTCGGTCTTTGGTTATGGTAAAGATATTTTTGTTTAGATAGTGCAGCTTAGAAGATGAATCGGTTTGAATGGTCATTTTTTGCTCCATTTACCTAAAGGACATTCTTGATCCGCCCAGGCTAATTTATTTAAGAATACTTTCTTTCGATTCACATTACATCCACAGACCATACAAGTAGAATCTTTTGTATTATACATGTCACATCCTCCTGAACAAATAGCAAATCGTTCAAAAATTTCTTGCTTAGAACACTTGGGAAATCCTGCATAAATATGAAAAAACAAGGATTTCAAAAAAGTCTTAATTTTTAGTATGGTCATTGCTATTATCTTGTATTGGTATTATATTCTTATCTTTATCAATATAATAAATTTCTGTAGATTCTACCGTAGTGTTTTCTGGTAGCCATATTCCGGCTCCGCTAGTTATGTTGATAGCATAACAATATTTATTTTTATCTCTAAACTTAAAGTCTATAGTCAAGACAAATATATTCTCTCTATAAAAGAATATGTTCCCGGGTTTTAGTTCCTCAAGATATTTCATTCTCCCAGTCTTCCCAAAGTTCTTCTGCTCTTAGTTGTTGTTTTTTTTGTTTGAACTGTTTTTTAAGTTTATTGCGATCTTTAGATTCTACAATACCGTCATCTCTAGCATCGAGATGCTTTTTCTTAAAACTGTCTCTTCTCTGAATTTTTCTATCGTTTTCTTCGTTCATATCGATCTTTCATATAATTATACAACAACCGGGGAATGGGTCAAGAATCGTTTTTTACATAGTTGGTCTAATAATACCATTACCTTCGTATCTCCTTAATCCTCTATATTTAGCATTATTTAATGGCATAGTATTTTTTTTAAAATGATCTATGTATTCTTTTTGTTGAGGTTTTGCTAAGGGATCTTTTTTTCTCAATAAGGAAAGCCATAAAGCTGCACACCCCACAGCAAAAGGAGTAGACATACTAGTACCAGACATTACGGCATAACTATTGCCTGGTGCTGCGCTAATAATATCTGCTCCTGGGGCTAGGAAATCCAAAGAATCACCAGTACAACTAAATTGACAAATATCTAGACTCCGATCAATTGCTCCTATACTTATAGTCTCATCATATTTAGCAGGAAAATTTATTTCATGTTTTAATCCACTATTACCGGCGGCACAAAAAATAATCACTCCCTTACCTGTAGCATATAGCAATGCTCTTTCAATGGCTAAAGAAGGATAAGTTGATCCAAGTGACATTGTTATTATATCTGCCCCATGATCTGTCGCCCATACTATAGCAGAACCGACGTTGTTATTGGAACCCATACCACTATCATCAAGTGCTTTTATAGGCATAATTTTAACTGATGGAGCCACCCCTACTATTCCTCTATTATTATTGATAGCGGCGATAGTTCCTGCAACATGAGTTCCGTGTCCATTAACATCTATGGGATCTGTATTCGGTTGAATAATATTGTACCCGTCAACTAGATTATCTTTAATATCATCATGATTGATATCACAACCGGTATCTATTACAGCAACAGTAACTCCTACCCCATTTGTTTTAGACCAACATGTTGGAACATCGAATAATGATATAGACCAAGGGAATATTTGTCCTGCAGAAGCTGATAATCCGTATATAGGCTCTTTAATATGCGGTAACAGTCTACATTCTTTACGATTTCTATTCATGGGGAGACACTTTCTCTAATAGTTGTTTATTTGTATCAATCCAATCTATATAATAGCTGATTCTTGTGTGTCCACTCTCATCTCCATAATTAGAGTCTGTTAATCTATCTGAGGCAAATACGCACGAGTGAATACCAGCTAATTTTTTATCTATAAATAATCCACCTCCACTATCACCAGGAGTGATTAAACACTCTAATGAGGTTTTTGGTTTGTCATCATTAGTACAAATAAGTAAATGATTTTCTATCCTATTGATTATATTGGAGCCTGCTCTTTTTTTATTTGCTGGTATATTTTTATCAAACCCTGTAATAAAATTGCCGGGGGATCCGAAACCGGCCTGACTACTAACTTTTCCTACCTCGTTAGTCTCATTATAAAGATTAGGATAAAAATTAAGCTTAATAGGGATTTCTAATTTGCCGATTGCTATGTCATAAAAACCTATCTTTCCACGCAAAAATTTGTCATGTATTATAAAAGAAGAGCAGGGATAAATATTTTTATCAAATAAAACCATAGGCTTATCTGAACCATCCAAGATGTGTGCGGCGGTTAAAAAATAATAATCTCCAATTAACACACAAGATCCACGATAAGGAGTATGTAATTCATCTTTATAATTACCGATTATAGATAATACGCATTCATGTTGCGCCCCATAATTAAGATATTCATCGTCTGATCGCACAGGATCCATAGTAATACTATAACTAGTAGTACTATATAATAAAATAGAAATACAAATAATAATTTTTAAAATATATGTAAACATTATTTACTCTTTTTAAGCTTAGCATTATATGCTAGACTATCAGATACAATATCAGGATTCCAGCTTTTCCAGTTCATTAAGTGTCCAAATATAAAATGACAATATTTATCACAAAGAGTAATTAAATTATTAGAATCTAATTCTTTGTCACTATCTATATGAACAGGAATGATATGATGAACTTCTGGATTTTTTTTCGAACCACAAGCCATGCAATTAGGATATATTTTTAGATGCTCGTTTCTGATAGATTTCCATTTAGGGGATCTATATGCTTCACGAATACGAGTATTTAATGGCCAAATTCTCATTGTATTATAATGATGCGGCTATTAGGCATCCTTTAGCTACAGCGTGTAACGGATTAGTAGACATACTGATTTCGGATATTGCTAGTGGAAAATTACATTCTGTTAATTTTTGAGATAAACTTTCTATATAACCATCGGCTTGGGAAGTGCCTCCAGCAACTATAATTTTAATTGGTTTTTTAAACTTAGGCAAAGATTTATGATTACTTAATGCATAAGATAACTGTTTTGCTGTATATTCAACCAATCTTTCATAGTATGATGACACCGCGTTTAAAACCGGATTGTCATTGGGGTGTCCGACTTTAAATCCGCCCGCCTCCTTCTCGATCTGAACTACGCTATCGGGTTCCCCTGTGGCAACAGAACTCATTCTATCAATCCAATCGCCGGATTTTGTTGTGGAGAATACAACGGTGGGCTCGCCGTTTAACATAACACATACATTAGTCATCCCGGCACCACAACTTATACCAATACCAGTATAATCATCTCTTTCTAATTCTGCATAACATAAAGCTTCGGCTTCGTTGATAGATTTAGCATCATATCCCACCTCTGATAGTATAGTTTTAACGACATCTTCATGATATCCTACATCAAAATCATCATCTTCTTGATCTATCGGCTGTGCAGGAACGCAGAATACTAATTTTTCATTTGCTTCTGTGGCTTTTCCTACTACTTCTTTTAAAATAAAGGCGAGTATTCGTTTAGCATCTTTTTCTTTTACTGACACCACTCCTCTATACATTGGTCTTCTTGCAGTTTCATTTCTTTCTACGGCTTTTTCTATAGCATCTTTACCCAATAAGATAAATGATCCATCCGTATCTCTGATAAAAATTTTGCCTTTTAATCCTTTTTCTATCATTTTATTAGCAACGGGGGTTGAAGGCTTAATAACATAAAAAGCATCTCTGAATTCTTTGAAAATTAAACCCTTAGAACCTTGTTCAGACATGACTATAAAAGATGTTCCTACGTCTAAACCTTTACTCATAATTAACCTTTCATATCTTTTAATTTATTAATTGATGATATTATATCCAGAGACACTTCTTTGTTTTCTGTGATGGTGTCATATTTTTTTTCCAAACTATTGGTATTAATTGATCCTACCACTTTTGTTTCGTCGATTGATACTTTAGGAGTAGTATTTTGACCTATTTTTTTAGATGATGTGACTCTACTCTCTATAGTTATACACATATTTTTACCAATGAAAATACCTCCAATAAACAATAATAATTGTAATGAAGAAAAAATTAAGTATAAAATAATACTAATATTATATTCCATGAATAAATAAATTGATAAGGGTGTATATCTTATTAGATTTTTTTGCATTATTACTATAATACACTAAATAAGCCATGCTGACTACACAAAAATCATGGGGTGAAACTAACCTGGTATTCGATAATAGTACTGTACATGTATATATGGCTCATGTCAATAAAAAAGGATATTCTTCTAAACATTATCATAAATATAAAAAAAATCTACTTTTTGTCCATAGTGGATCTTTATTAATTAGAAGATGGGTAGATAACGAACAGATAATAGAAACCCTATTGAAGAAAGGCGAATCTATTGTTATTCCCAATGAACAATGGCATCAATTTATTGCTCAAGAAGATACAGATCTTCTAGAAATTTATTATACGGTATTAGATCATGAAGATATTATCAGATCTATTTTTTAGGAATCATTCACTCGATGTGAGTCATTTTTTTCTATTTGCTAATACAGAATATAGTAAAAATACAGAAAAACAATTGTGGGAATCGTCTGCGTTTTTAAGCAAGAAATCTATTTGTATATTATTTAATTTAGCAAAGCCCTTGGACTACTATAGTATAGTTCAAAAACATGCAAATAAATGGATTTTTTTTCGGCTATTAGCAGACAATACAAATAATACTTATTATAGAAATTTGGATTTACTAAATTTGTATGATTTTCAAAAATTTTTTTTAATACCAGATATGTATGACGCTATCTATTTTGGCCCTAAAAAACAAGCGATATTAGAAACAATATCATATATTAAACAAAAGAATATAGACATAACAAAAATGAATCATATGGATATAAATAATAAAGTGCTGGAATCTGTCAAATCTTTATATCCAATCCAAGAAAATAAAGGAACTATGAGTAGTGGATTATGGACTTATCTATATCTGAAAACAAAATATCCCTTATCAAAATTTACTTTAATAGACTATGCTTTAAATATGAAATCTGCTTATCATAATTCGTTATTTGAACAGGGATTTATATTATCAGAAATATTGAGCAACCAATGTGAATACATTGGCGATCATTTATGATGATAAAATTCTACCTTTAGACGTTCTAACAATATATCCCATTCGTACTAAGAATGGTTCCACGGTATTTTCTATGGTCTCTACTGCTATGCCAGTCATTGCAGAAATACTTTTAACTCCTAGAGGAGAACCCTTCATCTTTTTCAGAGCATCTAGATATAATCTATCATGCATATCTAAACCATTTTGATCTATACCCTGATCTTTAAAGATTTTGTCTATATCTACAGTTTGATCTTTATAATAAGATACATAATTTTTATACCAACTCAATCTAGCATTAAGAATACGAGGAGTACCCTTGCTTCTTTTAGCAATTTCAATCAGATGACTATCATCAATCATTAGTCCAAGTTTATTTGCGTTCAACCTTGCAAGTTTAGCTAATTCATCGCTGTTATAATAAGATAGGTGTTCTTTAATTGTAAATCTATCATAAAAAGGCTGACTTAAGCTGCCTCCACTTGTGGTTGCTCCAGCGATAGTAAATTGTGGAAGATCGATGGTTTCTGGACGGTCTTTATCATCCTCTCCCTTTACTGTGATATTAATAGCAAAATCTTCCATTACAGGATAAAGAAATTCTTCTACAATTTTTGGTAGTCTATGAATTTCGTCAATAAACAAAAGAGATCTTGGAGCAATACCCATGAGATAAGGCAGAAGATTTTTTACGCTACGGATATTAGCTGCGTTGACTGTATAGAGATTAACACCTAGTTCATTAGATATTGCTTGTGCTATAGTGGTTTTACCAAGACCAGGAGGCCCATCAATTAGAACATGAGGTAAAACTCCGTCCGATTCCTTGCATCCGTGAATAATAATTTTTAGTCTGTCGATAACAGATGATTGTCCAATAATTCCATCAAAACTAGACGGTCTTAGATTGTTAGCCATTATTTCTTATCTCCAATAGGGTGTTTTTAATCCAAATAGATATATCTTCAGTAGGTTGTTTAATGTAAGCAGAAGTTAATGCATCGATAGCCTCTTGTTTTGTAAAACCAAGATCAACTAAACAAGGTATTGCTTTATTTAGTAAACTTTCATTTGGCTTTGGCTGATTAGGGTTTTTAATCTCTGGCTTTTCCGGCGTTTTGCTTGAATCATCTGGTTTCAGTAACTTGTCATCATATATAATTTTAAGAGTTTTTATTTTTTTGGGCTTAAAAACCGTACCGCAATCACAAACAATTTTAAAATTTTTGGTTTGAGTTTCTAATAAAGACAACCAATGTTCGTATCCGCAGTTGTTGTTTGGACATCTATATTTTAGATGAACATCTAAACTAATTGGTTTTTGGTTTTTTATTGATTTTGTTATCATCTTCTTTTACCCAAAAAACGAAATCGTTCAAATCATCATCATAAGCAGATTCGATTAAGCCTCTTTTATTTAAGTTAGATAAAATATTACTGACTAGTCTTGCGTTTAAAGCCTCTAGTATATCTGTAAATATTTTTTCATTAACAATGTATCTAATTTGTTTTGTTGTTTTGTTGGTTTGCTTGCGTGTTAAAGACTCTACGATAAGCATAGATTCTTGCTGGCTTAATACTTCGTTCATCTCAGTTTCTTCTTCACCAGATAATTGTGTAACCATATCGGTAAAATCGTCTTGTGTTTCTTCTACTGCCTTCCCGAAACCGCTAAAGACTAATCGTCTTGCACTTTCAGTAAATTCCTCCAAGTCTTTTATTTCGTATTTTGCCATAATGTTTAATTCAGTATGTCGAATAATCCTTTATAGTAATGGGGCTGTTTTATAAAGTGTATTGCATGAGATTGTATGTGGTTTATATATTGATGTTGAAGAGGGTCGCAAATAAAATATTTCTTTTTCCAAACCTGACTATTCTGATAGTTACTCCCCAAATACTGGAAGGTTTTATCCTTGCCAGTATTGGAGAAATAACTACTCACAGGAAACGACTCTTTTGGCAAATTACCAATATACCACACGTTTGGAGAATTTTCAACTAGGCCATCTAGAGCATCATATAGTATTTTCCCCCAAGCGTCCCATGCTTCTGGATCAAACTTGAAATAATGCTTATACTGACTCTCTAAATCGTCATGACTATCACCGTAGTCATCGTCACCATAGTTGTCATATTCTTCGTGCATTCTATGTTAACCTATGCAAAATTTATCACTAAGTTGAGATGCGAGGTCTTTGGCAGCACTGGACAGAAACCGATTGTTGCTAAAGTACAGTGCTGTAGACGCTTGGTTTAGGTACTCGACCACCGTTTTTAAAAGTTTGGTCTGTGACCCATCAAGGTTTATATCCTCGTCTGGGAGCGACTCTAGCATATCATTCTGGTCAACAGGAACGACAGGCATAGGATCACCATAAGAACGGGACTGTAATTCATTAAGAATTTTAGTAGCAACATCTGCTGATACTGGAACACCAGTTTCATCGGCTTGCTTATAAGCCTTAGCATACCCCTTATACCATTCGTCACTACATTTATCGGGAATAATCTGTAGAGTTGCTGGCTGACCAGTAAGAGCACTCTTAAGATCGGCCACATTAACTACTTGACCAGTGCTACCGGGAAGCAGACTTGTAAAGTACGGAGCCTTCTTTTCCCAGCCTTTACGCCACCAAGTATAAGGAACACGATAAATCTGGTTAGGCTTAATTGCTCGTGGATCACCACCAAAATAGTTAACCAGTTTCTTTTGCAAGCCATTCCAGAAAGTTTTATTTGAACCAATCATTTGGCGACTAGCATCATCAAAAATCCAGTAGCACTGATACCCATTACGAGTATCAACAACCCAACTTGGCTTGACCGGAAACTCATTAATCTTTTTGAGGAACTGCTTCTTCTTTGTCATCACAACACTAGGTTTGAAATAGTTACCTTCGTTATCTCGACCAGCATCCATATCACAAAAACAACAAGTAAACTCTTTAATAGCATATAGTTTACGTCCGCCATTTACATAAAAATAAACATCAGAACTATTATTGATATTAGCATTAATAGCCTCGTCAAGAGTATTAGTATGATACATATTACTAATCTTTTTACGAGGATTACCATTATGGCAAAAAATATTATTTTGCTTGAAAGAATTCAAGAAACGATTTCTCTCAATAACATTGCCATTAGCAAAAACATTGTTATCGTTTGAAAAAGGGTTAAATCCAAGATTATCATTAAACATATTATTTCCAACTTTCCTGTGTACTATCTATCCAGATATTGGGACAGCAACCTTTACTATCATTAGCAATATCAAAAAGATGGTAGAGGAATCGAACCTCTATTGTAGGATAGTAAAAACTATATAGGTACTATCTTACAAGTTCCAAACACCACCTTAACTATTTAATTTTAGTAGTTTCCGTAGAGCCCATTGTCCAAATCTGACTCGTCTTCATCTTCTTCATCGTCAAAACTGTTCCAATAAGCATCATCATATTCATCATACAGAGCCTCTTCTTCGTCATCATAATCGTCTTCACTAAACTCACTCTTATAGAGAGGCTTGAGAAGTTCGCCTTGATACTCGCCAACTACTTCATAGCGACAAGTACGAAGTTTTTCACAATTACAATCATTAGGAACACTAACAACGTCCTTGGGATTAATCTTGACAATTACGATCTTGTCACCAGAATCTACGCTACCATAACTAGCAACATAGTTCAAAGCACCAGCATGAAGTCCCTGAGAGCATCCAACTCCACGATTATCATCAACCTTTGCTCGTCTCATTTCGCAAATGCTACCAACACGGTTGTCAAATGTACCGGCATACTTATCCTTATAATCATTTCGCACAGCCTTATAAGCCAAGAAATGACCATCCTCAGTAATAGGAAGATACTGATGCTCCAAGAAATCATACAGTTCAGTCTGACTCTGCATACTTGGATTTTCCATCAGATTATCAAGAAAATTAACAAGAGGCTGAAAAGGCAAACCCTTACTCATAAACTCCAGAATACGCTTGCTGATCGCCCCATGAACTTCTTCGCCATCATAAAGCACCTGACCATTCTTGACCTCAACCCTGCCCTGACTAAATGTAGCCACAGCAGTTTGAATATCTACAAGTTCCAGCAACTCATCTTCGCTGGCAGATTGCAGACTATCCATAATCAACCTATAGTTAATATGATCCGGCAATACCTGATGAGCCTTATTCTTAAGGATCAGTGTAAGATTGCCATCAACCCACATAAAAGGAACGCTCATTATATTTCTCCTGTTTCCTGTGAAATTAAATTATCGAATTACCAATCAACTCTTTAAACTTATCAACATTATCAAACTTTGTTGACCAAGAACTTTTCTTGCTATAGTAACTATTACTAGAACCAAAACTGAGAGGATTAGTTGAACGAAGTTCACGCAAATCGCCTCGACACTCTTGGCTACACACAATATACTTCAACATCGGCTGTTTGTCAAGAGCCTCTTTAATACTATTACGCAACTCATCGACTTTCGGCAGTTTATCTTTGAGCGAATAATCTGGCTTGATAAGTTTGGTCATAGATTCTTGCTCATTAGAACTACCATACAATGTAGCAACCCATCGAATGAGACTATTATAGAGAATATTATTCTGACGAATATCTTTACTATTGATTCCATTCAGCCCAATATTGTGCAACAGTTTCGTGATATGGGTAAAATAATCAACAGCCTTAAACTTTTGAATATCAAATGATGGTCTATAAATAGTGTCAGCAAAGAATTCAAGAGTCATACACTGATCCATTAGAGATACAAGTTGCTGATCTTTAATGTATTGACCATATTCCAGTCCAAGTAGGTTTAGAACATGAAACATAAACTGCTTATCAATACTACCATAGTTATAGTAATTGTAATCACTACCTTTCTGGACTTTATTGTATTCAGACCTAGCGTGTTCTGTAAGACCATTATATTCGGCTAAATCCTTAAACTTATTCTCATACAGTTTCTCTAGTCTTTCCTTAAAGAACTTATTGAAACTAATAAGGTTATAGCCCTTCTTGATTAGATCATTAGCATAACTGCTCTTTATCGCAAAGATTTTAGTATCTCCGAAAAGTTCAGTAGCAAGTGTGCTGTCCTGCTCTTTAATAAAGAGATTCAGATCATGAATACCAGGAAATCCTTCAACAGAAGCATATCGCAAGATAGGAATGTATACGATCTCATCCTGTTCAAGAACATCGTCTCTTTCTTCCTGATCCTTAATTTCAAGAAGATACTGAGCATCGTTCATAAGATTATCGCTTACGATAGCCCCAGCACTCTTAATCTTACCATGAATCAAGAATAGACTATCCTTACTGACAGAACCAAGAGGATCAACAGTGCGACCCTTCTTTGAAGGACTACTCAAAAGACTCTTAAAATCCGAGACCTTAAGGAGTTTATCTTCTCCCCCAATATCAGAAATAATCTTTTCAAAACCCTCAGACGAATCTTCTGGATGGTCGCTGTCGATAAAAAGATAGGCATAGCAATCGTTCTGATTACAATACTTTGTAACAATCTTCTTGGCAGACTCTTCTCCCTTAACGTCACAAACAAAGAACGCCATAGGATTACTTTTACGATTATTCTGCCAGTAATACTGACCCTTGCCATTCAATGTTTCGGAGTGAATCTTATCTGTAAGATAAACCATCCTACGAGAACGGTATCCAGAGGTTCTAAAGTTAAAGACGTACAGATTCTTACTCTTTTTAAGAGTGTACTCTAGGTCTTTTCCAGACTGCAATTCATGAACCTTATTATTAGTATCCGTCCATGATGCTCCCGCAGTCCAGCCACCAGCAAGATCACTAAGATTATAGTATGTTTGATAAGCCTCAACCAAACTCTTGGCGGTTGACAACTTATTGCTCATATCCTGCTTAAGTTCAAGATAGATTTCTTGAGTACGATCACGCAGAGTCTTGATAACATTTTTAGTATACTGCAAACCCTCGCGGCTTACATCCATCTCAAGTTCACCAATACCAAATTGGATCTCAAGATATAATCCGGCATTAAGAATCTCTCTGACTAGACTCTTCCAATTATCAACGTCGGCTTTACCAAAAGCCCTATTCCACTTTTGAATATGGTCTGGTTGATCGGGCCTATCTTCGCCCACAATTTTACTAGAGTCTACTGGATACGCAATATTACCCATGATAGCAACAACACCACTACCGGGACTATTATGACCACTAGGATATTTGGTGTGTTCATTACTAACTCGTCCAATCTTCCAACCCTTACCTTCGATCACAACATTGTGATGAGAATACGAGCCATCATTAATCGATGAACAAACACCACCATTGATAATAGGCTTAAGTTTGAAATAATGGAAAATTCTCTTTGCCTTAGCAGTAAACTCATGAAAGTCATACTGCTTAACAGCAAAACTAATTTCTAGTCCATTCGGTTCCTTGGTATCTGTGACACTAACCAAATTCAAACTAGGAACACCGCTTTCATCCATAGCCGCGATATAAGATAGTTTCTTACCATCATAATAAGAAATAGTGCTAAAACTCTTGGTATAAGCAAAAGGACTCTTACTACCAAGACCAAGACAACCAACAAAATCATTGCTATCATTCTTGTTAGATGCCCCGTATGTTGTATACAATTCCTCCATATCGGTCTGACTAAGACCAGTACCAAAATCTCTAACAGTAAAAGAGGGATTGGTTTGTGTGGGGAGAGTTACCCTAAAAGGGTTTTGATTTTTTGCAGCAATATGGGCGTCATAAGCATTTGTGCTAAGTTCACGAATAACCGCCATAACCTTATCGGAATAAAGAGAATCCGAAAGGATCTTAAACATTTTGCTGGTTTGTGCGATACTAAACTGATTAGCCGACTGAATACCAACCGAATGAATCTCAACCGTCCTGTCTGCCAACTTCATTTTAATTCTCCAAAGTGTCGTTTTCTGTCCTGTGATCTCCCAAGTATACTATCGGTTGTCACGCTTGTCAAGCATGAGTTTTTTATTTGCCTCTCGTCTTGTATTAATAGCCATCAGTCCTAAACCAGCAGAAACTAAACCTAGCCAACGTATGCCCGCGATAGGTAGTAGAAAAAACCATACTCCTATAAATATTGTCAAAATACTAATTAGATATACAATAATATTTGGAATAATTTGGATCTTAGAAAGCAATAAGCATATCGGGCCACTTAATATAACGGATAGTGCTACTATTGAGGCCAATAATGCTAAACTTGCCATTAAATATCCTCTTCATCATCATCGTCGCGGTTTTCTTCCCAATTATTTACTTCTGGAAGCCATCCTTCATTAGACTGGTATTCTTCTTCACCATCATCTTCGTCCAGAATAGATTCAGCATCTTCTATAAAGATAGTTAATGTGTTTAAAATTTCTAATACATCATCAAGTTTATTAGACAAAGATTTTACATCCTTTTTTAGACCTTGGATTTCTCTGTCTAATTCACCGATTTCTTTAGATATTCTGTCATCTACTTTATGTAGTTCTTTATTACTTTTAATTACTTCCCTGATGATATCATTAAATTCACGAGACATTTTTATATTCCTTAATATCGCCATTTTGTACTATTTTCTTATCTTCATACGGACTAGCCACACGACGATAATACTCTTGCTTTATATTCTCTAATACACCAGTAATCATAGCAATATTATTGTAGGTGGGCTCACCCATTAAACTCGCTAGAATACGAGAAAAACTATAGTTAATATCGCCCAAAATTTCTTCCATAGAACCAGTATTATATCTTCCACCGTCCAAACAATGTGTGATTTCTTCTATACAAAAATTTAAACGATCTCTACGATCTTCTTTAATATATGGCATAATTAATCCTCACTACATCTACATTGGTATTCTTCACAGTAGCAACATTTTGGCCCAGGTTCAGACATTCCCCAAGCATTACTTATTCCGCTAAAACTTTCTTTGCCAGTATCTATACAAACCAACTTTTTTTTGTCTGCTCTTAATACTAAGCCGACATTAAACCAGTGACAATCCCAAAATTTAAGCCCCGTCTTATCTTGTATAATTTCTACAAGACTTTGAATTTTTCTCATACTACTATCAGTATGCTTAACAGGATAGGCTCTTTCTGTAATATATCCCCAATCACTAGGTTCGTCAGGCTTATAACCATCATCTTCTGCAAATTCTAGTTTGATAATCTTACTATAAAGTTTTGGAGCAAGATCAAGACCGGCCAGTAATTTGTGGTATTTGTAAGATTCTTGGGCTTTTCTTTTATTGCGAAACTCTTTAAATACCCAGCCTTTTTTGTCCTTAATTGGATATACTTGACAATATCCACCTTCATCACACCAGTCGCTATAGTCGATAAGATATTTAGTCATATTAGTACGAGATAATTTGAGGAATTTCTCCGGTCAAATTATAAAGAAATTCTTTGGCTGACTCTATTGTAAAGAAATCACCAAGAAAAATTGGCTTACTTAACTTATCATCAATATATCGTTTGCCATATATTTTATAGAATGGCTCATCAATAGCGTTCCAATCATTAATTAGGAACTGCTCCGCACTTTTTACTTGTTCAAGTATAGTGCCATTCTCATAATCGTCATATTCTCGTACTGTTACCAATTCAAAATATGCTATTGGAGATTTTGGATTGTTGTTTTTGATCAAGCCATTACATAGAGTATTAGACATTCTTAACAATCATATATAGAGGAATAACTTTAGTTTGATCATCGTAGGGATTATTTTTAATGCCTATATCATAGAGCCAACCATCATCCGTTATTTTAGCGTAAGCAACTGGTTTGTCAATAAAGCCTTTTATGGAACCTAATTCTTCCGCTACTTTCAGATACTCATTGGTTTGTTCAACAGCAGATTCGTTTGCCTTATAAACTTCTTGCACCCATTCTTTTTGTTTTTCTCTGAGTTTTTTAAGTTCGTCCTTAGCATTATTAACAAAAAATAAATCTGCTCCGCTAGCCCAAGCAAAATCAATAATAGCATCTAAAGGATTGGCAACTTTGTCCATAAGAATACTTAATTCTATAAAGGTTAAACGAGTCTCATCTTCCCAAGATAAATCTTCAAGCAAAACCAATTCTCATTTTGTCTGCAAGAGTTACTTCGATTTCATTAGGAGCAAAAGATTGGGTTGAATATGAACGACTATTCCACCAACCACACTCATACGTAACATTATTATCACCATGAATAGTGATACTAATAATTGTACCAAAAACATCTTCTGTTAACTTAACTCTACTTCCGATCTTATATAGCTCTAGAACATTTTTGCTCATTATTTATTCCTTATTATAATACTACTTATTATCTAATTACAAATTAATAGGGGCTATCGGATTCGAACCGATACTGTACGGATTTTCTTACTACTATAACTTTCGTTACCATTTCTGTTTGTAGTCTGGACTTTACCTTAACCATAGTTTTCACTTTAGGTTCCTGCCGTCAAGTCTCTACACCTTCATATTTCTATGCTTGGCTCGGTATTGCCATTTTACAGGTTTCACCGAATTTGACAAGTTCTACTTTAAAGATTTCTCTCTAAGCACTCCAATTTAACTAAAAGTCCGATGACTCTGCCGTTGGTCTAAGCCCCCATAATAACCCTGACTACACAAACCACTGATTTGAGGTTGACTAATGTTGTGCCTCTATCATATCTGTGTAGCCAGAGTTTATTATAAGTTGAAATTTACAAAAATCAACCGTTGCTGTGAGCCTTGAGGCGACGAACAATGTCGGCCATAGCCTCAACATTATCAACCGTCTTAATGGGCTTCGCACGTTCCATAGTGGGCAGTTCAATACCCTTCTTAGAAAGAGCGGCCTTGGTACGAGCAAAACGAGCCATCGTACTAGCAACCTTCTGACCAGTCTTTGACGCAATTTCGGCATACGTCTTAGACGAAAAAACAGCCTCAAGAAACTGCTCGTCACTGCAACGAACTCTTGTCTGCTTATCAACCGTAGTAACTTCAGCCATAATCAACCTCCAAATCATTTTCCAAACTTGTTGAGCAAGTCGATCACGCGACCGAATCCTTGCATCAACTCACCCATTCTACAACACTGTATCGGCACTGTCAATAGGCTTCCTTGAAAAATTTTCCGCACCTGACCAATTTTTAGAGTTAGTCAACAAAAATCCCGTCAAACTCAGTTTTTAAAAACTGTCTAATAGGCTCTGCGTCCTTGTGATTTAAAAGAGCCTGTTGTAACCTATCCTGTTCCTTATTACGAAATTCTGGAACGTCCGCACCAGCACTAAAAGCCCGCTCAGACCGAATCAAATTATACTTGATAAAACCTTTAAACTGAGTATTAGTTTCCCAAAATACTGGATCATTTTCTTTTACTGCTATTGCTAACGCAGTAGCATATATGCTGAATTCTAATGCTCCAGACACAGCATTAGTTTTTTCTAATTGTCTATTTCTTTTAAAGTCATCTACAGCACACTCAGCACCAAGTACATAAGAGTTCCATTCGTCTAAAATATATGTAGGAACCTCATCCCAATATACTAATTGATCTTCTAAATATAGTTTGTATCTTGATGATCTTAAAACTTCTGGAATATATCTTTGTATATGACGAATTTTTATATTTGGATCTTCCACAATAACACATTTGCTGTCTAAACAATAAAATCCATTCACAGATTTTTTAAGTAATGGCTTATACTTTTGTCTTAGTTCGTTGTGTATGCCGTGTGCTGTTTCATGAACATTGGTATATCGGCCGTCTTTATCTCCATGAGGCTGTTGTTTAGAATGACTTAAAACGTCGCTATATATATCGTCCCCAGATAAATTTCTATACTTTGGTACAAACAAAAAATCTAAAGATTCATGTTTTGGCTGAACTATTTTTGGTACTATTGCAGTATAATTTTGTCCAAAATATTGCTGCTGTTGACCAAAAAAGAAAAGTAAGAAAATGGTAGGTAACATAGCATCACCATAATGTATTCTAAATTGTCCATAATATAGAATACACTATAAGCGTATGCTATTATTCTTCGTTTGGTAATATTATTGCTAACAATAAATATGCCCAAAATACCAGACTACCAGAAAAAATAGCACCTAATACAAAGGCTATTCTTACTAATGTAACGTCTATGCCGCTCCATTGTGCTATCCCTCCACACACGCCAAAAAGCGATTTATTTTTAGACTTAACTAATTTAGCCATGTTGAAATATCCATTGGGTTATATCCATTTAACAGTAATGCTTGATATAAGCCTATCACTGGCTCTAACTCATGTATCATAATTTATTCCTTATTGTTAAGAGTAACTTTAACTATAATATAGTCTTTTTGTTCTGAGTCAATAAGATCAATTCCAATCACTTTGCCCCTACCCAAAAAGTTATGACCAATATGAACCAAAGGCCCACAATCAAAGTCTATATAACTTATAGCATACTCGCTTTCGCCGCCAATTTTTGTATTATCTGAATTGCCTTCAATCAAAAACTGAGTATCACTAATTTGAGTAAATGTTAATTGTTTACCACTCTTACATTTGGGTGGACTAGACACAAATTGCCTCGCTGTCGAGAACTAAATCTGTATTATTTTCTGACGCTAGATTTATAAGAACGTCTTTGAGTCTATGGTTTTCAGACTCTAATGTATTTATAATACTCTGTGCCTGAGTTAGTGCAAATTGTAGATGTTTTACTTTATTAGCAAGTTCATCAGCCACATAACTGTTCATACTTCTTACTACCATAGGTAAACCTCCTTGAAAAAAGAAGATTGGCTCACCATAATATACACCACTATGATCGTAGATCTAAGCCTGATAAAAAAGTTTTAAGATCACTTAGTTGCTTATTATCTAACATTATTTGATCGGCATACGGTTTTTTGTGGAATAAAACCTGCCAACAGTACCGTAGTCTCTGCCATAATGACATCTTTGATTTATAGGCTACTTGATGTTCATAAATAGCAAAATCAGCCATTTGCATTTCATGATCATATTCTATCATAAGAATTTCACTACGACAACCACAAGGAATAAAAAGAGTCTTATTTGTTTTTAGATTTGTTGTGCTTCCCATCTTTTTCTTTCTTAAAGATTCTTTCGTAGTTTTTATCCCAGGTTTCCTGAGAAATCAATCGCGGTCTTTTTTTAGAACCTTTACCGTTTTGACTCATTTAATTCTCCAGAACAAAACTCCAGTACCGACTATCTTCTTTCTTTTGAAGATCATCCCAATAAATCGAGCGGGCGATATAGGATGGAACCTTGAGTTTACCACAATTAATCATCCAATGACGCTCCATCTTCTTATAAATCGATGATCCCAACTTACTTTTATTATACTTTAGAGACTCAACATCGTAAAGTCGAAGTTGATGTATATCTCCACACAATACTCTAGCCTCATTAGGATGAATCATCTCTAGAGCAAAACTAATCTTTGCCAAACCAATACCCCTAATTTTATTCAAGATACTGTCTCGTTTCTTGACATGATACTTTTTAGTAGTAAAATAAAAGTCTTTAGGATTAGTCCAAAACTTGGTACTAAAATCCCAAATATAATTAGTGCGATTATTATGCAGTCCTACGCCGCTCTTGTGGAGTTTTGTCAAAAGAATTTCTTTGTTATCCACCCACTCGCTAAAATTCTTTATAGCATTATATCCTTTAACATTACCCTGCCAAGTGGTATGGACGCTGCAAAAAGAAAAGAGATAGCGACGGAAAATATCTTCGTCAGTCTTGGGGCGAACAGTTTCCCAATAGTCTTTATAGGCAACCACCTTATCCTTTGGGAAGTTCTTAAAGAACTCGTCAGCCTTGCTCGTACTCATAACAACGGGTTTTTTCTCAACAACAATCTCTGTCATATTGTCCTCAAAGGTTAGTTCCAAAGTGTATGCTGCTATTCTACACTTATCGTATCGTCTTGTCAAGACCCGTTTCTTTAGGTTTTGTAGCCAACTGGTGTATAAAAGTGTAAGGTTTCATATTACGAGGATTGATCTATGAAAAAACAATGTGCTAAATGTCTAAAAAAATTTCCCGCTACAAATGAATACTTTTATAAAGATAAAAGAGCATCGTCTGGCTGTTGTTCTAGATGTAAAAGATGTCATAATAAACAAAGAAAAGAATATTTAATGAATCAAGATAACTCTAATAAGCATAAAGAAAGATGCAAAAAATATTATCGCGCACATAAAAATAAAATAGCAGAATATTATAAAGATAATAGAGATCAAATACTAAAAAGAAAAAAAGAATACAGACATAAAAATAAAAAGAAAATTGCTGAATATAAATATTGGTATCATAAAAATAGGTATAAAAATGATTTACAGTATAGGCTATTGCATAACTGTGGAAATCATATAAGAAAATATCTAAAACAAAATAAAAACGATAAACGGTCAACAGAATTGTTGGGATGTTCTACACTAGAATTGAAGGCATATCTAGAAAAACAATTTGATAATAAAATGTCATGGAAAAATTATGGTACTTATTGGCATATCGACCATATCATTCCATGTTCTAGTTTTGACTTTACCGATCCCATACAACAACAACAGTGTTTTCATTATACAAATTTACAGCCATTAGAGGCAAAAGCAAATATTAAAAAAGGAAATAAAATACTTTAGATATCTCTGTTATCTCCATATATGTATGCCAGTGTGGGAAATCTTAGGGATGTTGTTCCGTCTTGGTTCTTCGTTTCTTCAAAATAGTTAACTCGAATAATTTTACCCAAAATATCTTGTGGATTTTCATAAAAGTACTGTCTTTGTTCAATATTAAATCCGCTTCCTACCCTCACCTTATATCCTTTATGTTCGATAGTTACACATGACAGCATCTCTTCCTCACACTCTGCACCATCTTTAACATATCGAAATGGCCCCATCTCAACTTCAAGTACAGAATATTCTGCGTCTTGAAATTCCTTAAACTTTAGCAAATCTTTGCTTCTTTTTCCCTTATAAGGCTCATCTGCTCGTAGCATAAGTCCTTCATACCCATAGTCTTTGCTCTTTTTAATCCACTCTTGAAAATGATCGTCATCTTTAATCAATTCTTGACCAAGAACACTAAGACAAACACAAGAATTATTCTTCATAACTTCTCGTAGATTATTATAGCGATGGGTATAAGTTTTATTTTTATCACCCTTCTTGCTATAAAATTCGTCATGAGAGATCATATCAAAAATTTTGTAAGAAGGATTAGGAATGGTATGATCCTTCTTTTTAAGTTGCTTCATGATTCCTTGGAAATCTTCATTACCATCATCATCAACCAAACAAAGTTCGCCATCAAATACTACATTAGATACGCCAAGAGCCTTAATACCACCGCGAACAATATCCAAAGTATCAAATTCTTTTCCCGTGCGGGAATAAAAAGTAGCGTACCCATTACTATCAACAATAGCGATACATCTAGCACCGTCAATTTTACGGCTAACATACCATTCATCCTTCCAGTCTACAAGTTTAGGCTCGTATTTATCTGCCAAGGCAACGCTAAACTCTGGAATATGGTCAGGAATAGCCTTGTTGATAATCTTATCACCAGCACGGGTTTTCAAATCCTTGTCAATAATACAATGGATAAGTTCCTCGTATTCAGAATAGTGTTCAATAAAACTATTAACAGCAGATATAGCATCATGCCCGGTAATCTGTCTGCTTTTAAGAGCATCAAGAAGATCAAAGAAGTTTTTATATTCATTCTTTCTGGCTACAAGATGATTCTTCTTCTTGAGATTGTCGCTAGTGACATTGTATTGCCACAACGGATGATAGGTATACAACAGAATATTCTTCGTAAAACTAGCAGCGGCACTACTATGATTACAATAGTCCTCAATAATGCCCTGCTTATCAATAGTGCTGCTGGTGGCTCTAAGATCACGAACCATTCCCCAAACATAATCAAAATCGTGAATCATCTTTTTTCTCCGGTGTGTCCTACCATTCTACACTACACAGTCGCCTTTGTCAAGTATCGTCAATTCGTGATCGTTTCTTGAATACAGAAGCCAGCATTTTGACCAGATCGCTACCAGCGGTTTGATAAAAACATGGGAATATTGCATGAATTAATAGATATATAGATGCAAGAAAACATAAGCCACTATATAAAAGAGCAAAAAACATATGCTCAAAATAACTCATGCTATTTTCAGTTAAATGTTTAATCCATAAGTTCTTAAATTTAGTTAGCATTTTTTCTATTTCTTGACTTGACAAAATAATTAAACGCATTAACTATGCCCTGTAAATTATCTCCCAATTTTCCTATACCAGTATTACACTTAGTACAGAGCCATCCTCTAAAAGTATCATCAGAATGATCGTGGTCTAATGCCCATTGTATAGGGATTTTACCACAGCACTCACAAACTTCTGGTCTTGGAGGGGCTATTTTATGCAGACCACTTCTGATCTTAGAATGTTTCTTGACACATTTTTTACATCGTGTATCAAGATTATCTTTATACATACTGTGCTTAGGGAAACTCCCCTTGTTTTTTCTTTTTCCACAGTAACTACAAATTTTTCTATTCATAATATAATGGAGGCGGCGGGGTACTGCCCCCCGCGTCTTGTTATATTGTCCACAATATTTTCTACAAGTTTATTTTGTTCATAAATTTTAAACAAGATTAAAGAGCAAACAACATTCATCTTGTCGTACCAACTAGTCTCAGGCTAGAACCCGTTGGCTATTCTAGCAGCCGAAGGATTTTACGACAATCTTTTGAACGCTACCTTCATCGCTTTCTAAGATTGTTACTGCTTTTTATTAAGCAGCAAGGGCTAACTGAGTATTGCCAGTTAAAGCACTTGATATGATGATTAAAGAGGCCAACATATCATCCTCTACTTGCTTATATGGTTTCTAATATTCAATCGATTCTAATTCGCCCCCCATTCTTTTAGAATACACCTATTCGTACTTTGTATTTTCTAATCTTTTAATTTCTTCTACTATTCTCTGGTATTCTAAAGGAGTAACCCATCTATTACGTTGAATACTACTCTCTAGTCTTTGCACTGACTGACTCAGATGCCAATTATATCCCAAAGAAACTAAAAGGCAACCGGCCAAAATTACAAAAAATGTTAGTTCTTTCTTTCTGTGTATCATACTTTTCCTTTTGATAGTAAGGTTAAATATTCTTCTGTACTCAACCAAATGTCATCATACAAAACATCTCCACCGGCAAATATAGGATACCATATTTTTTTGCGTCCTCTATACGCCCATGCAAATTTAATCGGCTTACCGCTGATATAACAATGTCGTTTTAAAAAACTAAAACGATGACTCCAAGCCCTATGTTTTAGAATTTTATCAATCATTGTTTTGAACTTGTTTCGTTATACCAGAAAACCATACAATTTTGTTCATCGTCCCAAGCACACTGAATTTTATCTTCTGCTGCCAATTTAGATAGTCCGGAATTAATTATCCAGTTGGTTACTTCATCAAAAATAGTATTGTACTGATCCTCATCCATTATAATATTGTTTTCCTCGTCTTTGTCAGTATTCTCCAATATAACACTCTCTACTTGAGAGATACTCACAAAAGTATCCAAATCTTCATTTTCTGTATCCCCAACACTCATAGCGGCATTTTTACGAATACTAGACGCCAAATGAGTTAGATCGTTCACAACATATCTGTCGTTCTCGTTCATATATACTTTTTCAACCCCTTATCTACGGATTCGCCATTTTTATCTAAAAGCCTAACGATAGTATGTTGCATAGTCTGTTCGCCTCTAGGCAACCATCTATCGTCTACATATAATGCTGTGGTAATTTGAGGGATATAGTGTTGATAGGCTACTTCAAATTCTTCTGGGAAATATACTTTAAGTATACGTTCTATATGAAATAGACTATCAGTTATTTGATCTCTATACTCAATGAGTTCGTTTAATTGATGTTTTTGTTCGTTAGTAAAAGTCACGACACAACTTCCCTTGGTTTAAGTTTCAACAGTTTATGGGCCGTTTTCCAAACGCCAGTTTCCTTATTCTGTATATCTCCATTCATATAAATATGACAGAAACCAGTGTGCTTATCAATACCATAAGCACGAATACCATGTTCATCAAGACTTTCAACAATGAATCGACCTCTATATCCCATAGGAATAAATTCGCCGCGAGAAACATAGTACGGGCCACCGGCAACCTTAATTCTGTCACCCTTGACCAGTTCACGCCAATTAAAGTCACGCACAATCTTTGTATTCTTTGCTTCCTTACTCTTAGCCTTAAATACGAAAGGAGTATTGCAGTTCTTGCAAAAATAGGCACGGGGGCCGGTTATTGTTCCGCACTTAGGACAAGCCTTTTTACCTTTTCCAATACCCATAATCTAATCTCCTGTGATTGAGTAACTGATATGCTCTAAGTATAGCATACTAATCGGCGTTGTCAAGCAGTGTTCTTTAAGAATTTCTATGAGCCTCACAACGAGTCGAAATCCAACCCTGTTTATTGGCTTCTCCTTTGTTGCCACAAACATCACAAATCTTATAACTCATGGCTTCTGCCATACTCACTAAACCTTCTATATATTGATCGCCACCACTAAAATAGACTCTAAGCCCGCCATATTTTTCTTTTATTTGATCAAACTTTACTGGAAAATAATCCGACTTATATTCTGGATTTGTTTTTTGATTCCATTCTGTTTGCCAAATAATGCTATCTTCATACTGTTTAATCATCCAACAAAGAGAAGACAGTATTTCATACCAACCTTCGCCTGTCTCTATGCCGAAACACATACAACTTTGCATAGGGGTTTTATCTTTGTTAACAAAAAGTTGAGGATACTTTTCGTATAATTTATTTTGTAGTTCGCTATTCATAGTCTTTGTTTCTTCTTAAGTTCTGGACTCTTATAATCTGGTTCTGGAATAATAGTTAGTTTACCAGAATTATAATGGCAAAAATAACTACTTTGTATTTTACGCTTAATCAAGCCTTCTTCTTCTATTTCAACATATACATTAACCCTATAGCGAGTATCCCACAAGTTTATAACCTTAGTCATAAAATGATTTTTGGGCTTTTCGACTTGTTTAAACAACAAACTTTCGATTTCTATATCCATTAGTTATCCTTACTATGATTAATAATTAAAACAAGTCCATCATTCTCAGACTGTGAATAATAAGTATCACAATCGCATAATTCTCCGGTAGCGTTGTCAAATACTTTAACTCTTTTATTCCAGTCAAAAGTTCCTACAGCATTAACGTTGTTTGCTCTTTCGTGTAGAAAGTTATATAGATCAAGCCAATTCATATTTACCTCGCACGACGATTTGCTCTATCAAGAATACGAATAGTTTGAGTAGCATTAGATGGAACCATTACTAAACTAGGAGCAGTTTTATGAGACCAATCAAGAAAGCCCACAGCCTTATTTTCTACGCTACATTCCTTACAAATTATATTACGACCAGTTTCAACAAGAAATTCGTAACGATCAACACCAACACAATTTTTGCAGTAAATACAATTCATAGTATCCTCCGTTGAACGAATTATACCATACTCATCGGCATTGTCAACTCGCCCACTGCAACCTTTTCTCCCAAACTGTCACAAAAATCACCATCGTCTGTGCTGTAAAAAACAGTGTTAAGTCCAACAGCACTCAATAGTTTACTACAGTTTTCGCAAGGTCTACTTCCTAAGATTAATCCTCTTCTGTTAATTCGCATAACAACAATTGACCAATTAGGATCAATGGTATTGTAGCGATCAAGCAGTTTAGATATAAGATGAGACTCGGCATGGTAAAATGGGTGTTCCTTATATTTGGGTAAGTTAAAATCTTCGCCTATTTTATAAGCCCCTGTGTGTGTTTTAATAGGATTGTTTTGGGTAAATCCTATAAGTTTTGTTCCATCAAAAGCCGCAGAGTAATGGTAGCAACGAATTTCCCTACAAGGATTCCAATTATTGTATGCTTTCCGAATTGTCTTTTGAATTATTTTCATGTTCCAAAGGTTTTATAGCAGTAATATATCCGTAATCGTCGTAAAGTAATTTTATAGGTTCCAAAGGAATCTTTTGTACTGTTTTTGAGGACGGGGCATCTGTTAATTTAATTTTAACTGGTTCTTTCATAAGTATCCTTACTTACTAGCAAGCATATATAATCCAATATTAGCACTAGCATATCCTAGATATGTTATAAGCATACCAATATTTCCTTTATAACCTTGCTCGGCAGCAACATATAAGTATATTACTCCCGTTAATGCTATAAGCCATGCACTCATATTATTTAATTTTTGTTGATAGGAATATAACGAGTACCATCCGGTAGTACTTCTTCTTTACCTATAGTAACTTTAGGATCGGTTTTGGCTAGTTCAATGAATTTAGCAACATTAATATTTTCAGAAATAACAATAGCACCTATTTGAGACATTCTGTAACTCCTTTAGTAAAAAAATCCGGATAAAGTTTATTATAATGATTAATGGCAGAACATTTGCCTTTGAGTTCAAAATCAAGATCAAATTCTAAGTCATAAGTATTAATAGGCTTATCTGCAAACTCCGCATGAGCCCTTGGATTATTTCCTTCCCTACTTTCGCTATAATGAAATAGTGGGCGGGTTTGCCAAGTATCATAGCACATATTAATTGCTTCAACTTCTGTAGTATTGTTAGGATGACATTTGTGGTGCAAGTAATCAAAGCAAATCGGAATACGAGTAATAGGATGAAAAATATCTACCAGTTCTCGTACACTCCAACAGTTTAGTTTATCGTCATTTTCTATGGTTACTCTGGCCTGACAATTCTCATCCAATTTTTTGAAGTTTTCATAAAAACGACGAGAAATTTCTTCTCTAGTACCATTATTATTATGAATATGAAAATTCATTGGAGCATTTGTATTTGCTGGTAAGCCAATTCTGTCAAAAAAACTACTGTAAAAATTAAGTTCTATAATAGTCTTATCAACAACTTTAGGAGATAGGCTAGATAAACTGTTAAACTCCGATGGATGGGCTGAGACACGCACATTAGTATCCTTAATGGTTTGTTCTATATTGTCAAACTCATCTTGAATTTCATCATGCTGGGGCAAATCTTCTAAACTTATATTAGCCTCATCATAAGTAATTAGTGGGAATATATCAGATGATACTCTATAGACCCAATTATTCTCACCGCAAAATCTGATGGTTTCGCTGGTGGTTTGAAGGTTATTAAGAATCCTACCCCCTAGAATCTCTAGGGCTTCATTACGAGGCAGGGATGAAAATCTTTTGTATGTCATAGTCTGAAATTTAACCGGAGGATCACGCTCTTGCAAACTCAAACTGATGCAACAAAGACCGGGACGAACCATAAAACCTCCGTAGTGAGCCAATTATACAGTGTATCGTCGTTTTGTCAACCGACACTTGAATTTGTTTCGTATTCTTGCAAAAGAGCGTTTTTAATTTCTGGGGTCAAATTATTTTTATCTAGATAATAGTTCAGATTAGAGTTAAAAACATTTGGCATATAAGGCAATACTCTGTCTGAATATATGGGATTTTTTGGTCTTATTCTTAACTCTCTATTAATATGATATGACCATAAATAGGCGTTAACAGCCTTGATGTATTTGTCCGTATCAAAATTTTCTATAGGATTATTTGCTACTAATTTTAGAACTCTTTTTTCACAATCATGTTCTATTTCTAATATATCATGTAAACTTTGGTCTAGTTGTTCATTTGTATATTGGCAGTCTTTAATATCTTCGCAGTATTTTAAAGATGGAAAACTGATCCAATCAAATAAAATATCATAAGTTGATGTGCTCTTCTCCCATAACTGTCGATCATGCTTCCACTGTAAAAAATGACAGTATTCATGAATAAGTATTTCAAAACCCATGTGATGTTTCATAGCCACCACAAATTCTTCCTCGCCTTCGTCTGTGCCAAACCAGCCTCCATACCCATCTATACTTTCTTTGTTATGAAGAAATACGGAGAAATTATGACTTAATAGTTCTTTAACTACTTTGGTTGTAAAACTGAGTTTAGTATCCATACTATATTGGTTCTACTGAGTAAATTTTTATAACTTTATGAGTGGGTTCAAAATATTGCTGAAAAGCAAGTTGTGCTTCCAATTTAGTTGCCGTAAAAAATGTTTCATGCAGCAAAATAGTTTGCTTATATTCATCATTCTTTTCGTATCCCTGACCAGTAACAAGATATTCTTTAGTCATATTATTCCTCATTGTTTCCTATAAACCATTCCCACCAAACTTTAAGCCCATAAACAGTACACTCCAATACCAATATCGCTATTGGCATAAAAATAATAATACTTAGTGGAATATCTGTCATTTCCATTCTAAAGCCTCACTAATTGTAGGAAATTGAGATACGAAAATAGATTTACATTCATTAGCAATATCCATGTGCTCTTTTTGAGTACCGTGTGCTGATCGTAAGTTTATATAATGAATCCATGATCGTATACTACCAGAGACATAAATTCTAGTAGGGGTTGCCAATGGCAATACAAACCTAGCACACTCTTTAGCAACTCCATCTGCTATCATGCCGTCATAAATACTCTTGGCTTTTGAGAAGTGTTCTCTGATTTTCATATTCCATTTAGCTTTAATCTCATCGTCAATATCATTGATACTATTTTGACGATTTTTATTATCTTGACGCCTTAATTCAAAAGTAGGAATATCTTCTGCTAAAAGTGTGGCATCGGCATATCTTTGGCTAAATTCTTGAAAGGTAAACGATCTGTGTCTCAGAATTTGAGCAGCGATTCCTCTGGTAGTATTAATCTCAAGAGTTAAAAACGCCATTTCAAAAATAGACCAATGTTGATGATCTATACAGTATTTTAGAAGTTTAGAATAGTTATCGCTATCTTGCCCTTTTGGATTGGATACTCTAGCACAGTATGCCATTTGTTTTTCTGCGTCTGGAGTTAGACTAATTAATTTTACATTCATAATTGATCCTCAGTATATGATATATCAAACTCTTCTAGAGGGCAAAGTTCTTCATCCCAAAAATTATTTCTTAAACCTCTTCCTAAGATATGTCCTGCTTTTATCCATACATTCTCGTAATTTTCTTTAGTCATTCTTTTCAGAGTCCTTCCCCAATCACACATAGTAGCGTCAAAAACCTCTGTTCCAGAATCAAACCATTCGTCTGGTTTTGATATGAATTTGACATACATTATTCTTTTTCCCAATATTTAGTAAGTTTTTGCCACAATGGTCTAAAAAAGTATACAGCAACGTATGCTACTATACCATTAATAGCAGAAGAAATTATACTACCTAAAGTAACAGTAACAGTTACGCACTGACTTTTGAAACTTTTATCGGAATCCGAATCCTTGGTCATGGATAATATCTTCTATATTTTGTTGGTATGACTGTTGATACTCTACATGAGTATTATCTGTCATATGATTATAAACAGCAAATGCCAATTTACTAACACTACTAGCCTCGCCAGATACAACAGGATCGTCCATTTTAGACCAAGTATAATGATATGAATTAGTAGACCCTGTTACCTTAGTTCTATCTGTTTTGTAGCCCTTTTCTTTCGACCAAGACTTAATTTCTTTCCAGAGCATATATCACTTCCTTTAGAGTTCCACTTAGTATCATATAACTTAGTAAGTACAGAATTAATATCACTAATTTGTTGCTGGTTCAAACTGGTTGATCTTAGTGCTTGATAACAAATATTTATTATTAGATCAATATCTTTATGGTCTAAGCAGTTCATTTTTGCATCATTTCTTGGTAACGCATATTTCTTTTATATTCATAACCATTGGCAAAAGCAGCAATATAGGCTTGTCTAATCAAGTCTAAATCTGCATCTATAAGAATATCTTTATTAGATGAGGCCCAATAAACCCAAGATGTTTCTTCGTCGCTTTCGTCTGTCATCTTTTCAAGATAAAGATCAGCATAATTATACTTTAAACCTACAGATTCTTCCACAAGAAATTCAATATTGTCTAATCTGCCAGAAAGATTATAGAATTTTGTTTTTCCCACAACCTTAAGTGGCTCTCTAAAACAATTATATACTATATCTCCAGCATTAATACCTTCTGCAATATCTAATCTCATGGTAGTATTTTTTCTTCTGATGTAAGGGGAGAGTCTTGTTTAATTTTACCCGTGCTGTAGTCTGTATAAGTGAAATTAGCCCTACAAACGTCAATAGATTCGTATACGGCAGCATTGAGATTGCTAGGGTTCTTTAGACTACGCTCAAGTAATGATCTAACAGTTGCTATAGCCTTAGTTAGTCTAGCATTTTTATCGACCATATCTGCGATAGTTTGTTCGCTATCTCTTTGATAGGCCAGAATATCTCCTATAACATTATTCAGGGAATCCATTGTACCCATCCAACTGTAAAGCCTGAGTAAAAGTATCAAACAAAACTCTTTCGTGAGAATCTATCAGTATTGCCAACCCCTCAAGAGCATTGGCTATTTGGTCTATTGACATACCATCTTCTAGAACATTATGGCTCAAATCTCGTAGATGTTCAGCAAAAGTTCCAGTAAAGTTTATCTTTTGTTCAAGATCAAATCGGTCTTTCATGCTTGCTCCTATTCAACAGTATATTGTTCTGGAAAAAGATCCAGATAAAGATCACCAAACGGTACGAACTCACCGTCTGCGTATTCTACCCCATAGATCGGCAGATTGCAAGACTCTTCTGAACTATTTTTAGTTTGTTCTTCACTATTCATGGTTTGGATTTATTAAAAAACTTACTGGATATCCATCATCATCATACTCATAAGTCATACTCATTTCTTCTTTGTGCCACTTAATAACCTCTTCTAATGCCTCATCTAAAGAATCATAGTAGTGGGTTCTATGAGGCCCAAATACATAAGAGCCTATGCAAACTCCTTTAATTTTACACTCACAATTAGGATCGCTCCAATAGTCTCCAAATTCTAGACTAATAAAACCTTCGCCACTTTTACAGTGTCCATCTGAATGTTTAAAATAATGATCGTATGCTTCTTTTAAAAGACGACGAATTTTAATAAGTTTTTCTTTGTTTGTCATACGAATAACCTATCTTGAAGTAATTCTTTAACAATTGTTGTTACATTAATTCCATCAACAGTAATATTATCACCACCATCCTTAATGGGATTTGGAGGTATAGTTTTAGCCACTCTATTATAGAGCCAGAATATAACAAACTTTTGTTCAGGCGTTAAGTTCGTCATTTAGTCCTTTCTCCTTCATTAGATCCGCTACAAATGATATCAAATTAAATAAATCCACAGTCTTTATTTTTTCTCCGTCTGATACTTGTAAAAAACTTCTACCCTTATCGTTCACTCCAAAAACTAAATTATGAGCTTTTGGATTTATAGAATTATGTCTAATACTAACCCCGGCATAATCAAAAGATGGACTAATTTCTAAACCTATGGTATATTTATCTGTTTTTAGCCAAGCACATTTCTTATCTTCTCCTTTTGTCCAAGTTTGAAATATATTTCCAAAATTTGTATGAAAGTTATGATCATCATTATTAAAAGTTTTTGTTGTCATCATTATTCTCCTTTTTTAAGTTTTTCTTCTTGTTCATATTCTTCTTGAGTGTACCATTTATTTGTTTTGGGATTTTTACTTAATATTTGAAATTGACCAGCACCCATACATTTTCCGCACATTGTTTTCTCAAACTTTGATCCTTCTTTTTCATAGTCTTTGAAAAAACTGTCATATTTTTCTTTTACTTCATCGCAATAATCATATTCACCATTGGGTAGTTTCTCACACTTTTCGCATTTGTCAACCATCATATGTTTATTAAAATAAAGTTGTACCTTTGCCATAAACATGAGTTTATTTACATCTTCAATTCTTTCTCCAGTGCCCTTACAATAGATGCAGGTTAATAGTGGGGGTTTATGTTCTTGATTATAAGATTCTAGTCTTTTTGCTTTAATATAATCGTACAAGTTATACTTATCTGGAATAAAAAAAGACAATACGAATAATATTATTGTTACTACTATAAGCATTTGTTCGTAAGGTTTTAATGGTATATTCACGATATTAACTCCACAAATTTCCATATTCCTAGTCCAATCAAACATAATGCCGTTATTACTCCCAATACAGCAAAACTGGCTACGAAAAAAACCACAAAAGTAGTTACTGGATCAGTATAGTTTTTAAAGTCCATAATCAAAACACTCTACTTTCTTAATTATTTTACGTTTATCGTATTTTATATCATCATTAATATGTTTTTGTGCTTGTTCTATATTAGAGAATTTATCAATGGTTCTAAGCGGCCCAACTCCTGTATACGATGACATATAAGACCAGAATAACCATCCCTTTTTTAAAATTTGATACCATTCTTCATCGTTATCATTAACAAATTTACATATTTTATATTTATTCATATCTTGTTTCCCATATAACATCATTAAATTCCATTAATCCTATTTCGCTATGTATCATGGGGTAATATCCCCATAAGTATACAGCATGACCTCTTGTCCAACCTAGTTCATCTGGTATGCAAAACCATACTGGAGTATTATGCTGTAAAGTATAGTGTTGACCAATAGGTATTAGTAATAGAATCAATGAGTAAATATATTTCACTCCATTCCTCCCATCAACCACTTCTTAACATTAATAGGATGGTCATTACTAAATTGTGGAGTTGAACTAATATAGCCAGCAGCCATAGATATTACTACGTTTTGTTTTTCAATAACTCGTTCCAGATCTATATTTCTAGATTTAAGATTGTAGTAATCTGTTTGGCATTTTTGAATTTCTTTATTGGCTTTCGCCATAGTATCTATTAGTCTATCAATTTCTTTATTTTTTTCTTGTTCCAGTTTTTCTAACTTTTCTTCTAATTCTTTATAACTTTTACCTGGAGCATAAACTCTTGCTGTACATTTATTGTATTCTTCTTGTTGTTTTTTGAAATTTTTTAGATCAGCAATTTTATATCTTAGTTCTTCATTTATTTGAACTAATTCATCATAACTTAATTTATTATAATCGCTCATTTAACATCCTTTTCAATTTCTTAATAGCCATAGTTCTGCTATCTTTCATAAGTTCATCAATAAGATCATCAACCCTCTCATCCAGCGTCAATTCTGCTGGTTTAGGCGGTACAGGCGGGTTTATCAAATCTGTAAATATTGATCTTAGATTCGTTATCATACCATTGTCATACAAACCTATGTTATACATTTGTGCTGAAAAACTATCACAATTGGTGATAAAATAGTTGTTCTTGAAAAATAAGTCATGCTCACTATCTGTTGTATGCTTATCGGTTTTATGAACCATAATAAACTTATCAAAGATGGTAATTTCATTATTAAGGTTGAGCGTTAAAATATCGTTTTTAGCATCATGCTTATCATAAGTTAGTGGATGATTAATAAAATCAGATTTCTTATAGCGATTCAAAGTAACAAAACTATCAGTGTGCTGTTCATGACTGAACTTGATATCTGAATCATAATAATAATGATGACCATAATCTAATAAATTTGATGGGCCGTATGTTTGAAACGATTGTATAGAGTAGATGCGATCATTAATAACCCAGCGATACTTTATATCATAAAAGTCGCTGCCCGGTTTTTGTGCAAAATTTAAGCAATATGGTATTATATCTTTAAGTCTCATCTTATTCCCTTAGCTAAAATACATAGTATCTAGTTTCTTGATAATATTAATATAAACTTCTGGCTTATCATATATTTCAATACCTTCTGGCCCATTATCTATTTCTTTAAGTTTATCTTCTAATAATTCTATTAGAATATCTAAATCTTGATTAGTTAGTTTCATTTTTCTTAAAACCCCTTAGCGGTAATGTGATATCTATGATTATCTTTTTTATCTCTATGAGCATGAAAGAGTATTTCACTAAATGAGACTGAATAGAATTGGTTAATCATTTCTTTATGAAAATACTGTAGCAAGTCTTTTGGGGTGAACTCCCTATCATCTTTCCAGTAAACGGCATAACCGTAATCTTGTTTATCTACTTCAGCCCAACCATATACCTCGTTCATATTTTCTGTTTCGAGTGTTTTTGCTGTAAAAATACTAAGACTGTTTATTTGACCAATACTCTCTTTGTTTAAAGACGGTAGTAGTTTAGTAAAACCCAACATAAATTCTGCGTAGGCTTCTGGTATACTGTTAACAATTATTTTTGTTGTCATATGAATAATCTATCTTTTAGTAAGTCTCGTATCGTGTCTGTAATATTAATTCCATTAACTATAATACTATCTTTATCTGGATATCTTCCAGCCTCTCTATCATACAGCCACCAAATAGCAAACTCTTGGTCTCTGGTTAATTTAATATTGCTTTTAACATTCTTGTTCATATCCAGCAACAACTGATTCATAGTCTCTTTGCTAGCATAAATAACTTCTGACGATGATGGATCGGTAGAAGTGATATCTATAGCCATATTAAACGCCCCAGTATTTGGATATGCAGCATATTTTCCCCAACCCATTTTATCATATAGTTCTTGCATACTATCATCAAGAGTTTTAGGAAACATCCAATCAAATAAACTTAAAAAGCCATTTAAAAAACTCATGACTCTACCTCTTCTGGTCTTAATACTTTTAGTTCTAGTGCTGATGTTAACAGCAAGTGTTTATTATTGATATTGCTGTCTTTTTTCCAATCTATAATTTTTTGTTCAACTCTGTGATAAGTTTCAGCACTTAGTTTATCTACAGTAGAGAATACTAGAACATCGTCTGGTTTTAAACTCATTACTGATATTTGTGGTAAATCATTCATTTTGATAATATCCATAGCGTTGTGATAAATAAAGATGCTTGAACTATTGGAAAAACAGCAACATAAAGCGACCAACGATTAAGAGCCACAGGAATAGCTGAACAGATAAAACAAACAACGGGAAAAGTTAATATAATCCACATCATTATATGAGCCAATATACTATCTTGTGCTTGAGGACTATCCATGCTCATTAGTCCTGCCATTAAACATGGAAGAAAACTAACCACACCCAATACTAAATTAAAGAAGCACAATACTTTTGTTAGAAGAATCATTTTCTAACTCCTGCTCCACCAGTAACTAATCCAGTAAGCCACAAGGTTGCTAAATATGTCCATATATTCATTGGGATATTAGTATGGAACAAAGTATTCATCGCCCATATAGTGATAAATGGACAAACTATAACAAGTATAACGATAAAAATTAAGAACCAAACAAACATATCAGTTTTCATTATTTTGCTTTCTAATTTGATATAAATTTATACCCTTTTTAATGTTTTTAACAACAGTACATATCTTTTTTATAATATCTGTACCTGATATAGTTTTACCATCAATTATAGTATACGAATCACCAACATAAATGGCTAACTGCTCAGACGCTTTAATCATATCATCTGTGATCTGGTTGTCAAGATATTCTAGATCGTGGCTTAGTCCTTTAATTGTCCAGCCTTTGAGTTTAAGTTCATTTCTGAGTTCTATATTTTCTTGTCTAGTTTGAGAAGTAGGTTCAACCCAAGGAAAATCTCTGACAATCCTTTTATAGAATTCTAGATTCTTGCGGTGCCTTTTATTGCTGGTTTGAAGTTTCTTAATCTTTTTTTCTAGTCGTTGAATTCTAATTTGTTCTGGTGATGGTGTTGAATAATTTTTCTCATCTCTTTTATCAGAGAAAACGGGCCATTCTAATGCTAGCTCCTTTAAAAGATCATGAGGTTTTTTGTGAAGTATATCAAAATAAAAGGTGTCTTCGTATGAACCAGTAATTTGATGATATTTTTGCGGCCAGACTTTAGACAATTCATCCAATATAATTTGGCCGTACCTTAATCGTTCAGACTCAGGTTTATCACCTTGATCCGCATAAATCTTCTCAATATTGTCAATAAACTTTTTAAATGTCATTTACATCACCATTAAAAAATACTTCATTTCCTAAAAATCCTAGTATAAACCCCATAGAAAGCATAGCCGCGAATGGATCATTCCACCATAAACAAGAAAGTATAAAAATAACAGCAGCACTATATGCTATAATAAGTTTTTGAATTTGTGATTTAGTCATTATTATAATATCCATTCTCTTAGGTCAATTATATTAAACCAATCATATGTTTTATCAGTATTGATGTGCAAATATTGTATTTCTGGTTCTTTTTTGTATTGAATCCCATTTAGATCAAAAGTTCCGCGTTCTTTAGTTATAACTGTGAAAGAATTTATCGCTTCCTCTCTTGAGGAAAAGGTTCCTATCCAATTCTTATCGCCAGACTGAGGATAATAATCATTACCCATAGTTAATAGATAAAATTTCATCTTCCCAAAATCCTTTCCTCTAAGAACATAAAATATCCATTATAAAATACTTTGCACATTATATGCAATATTTCTTCATCGTTTTGTGCGTTCTTGATACTGTATAGTAGATATTCTCTTTTGTTAGAAAATTTCGGACTACTCCAATCTATTTCGTCTAAAAAAGTTTCAAATTTTTCTCTAATACTCTTACTCATATCAATATATAGACTCGATAGGAAAAGGTTTGTTATGTGTTTCTGGTTGTTGAACTTCTTTAAGAAATTGTTCTCCAGAAATTTTTCTTGTTATTGCTGTAAAGTTTCCATTAAATGTATAAGAGTTACCACTATAGTCCATAAAAGTATTGTTGCTTAATTCATAAAGATTTCTGTATGTTTTCCCACTACTATCAGTAACATCAACAACAGTATATATTTTTTGAGGATCTATTACTCTGCATGATTTAATTCCTGACCCAATAGTAATTATCAGAAATAAAATGGACAATCCAACAACTGTTCCATGAATGAATGTAAAAAGATAGTGGTTAAATTTTTCCATTATTTTCCTACCTTAACTATTTCAAAACCCCAACCAAAAATTCTAAAATTAAAACCCTTCCCCCAATCGTATGTATAATAATACATTTCGGTAGTTAAATTTAAAGATATACCATATTCATAAAGATCATCGCTGGGATGCCAGTTTTTATCTAAAAAATTAGGCATTTTAAAAAACAATAAATCAAAAGGATGAAAAAATTTAATAGATATCATTGCTGGTGTACTTATACTTATAAGATAAATGTCTGTCGTGGGATATTTATTTTTACAAAACAACTTATCGTATGATAACAGAAGCCTATGGGTTTGTCAACCACGACTGACACTCCTATGGGCTTTTTGTTTTGAGGTTTAAAAATGCTTATCATAGTCAAAAAGTGCCCTAAATGCAAAGAGCATAAAATATTAGATAGTTTTTATAAAAGTAAAACACATTTATTTGAAAGAACATCTATATGTAAAATTTGTTGGAATAAATCTGGTAAAAAATATGTTCAAAAAAATAAAACAAAAGTTAAAGAATATAAAAAAGAGTATTATCAAAAAAATAAACAGAAAATAAAAGAAAAATATGAAGAACGACTTGTATCTAATAAAGAAAAAATTTTAGAAAATAAAAGAAAATACTATCATAATAATAAAAAAATCCTAAAGAAAAAAATTAAATACTATCGACAAAATAATAAAGAAAAAAGAAATGCTCATGAAAGGAATAGAAGAAAAATAGATATTGTTTATAGAATCAAATTAAATTATAGATCTAGAATTTCTGGCATCATTAATGGAATAGGAAGAAAAAGCAAAAAAACAGAAGAAATGTTGGGTTGTTCATGGGAAACTTTTGTTAAATATTTAGAACAAAATTTCAAAAAAGGTATGAATTGGAATAATTATGGGGATTGGCATATAGATCATGTGATACCTTTATGTACAGCAAAAACAGTGGATGAACTAAATAAATTAACTCATTATACTAATTGTCAACCCCTTTGGGCAGAAGAAAACTTGAAGAAGGGTGCAAAAATTTAATAACTTAGTTAAGTAAGAAATTCATCTTGACAATCATTACAAACCCAAAGACCACCAACAGACTCTACTCCATTGTTATGACTTTTGACTGGACAAAGATAACTATCATTAACAGATTCTTTTCTTTCACAAGTATAGATATATCGCCCACAAACCATACAAGTTTCAGTAGGAGCATCTGGATCGCAACATTTAATATTATTAGTCATAGAGTTTGCTTTTATAAATGTCTGGGTGAAAATTAACAATATTTGCAGTGGTATCCTCTATACCTAGAGCATACAAGACGTATGTGAAAAAAGCAAGACCTTCGTATCTATGTTTTGGATATTCTCCACAGCGTTTATCATAGTCTATAATCAATGGTCGTAGCTTGTCTAAAAATTCTTGATTAGTCATATCTATATTGTAAAAATTATGAGTTTAAAGTACCATAATATAAAAATTAACACTGGTATACCAGAAATTATTGTTGCTAAAATTTCTGATCCTAATGTCAAATTACTACCAAATCTTAATAGTAAAGTAAAGAAATATAAAAATGCCCAAGCAAGTATGCAAATGAAACTAAAAGCAATATAAGATATAGATATAATCATAGAACTTCTGTAAGAATTCTCCAACTTTTAAGTTTGAGTCCTTCATTAATAACTTCTATTGGTTTACCTTGAAGTTCATCAATAGTTTTAACTTTAGCATCTTTTAGTAACTGGTTGATCTTTTTGACCATCTCTGCTCTTTGTATTTGACGATCTTTTTCTGTCCATTTAGTATATTTATCAACTTGAACCGTTTCGCCCCACCCACCACTAATAAAATCGAAAGAGCCACACCCACCAAAACTTAATTCCACAGTTAAACCAAACTGAGCATCTTGGTATCCGCCATATCCAAAATATACCTTTTCAATTTTACCAAGTTCTTTTTTAGAATTCATCTTCTGTTACCTCTCTAAAGTCACTAGTATGTCTCATAACCTCAATTCTGCCATTATCTAAGTCTGCCAAAACACAATGACCAGGAGCGTTTTTAATTTCGGTTAAGAATACAAAAAACTTTTTCTTATTTGATCCATATCCCAACGAATCATAATATTTAATTTTATCTTGGTCTGATAATTGATTCCAAAAATCTGGATTAAAATTTTTTGGTTCAAAAACAACTACTGTGCCGGGAGTAAAAGTATTCATATTTAGTCTTCTTTTGCTGCTTTAATTACATCTTCTCTTGAGATAATTACTGTAACACGATAATGATTTGACTTCCATTGTTCCCAAGCCTTACATAATACGCATCTAGGCTCATAGTCTGTACAAGGTTCTCCATAAATATCAATCATTTCATTCATAGTTAAAGGCAATGTAACTTCAACAAAATTTAAACTAAATCCATAATGTGCTTTTAGATTTTCTAATTGATCTTTTTGAGTTAGTGGACTTTTATACATCTTATTTATCTAGTGTAGAATTCCACTTAAATTCAACTTTTCCTGTGTCATCCACTATTATCCAATGAGCCGCTCTATTGATAATGGCTTGTCTTTTAAATTTATGGTCTGTCCAGTTTGTTCCACAACCCCAGCCTATAACAAAACCAACTAATAGTATTAATGCTGCTGGTATAAAAAGTTCATTATACTTATCATCTATCATATTATTGTTGTCCTATAAAATTCCATTCAAATTCTACTGTTCCATCTTCATTAAGAGTCCAATGTGCGGCTTTATGTTCAATCGCTTGTTTTTTAAACTCTTGCGATGTTATATGATTGCCCAATAAGACGCCTAACACCAAAAAACATAAACACATAACAGCACAAATACATCCAGCACCTTCATGTTCATACATATTGTTTACTCTTTAAGTAAGAAATCATTATTTATGGCTTTGAAACTAATTTCTCCACATATACTACGAATAACAATCCCCTCACGATCCTGAGATTCTTTTGCAGAAGGGAAGTGAGTTTTATACTTGCCTCTCGCCATTTCCAGTAGATCGGTCTTAGTATAAGCGAAACTTGAGCCTTTGTCAACTATAGGAACAAAATTCAAACCAAGTTGAGAGGTTACAATTAAAGATTTATCTAAACATAATTTTTGACCTGTTCTAATATCTACCACATTAAATATATAAAGATCAACATGAGATAATCCTAATGGGTTTTTTTGAATACCCGGCCCAACAACTTCTCCCTGTAATGCTAGTCTGTGACCTTTTTCCCAAAAATTCCTTAAACCCTGCTCAATATTGTATTTTCTACTTAAGACCCAAAAGTTATGGGTGTCGTTTTCTTTATAGGAGAAATTTCTTCCACAAACATGATAAGTTTCATCTTTGGGATCAATTAAAAATGTACTAGAAGTTCCATCTAATTTAAGACTAATATAGTAAGACTTTCCAGTTAATCTTTCAATAAATCCATACTCATCGTCTAATTGAACACGTACTTCATCTGTTTTACTTATGGGCCAGTTAAAACTTCGTGCATCTCCTACTATTTGTACTGGAATTGGTGGTTCGTATTTTTCAATACCTAATAGATCAGTAACATCAGCCCCAGCA